CCACCACCACCAGCACCCAAACCAGCACCAGAACCAGAACCAGAACCGGAACCAGCACCCCCACCACCACCACCACCACCACCACCAGCACCAGCACCAGCGAAAAAGACGAAAAAGAAAGTCGGAATAGAAACAAATGTTGAAGTGGTAAATGGTATTTGTGTTATAAAAGCTACAATAAAAGCTACAATAAATAATCTTAATGAAGAATCAATAACTTTCTATCCACTACCACCACCAGAAAATGATATTAAAATAATTAATAATGGTAAAATTGCGAAATATCCTTGTGATAAGTATGATGGAAAGACTATTGTAGTATCATTAGAGTCTAATGAATATACAGCAACATCAGTTACAGTTACAGTTGCATGTGGTTTAGTTCCATCAAGAAAATCTGCTAGGAAACGTCAAATTAATACTGAAGACAAAACCAGAAAACCACTAAATCTAAGTAATTATGAGAGAATAGATAATAAAACAAACAATTTAAATAGACAGTATAATTCAAAAGAATTGGCAGAAAAGGCATACTTAACAGCAGAATCTACAGCAGTTCAAGGGAAACCAGAATTTAAGTCATCAATAAGAAATGATAAAATAACAAACAATAATAAAATTAAAGAAATCGCTAATGAATATGTAAGGATAAGAAATAATAGACCAACAAATAGTCATAGAATAATATTTACACAAGCAAAAGCAAAAGCAGAAGCAAAAGCAAAAGCAAAAGAAGAAGCAAAAGCAAACTCATAAAGAGAACCAAAAAAAAGTAATTCTAATCAAAGAACAATTAATAAAATACATCAAATAATAATTATCTTACCATCCAACCCCAATAATATCGTCAAATGTTAAAGATGATTCTGTCAACCACTTCGTAACATCATCTCTTGTTCTCTCTTCAACAGGAGGCAACATTGAAATATTATGTTCATCTTCTTTAATATCTATTTGACTTTGAAGAATTTTCATTTTCTTTTCGTGTGTAAGAGTAGACAGACACTTCATAAGAGTATCCTCGCTTAGAGTTGTCTTACCTACACAAGTTTCTGGATAACTCTTATAGTATTCCATAGGGTATTGTTTATGATAACACTTAACAATGCTATCTTTTGTAGTTCCGTAATTAATTGTTTCAGACATTTTTTAATAATAATAAAATTGGTTTTGTAATAAATCAATTTTTTTTTATAACTATAACCCAAATTTTGCGGTAACTATAACCCAAATTTTGCGGTATATTTTTTTTTAAATTTTATTTATTTATGTATAAATGAAAATCAATGTTATATCTTTAAACAACGGACATTCCCTTACTGAAGACGCCCAAACTTTAGCGTATTCACTTAAAAAAATATATAGAAAAAAAAAAATCTTATTTACTTACTATCAATTTAGGGAAACTGTAGCGAAAGTCGCAGATATAAATATATTCTTAGGTATTGTTAATTATTCTCTCTTCAAATATTCACCCATTAATATTTTGATAATAGACCCACATAAATTCCATAAATTATGGACACCTTGTTTTAAAAAATTGGATTATGTTTTAGTTAAAACCCAATATTCATATGATATTGTTTCACAAATAACAGATAAAGAAAAAATATACAATATAGGATGGAAAAATAAAGACTATTTAGATACTTCTGTCACCAAAGACTATAACTCCTTTCTCGCCATTATGGGTCATTCCTCATTTAGACAAGTTGAAAAACTATTATCTAAATGGAAAGAAGATTATCCAAAATTAACTATACTTTGCGGAACTAACTATTTCGAAAATAAAGAAATGGAAAAAAAAGAACAAGACAATATTGAATATATAGATAAATATTTACCTATAGACGATTTCGTTAAATTAATTAACCAAAAAGGAATACATTTCTGTTTAGGTTCTGCTACTAGTTTTGCGAATACACTCCATTTATGTCAAACTGTTAAATCTATTCCAGTTACTTTAGACTGTATTTTATATAAAAATTATGTTAGTAACTTAGACGGTTTCTTAGTTAAAACTAAAAAGAAAAAGAAACTTAAATATACCTTGGGGAGTGAATATAGTATAAATGAAGAAGATTTAGAAAAAGTTATTGAAAAGATTATCAAAATTCAGAAAGAAGACGAAATATTATTAGAGGAAATGACAGAAAAATGTAAAAAAAATATTAGAGAAGACGAAATGGCATTTGATAAAAATTTAAAACATTTCTTCGACAAAGTATGGGAAAAACATAACTCTATAAAGGAATTGAAAAAAGATTTGGAAATATATGAAGACGAATTACCCACTGTTTCTATTATCACACCTACATATAATAAAAGGAAGTTTTTTAAATTAAGTGTTCGCAATTTCCAAAAAGCAGATTACCCACAAGATAAAATAGAATGGATTATCATTGACGACGGAGAAGAAGAAATTAAAGATTTAATACCAGAACAAGATAATATTAAATATATAAAACTTAGTCAAGAAGAAATAAAAGAATATATTAATGTAAATGAAATAACTCAAAATGAAATAACTCAAAATGAAATAAATGAAAATGTAAATGATACTGAAGAAAAAGAAAAAATAACTAAAAAAAAATTATCTATAGGAGCAAAAAGAAATATAGCGTGTGAAAAAGCAAAAGGAGAATATATAGTATGTATGGATGACGATGATTATTATACACCACAGTCAGTTAAATTTAGAGTAGCTAGTATGATACATTTAAATAAGAATGTTGTAGGTTGTAGTGGTTTAGGTTTATTAGAAATCAATAAGATTATATCAAATGTTAATTTATCGTCGTATTCTGTAGGGTATGAATTTAGGATATTCGAACATACAATGGGATTTAAGAAATCTCATTGGGAAAATAATAAATTCTTAAATACTTCTTTAGGAGAAGGACGAAATTTAATAGACAAAGATATTAATGATTATGAAGATATTCATTGGGAACAAATAGGAATTTCTTTTAAACATTATAATAATACAAATTCTAGAATGACAATTTCCGGACAAACTAATGGTTCACACTTTAATATTAATGATGAAGTATTTGAACTTGTTACCAATATTGAAGAAAGTGCCGAAGAAGATAAAGAAATGATTGTAAAACATAAAAAGGAATTGGAAGATAAAAAAAACGAATATATTAAGAAAGATAAGGAATTAGAAGAAAAACTTGATAGTGAAAGCTTTTTAGAAAATCAAACGAAATAGCAGACCCATAATTATAATTTTGTAAAAAAATAATGTTCTTCTAAGTTTTTTTCTATATCTCCCCTTAATAATGAATTAAATGTCTTTATTTCATATAATATCTCTAATATTATATCCTCGTAATTACCTTCTTTTAAAATGTCATTTTTATTTATATTTATATCCTTTTTATTTTCATTTACATTTATTTTCATTATATAATCATTAGACTTTTTAGAAATATTACTAATACTAAATCTATGATTATTAATTTTTATACCTTTAATATCATTAAGGATAGGAGTATCTAATGAAAACTTAGCAATATTATTTCTATAAACTAAATTACTAATTAATTCTGTAAAAAAGATTTCTTCTTCATTAGTATTTATAACACACCCATTAATATATGAATTTTCAAGTATAGAATTATAAATTGCTAAGTTAGAATATAAATTATTAATAATATTAATTTTTTGTAATTCTAAATTATATTCATTATCTTCCATATCCAAATCAATACCTAAGTTAATTTCACTATTTTTAATTACTATATCGCTATATTGACAATTTATAATGTTAGTATTAGAAACTGAATTTTGTATTTTAATATTTCCATTAATTATTTCTAATTTATTTCCAATTGCTAAATTAATTATATTTCTTTCTTCTATATTAAAACATATTAAATCAATATCAGTATCCATAATTACTAAGTTTCCATTTTCTATATGAATTAAATTTTTATTTTCAAAAACTTCATCGCAAATTACTAAATTACAAAATTTGACTAAGTTATTACATCCTAAATCTATTGTATTACTTTTACTATAATAATCCAATTCCTTATCTATTGTATATGTATCAATATAAATAATTTGATTTTCATTAATATTTGATTCAATCTTAATATTCAAATCTTTTATACTAGTATTACTACTAATATTAAGTTTCTTGAATTGGATAAATGTATTTTCATTTCCACTACCTTCTATGGAAACAAAAGTAGGTATGGAAATATTTTCTTCTAAATAAATACCAGGTGATAATTTAATAATCCATTGATTATGAAGGTCGCGTTTAAATTTGTATAGGTCTAAGTTTAAGATGAATTGTATTGCTTCATTGATAGAATAAAAATCTGATTTAGATAAATCATTACTAATATTTTCTGGTAATCCAAAATTATTACAAAACTTATATGATGATATATTAATTATATGTTGATATATTTGTGATTTACTGCTGGAAATACTGTCTAACTTTCCAGTTTCAGAATTAATTACTAAGTTATTACCAACTTTAATATAACCTAAATTATCATTTGTAGCAATACGAGGCATAATATTAGACCAATCATTATTTTCGCAGTCTTTTTGTCCTGTATAAACCTCAAATAAGTTATCAGTTTTATTAAATCTAATACAACCGGGGAAATTGCGTTTACTATCATTGATTCTTAATCCTCCATCTAGAACATCTAATTTTTTAATAATTTCACTCATAATAAATTTAATAATTACAAATTTTTTAAATTTTATTATCTAACCTAATATTATAAAATGATTATACAAACAAGTACACCACAACAAATTATTTCTCTTGACCAAGAAAAAAAAAAAGGAATTGTATTAATATGGTTTTATGCCACATGGTGTGGCCATTGTGTAGATATGGAGGGGGAATGGGAAAAATTAAGCAATAATTCACCTAAAGGATTAAAACTCGCTAAAATAGAAAGTAGTAATATGGACAATTACAAAAAATCACCAGGAGAAGAAGAATTAAGAGGTTTTCCTACATTAAGATTATATAGTAAAGGTGAATTAATTAAGGAATACGACGGAGAAAGAAGTTATCAAGGAATTTATGATTTCGCGAATGATTATTTAAAAAAACACAATAATGTTACAAAAAATAATTTATTAATGGTTAAAGCAAGAAGAGGTAATAAGATTAATAAAAAATTAATAAACCAAATTATTAGTAATAAAAAAAAAACTAATAAAATGAAAAAAAAAAATAATAAAAATAAAAAAACTAAAAATAAAACTAAAACTAAAAAGAAAAAAACTTCCCCTAAGAAAAAAAGAAGACAGGCGGGTGGTCACGTCAAACACGGTTTTGAAGTTGAAATATAATTTATTCAACATTCATTTCTAAATTTTCTTCTTCTATTGGTGTTTCCTCCTCCTCCGCAGGTTCTTCCTTGACAGCAAGTGCCTCTTCAACTACTGGGGCTTCCTCAACAGCAGGTCCATCGTCGACAGTAGAAGAAGAAAAACTTGTTTTTAATGAATTAAGTTCTTCAGTTAAACTATTTACTTCGGCTTCTAAAGATTGAATATTATCCTTTAATGAAGTTACTTCTTCAACTTTAGATTTGGTAAGGTCATTGAGGTCAGAACGCAAATTTTGACACATTAAGGAATTATTCCTAATTACATTTAAAGCATTTGACATTTTATATAATATAGATATAAGATTTTTTTTATAAAAATACGAGTTAAAAATTTATTTTAACTGTGTTAAAAATTTATTTTAACTGTGTTAAAAATTTATTTTAATTGTGTAGTATTTTTAATAATTATTTCATTAACACACTTTTCTTTACTAGATAATATTATATCAAGTGATTCTAACCATTCTTTACTATTATTTTTATCTTTTTCAACTTGAATTAAAATATTATTTATTATATTAATTTGATTATCATTCCATAATTTTTTCAATTCCCTATATATTTGATTATCATCTTCACTTATATTTTCAATTTTTACATCTTTTTTATTTGAAACTTTAGTATCTTCTTTTTTATTTTTAAAAAACTCACTCATACATTCTCCAGTTGAATTAATAAACAAATCTATAATATTGATATATAATTCTAAAGAATGAGAAATTATAGAATTTTCTTCATATGAATTTTTCAATTTATCTAAACCTTTTTTAGCCAATAGAAATATATTCTTAATATCTTCATTTTCTCTAGAATACCATTGTGTTGATTTTAAAATAGGATTATAAATATTATGTAAATCTTCTCGTTTATCACCCGAACCCCACCTTATAGTTCCTTGTAAAAAATTAGGTTCACTAAAAGCAATTTTATTTTCATATATACTTATTTTAGTTCCTGTAGGTTTATAAGATAATATAGCGCATCTTACTATACAAGTAAGAGGATCTAATACATAATGTTTAACTTCTTTGTTAAATAAATATTTGGCTAAATATTTTGGTAAAATATCTATAGATAAAGACATGATTATATATAATTTATGTTTTTTTTATAAATAATTTAATTTATAATATTTTAATTTATAAATTTTTAATAAAAAAATTGATATTTTATAAAAATATTTATAAAGTATAATATATACAATAAATAATGATTATTCCAATTCGATGTATGACATGTGGTAAGGTACTAGCAGACCTATGGAACCACTACCAAAATGAAATTAACAAGGAGAAAACACCAGAAGATACAATTAATATCAATTCTAAGAAAATAGAAAAAACACATAGAGGGAAAGTAATGGATCAACTAGAATTAAAGAGATATTGTTGTAGAAAACATCTTTTAACTCATTCTGATTTAATTGATATAATTTAATTTAGTATAAAATATTTAGTGATAAGTTATAGGAAATTATATTTTTTTATAATATTAATATAAATATAATGTCTAGAAAAACTGAATTAATACCTAAAAAATTAAAACAATTATTAAAAGTCAAAGAGTATCAATATGTAGTATTTGTTATATTATTATTATTTATGTCTTTTCAAATTAATAGACAAATCAATAATACTAATAAACTTATATGTTTATTATTAGGTTTAGTTATTTGTATTTACCAACCTATAATGCTTATTCCTTTTTTGATTTTCCTAATAACTATTTATTATTTATTTAAGAATCGAAAAAGTAGAAATATTATTGAACCTTTCGAATTGGGAGATAATTGCGATGACCCATATGGTAAAAAAGGTGTTAATGTAGATGATGTTAATAAAAAAATTTTAAATGCTTTAGAAAAAGGGAAAATGGAATGTAAATATAAGTCATTAATTCATCCACATCATATAAATCATAAAACCTTTATGAAATATATAGCAATAAAAGATAAAAAAAATATAGAAAATAAATTATATTTTTATAGGAATTTTTTTAATATTTATTTTTTCGATGAAAATAAAGAAGAAGATTGGAAAGTTATTAATTATATTTTAACTAAAACAAGTAATTTTGATGATTTAATAGATATAATAGACGTAACTGATTCAAGTGGTACTTTTATAGAAGCAATATCTATTAAAAATAAAGATAATGATAAAGAAGACTTATTAAATAAGTTAGAAAAGGATTATAAAAAATTAGGTATGTTTTTTTATCAGAATAAAGACACTAGTTATATGATTAACAATCAAATTATGAATTTATTAAAAAATATGGGTTTATATCCTATTTATATGAACAAATATATAGATAATGAATTATTGGAACACCAATTATATAAAGATATAGAAGAAATTAAAAAACAGGATAAGAAATTAAGAAGGGAATATGAAGAAATTAAAAAACATATTTATGAATTGGGTATTTTACATTATAAAGCAATTATGGATATGGATAACAAATATTATTTTATAAATGTAGAAAATTTAGAATTAGATTTTGAACCTTATACTATTTATAATAAAAACTTTACTAAAAATAAAAATTTTATAAGTAGATATGAAAAAATAAATGAATATTTTTTGCTAAGAGAAGTAAAAATAGAAGAAGAAAAAATAACTAATTTACTTAGCAAAGATAGTATAAGATTATTTAATTCATATAAAATAAAAAATGATAAAATAATTAATAGAACTGAATTAGAAAATAAAGTGTTTATTCCATTATCAAAATTTATAAGTGATAATATAGATAAATTAAATTTATTAGAGGAAAATTATTATAAAATAAGTCCTAATAGGGAAATTGCTTATAATTATTTAACTTTATTATTTATATTTAATGGAAGTATAAAAAAAGGTAATGAAATAATAAAATTCACAGATTATTTAGGAGAAGGATTAGAAAAAGGTTTTATTACCGATTTATATAAAAATAAAAAGGATATATTCGAGAAACAAATTATAGGAGAAAAACTAAGTGGATTATATACTATAACCAGTGAAGACGACTTATTAATAGATAATATTTTATATTATTATCAATTATATCATACTGATTATGAAGTTGAAAAAATATATCCAATAGATTATCATATAAAAGAAAAAAAAGAAGAAAAAAAAGAAAAAAAAGATGAAAAAACAGAAGGAATAACAAATAAAACAGACCAACAACAATATAATTATCAATTACAATTAGATTCTGATTTCGATAATAAATTACTGAAAGATAAAAAGAAACAGCAATTAGAGAGATACTATGAATTATTAGATAGTGAAAAATACGATTCAATAGATAGTTTAAATAAATTGGCAGAAGTCAGAAATAAAGAACTCGCAATAGAAAAACAAAGTTTTACTAAAAAAGTAGACGATTTTTCAACAACATTATTTTCTCTTATAGATGAAATTACCGATTTAATAAAAAAAGCATATAATGATAATTTAGGTAAAGACTTAACACTTTATCAAAAATATATATTGTTTTTCGAAAAATTGTTAAATATATTAATAAAGGAAGATAGAGCACTTCACACAGGTTTTTTAATGATAATAATAGCTCTACTATTATATTTCTTAGATAACAAATCAAATACAGTATCTTGTGGATGTAATAATAATTCGGGGTTATCAAATATATTACAATTAATCAAAACTAAATAAATTATTTAAAACCTAAATTATTATAAAAATATAAACTGTAAATAATAATGTCTTTTCGAAATTTTATAAATAATGGAATAATAAGTATTATTAAAAATAATCCTTATCAACCTAAATTATTTTTCTTTCAAATAGGTTGTTTTCCTAGTTCCGAAGAAAATATAAATCATCAATATCCTAATATTATAAATAAGTATAAACAGGAATTTCCTAATTTACAAATATATCAAGTATGGATAGACCAAATGTATAAAGAAAATCCTAGTAATCATTTATATAGTAATATTTTAGTATATCCTGAATTTATAACTCCAGAGAACTATAATAGTATAGTAGAATTATGTCATTTTATGAATAACTATAATACTTTAAGTATTATTATGGAATTCACTTCTACAGTAAGAGAACAATATTTTAATAAAGAAAATATGACTGACTATTTATATATTACACCCAGTGAATGTATGATAAATACTAAACATATACTTTTTAATCCTATACTGAAATACCAACATAAATATTGTTTTTTTAGACCAGATAAGGATCCAGCACTTTCAAAATATTTAAACAATAATGTAAGTATGAGAGAAATGGAATTTATAATGGGGGATTTAGAAAGAAGAAAGAAAAAATTACCCTACTATAAAAGTGTATTAAGTATTATGAGAATGGATTTAGAAGATGGAAATATTAAAGTAGAAAAGAATTATAATAAAAATTATAATTATTTTTTTATGATTACTAAAAATATTCAATACAGATTAGGAGGATATGAAAATTATTCGACAAAAATACTATTAGAAGAATTTAAAAATGGAGAACAAAAAAACTTAGAAATTTATATATATGATATAGCATTTAATATATTACATGATAGTTTAGTGTTTTTATATAGAGATAAAAATTTAATTGAAGAAAATTATGGGAAAATATTATTTAGTAATGATGATGAATTACAAAAATGTATAGATTATTTTATAATCAACTCTGTATAGATTATTTTATAATCAACTCTGTATAGATTATTTTATAATCAACTCTGTATAGATTATTTTATAATCAACTCTGTATAGATTATTTTATAATTAAAACAACTTTTTTCTTTTAATAGTTTCGCTAATTTTTGAAATAGCTAAAATATAGCAAGAATTTCGCATTGTTATATGTTCTTTTTTATGTTTTGTATATACTCGATTAAATGTTTCTTTCATTAATTCAGTAAGTCTTTCCAATACTATTTTTTCTTGCCAATATTCGCTTCTTTTATTTTGTAACCATTCATAATAACTTACAATAACGCCACCAGAATTTGCCAAAATATCTGGAATTATTTCTATCCCTTTATCTAAAATTATTTTTTCTGCTTCTGAATCAATGGGTCCATTTGCTGCTTCTAATATTAATTTACAATTTAGTTTATTACCTTCTTCTCCTACTATAACTAATTCCTTAGCGGCAGGTATAACAACGAAACATTCTAAAGAAAAAAAGTCTTCTTTATCTATAGTTTCACCATATGGGTATTTTTCAATATTTTTATGCTCCTTACAATGTTGCTGAAGTTTAAAGACATTAAATCCTTCTTCACTTTTAATACACCTTGTATGGTCCGCTACACCAATACATATCATTCCTAATTGAGATAATAATATAGAAGTGTTAGAACCTACATTACCAAATCCTTGAACTATATAGGTTTTACCACATAAATCTATATTACTATTTTCGGCCCATATTTTTATACATTCTACTACTCCAAAACCGGTTGCCTGTTCTCTACCTTTAGAACCGCCGCAATGTATAGATTTACCAGTGAATACGGAGTTGGTATGAGTTCTACCTTTTTTTTGATAAGCATCAGTCATCCAATCCATAATTTGAGAGTTAGTACCTAAATCTGGCGCAGGTATATCTCTATTTTCACCAATATATTTATACATAACTTCGGCATATCCTTTACTAATTCTTTCTAATTCATTTATACTATAATCATATGGATTTATTTTAATACCTCCTTTAGCCCCACCAAAAGGAATATTATTTAAGGCACATTTAATAGTCATCCAAAAAGCCAGAGATTTTACTTCATCTAAATATATATCTTCACTAAATCTAATACCGCCTTTAAATGGACCTAATACATTATTATGTTGAACTCTATATGCTTTAAGCATTTTAACTTTACCATTATCTAATCGAATCGGGTAATTAACCATTATTTCATTTTTAGGACAGGTAATATATTCTCTAATATCTTCATCCAAATCATAATGATCTAAAATTTGATTATATTGCTTAATCGCTAAATCATATAAATTCATTTGATATAATTTAATAATAAATTTTTATTAAAAAAAAAACATTTTAAAATAATATTATAAATTAATATATAATGAGTAGAAAAAAAAATAACTCTAATAACTCTAATAACTCTAATAACTCTAATAACTCTAATAACTCTAATAACTATATTACTAATAAAACAGATATGATTAAAGATGAAGACTTATGGACTGTTATCTATAGTTACTTTAAAGATCTTCCCGAAGATAAAGTAAATAAATTACCCTATAAGAAAAATTATTATTTAACTAATCACCACCTAGATTCTTATAACGATTTTGTTTTAAACAAAATACCCCAAACATTAAAAGAGAATAATCCTCAAACAATTTTCTTACAGAGAGAGGAAGATAAGGATTATAATTATAAATATGAAATAGATTTATATTATGGAGGGATAGAAGGAAAAGAAATTTTTATAGGGAAACCGGTTATAGACCATCAAGATACTCGAAAACAAATGTTTCCAAATGAAGCAAGATTAAAAAATCTAACATATGCGTCTCATATTTTTTGTAATATTGAAATGGTAATAAGGAATAATAGTTTATCAAAGGAAGAAAATGAACATGAAAAAAAAGTATTTGAAAAGATATTTTTATGTACTATGCCAATTATGCTTCATTCTAAGATATGTGTACTTCATAATCATACTTTTGAAACTTTGAGAAGTATGGGAGAATGCCCATATGAACAAGGTGGTTATTTTATAGTAGATGGAATGGAAAAAGTAATAGTATCACACGAAAGAAAAGCAGAAAATAAGATATATGTTCAATCTATGAATGACGATTATATTAGTCATTCTGTAAATATTAAATCTGTTCCACAAGGCAAATTTAAATATCCTAAAACAACTGATATAAGTATTAAAAAAAAAACAGAAACATTAGAAGTAAGATTACCCGGTTTTAGTGAAAAAATACCTTTATTTATTATATTCCGAGCTTTAGGTTATGAATCTGATAAAGAAATATTAGAATTAATATTAGGTGATTTAGAAGATGAGGTTAATAAAGAATTAATAGGAGAATTAATTCCTTCTATATATGAAGGAAGTATATTATATGATAGTATATCTTGTATTAAATATATGCGACAATTTACTAAAGGAAGTTCTGTTAGTGAAGTAATTCATATTCTAAATACAGAATTATTACCACATATAGGAACTTCTTATACAAATAAGGGTTATTTCCTGGGTCATATGATTAAAAAGTTAATATATAATAAAAAAGGTTTAATACTGAATACAGACAGAGATAGTTTTGCTTATAAGCGTGTTGATTTATCCGGATTTTTATTAGCAGGATTATTTAGAGATAGTTTCATTCAATACCAACGAGATATTAAAATTAAGATTGATTCAGAATATAGATTTAACAAATCCACATATATAAATGATGTGGATAATATTATTAATGATGCTAATATAAAAGAAATATTTAATTCTACAAGATTTGTTAGTGATATATTAAAATCCTTTAAAATAGGTAATATTCTTAATAAAAGCGGTTTAATACAATCTCTTAGTAGGCGTAGTTTCTCTGATATTATTTCACATACTAGAAGAATTAATACACCAAGTGGAGGAGATTCACGTATTATGATGGGACAAAGAAAACTACACTCTACACAATTCGGTATTATTTGTCCAATTGAAGCACCTGATGGAGGAAATGTAGGTATTAAGAAACATATGACAGTTATGACACATATTACTTTTGGCTGTGATACTAAACCAATAGAAAAATGCCTTAGACAACTCGGTTTAGTATATTTAGAAGAAATAATACCTGGTGAATTAAAAGAAGGTAAAATATTCCTAAATGGTAATCTTTTAGGAACACACATAGATATAGGAAGATTATTGTATATTCTTAAATTATTTAGGAGAAATGCCATTATAAATATTTTCACTTCCTTAAATTGGGACAGAAGATTTAATGAACTTTATATATCAACTGATGGTGGTCGTTGTACTAGACCAATTCCGGTTGTCAAAGATAATAAAATGTTATTAACAAATGACCATATTAATAAATTAAAAGTTAATTTGTATGATTGGGAAAATATTATTTCAGGTTTTGATAAAAAGAAAACTAGATTAGATTATTATAATTGCGATTATGATTGTAAAGAAAATATAGATAAATTAATTAAATCATTAGAAGAAAACCAAGGAGTATTAGAATATATTGATGTTGATGAATTACATAATTGTTTGGTTGCTTCCTCTCAAGGCATTTTAGAAAAAACTCCTTTAATAGAAGCAAGTTACACACATTGTGAACTTCACCCTTCTATGATTTTAGGACATTTGGGTTTTATTACTCCATTTAGTGATAATAATCAATCTCCTAGAAATGTTTTCAGTGCCGGTCAAGGTAAACAGGCGGTAGGAGTATATTGTAGTAATTATAGGAATAGAATGGATAGTGGGGTTCACGTATTAAATTATCCACAGAAACCTCTCGTAAATACTCGTATGAGTAAATATATTATGAATGCTGATTTACCTTCCGGTAATAATATTATAGTAGCCATAGGTTCATATTCTGGATATAATCAAGAAGATTCCGTTATTATTAATAGAAATTCATTAGATAAAGGGTTATTTAATACAACTTATTATAAAGTCTATGAAGCAGAAGAATTCCGAGATAAACAAACTTCAACTACTTCATTTTATAGTCCATTTGAAGAAAATGATATATCACCTAAAAAAGAATACAATTATAGTAAAATAGATAAATTTGGTGTTATAAGTGAAAATGTATATGTAAAAGAAAAAGACGTATTAGTTAGTCAATTTACAGAAAATGACGAAGGAATAAAAGATACAAGTATAGCTGTTAAAAAAGACGCAGGAGGATTGGTGGATAAAGTATATTTATTTAATACTAATTCTGATAATCAAAGAATGGTTAAAATTCGTCTTTGTACAACTAGAACCCCCGAAGTTGGCGATAAATTCGGTTCCAGACACGGACAAAAAGGGACTATAGGAACTGTAATGAATGCGGAAGATATGCCTTTTACTAAAGAAGGAATAATACCAGATATGATAGTTAATCCTCACGCTTTCCCTAGTCGTATGACTATAGGGCAATTCTTAGAAACAATTGGTTCAAAGATTTCCGCAAGTATGGGTTTTATATTCGACGGAACTGCTTTCCAAGAACATAATATAAGTGAATTAGGAGATATTTTAGAAAAACAATGTAATTATGATAGAAATGGTAATGAAGTATTATATAATGGTAGAACAGGAAAACAACTTAGTTGTCAAATGTTTGTAGGTCCTACATACTATCAAAGATTTAAACAAATGGTCCAAGATAAAATAAATTCAAGAGCAAGAGGCCCGGTTACTATGAGAGAAAGACAACCACCTTCCGGAAGAGCTGCTGGTGGAGGTTTAAGAATAGGAGAGATGGAACGTGACGCTATTATATCACATGGTTTATCACAATTCCTTAAAGAATCAATGATGGAAAGATCGGACGGTAATGATAACTTTGTTACTATAAGTAATCATACTGGTGAATTTGCTGCTTTCAATCCTAAGAAAAATATTTATCTTAGTCCTTCTTGTGACGGTCCTTTAGAATATGAAAAAAATAAATATGGAGATTTGGAATTAGTAAATAAAAATAATAAAAGTTATAGTTTTAGTAGAGTGAATATTCCATATACAGTTCAACTTCTTATACAAGAATGCGAAGCGATGGGATTACAACTAAGACTTAATACAGATAAAAAAATTAAAAACGAATTTAATGAATTACAAGAAAAAACACCAACCGAAACAAATGCGGAAGGTAATAAAAAAACAAAAGAACCTAAAAGTGTAAAGGAAACAAGTGTTAAGGAACCTAAAAGTGTAAAGGAAACAAGTGTTAAGGAACCTAAAAGTGTAAAGGAAACAAGTGTTAAGGAACCTAAAAGTGTAAAGGAAACAAGTGTTAAGGAACCTAAAAGTGTAAAGGAAACAAGTGTAAAGGAAACAAGTGTTAAGGAACCTAAAAGTGTAAATGAAACAAGTGTTAAGGAATAAATTATAAAAAGGTAATAAATAAATATTAAAATTTGATTAAATATAAAAAATTGAAAAAAAATATCAAAATATATTTAAAATATATTTTTATATTAATAGTATAATGGATTTTGAAAATATTTATAAATCAAGGAAAATAATCCTTAAAATGCTAAAACTTAGAGGTTATGATACTGCTAAGTATGAAAATCAAAATAGAGAAGAACTAATGATATTATTTCAAAATAGAGATAAAAAAATTACTACTACACACGATACTATCGATATTTTGTGTGAAGGAGAAAATAACAAGATATTTGTTAAATATATTTTAGCAGATAAAACTAGAAGTAAAGCAATTGAAAAATATGTGATAAATTATTATTACGATGAGTCTTTCTTAGAAAAAGAAGACGAATGTATATTTATTACTAAAGATAAAGTTACATATAAGGGAACATTAGAAAATTATATAAATAATTTGTATCATACAGATAAAATTTTCTGCCAAGTTTTGTGGTTAAATTCTCTTTTATATGATATTACTTTAAATAAACTAGTACCTAAATATGAAATTCTATCAGAAGAGAAAAAACAAGAAGTTATAAAAAAATATAATATAGATGACGAAAAACTTTTACCAAATGTATTAATTAATGATCCGATTGCAGTGTTTTATGGTGTTAAAGAATCTGAATTAGTAAAAATATCATATCCCAGTCATACAAATGGTATAACTATTTTCTACAGATTATGTGTTAACTCTGCTTAATTATACACCTATAAATACATTATAATTCCCGTCAAAAGGTTCTGTTATATCATTGCCTGAAATAACTATAGGACCATTAATACCTTTAACTATTTTACTTTTATTATTATTTCTATTGCCATTTATATTATTTCGATTTATATTCAATTTATTGATATTATTATTAATTTTATTTATATTTATTTTATTAATATTATTTTTAATAGTATTTTTAATATTATTTATGGTGGTATCTTCGTGTTGTACCAATATATCTAAGGGGATAATATTATTGTAAACAATTTCATTTTCCATATTATTAACTAAAATTCTAGCACGAGATATTACTAAGTCAGTTTTATCTCCTTTATTACTCGAAATAACAAAACTTAATGGATTATCGCTTAAATTTCCATTTCCAATTCTTAATGTAATATTTTTATTAAATGTTATTTTGTGTTTAGTTTCTTCTATAGCATCAATAAGAATAGAAAAATAGAAATACTCATTTATAGGTAATTCGTAATAAAAATTAATATATAATTCTCTATCAAAATAGTATTTTTTATCATCTATTAATAAATCATCATAAACTTCAACATTTGAAATATTAATATCATTATTTTCTTTGATATTAGAATTATCATGTTTAGTTGAAAATTGGAAAGTAGGTTTAATTATTTTTGTGGAACTAAAAATTGTATTAGAATCTTCCGTCATACTCTTATTATCCTTTATTAAATTATTAATTACATTTTCATTATTAAGATCCGGAGTTTCCCTATCTAACAATAATCCATATAAATATACAATTCCTAATACTAAAACTATTATTATAAAAAGTAAAATATGTTTTTCCATAATATTATTATTTATATATATAATTAATATTTATACATTAATTAATAAATTAATTAATTTATTTTCTAACATTAATATATTATGAGCGATTTCGAATTAAATGTTTCACACGTAAATTTGAAAAGTTTAAAGGGCAAAAAAGAAATAATAAAAAAAATAGCTTTAAATGACCCAAAACTTAATAATTTTACGACCGCCGTCAAAGACCTCTTCAATTCCCTTAGAAATAATAATTGCGATTGGAAAGTTAACGACAATTTCCTTTTAATGAATATTATCCAACATGGTCTAACATTTACTAAAAAATTAAAAAAAATGAAGACAGAGAAGAAAAAAAAACTTATACTATCCTTAATACTTAATATATTAGAAACTGAATGTAAAAAGAATGAAGACTTAATAGAAATTAAAGAAAAAATAGTAGACGGTATTGAAACCGTTGTAGAACCTGCGTTAGAACTCGCAATGATGACACAAAATAACGAATTTAAAATCCCTAAGAATTTTGTTCTTAGTTTACTTAAAGTTTGTAAACAAGGTCAAAACTAATAATTTTTTTGGCATTTATAATATATAAAAATAGTTTATTTTTTCTATATTATTTTTTATTATATATTATTTTTCTATATATTATTTTTTATACATATAATAGAATAAAAAATACTTGAATAAGTATAACAATATATACTCACTTAAAATAAGAAAATATTGGTTGTTTTTACCTTATTTTAAAACTATAAAGTTTCTAAACCTTCCAATAATTCAAATACTGTTTTAAGATTTTCTATAACTTCATCCTGATAAGTATATGGTAAATCTTTCTCTAAATCTATTACAATTTTTATAAAGAACATATCATTATATGTTTCAAATGTTAATACCATATTCTTATCAATATAAATATTGATTTCGTCATATTCATATTCGTCATGATATTCTTTTTTAGAAGGGAAATAACCTAAATCTTTTACTAAGTTATTTACTATCAATAAATCATATTTGTCATATATAAACATTTCTTTTTCCAAAAGATCAACCTTTTTTGAAATGTTATTTTTATTATTAAATGTTTTATAGTATCCATCTTTATATTTATAAACTTTACCTTGACTATAACTTAATTTATAATTCCTAAAATTTTTAACTAAATCTAATGTATCCTTTAACTTTAGAGAAAAAATTTCGCCACTTGTAATCTTTCCAAATTTAATCTCTAAAGTATTATCCCTTTTATAAGTTTCAATTTGTTGTTTATTAAAATATTTTATTTTTTGAAGTAATGTTTTCATTTTTAATATAAATATTTATATATTTGTTTAAATAAAATCAATTTTAAAATTGATTTAACATTTATTAACTAATTTATTTTTAGATATGGTTTTTACAATAAAATTATCAATTAACGGCGATATAGAAGAAGTCAATATTTTTACAAAAGCAGGAGAAAATTATGAATTTGAAAATTTTAAATCAAAAATTAACAATGAAGAAAAAGATTTCGAGGAATTATATCATTGGGAATTAGATAAGAAAAAAATATTAAAATTATTTGGTAAACACAATGGTGATAAAAAAAATGAAAATATCCACCAATTACCAATAAGTGATATAGAATATAATTATTTTGGCGATTTATTTGTTTGTTTAATAGATAATGAGAAATATTCTTCATTAGATATTGAAATATTTGAAAATATTTATAACGCATTATATCTAAATTTTATGGATAATGATGAAGAAACCGACGAAGAAGGAAAAGAAGAAGAAAATATTTTTAGTGATATTATTAGCGTAGAAGAAGAAAACGAAGAAGAAGAAGAAGAATTTAATATAGATAATTATGGCGATAATAGTGAATCTTCTGGAAATGAATCTGAAGAGGAAGTAAAGAAACCTATTAAAAAAACAAAGAAAAAAAAAGTAATTAAACCAAAAGAAGTTGATAATAAAGATATTATATATGAAGAAAAAGTGTTAACTGAATTAAAAAATATTACTAGGATAAAAACATTAGAAATTTTCTTATCCCTATTAGAAAATAAAGAAGACTATTTTAGAGATTTAGAAAGAAACTTATTTAACTATACTATAAAAATTTGTATTGAAAAAAATATAGTTCCAAGTTGGAATTCAATCTTTATACAAATATATATTAATAAAGCACGCTCATTATATACGAATTTAGATTCGAATAGTTATATCAAAAATAAACGTTTAATAGAAAGACTTAAAAAAAATGAATTTACACCTAAAAAATTAGTTAATATGTCTTATCAAGAACTATTCCCTGAAAACTGGAAAGAATTAATTGATGAAAAATATAGAAGAGACAAAGTATTATTTGAAACTAAAAAAGAAGCAATGACAGACCAATTCCAATGTAAAAAATGTAAAAGTAGGGAAACTTGCTATTATGAAGTTCAAACTCGTAGTGCGGACGAACCTATGACTATCTTTATTACGTGTCTAAATTGCGGAAATAGATGGAAAAATTAAAATTATTACATTCTTATATTCTTATATTAAAATTTTTTAATTATTATAAATTGATAAATCCTCTATTTTCCAATATTCAAATTTATTAATTCCTATTGCTCTTTTTATAATAAAAGGAGTTCTTCTTTGTCTTAATTCTTCTTCCGCAATAAGAATAACATTATCTAAATCTTCGGTTACTTCTATTAACGGTTCAGATCCCATTGCTAGTTGTTGCGCTCTCATACCTAATATTTTGGCATATTCATATTTGGTAAGAATTGGATATGAAATATTTTTACTTATATCATAATTTTTATATAAATCTATATAATTTTCTGAATTTATAATTTCACTTTTTGTTTCAGTCATATTATATTATAATATTTATTTTTTTAAACAGAATTAATCAATTTTATATTTATATAAATATATAATTGAAAAATTTATAATTATAAAGTGGCGTTCATTAGAACTCGGTTTCTCATTCTAATTTCTCATTAGAACTCGTCCACTTCTCCTTACATACACAGCAACAATAAATAAACTTCATTTCTTCTCTATTGTATTTTATATATTTAATTTTCTTAGGTGTATCCTCATTAGTAGGACATTTAACATTAACACATTTAATATTAGTAATAGTGGGTAATGTTGGATCTTCGTAAATATTATCATTAACATAAGTTTTATATGAATATGTATTAACATTATAATTTTGTTTATATACACACTCTTTATTCGCTCCTTCTAAATTTTCTAATTCATATTCTTCTAAACATAATTTACAATAATATTTTAACTTCTCATTCTCATCTATTTTAATATATAACATATTGTTATCATTTGTACAAAAAAACATCTTTTAAATTAGTATAATATTTATTTTTTAAAATAAAAAAATCAATTTTATATATTTATTTTTTATTATATTATAATGTTTAATATAAACCATTGATTCTTCAATATTTGTGCTTCTAACTCTCTTTCTACCTTTATTTCTTAAAATATCAGGCACCAAAGCTTTTTTTTAAAATTCCTTCACTGTCAATACTTAACATATTATCATTTAATGTGCTAATTGAATCAAATTTTACCATTTCTAATTCAGAATCTTTATCCTTTAATAATTTATATTCTCTTAAAACTCCTAAAATGATTCTACTAAATTTGTATATTTTAACAATTCTAAAGCATTATTAGAAATTACTATAAAATTACCAGAAATATCTGTAATATTTATTTTAATATCTTCATTACTATTTTTTGGTTCTTCTGCTGTAATATTACATTTTAAATAACATACTAATGGTTGTTTTTCGGATTGAACTATAAAAGTATAACTAGGTTGTTTATTTATTTTTTTATTTTTTATTACAATAGTAGAACATTCTAATATATCTTAAAATGTTTGTGCTCTCTTTTCTACTTTTTGATATGGATAATTTGTTAGCAAAGAAGGAATCCAACCACCACCCTTTTTACTTTTATTTCTGGCATTTCTTGTATTTCTTTTAGATAATTTTTTATTCATTTATATATTATATAATTAATTATATATAAATTTTTATTTACCAAATAAAATATCATATTCCGAATAAAGTAATTCTATTTTCTCTCTTATAGTATGATAATCACACTCTAATATTTGCATACTATATATACCACTTTTTATCTTCTTTTTATGTAATTTATGGTGATTGCCTAATGTTTTATGATACTTACTAATATTTTTAACAAAATAATTCAACATTATATCTTTAAAATCTTCATACCCTTCAGGAGTTTCATTTATAGCCTTTAATACAGAAGTCTCTAAATTATGATATGTTATCACATTATTAAACTCCTTTGATTTCTGCCCTGTTTCCGTTTCCCAACCAGGTTCATTTTGTATAGGATGTTCATTCATTATTGACTGAATTGATAATAATACAGACGATAACGTTTGGACGCTCGTCCAACCAGGGCCATGCCAAGTATTTAATATGGATAAACATACCTTACCACATTTATATAAATTTGGATGAAATCTAACATTTCCGTTTAAATTTATAAATTTTACTTTAGGAGGATTAATAGGATAATCCTTGGGTATTTCTAAATGAAAAAAATAGAAACCATGAGCATATGGTGAATCTTCCGGTCCTATAATTAATGCCTTAATTTTAAATATATCTTCTTCATCTATAGAAACGTGAATATTTTGTTCTTCTAAATTATTACGTCTAATATTCTTTATATCAGCAGTTATGCGTTTAACAGCGAAATTACTCATTATTACAAAATAATGTTTAGTTCTTAAATTACTTAAAAAAATTTATTCAATTTTGGGCAATTATTAAATAAAAATATATTTAATATTCCCGATATGAATATTAAAGAGTTTATAATCAAATATTTTATGCTTAAAAATATATTTAATAAAAATAATTTAAAAAAAATTGAATTAATTTAAATAAAATTTTTCTGTGAATATATATAAATTGAAAATGGCACAAAATCTTAAATTTAAAACCGTTGATGAATTTTTAAAAAATAGAACAATCATTGATAAATTAGATAAAAATATTTCCCACACTTCATTGGGAGACCACGAACAACAAATTTTTCCTGGTAAATACAATATTAAACCTGAAGAAAAAGACTTCTTCATAGATTTATATACAAAATGGATTTTTAAATATGAAGAAACATTACATCTTACAGAAGCACATGACCCTGAAAAATGTCCTGTGTTGATAGATTTAGATTTTCGATATGAAAATACCGGTTCAGATGAACGAATGTATAGAGAAGAAGATATGAAGTTTTTTATAGAGAAATATTTTGATATTTTAGGAAATTACCTTAAATTTGAAGATAACCAAAGGGAAACCTTTATTCTAGAAAAACCTTCTCCCATCGGACACCCCAAGGATAAAAATATTATGAAGGATGGAGTACATATTATTATACCATATATAGTTTCTAATTATAACGTCTTACACCTTGTAAGAAATGATATTATAAAAGATAAAGAAATAGAGAAACGGTTTAAAGACCTTAAATTCACTAATCCTATTGACGATATTGTAGATAAAGCAGTTATTGAAAAGAATAACTGGTTTATGTATGGTAGTTGTAAACCTGGAAAAGAACCTTATTTGGTAACTAGTATTATAGATTATCAAAAAGGACAATATATTACAACACAAGGACAGAAAAATTATAAGGACGGAGAATTAGTAAAACTTCTTGGTATCAATGATAATTTAGACGATAATTTGTGTTCTTTTAATAAAAGTGAAAGTGATATTAGTAAAGATTATGAAAAAACTTTTGGTAAAACTAAGTCTAAATCTTCTGTAAAAGTTAATAAACGATATATGAAGAAGACAAGTGAAAACCTTGAACTTATAAAAAAAATTGTAAGTATCTTATCCGCGCAAAGAGCAGAAACATTTGATGGATGGATAAGAGTTGGTTGGTGTCTTCATAATATAGATTATTCGTTACTTGATTCATGGATAGAGTTCAGTATGCAGTCTCCTAAATTCGAAGACGGTGTATGTGAACAGAAATGGGCGGAAATGAAAGACGAAGGAGGTTTAGAAATAGGAACCTTATATAGATGGGCGAAAATTGACGATGAAGAAGCATACAAAAGAATTATGCGAGACGATATTGAAAATTTGATTAGGTCAAGTTTAAGTGTTTCCCATTATGACATTGCAAAAGTAGTTTATAAACTTTATAAACACGAATTTAAGTGTGTTTCAAGTAAAAATAGGCAGTGGTATCAGTTTATAAATCACAGGTGGATTGAAATGGATAATTGTACTTCTTTAAGACATAAAATTTCGGAAGAAATAGTTCAAGAATATTGTAATTATGCAGGTAAGTGTAATCAAATTATACAAAATTTAACAGATGAAACACAACAAGAAACCTATATTAAAAGAGGTAAAAAATCATTTGAAATTTCAGGTAAATTAAAAAATATGCCTTTTGTTGATAATATTATTCGTGCTTGTTCTGTTTTATTTCACGATAAAAAATTCTTTGAAAAACTAGACAGTGACGTGAATTTAATCGGTTTTGAAAACGGAGTTTATGATTTAGAAAAAAAAGAATTCAGAGAAGGTTATCCCGATGATTATGTATCATTTAGTGCTGGTATTGATTATGAAAACTTTGATAAAGATGAAGAAATAATCCAACAAGTTCACGAATTTATATGTCAAGTTCTCCCTATTCCCGCGGTTAAAGAATATGTTCTCAAAGTTATGGGTTCTATTCTGAGTGGGAAGACAGGGGAAGAAAAGTTCCATATTTGGACTGGTTGTGGAGGTAACGGAAAGAGTAAATTAATTGAACTCTTCGAAAAAGCTTTCGGTGATTATTGTGGTAAAATGTCTGTTACTTTAATTACTCAAAAGAGAGCAGCTTCAAATAGTTGTAATCCAGAATTAATTAAAAATAAAGGAAAAAGATTCGTTACTCTTCAAGAACCAGATGATGATGAAAAAATTCATACAGGAGCAATGAAAGAATTAACTGGTGGTGATAAAATACAAGCAAGAGGTCTCTTTAAAGACCCAATTGAGTTTAAACCACAATGGAAAATTGTTCTAACTTCGAATGTTTTACCACAAGTTAATGCGAATGATAGGGGTACTTGGAGAAGAATTAGAGTTACCGAATATGTTTCTAGGTTTATGGAACCTTCAGAAATTGATCCAGAAATTCCATATCAGTTCCCCATTGATTATGATTTATCAACTAAATTAGAACAATGGCCTGAAGCATTTATGTGGATTCTTATTCAAGAATACCATAAATATGTTAAAGAAGGTCTTAAGGAACCAGAAGAAGTTCTTAAGAATACAAAGGCTTATCAAGAAGAAAGTGATATATTCCTTCAATTCATTGAAGATAATATAACTACTTCACTAACAGAAAAACTGGCAGTTACGGAAGTTAATAATGTATTTAAAATGTGGTTTCAAAATTCAGGTAATGGTGGGAAAATGCCTAAAAAAGGAGATTTACACAATAGTATTACTATGAAATATGGACCTATTAAAGGACAAAAATGGTCAGGTATTACTATTGGTCATCCAGACCAAATGGAACCCGATTCAGAAGATGAAGATTAAAGTAGTTTATAAAATAACATAATAAACAGTAGTAAAACTAATATTAAATGAGTATAAAATGTTATATTATATAATTTATCTATCCAATATTTATGGAATTCTATTTTTTTTTTTATTAATTGTCTTGCTTTTTTTATGGTTTGATTAGTTGCGTCTTTATCTATAAGTAAATCTCTTTTTGCCATTAATTTATTTACTTTGTTATTTATTTGATTATATTCAAAGAGTTTTTTCATTTCATCTTCAGTTATTTGGGTTGTCATATTTATTATATATTAATATTTTTAATTCACAAAGTAATTCATATTATCTAAATAATTTCTTGTCACTACACCATTAAAACTATCCCCATAATCTACACTCCCTTTTAAATAATTATCCCTATATAATTTTTTCCAACTTCCTCTTGATTCTTTTAATAATCTTGGAACTAAAGGTTTATTTATTTTATAATGAGTTCCTTCCAATTCGTCATATTTATTTTTATTCACATAAACTCCTTCTTTATTTTCTTTTATATTAAATCCTTTATCACTAAATTTCTCTTTAATACCTAATAACTTATCTAAAACATTTCTATCAACACATCCCATATAAATTATTATAAATAATAAAATAAAAAATACTACATAGTTTAATGTTTGATTATCCATTTTAATATTTAACAATATTTTTTTATATAAAAAATTAATTATTTATATATAGTAAATGGAAAATAATTGTTTTTCTAATAGTCAATGCTTTTATTATTCATATCTATTTTATTATAGTATCAAAAGAAAATGCTTTAAAATAAAAAAAAATCTTTATCAATGTATATGTCCTATAAATAATGATTTAGACACTGATTTAGAAAATAATTATGAATTACAAGAAATTGTTATTATTAATAATGATAATACAAAAGAAAACCTTTCTAAAAAAAAAAAATCTAATTCCTCACAAGAAGAAATATGTGAAAGAAATGAAAAAACTCCTATTGTCACTAAACAACCTCAAACACAAATAGATAATAGTAATGAATTAGAAAAACCTAAATTAAAAAGACGCAACGCTATGAAAATAAGAAATAATATTATGAAAAAAGAAAAAGAAATAAATATAGAAAAAAAAAATAAAATTAAACCTATAAGTATTAATGAAACAATATATGAAAATGAAGTTAGTTATACAGAAGATAAAGAACCGCGACTTAGAAAATTAGTAAAAAAGAAAAATAAAAAAAATGGTATTTCAAGTAGTGACGAAGAAGAATGGGATATTATATAAAAAAAATAGGTATTTCAAGTAGCGATGAAGAAGAATATGATATTATATAAAAATAATTTTACAGAATTATTTTTTCGGGATTTTATTTATATATATTATATATATATAAAATGCGGAAAAAAACTAGAAATAATTTAAAATCTAAATCTAGAAATAGTTTAAAATCTAAATCTAGAAATAGTTTAAAATCTAAAACTATAAATAAATTAAAATCTAACTCTAAATCTAAATCTAAATCTAACTCTAAATCTAAATCTAAAAAGAAAAAAAGTTCAAAGATAAACAAAAATCCAAGAGTAGGTGTGGTCGAATGTGACCCTGATCATAAGTGGGGAAAAATAACAGGCCGGACATGTACGAACGACGGATACCAGACATGTAAAATATGTAGAAAGATGCGAACTGGGACGGAAGGAAGGGACCCAGATGGTCATAAGTATGAGTGGATAGAAGATCATAGAGGAGACGGTGGATATTATAAGTGTAAACGCTGTAGCGAAATAAATCATACTAGGTAAATATTGTGACGAAGAAGAATGGGATATTATATAAAAATAATTTTATAGAATTAATTTTATAATTAATAATTAATATGGGAAAATATAAAATACATTTTTTGATATTAATTCTTATTATAATTCTTTTTTTACTTATTAAAAAACATAAATTTATCCAAAATATAAATGATAATGTAAATATTAATAATAATGTAAATGTTAATATAAATAATAATAATATTATAGAACATTTTATTGATGGTAATTTTAAATTATGTAAAGAAGGAGATTGTGAATGTTTAAAATTAAATAGGGCTCCTGACGGAACTTGTGTTAAATATAAAATTGCGAAAAAACCTAGCACTCCAGAATATAAAGATAAAAAACTATATATGGATAACGTAGTAAGGAATAATATATATCCTTTAAAAAGAAATTTAGATATATTAATATTTGTAGGAAGGCAAATGAAAGATATCAAAAAAAAATACAGTAAATCTCCTCCTTCAATGCTAAGTAATTTACAGAATATAGAAAAAAATAAACATAGTATGGATCCAAAAACTCAATCTCTATTTTTAGTTTTTAATAAAGCAAATAGAATTCTTAAATATTTTAATGAAGGTGACGAACCTTATATAAAATATTTAGTAATAGATGCGGAACATGGAGGTGAAAGTAGAGAAGTATTAAATGCCTATGGAATAAGTGATAAAATAACTCCTGTAATTTATTTAATAAATGAGGCAACTAAGGAGAAAAAATATTTTAAATGCGACCCTATGGAAGATAAATGTTATTTATTAAAAGATTTAATGATATTTATTGCGAATGGTGATTTAGGTTTGATATCATATTTAAACCATTTACACGATCCATTTAGTGGTATAGAATTTAGGCACGATTCTAAAAAAAACGAATGGTATCATAAAAACCCAGGTTTAAAAGTTCACGAAGAAGGAACTGAAATGTGTAAATTGATAGATTATAGAGATTTGCCAAATGATGTAATGGAAAAGGTGGAAAAATAATAGACTATTTTTTATTTTAATTTTCTAATGAAATATTAATATTATAACACAATGAAAACTAAATATATAATAATTATACTTTTAGTTTTATTTATATTAGTAAATATTTTTAAATATAAAGATACATTTACAAATACTGTTTCTTTTGCTAAAAATGGGTTAAATACTACATTAACTACTGCTAATCTTAAAATTTTTAAAAATATTTTTAATATAAATAAAACATATAATTACATAGATACAAAAAATAAAATCGTTGAAAAAGATATCTTAGAACATAAATTACCTAAATTAACATTTTATTCCTATGAAAAATGCCCTAAATTATATAAACTTTTTAAAGGGTTAAGTGCGAAAGTAGTTAGTGATATTAATGATGACCAGATAGAAAATGTTGACGGTTTAAGATTTAGGAATAAAATAAGGTCTGCTTTTTATAATATAGATAGAACAATTAAAATAGAACACCCATTAATAGATATAGAAAGGAAATTAATGCCTATAAATATAAAAAGAAATATAAAAGAAAAATTAGATATAACTTATATTAGTTCTACTGATATTAACACATTTCAAAAATATTTTAGAATTACACCAGTAATAATTGCATATAATAATTTAATCAATGCTTGTAATTTAATATTTTCATATTTAAATAATAGAATTCCTCAAAAAATGAGTGAAAATTTTATTAGATTAAAAGAAATTTTAACAGAAGAAAAAGAAAAAGTTTTAAAATTAAAAAATATAGACCCAAAAGTATTATTTTTTAAAGATTTGGAAAATGACGCTTTACCTAGTGAAAAAACCAACAATTACGAAGAATATGAAGAATATGATGAAGATGCTTTTTCATTTTTAAATTTAAAGACGTTACAAGCCAAAGAAGCAACCAAAGAAGCAGCCAAAGAAGCCCACGAAGCAGCCAAAGAAGCCCGCGAAGCAGCAGTAGAAGCAGCAACCGCAGCAGCAGCCGAAGAAGCAGCCGAAGAAGCAGAAAAAGCAGTAGTAGCAAACGCAGCAGCAATAGAAGCTTCTGCTGTTTATGCGGCAAAAGAAGAAGCAGCACCCGAAATCTTAACCAATACTATAGATAAATTAAATTTAAATGAACTAGAACAAGAATACTTGGAAAAAATACAAAGAAATATACTCGACATAAACACTAGTTATAATTATTCTGAATTAGTAAAAAATATTATTACTTTAGAAAGTTTAAATGAAGAAAAAAATAAAAATTTTTGCGCTATATTATTATTAAATGTATATTTAAAGATTAATGTAGAAAATATAGAAAATGTATATGACGAAGACAAAATTAAGATTCAACTAGACGAAACAAAAACTTTATTAGAAGACTATAAAATAGATAATTTAAATTTAGAATATAAAATAGAAGATAAAATAGAAGATAAAATAGAATCAATTATAAATGAATTATCTAAATTAAAAACAACAGATAATGGTGATAGTGAATTAATATTAGATAATCCTAATTTTATATTTGAATTAGGAGGTAAAAAAATTAATTATTTTACAGATAATCATATAGAACAAAAACACAAACAAGTTTCTTTTAATGTTAAAACTGATTTTACAGAAGACGATGTAGTTAATTTTGTAGAATATTGTTTTAATTTATGTTGTTTCGGAGCAATTGATATAGATTTACTTGCTTTTACAGAGAATCACTATCGTGTTCTACCTTGTTTTAATCCAATACATAAAAGTAATACACATTATTATATTCTTCCAGAGAGAATAAGAAAAGTTGCGATGGAGGAAGGAAAAGAATATACAAGGGCAAAATGTACCGGTTGTGCGTCAAATATAATTATATTCTTCGATAAACTACCAGATAAATTTAAATATTATGAAGCAATAAAAGGGGAACCTGATACAGTTAAAGATAAATTCATAAATGACATTTTATAATAATAAAAATATTTTTAATATATAAATTAATGAAAAAAGTAACATTTTTTTTATTAATAATATTCATTTTACTATTCCTTATAAATAACATTTTTATACCCAAAAAAAATAACTTTGCAAATTTATATGATAAATATACCAAGAATCAAGATACTGCCGTAAGTATATTAAAACCGACTTTGACTTTATATTATGATAGGTATGACGTTAATTCTAAGTATTTTTATGACGATACGAGAACTTATAAATTAAAAAAATTGTTAGGTCATAAAGAACTTATTGAGACTTTAGAAGAAGAATTTGAATTTTTAAAAAATACATTTAATGATATAATAAAAGATGGAATTCAAAAAATATATAAGCACGATAAAGGTAAGGACAATAGTGAAACATATATTGTAGATTTTATAAATAATTATGAAATTAATTGGACAAGACATTTTTGTTTTAGAACAACTACAAATGGAAGACGATTTGGAAATAAAGATAATTATAATGATATTATTGAAATTAAAGAAAAAGAGTATTTAGCAAATAATGATTATTTACTTACACAATATATCGAAAAGGACTTATATAAATCCCTAAGACTTAGTGAATATGATTTTGAAGAATTTATTACTTTATTTGAAGCAGTTAGAACACATTTGGATACATATAAAGATTTATTCAATAGACATCAAGATATAAATAGAAGTTATACACATTTTAAATGGCATAGTGATGACAGATTCACATTAAAAAATGAAAATGATACAGATTTTGAAAAAAATACAGAAGTAAAAAACCTAAATAAGTATCTTGAAGACAGATATAAAAAATTAAAGGAAGAATTAATAGAAAAAAAAAATAGTATGATGGAAAATGTAATTGAAAGAAATAATTTAGGTGTATGGAATCAAATTAAACTTTTATACGAAACAGAACATTTCCCTTATTTAAATAATAAACTACTAACATTAGAAGAAATTTACTGCCAAGATGGAAAAATGCCTACTTGTATTAGTAATGAAATAACTACATTTAAAAAGACTACTAAATATGATGAAGAATTATATAAAGAAGGAACCCTGTCAGGTTCACCTACAGATTCACCAAAATTATTAGATGAGGAAATAGTAATTGATACTATTAAAACAAGACAATTCCCTAGAAATGAAGAATTAGTAGATAAATTACCCAAAGTTATTTTCACATACCAAAAATATGAATATGACGGTATCGTAGATGGTGTAAATACTAAGTTAATAGAATATGACGGTATATATAATATTAATAATCAATTTATAAAAAAAGGTAGAAATAATATATTAAAATTTTTAGTAGATATGATGGAAGAAAATTTAGAAATAAAACAAGGAGGAAATAAAGAAGGTAAAATACATTTTCATAATGATACTATTAATAATATTATTAGTAATGTCGAAAATAAAGAAGAAGAAATACATGAATTTAATAATACAATTAAAAATAAAGGAATGGAAGATATTAAAACTAATCCGAATTTCGATTTAAATTTTGATTCTTTAATTAAATGTAATAAATGTTCTGAATTTATAAAAATAAAAAATTAAAAATTTACTTTTTTAATGCTCCAGACGCAACTAATATAATAGCAATTGGAATAGATATACCCATTAAAATTACAGGGTATAATAATAATACTCTTTCTTTCTTTTTAGAACAATCGCATAATCTATTAACTAATTTGGCGAAATAAACGATTATACATACATAATAACCTAATAAATATATTTTAATTAATAAACTAACAAGTCTTCCAAGTATATTTTGCATAAATTTCTGTTTCGATAATGGTGTTCCAGTTAAGGAAGATAATAATCTAATTAAAATAATAACAGAAACAATTAATGCGGAAGGTTTAATAAATTTAACTACCTTGATATTTTTGGCACAATCACAATTTTCCTTTTCTAATTTCTCAATATATTTATAAATACCAATATTACAAGCAATAATTATAATCATACTAATAACACTTACTATCATTAAAGATTGGTTCATATTTTATAATATATAATAAGAAAAAAATTTATTTATTTATTTATTTATTTATTTATTTATTTATTTATTTATTTATTAATTAATTGATAATTTCTTTAATTTTTCTATATAAATCTTGAATAGAAGAATTATTTTGAATAATACAATCAAAATTTGTATTATCTAATTCATTTTCAGATATATGTCTGTCATTTAACACATTATTTCTATTTACTTTTATAATATATCCTCCTAAAGATTTAATCATATCATATTCGTGTAAAAATCTAACGTCATTTATAATAACTCTAATATCAGGGTCTTTCCCTAATTTATCCAAATACCAATTTTTAAAAACTTGAACCCATAAACCTCGTTTTTTTTCCCCTTTAAATATTTCTGGAAAATGTTCTGGGAAAATAAATTGTCCATAATCTGTTCCAAATTTTTGAAAAAAAACTCTTGGTTTTATTCCCCATTGTAAATCTATAATATCTTTTTCATTACCATATAATTGTTCTTCTGTAAAACCAAAAATTATTTTAGCTATATCTTTTATTGGATCCGCAAATCCATACTTAATAAATTTGTATTCTTGAATTAAATAATCAGATATAGTATCCTTGCCAGAACGCTTTTTACCAGCAATACCAATAATCATATTATATCTGTTTAGATAAAAAAATTTAAATATAAAAATAAAATATTAATTACCACCTTATAATTCATCTAATTTTTTTTGAATATCATCTAAAGAAATATTGTTACTTGATTCGGGAGCATTAAAACTCTCTACAACGTTATTTTTTCTTACAAGTTTATCTTTATTTTTGACTACTAAAACAACAAAAACAATTAATATAATTACACCAATACACATTTTGGTATTTTTATCTATTTTCATTTTATATATTAATAAAAAAGAAAATTATTTTAGGATATGTAATTAATTAAATTAAATGAATTGGAAAGTCTATATTATTTATAATAAACAATATTCATATTGTGGAGCAACTCCTGATATAGAAAAAAGAATAAAAAAACATAACCAAGAATTGTCAGGGGGTGCTAAATATACTAAACTAATTGGACCTAATTGGAATTATATTTGTTATATTGACGGTTTTAAAACAAAAATTGATGCATTACGGTTTGAATGGGCTGTTAAACATTGTGCTCCTAGAAAAGCTACTGGTATTTATAATAGAATAAAAAAATTAGAAAGCGTTTTAAATAAAGAAAAGTGGACTTCAAAAAGTCCGAGTTCTATAAATTATAACCTAAAATTAATATGGTGTGATATTACATTTATTCCAGAGGAATTTGATATACCAATATATATTGAACAAGATATAATGGAGTAATTTTAAGTTAAATTTAGGTTAATTCCTATATTTTTTATAATATTAATAATAATGGAAAAAAATAATTTAGGGAGAATAATACATAAAACATTACAACAGTTTTATCCAAATACACAATTGCCTATAAAGTCATATGAAATTCAAGATATTTTAGATAAGGCAAAAATAGATAAAAGAAATAGTAATAAAGAGGAAATATCTAAAATAATAAAAATTCTAAAACATCATATAGAAATTGCTAAACAAAATAAAATTCAAAAAGTTGAACATCAAGAATATAAACCTTTATTTACAAATATGGAAAATGAAAATAGTTATTTAGATAAAATGCGGGATGATTTAGCAGATAATCTTAAACAAATAGATATAACTAATAATAAAAAATTACCTATACAAAATAAAGATATAAGTATAAATTCTAAATCATTTGAATTTAGTTTAATTGTTGATAATAAATATAGAAATACTAAAAAATACCCAAATCCAGCAGATTATAGTATCACTTTTTCAAATGATATAGATGCCGATAATGAAATTTTTTGTAATCAAAATCTAAATAATATAGAAGAAATAGAGTTAGTAGAATGTATTATTAATGACGATGCTTTTAATGCTAATGAATATATAATTTTAAATATAAAAGAATTAAATACAGAATTTTTATCAAATAATAAATTTGTTAGAAACTGTTTTACAAGATTAATATCTTTTACAGTAATAGAAATTAATAAAAAAAAATATCACGTATACGATATTCCAAAAGACTCACTTAAAAAATTTAGTCCAGCAATAAATTTAAATTCTATATCTATTAATTTGAAAAATGCGATTGGGGAGGATTTATTATTTAATAGAGACGATTTGGGTATTGAACCTTTATTAAATAGTTTTAAGTTTAAAATAAAAACACAAAAAGAAGATAATTATGTATCATTGATATAACTCAAGAACTCATTAATTCTTCCCATTCGTCGAGTGTTTGTTGGTCCATAAATAATTTATCACTTCTTTCTTTTAAAAGATTTACTTGTTTATCATAAAAATCCTTATCATTAAGAAGTCTTGTTGTAATATTAACATATTGCTCTTTATTATAAGCAATCATATCTTCCATTTCCATTTTTTTATAAAAACCATATGTAAATCTTCCATTAATTCTTATAGAAGGTTGGGTTACAAGTGGTTTATACAATGAAAATGATTCTAATGAAGAATTACACCCGCCGAAAGGATATGGGTCAATCAAAATATCACTTAATTTCATAAGATTACAAAATTGTTGGTGTCCTTGACCCGGAATAAACTTAACTCTAGATAAAATACCATAATATTCTGGTTTATCTTTTAGAATATTATTCCACCTTTCATACATTTTATATTTTTTATCAAGATTATCTAAAAATATAATACTAACATTTTTATTTTTATGTAATATTTCAAATATATATTCGTCAAAATCTGGATGAATTTTGAATAAACTTTGAGGACAACAAATTATTTTTTCATAATTACTTAATCCATAATAACTTCTCGATAAATTTAATATATATTTACTTGTAGGATTTACATAACAAGTACATAATCCTTTTTGTAAAATTAATTTTTCGGTATAATGTTCTTTAGATTCTTCGTATGGTAATTCATATAATTCCGAACTAACAAAATAATCAATATTTTCATATCCGGAAGTATCACTATGCCCCCACGTATTATATTGTTTATTCGCCATACGGAAATGAGCAATACTAGTAACTCTATTATCCATACCAATCTCACAAAAAACTAATTTATCAAAATTATAACTTCGTAATTTCTGTACTATGTTAAATGTATTCATATTTCCCAATACTATATTTTCTTTAATACCATAATATGTTTCTGAAAATTTAAAATCTAATGGTTTAAATGTTGCCAAATATACTTCAAACCCTTTTTTAATTAAATTAACAATAACTTGATGCCTATCCTTGAATACAGAGTGTGTTCTTGTTAAAAAATCTGAAATAAAACATACTTTTTTAGGATTAGTTTTTTTTTGCTCAAAATAAAATAAATTTTTGGTTTCATCTTTTACCATTTCTCCGTCTAAATTATTTATATCAAGTCTATATTTTAATTCTAAAAATTTCCTTGAAATTTTAATACAATTATTAAATAAATTTTTATTAGGAATACCATGATAAGCATATCTAAATAAATTAGTTAATGAAATTATTATATCCTTTTTTACTAAACTTAAAAATTTTTCTTGTAAATCATCAAAATTTTTTATAATTATATTAGTTAAAATTAATAAATTATCTCTTTTTTTTATAATATCTTGTTTATTCATCATAACGTCGGAAAGAATATAACATCCATTTATAATAATTTGAGGATATTTAAATAATTTATCAATTATTTCTTGTTCTGTATATAAATCTAAATTATTAAAATCCAAAGTTTTAATTATAATTAACTCATTAATTTCATTTTTAAAATCTTCGTTTTTCATTAATTCGAACCGATTATTTAAATAAATTAGAATTTCTATAAAAAACTCTTCTGTATTAATATTTTCTTTAAACGCGGAAATAGATTGTATATTTTCTTTGATAAAAGAAAAATGTTGTTGTAAATGTTTTATTATAAAGTTATCTTCTACTAAATTAATTTCATTTTTAAATAAACCTATTTTATTACATACTAATAAAGTTTTCATTATTTCTTCTTCTAAAATATTATTTTCACTTATAAATTTTTTAAATTTTTGTTTCGCTAAATTAACATAATTATGGTGCAATAAAACTATTACTATATTGAATAATTCGTCAAAAGTTTTAAAATCTAATAAAGAAACTAAACTTTTTATTTCATTCTCTCCTATAACATAATTTACCTTATCAACTAAAACCAATGTTTTATAAATAAATGTATAATTAAATGAAAAACGATTTTTAATAATAAAATTAATTAATAAACACGATTCGTCATAAAATTTAGTTTCATATAAATAATCTATAAGCTTTATATTTGGAATAAACATTGTTTTATTTTGCACTTGATAATCCAATTGTATATTTTCATTAATTAAATAAATATTATGTGGAAAATATTTCAAAAATATATGAGCCAAATTTTCTAAATTAAATTCCATAATAAAAAATTTTAAGTAAATACTATTAATTTTTAATATTTCAAATTTTTTAGTTTTTTCATCAAAATATAATTGATTTTTTTTATTAGAACTTATACTATTTATTTTTTCAAGAGAGTTAAAGAAATATACATCATAATTTAATTCTAATTCTGAAAAAATGTTTTTATAATGAGTATCTATAACTAATATTTTTGATTTTAAGTTTTTTATAGTCTGTTTTTTATTCAAAATCAGAATATTATATTTTGTATTTAATTCCGATTCAACATATTTTTTAATTATTAAATCATAATCTTTTAAATTATCGGGAATTAAAGAATAAGACAAACTATATTTTTGAACTTCATTATATATTTTAGTTATTTGATAATGATATTTATCATTTTTTTTGGCATTTTTAATAAAAGAAAAATACACAGGTTCTATATTTTTAATATCTTCTAAATTATTTTTATTTTTAAAATTACTACAAAATAAATTTTTATTATCATTTATTACATTCTTAATTACCCTTATATGTGTAGTACAATCTTCTAAACATATTTTATTAAATTTAGTATTATTCCCCAAATCCATAAAAGTCTTTATTTCTTTATTTTCTAATAATTTTTTAAGGTCGGTTTTCCTTATTGAAAAACTTAAAATATGTTTTTTTAAATGATTATCGTTATTTTGATTAATTTTATAATCAATGATAGGTTTAATAATTTTTTGTTTTTGTTTATTATATATATTTACTGAAGTTAAAATACAATTTTCTTTTAAATTCATAATTATTTTTAAATTTTTAATAAAATTATGTGTTAAACCAAAATCTTTATAAATAATAATTACAGATTCGGTAGTTATTTTATCTAAGTTATTTTGTAAATCATCTAAATCATTAAAATTATGATAATTTAACTTTAATAAAGAAAAGGTTATATTGGTAAAGTAATTAGTTGTAGAATTAAAAGTAATTATATTCATATAATTAATTAATATAAAAAAATTTTAAAATAAAAAAAAAAAAAAAATTTAAAATCTAAAATCTTGTGTCATTTCTAAGAGAAATCATTACTGTAATTGTATAATCTCCTATTGTATTAGTACCCGCACCAACAGTGTCAATTAAATGGTCAGTATCAACAGTGCCAAAAATTTGATTAATTGCGTCCGAATTTGACGATAAATCTGGTCCGTCGGAACCAGCATCTGTATCAACTACACTTCCTTTAATTGTAACAATCATATTTACAAGAACATTATTAAGATTATAATCAATATCAGCATTTAAATCTGCTCCATCATCTTGATATCTACCACTCTCGACATATCTTTTCATAAATTTAGAATCCGAGTAAGTTGCGGTTGTTTCATCCATATTACCTGAAAGAGCACTATATAATTTAGTATTGAGACTTGTAACCAAATCACTATCATTAAGTAAAGCAGCACTTTTACCTAATTTTTTAAATAAAGCCGCATTTACTGATTGTAATAAACCATCACCGACACTACTTCCGCCTTTAGCTAATGTTTCGGTGGCGGAAATAACAACATCATCTCCAGTTCCTGCAGAAATATCAGTCATAGCAATAAATTCATTACCGAAAGGTACAACACTTGCTAATGTAGCAATGGAATCATCTGCTAATTGAACATTAGAAACCGCCGAAGAACCAAATAAAGTACCAGTTTGAGTAATAGCCGCTCCATATGTACTTTCTCCTCCTCCTGGATAAACATCAGTGCCAACTCCAGAAACGTCAGCAACATAAAAGAAATGTGCGTTATTAAGTGCACCCTCTGATACAGCAATATTTGATTTAATATCATTAACTGCCGCGGAATTTTGAATATAATTTCCAGATAAGAAATTAGCAAATCCGACAAATGCCATATCATATGCAGATGAATCCATAGTTTCAGCAGGTAATGCATTAACAGACGCGTCCGCGTCGGTAATCGCAAGAACGGAAGTTATATTGTAAGAAAGTTGGGTTGCCATTGTTTGATATTATATAGCTATATAATTTTTTGAGCAAATATCGTGAAAAATAAACACATATTAAACCATAAAGATTTTTTTATAATTTATAAAAATAATTATTTATTTTATTAAGACTAAATTTATATCGTAAAAATTAAATAAATATTTAATTAATTTTAATTAATTTTTAATTATAATAATTTTAATAATAAAACTTTAATCTTGTATCTCCATTAGGTCTTCCACCGTTATTAATTTCTTTATATAATTTTAAATCATAAATTACACCAACTTCTATCGTGAAAGAATAATCACCCAATAATTCTATTTTGTTACCTAAATAATCTAATAATTTAACACGTAACTTAGAAAGATTTATAGGACTTCTAAATACCTTATCTTTCGAATTATAATCATCTTTTCCCAAATATTGAAAAGAATATTTATCACCCGTTGTTAATATTTTTACAAACGCATTAGAAACCTTATTATCTATTATATTATTTATATCATTAATATTAATATATATATAAGAATTACCTGTTAAATTTAATATATTATCAGCAATAATACTTGTCCCTGTATATGTATCATTATCAAAACCCAAATAATATTTTAGTGGTTCATACTCATTAGTAATATCTTGTGAAAAATCGAGAGTAAATGAAGTTGAACTTGTAAAACTTAGTTTAGCGGTATTAACATCTATTGAAAAAGTATAATCTGTGCCTCTTGTAGTATTAATATCGTCCAATTTATTTTGTATATAAATTATTAATGTATCAGAAGTAAAATTAGAGTCTCCAAAATTAATAGTATCGCTATTTACACCCGTTACAATTTTAAAATAATTATTTAAACGGTTATCATTGAATGTATAAAATATATTTGGTATTTCAATACTACTAATTTTCATATAAATTATATTTTTTATTTGTTCTGGTAATTCTAATACAAAATCATTACTGGAATATAAAGTTTTATCTTTAAAAATAGAATTTACATTAATTAAAATATTATCCATTTACGTTTAAACATATATCAGAAAATTTAAATCTCTTTTCTCCGCCTAAATAACCCACGCCTTTAAAATAATAACTTACTAAACCAAAATCACCAGTTACTTCTAACTCTATTTCCCCTTTATAAAATTGTACTTCAAATACGTGTGGCCCTATATTAAATAATCCTTCATCATCTTCATTATATAATTCGTCGCCGGGAGTTCTTATATATTTATCTTCTGTAAAACTTATAGGTTCTCCGTCTTTTTCTCCAGTAATATTTAACGTTGTTTCTAATACGCTATAATTGTATTCTTTATTGGGCGATTCCTCAAAATCGTACATAATACCAAAACTATATTCGTCAGGGATTTGTATTTTATATGTACCTAAAGTAATACCAATATATGTAAAATGGACATAGGGAGTTCTATTAAATATTATTACAGATTTTTTATAATTTGTATCTAAATTCATTGTATTGAAAAGTTTTAAACATTGTGTTTTATATTTTATTTCTATGGCATATTGATTATTCTCTTCTTTTATTTTTTTCTTATTAGTAATATAAATTTTAGACATTAAAACATCAGATTTTATATTTAAATTTTTCTTAAGATACTCTTTAATTAATACCAAACTTTCATAACCTTTCATAATTTTTTCTTCGTAATTTTCATCTGTGACTGAAATATTATAATATAAATCATAATGTTCTTGTACCATACTTTTAAACTTATTTTCCCTTTTTGAATAAAAATCCATTATTTATTTTATTATAAATATATATGGGTAAAATAATTTTTGGATTTCAAACTTCAAACTTAATATCCTCTACAACGACAAAATTATCTTTAAACAATGAACACGCAGACTATTATAAATCACTCATTAAATATATGGATGAATATACTTATTTTAATTTTTTAAGATTAACTGATCCTAATTATGGTTTAAATTTTAAAGAAATGTTGAATTATTATTTAAGAATTAATGTAGGTATATCTATACCAATTATTATTTATGAAAGAAAATATCCAGATGATACTGAAATTGATTTTCTTAAACTTGAAATAATTAAACAAAATATAGAAGACGGAATTTATGAATGAATTAAATAAATTATATAAATTATATAAATATTTTCTTTACTTTTTTTTCAAATGTTTTTTTATTCATATCTCCCATTTGTATAACTACCATTTTATTATAATCAAAAATGAACTGTACTAAATCATAAATATCGTCTGTAGTACATTTCATATATTCTTTCTTTACATCCTCATATGTTAATACATTTTCTTCATTGAATAAATATTGTTCTCCGTAAAAATGGCATATTTCAGAAGTATCTTCTCTTTCTAAATCTAAATTAAATATTACATTTTTTTGAAACATTTTAAATTCTTCTTCCTTAATTTTTTTTTTTTTAAGTTGTTCTAATATTTTATATACTAACTCCAAAGATTTATATACATTCCTTTTTTCTAAGGAATAAACAATTTGGAAAATACCACCTTCCTCAAATAATTCATATGAAGCATCGGTACCATAAACTAGGGGGTTTTTCTCTCTAAGTTCTAACCATAATTTGGATGTAAGAAATCCATCCAAATAAGCAATAAGTATCTCTAAACAATATTTTCTTTTATCGTAATAATTAAATAAAGGAAACGCTATGCCTAAAGTAATTTGAAAATTTTCTCTATAATCGCTTATAACTCTCATTTTTTTAGAATAACAACATAATTCATAATTATGATTTACGGAGTTACTATTCATTTCAAAATTTAATAGTTTGGGTAATTTTGTTTCTAAACTTGTTTCAAAATTACCAGATATCACTAATATACAATTAGAAGGTATATAATATTTTTTATAGAATTTCATTATATCCGTCCTTTCCATATTATTTATAATATCTCTTTCCCCTATAATATAATGTTCTAAATTAGTGCCTTTAAAAATATAAGAAGGTAATAAATCTTCTATGAATTCCTCCGAATCGTCAAATGATTTATTCATTTCCTCTATTACTACATCTTTTTCTTTTTCTAATTCTGTATTATTTAATATAGAAAAGAATACCATTTCTTTTAATAATTCAATACCTTCTTCAGTATTTATAGAAGGTAGTTTTAGAAAATAGCAGGTGAAATTTTTACCAGTGGACGCATTCGTAGTAGCCGATAAATTATCTATTTTTCTATTTAATTCTAAGTTAGTTCTATATTTTTTAGTTCCTTTAAATAAAATATGTTCTAAAAAATGTGCCATTCCATATTCTTCTTTTTTTTCGTGTTTTGAACCTACCCTTACAAATATAAATACAGAACAACTTTTAAAAGTATCGTCATTATTTAAAACATATTTTAATCCATTATTTAATTTTCCATGAGTAATATTTTCTTGGTGTTTTTTCATACTATTTATATTATTTAAATAAAAAAATTTATATATAATATAATGGATATAGATAATATCACAAATAAAGAAATAGATGAATGTCATATATGTTTAGAATTATTAGAAGGAGAAGTAGTGGAATTAAGTTGTAGTCATATTTTCCATTATGACTGTATTAAAAATTGGATTAATAAAAATAAAAAAAATAATAAGGTATGTTGTATATGCGAAAATGATACAGAAATAATGAATATATTTTATAATATGTCTCACCCTAGAAAAAATATACCTACACAAAATGATATATCCTATAATAATTATGAAATAACTAATTCATATCAACAATCGCCGGATTTATATGAACAACACCCGTCTAATAGAATTATAATAGAAAGAGAAATTATGGAATCTAATTTATGGAGTTGTTGTAATATTCTTTAAGGTTTATAACTAATACACTGTTTTTCACTTAATATTTGTTGCTCTTTTTTAATCTTCTCTAAAACTTTATCCTCTTCTAGATTAGAAATTTCTGGATCTCTGCCATAAATATCTTCTTTACATTCACCTTCAGGTTTTGCTTCTAAATCTTTTTCTCTTGATTTTTTAATTTCAACCTCACTAGGTTTATTAAAATCGTATTTATCAAAGTAAATATTATTTCTATTAACTCTGTCTAATACTATAACTTTAATAAGATAAAATACATATACTGTAATAATAGATATACAAATTATTAATGTAATTAATGTATTAAATACGTCAAAATATCTTAATGTTAAAATTATTAAACATATTGCCAAAGCAATTATAAATATATATAATAATTGTATGTTTTCCTTATTAAGAGATATAATATAATAACCGTAACCATATCTTCTTTCGAGAGTTAAGTTTTTAGTCATTCGATTTTCCACTGTTTCTTTATACTTATTTGTTGGACATGGAGCAAAAACATCTATATTATCTAATATTTTTTGGTGTTCATTATAAATATCATTTATAATATCCCAGGCTTCTTCTCTTTTTTTCACTTCTTCATTAATTTTATCTTTTACATTATTTACTATTTTTTGATTAGGATAATTACCGCCTTCTTGTTTTTCCCCTATATCTATCCACAAATCATCTCTTTCTTTTAATTTTTTTAATAAATCCTCAATTTCATATGAAAGTAGTTTATATCTTTCTTGTGATGTTTTTATATCTGTCATTTATATAATTAAAATATAATTTATTTTATGAAACAATTATTTCTTTTTAATTATAAAATAAATAATTAATATATTAACAACAAACAAAACACCGCATATTACATATAAAAGATTAATAATATTACCTGTTATTTCTTGTTTTTCATTTATATTTTTTAATTTTTTATTTAATGTAACTATTTCCTTTTGTTCTTTATCTACAGATTGTTGACTTTTTTCTTTATCTGTTTCACATTTAAATTGGTTATCCTTGATTTTTTCTTGTTTTTCCTTAATTTTTTCTATTAAATTTTCATTTTCTATTTTAACTTCTTCAATTATATATTTTAATTCTTTATTTAAATCAATTACTTTTTGTCTTAAACTACTATCTGTATTATTATCTCTTACCTTTTTAGTCAAAAATAACATATAATTATCATGATAATCCTGTAATGCTCTTCTCCATCTTAAATCATAATCTTTTGTATTATTAACACTTACATTATTACTTCCACTTGGTCCTAATATATTTTCATTTCCAGACATTTTAGTATTAATATATATTAATATTATAAAATATATTAACTTTAAAATATATTAGATTAAAATATATTAACTTTAAAATATATTAGATTAAAATATATTAACTTTAAAATATATTAGATTAAAATATATTAACTTTAAAAAAATTTATTAAATTTTTTTATTTTTCTATAACTAAATAATTAAATATTATATAAATTCCAAAACACCACCCTATTACTAAATATATTATTAAATATATTAATTCGTGTATTTTATTCTTATTTATTTTTTCCAATAAAATCAAATCTCTTTCATTTGTATAATCCATAACTTCATTTTCTATATTTTGTAATTGAATATATGTTTTCTTTTTTTCTAATATTTTTTTATTTATTTCTTCTATAAACTTATCATTCCATCCAATTTCTGTATTAAATATTTTGATTAAACAATTTCCCATTTTTTCATCTTTTTCTAAATCCGTACATTCTAACCCTTTTTCATTCTGACACCAATCTAAAAGATTTTGTCTAACTAATTCAGAAGTATCCGTGTCTATTTGAGTATTTATTATTTTACAATCCGTCATTACTTTAATATATTAAAATAAAATAACTTACTAAAAATAATATAGAATACTAATATATTATTTATATAAAATTGAAATTATTAGAATTTAATATATTCAATAAATGATAGAACGTTGGATAAAAATAAAATATGCTCCTAATTATAATATTTCAAATTATGGAAATATAAAAAATACAAAAACTAATAAATTAATTACTATTAATTATGAAAGATTGAAAAAAACAAAATCTAGAGCAAGACCTGGATTATCTCATAATGGTAAGACAAAAGGATATTATTTACACCGTATTATTGCAGAACATTTTATAGATAATCCTAATAAATTACCAGAAGTAAATCATATAGATGGTGATTATTATAATAATAATGTTTATAATTTAGAATGGATATCTAAAGAAGATAATATGAAGCATGCTTCTAATAATAGATTAATAAATAAGTATAAAAGAAAAATAATAATCAAAAATAAAATAACTGGTGAAATAACAGAATTTAACAAATTAAAAGATTGTGCTAAATTTTTAAACTATAGTAATGGAACAATTACTAATACATGTTCTGGAAAAAGAGTAGATAAAAAATATGAAATGAAATATGAAATAGAAACTAGAAAAATTTTAGAAAATTCTAGTATAATTTGGAAACCATATCCTGAATGTGATAAATATTTAGTATCAAATACCGGTGAAGTTAAAAATAAAAAAACAAACCGACTAATGATGGGTTCTAGGCAAAATGGATATAGATTTGTAAATATGTATATCAATAGTGAAACACCAAAAATGAATAGATTAATTCATAGAATGATCGCACAAACATTCATAGAAAATCCAACAAAAAAACCTGTAGTAAATCACAAAGATACTAATATACTTAATAATAACGTTGATAATCTAGAATGGGTAACATATAAAGAAAATATGAATACACACGAAACAAAACAAAATTTAAAAAAAGGTAAAAATAGTAAAGTTATATTACAAGTTGACATAGAAAAGGGTGACATAATTAATAAATTTTATGGCGGGTCGGAAGGAGAAGACAAATTACATATAGATTCAAGTATTATTCTAAATATTTGTAATTATTATAAAGGAAATACAAAATATGGAGGCGGAAATCTCCAGAAAACATACAAACAAAAATATATATTTATTTTTGATGAAGATAAAGATAATTTAGATAACTATTTAGACATAGCAAAGATTAAACATAAAAATAAAGGTATTAAAGTTTTCCAATACGATAAAAATACAAATAAATTACTTAGAACGTTTAATTCCGGAATTGAAGCATCTAAAATATTAAATATAAAAATAGTTGGTATTAACCAATGTTGTCAATACTATAAATATACCGATGAAACACGACCAAATTATTATAATTTAAAATCATACAAAGGATTTATGTTTAAATATTAAATCAATTATTTGTATTAAATTAGTTATATAACCTATTATATCTTTTAGTATACACGCAAACACTATTACTTAGTATAAAATAAAATAACCTGTATAAAATTAAAATAACTAAGTAAAAATTGATTAATTACAATAAATAAAATATTATATATTATAATGCCAAATCAAAATTTAATTTCCGTATTTGAAAAATTAATACAAGGAAAACAAACAGAAATTACTAATCTTAAAAAAAATAAAGATAAAAACAAAAAAGAAATTAGTCAAATTACATTTAAAATTATTAATTTTCGTAAAGCACTCGGTATAATAAAAGATTATCCTAATAAAATTAATAAAGGAGAAGATATTAAACATATTAAAGGTATAGGGAAAGGAATTATAAATAGAATTGATGAAATTATAAAAGAAGGAACACTAGAAGGAGAAATAAAGGAAGGGATGAGTATAGAATTTTCACAGAATGAGGAATTACAAAAAATTACTGGAGTCGGCCCTTCTAAATCTATGGAATTATTTCAAAAAAATATTACTTTAGATAAGATTTTAAAAGAAATGAAAAAAATTAAAGGAGATTTTAGTAAAATTGGAGAAGATAATATCTTATCTAATCTTACTCACCACCAACTTATAGGTGTTAAATATTTTAAAGATATTAATTTAAAAATTCCTAGAGATGAAATTCGGTCTATACAAATAAAATTAAATAGGTATATAAAACAACTTAATAAAAACTATGAAGTTCATATTTGTGGTTCATATAGAAGAAAGAAACCTGAATCAGGGGATATTGACGTTTTAATTCTTCATCCAGATATAGTAGAACAAAAACAAATTGATTTAAATGAAGGGAATATCTTAGGAGATATTATTTCCTATTTAACTGATAAAAAAATATTAGTAGATCACCTAACAGAAGACGGTAAAACTAAATATATGGGTATTTGTAAACTTAATTCTAAAAGTAAAGGTAGAAGAATTGATATAAGATTTATTCCATATGAAAGTAAACCCGCCGCAATACTATATTTTACCGGTGCGGGTAATTTTAATAAATATATGAGAACAGAAGCATTGAAGAAAGGTTATACAATTAATGAATATGGTATTTATAAAACTAAAAAAGTAAATGGTAAAATGGAAAAGGATAAAGTAGTATTAGTAAATACTGAAAAAGAAATATTTGTTGTTGTAGGTATGGAATATTTAGAACCTGAAAATAGGATTTAAATTATTTTATTAAATTTTATATATTAAATTAAATTTTTTTTACTTTTACATACTTTCTTACTTTTGCATATTTTATTACTTTTACATATTTTCTTACTTTTATATATTTTCTTACTATTTTTATTAATTTCTTCTAAAATATAATCAACGTCACCTATATACATTCTTTTATCAAACGCCATACTATTTTTATTAGCTATTAATAATGATTTACCAAATTCATAATCTAATAGAAATTTTGGATATTTACCTATAATTTTAAAATAAAATTCTGTTTCTGTTGTTCTTTTACCTTTTATTTTTATTTTTTTTAATAATACTAAATTAAGTTTATAAGTTTTTTTATCTTGGCCTTCCTTTAAAATATATTTTTTTATTTTATTAGGTTTATTCATTTATATTAAAATAATATTATATTTTTTTAGAAATATTAAATGAATAAATTATTTCTTCTTATCGTCTTTTTTCTCAATTGAATTTAAATATTCTACTAATTTATCTCCTAAAATTTTTACATCTGGTAAATCATAATTTTGTGCTAAAAAAACACCACTTATAGTTCCTAAAACAAAAGACGCTAAATGAATCATATACACTTTTTATAGAAAAAAAAACTTTGAAACAATCAAAGATTTATAATAGAAAAAAATAATTTAAAAAAAATTTTATATAATAATTATATGTATAAAGACAATTGGTATAATAATATTGGAAAATCCAAATTAAATCCACCTTCCTGGGTTTTTGGCGTTGTATGGCCTATATTATATGCTTTAATGGCCGCTTCGTTTATATTAATATTAATGAATAAAAAAAATGATAAAACTTTTATTTTAGGTATGATAATGTTTTCATTACAGTTTATTTTTAATATAGTATGGACACAAATATTTTTCAAATTACATAAACCAAAATGGGCATTATTAGATTTATATTTAACAATAATATTTACAGGATTAACAATTTATTTTTTTAATATGATATATCCTTTATCTGCTTATTTATTAATACCGTATTTTATATGGATATGTTTTGCGTCATATTTAAATTTGTATATAGTATTGAATAATTAAAAAATAAAATTGATAAAAAAAGTTTTTATTTAAAAAAAATATAATATACTACTTATAATGATTAAATCAAGTTATATTTCATTTTGTAATAAACAGACTTTAAATATTATCGATGATAATTTTAAAGAACAAGTTTTAAATACTCTTCAAAAAAAATATTATATTTCTATTAAAGATAGGTCTTTCTATGTTATTAAAAAAAATAATATTAAGTATATAGAAAATAATTCTTATATTCTTTCTATTAAATCTTTAGGTTCTCTTTATTATCTTTTCCTTACTACTATTGACGATATACAATATTGTATTTATATTGATAAGAAAATTAAAGAAGGGCATACACACCCCCGAATGTTATTTGTTCATTATAGATTTGACGAAGAATTATTTAATGATACATTACTAGAAGGGGAATTACTTAAAAATAATGACGACGATTGGTTATTTATTATAACAAATCTTTTATTATATAAGGGTGAATTACAGAAAAACAAAAATATATTTACAAAATTAGGAACAGTTTATTCTATGTTGACAGATATGTATAATAAAGATAGTCATATGGAAATATGTCCTCTTTATGTGAAACGGTTATTTTCGTATCATGAAATGGATACTATTTTTAATGAATATATACCACAACTAAATTATAAAGTTAGAGGTATATATTTTGAAGGTTTGAAAAATGCGAAAAGAGATAGAAATAACAGATTACAGAATTCAAATGATCACTTATATTTATTCCCCAGGAATATGAAATTTGAAAAGAAAGAAAAAAAGGTTGAAATTGATATCACTTCTTATAAAAGTGAAATTAAACAAAAAGAATATATTAAAAAAACGGAAAAAATTGATATTAAAGGTAAAGACAGTATAACATTTATGATTAGAAAAACAGAAAAATCCGATATTTATAATCTATATTGTTCAGAGAACGAAGATATAAAAAAATATGGTCTTGCTTGGATCGATTCTTTGCGAACAAGTAAGAAAATTGCTAAAAATTTCAAATCTAAAGATAGTTATAATGTTAAATGTTCTTATTCTCCTAAGATGGAAAAATGGTATCCAACGGATATTACAGAGGAAAGAATTGATACTTTAGAAACTATTAGCGAATTTATGAAATTAAAATGTTAAATAAACTATGTTAAATAAACTCTGTTAAATAAACTCTGTTAAATAAACTCTGTTAAATAAACTCTGTTAAATAAACTCTGTTAAATAAACTATGTTAAAATGTTAAATAAATTTAATTTATATTTTTTTTACATCTACAGATTGTATTTTATCTTCTTTTACTTTTATATTCTCTAATGTAATTTTTTTTATTGGTTCACCTGGAATAAAATCCAATTTAATCTCATTTTTATCTATCACTTTATCTATTGGTATTTTAGAATTTTGTTTATAAATATCTATAGCCATTCTTATAATACTTTCTACTTTTTTTTCTGGTATAGTATCTTTTAGGTCTAATTCATTATATACAGTATCTTTTATAAAATCTATAAATTTACTTTGATCTACATTAGTTAAGTTATAATTTTTTTTTTTTGCTTTACTTTGGTTCATTATTATGTCTAAACCATAATCCATTTACTTTAAAAAATTATTATTAATTATAAATTTAAACTCATTATAAATTTAAACACGTAATATATTTAATCATATTATAAAAAAAATATAAATATAGTATAAATGAGTAATTCTCAAACTATTTTAGGTGAAACATTTGAAAACACAAAATTGTTAGTCATTTTTGCAATTCTTGCCATTGTAAATCTTATTGGTTTTTCCATCAAAGACCATAACTTTAAAATATGTTATTGGTTATCTGTTGCTCTCATTTTAATAACAGTTATTAACCTTAATATGTCGGTAGGATTTTATATTAGACTTAGAAATGATAAAGGAATAAGTGGAAATAGAGGTAAGAGAGGAGATAAAGGTCCCAAGGGATTTCCGGGTAGATGCGAATTAAATTTGGAGGCAAAATGTGGCGTTAAGAATTGTATTTCTAAAATACAAGACCAATTATCAAAGAGGTGTAATCATTATGGGGAAATAGTTGCTAAGAGAGATTATGATAGAACTACAGAAGAACAACAAATATTAGAGAAATACCAAACTTGGATTAATATTATCAATAATAAATGCGGTTCTCACCAAGGTAATGAAAATAATTTTTTTGATACTATTTTCAAGGATTCGGGGAAATATTGTATGAATTAAAAAAATTAAAATTTAAATAGTATGAATTAAATATTGTATGAATTAAATATAATGTATAAATATAATGATAGTAACGTGGAGTTTTCTAGGAATTATACTTATAATAGGATTTATATTTCTCGGTATTAAAATGTCTGAAAGTGTTAAACACGGTGATATTAAAATTTTCTTTTTGGCACTTTATACTATAACACTCATTACATTTATTAATATAGGTATTTCATTCTACTTTTACGCTAAAACAGCAAAAAAAAAGGGGCAAAAAGGATTAAGGGGGTTACTGGGGAAAGTTGGAGATAAAGGGGATAGTGGATATTGCGAGGATAGTTGTAAAGTTAATAGTTTAAAATTATTTCTAATTGAAAAAATTAGAGAGTTAGATACAACAGATATTCTAAAAGGAAATGTAGAAAAAATAGTATGTGGTTATTTTTTTCAGTTGTCTGAAGATAATTTAAAAAAAATAGAAGAATTAACTATTCAAGACTTTAAATATATAAAGGAAAAGCAGCTTAATTATACACCCGACTATGATAACCATCCTAATATTCTATTAATATATAATGGAGGAACAATAGATTTAACACATACAGAAGGAACATGTACTTAATTTATTCTTTCAACTTATTAATTAATCTTTCAACTTATTAATTAATCTTTTAACTAATTTATTTCTATAATTATATTAAATGTTAGTACTTCTAATAATATTATCACTATCCGTTATATTTGGATTTCTTCTTCTTGGAATAAAATTATCTGAAACTATTAAAGAAGCAGATAATAAACTATTATTTTGGATATTATACGTAGTTACTCTATTATCTTTCCTACAATTAACTATAAGTATTATATTTTTTATAAAATATAGAAAAAAAGTGGGTCCAATTGGACCTAGAGGATTTATGGGGGAAAGAGGTGATAAAGGAGATGAAGGTAGTTGCGGTATTGATACTAACGGAAAACAAGATAAAGACTGTAGAGAAAAATCTCTAATGTTATTAATTGAAAAAAACTTTAGAGATAGTTTAGGAAGAGAATTAAATAAAACAGAACTAGCAGATATATATAATTTTGTTTATTCTGGAGCATTACAAAATGCGTCAAATGGAAAAATTAATTTAACTTTGACAACATATGAAGATTTAAATAAATTTAATAGTATTCTAATTTCTGAAATAGAAATACGAATAGAAGAAAATAGAACTAATTTAGAATCACAAACAAAAATTATTACGGAAGTTTTAACTAATATGGAAAAATATATTATAGAAGAAAGTAAAATACTAACAATTTCACGAGAATTAAAATAATTTCTATTTTAAATATAAGTATGAAAATTATAATTATATTAATACTAATATCAATTGCCGCCTTATATATTTCTGGTAATTTACGCTCCGGTGGTAATAAATATTCAATTCTATATGTATCTTGGGCAACTTCACTCCTATTTTTTAATATTTTCATGGCTTTCTTCCTATATTTTTTTACTCACCAAATAAAAAAAAAACCAGGAGAAATAGGATTACCGGGTAAAATAGGACCTAGGGGATATGAAGGAGAGTCTGAAGAATGTAAATTTGAATGTACAAAAAAAATTAATTAGAATAAGCAAGACCACCCATACCATTCATAATTCTTAAAATATTATAATTTGTGGCATATATTTTTACTTGGGAAGATTGTAGACCACTTTTAAGGTTCATAATAAGTTCTGAATTATCTAATCTACTAAAATTACAAGTTCCTGAAGGTTGATTTTGTTCGGGATTTAATGAGAAACTATATACATAAATAAATTTACTAGGAGTTCGGGTATGTCTTTGAAATGGAACTAATAATCTAAAATAATCTGCTTTTCTTACACCAAATCTCTCTTGGCCGTTTAAATGTAATACTGTATCTACAATTGAATTATCACTTTCATCTGTATCTACACTAACTTTATCTGAAAAATTATTCATTTGATTCATATTCTTAACAATATTCAAATGATTAACCCATATCAACTCTTTACATGGATGATTAAATTCTAATGGTATTTTTAATGCGTCCGTCCCCTTTTGATAGTCATTAGTACCATTAAATTGAACTTGTTCTATTAAATAATTATGATTTGCCTGAGCGAAATACTTTCTCTCCGCTGTATCTAAATAAATATAATCACAATATATTCTAATATCTGATAATTTATGTTCTACAGAAGGATCAGGTTTATCTAATACAATATATATATTTCCGGTTTTTATAGCACTATAAGTTCCTACAACTGTTATAGTATCTGTATAACCTGATATTATATTTTCTTCTTCATCATCCTCCCATATAATACTCATACCTGTGTATCTTTTTTTGTCTGTATCAATTGACGCAAAAGTATCTGTATAACCAGAAACACTTTTATTAATAGTAATTAAACCACTCTCATACCGAGAAACATTATATCTCTCTACCGATTTATGCCAGAGATTTGCAAAATCCTCTATTTTAATATGTAATTTAACTTCGTGATATTGTAAAGCAATAAGAGGTAAAGCAAGACCAATATTCTTACAAAACCAAAATTGTAATGGAATAATTAATGTTTTTTCTGTTGTTATGGCACTATCTTTTCCAACCATAGTATTATATCCGTCTTTATGTTCGGCATTTAATGTTAATTCATTCCATATTTCCATCCATTCTCCATATTGTCTATCTATTATTTGACCTCCAATTTCTATACTAACTTCTTTAATAATGAAATGCCCTATTGAATCTATCCATTTATTATTTATACCTAATATACTAGTTATTTTAGGTAAATCTATTTCTATAACAATACCGTGTAATAAATCTCCACTTCTTGAAATATTACAAAATAAAGTTTGCCCGAAATCATAACTACCTACTAGAGATTGTTGAACACTTTCCATTGAAAAATTAGTATGTTTTTTATAAACACTCCTAAAGAATGTTACACTGGGATTACCTGTTAAAAATATATCTTGTGAACCTTTTGCGACTAATTCCAATAAACCTCCAGTCATTATACTATTATAATAAACAAATATTTATTTCTTTAAACTTTTTATCTTTGTTTAAATTTAAACATTTAATTATTAATTTATTATAATATGTCAGGATTGAATAGAACAGAAGCCTATTATAGTGGTCTTAAAGTCCATAATAAAGGTAAAAATATTCTTACTATGAAACCCAATGGTGTTTATAATTTAAAAACTAGTTCTATAACAAATCATTCTTATAGTAAAATACAGAATTCTTCTGAGAATGATAGTGAATATAAATCTCTAAATGGTAATTTATCTATTAATACAGATAATGGCAATATTATATTACGAAATGGAAAAGGTGAAATTTTATATAATATAAAAAAAGAACTCGAAGAACCGATATTAGAAGAGGAAAATGATGAAGATATTTTCTTTATTGATTTAGATAAATTAAATAATATTAGGGAAAATTCTTTACTTATTGAATCACTTCAAAATCCATTATGTCTATACGGAAATAACGGTATTGATAATATCACACATTCGAATTATAAAGTTATTAGCGATAAAGAAATTATATTTCAGGCTCTTAAGAAAATTAAAATGAATACTATGGGAACATTATCCCTAAATTCTGAAAAAATTATTGGTTCTTGTGAAGAAGATATTGTTTTATTATCTAATTCGGGAGATATTAAATTAGGAGGGGACGGTTTAGATAATATAGGAATTAAAGTAGATAATAATGGTTTAATTGAATTTGGAAAAAGTTATAATTTAGATAATCCTAAAAAAGTTGTTGTAAATTTGGATACAAATAATAAAGTAAATTTGGATAATACTATAAATTTGGATTCTAATAAAGATAATAAAAAAAATGACGGAATAAGTATAATAAGTAATAATGTAAATCCCGAAATTGATTTAACTAAATTAAATAGTAAAGATAATATACCTCATATACAATTAGGGTTAGATTTAGGTTGTGGTTTAAAAGATATTAATAATAGTTTCTTTGCTAAAATTATTAATAAAGACAATAAAACTTTTATTATAGCATTAGACAATTTTGAATTTAGTTTAGACGATATAGGTGCGAATATATTATGGGATAGTGGAAATACTAATATAATTAATAATATTATTAGTAAAAATGAAGTAGAAATAGATTATAAAAAGGGTTTAGTAGAATTTGATTTTAGAAAAGCCTATATAGACAGAAGTAATTGTGCTAATCTTAAAACTAAAACTAATTCTAATTTATATTTAGGTACTAATAATTTAGATATTCTCAATTTCTCTAAAAATGGTAGAATTGGTGTAAATACCAAAAATATTGATGGTAGTTTCCATATCACTAATAATTACGGTAAAACATTCAATATTAGAGAAGATAAAGAAACTATATATTTTAATCATAAAGTTCTACAGTTAGAAAATACTAATTATATTATTTTTGTTAATACAGAAAAAGATAATAAATATAATTTAGAGGCATTTCTTTATAATATCGATAATTGTTTATTAAAACATAGTATAATAAAGCAAGACTCTTTTGAGGAAATTGAGTATAATGTAATTTTACATCCTACAAATAGAAATATGTTTATCATTGCTTTTTGTTATTTTAATAATAACGCTATATTTGTAACTGAAATAAGTTATTATAATGATATATTTAGAAGAAAAAAAGGTATTACTAAAAGAATTATCAATGACGATATTGAAAAATCTAGTTTTCCTTTACTTACTTGTTTAGAAATACAAAATAAAAATTATCACGCTCTAATATTTAGAGATAGTAAACCTGACGAAGAATTATATTTACATATTTACAGTAATACTAATGAAAGTGTTTTACAAATGATATTAAAACCAATTATGGAAAGTATTGAAGATAGAAAAATTAAAAAATTATCTTTTATTGAAAATGAATTAATATATTTAGACCATTTTATAAAAGATGGAAAGGAGATGTGCTTTTTAACTAAAATAAAAGTAATATATAACAATAAAAAATTTAGTATCGATGATAATCAAATCGTAAATATAAATCTTCATACATTCGAAGAAGAATTAGAAATAGTTAATGCTGATTTTTATTCTGTTGATAGTAATTTAGAAATAGTTGTATTATGTAATAATGGGAATGTATATTTAAATAAAGGTTTAAGTAGCGAATTATTATTACAAGAAAATGATACTAACGAAATTAAGTTAGTGTATTATAATGGAAAAACTAAATTAATTTATTATGATACTGAATTTAAAATGATAGATTTAGAAACAAAACATATAAATTATCGCGAAACACTCGGTAATGATATAAATAATATATCATATATTTCATTATATAATAGTAAAAAAAATTATATTAAATCATTATTAGTATGGGAAACCGGAGATAATAAGAGTTATGATGGTAATAGTATAATATTTAAGGATATTAATTCTATTTCTAACTTAGTCAAAATTGAAAATAGTAATAATAATATTGAAATAAAAGATAATGGAGATATTTTTATTCAAGATTTATTAAGTATATCAAAACAAGAAAATACTACTGAAATAAAAAATAACTTAGTAATAAGTTCTTTAAAAAAAAATCCAATAAATAAGTTAGTAGGAAAACAAGGACAAATAAATTATTACGAAAATGACTTATTTATTTATTTAGGAAATAAATGGAAAAAAATAAAATTAGAAGATATTTAATTTGATATATAATTTTAATTTGATATATAATTTTACTAATATAATGTTAATCTAATCCAATATATAAATTTAATCCAACACGGTATGAGGATTAATATTAATTAAATAATTCGCACCACTTTTCTGTCCTATATATGTTCCTAATATATAATTTATTGTATCGTCATTTGAACTATCTATACTATATTTTTTAATAACTCCCTCATTACTAGATGATAAAACCTCATTTTTTACGGGTGTATCTGTTATTGTGTCTACTTCACAAATACCATGCGTACATACATAACATACTTTATTTGTAGTATCTTTATCTACATAAATAATAACACCCAAAATAGATTCATTCCCAACTAAATCTTTAACAGTTAAATCGGTATCACTATCAAAAATAGCTACTTTACCAATAGTTACTATTCCTGTATATTTAAATTTCATAACTGTTCCATATGCCTTTAAGAAATAAGGTGAAGATCCAGAATCTGCTAAACTCGCAATAGTTCCTAAACCAAACATATTACAATCCGCACCAAAATATTTATCTGTTGTGCTACTTCCTGTAAAATTCCAGATATACGGTTTAGACCCCCTTTGAAGTTTTATATAATTTTCGTCTTGTGTTACATTTAAAGAAGTTGTATCATTACCATTATATTTGTCACTTAATCCTTTTATTGACCTAAAATTTACTTCATAATTGGTAGTATCTGAAACTATTAATTGTGATGAAGTTCCCGAAGAAGTCGAACTTGTACTTGTTGAATCTGTACTTGTTGTACTTGTACTATATGTTGAACTACTACCACTACTGTTACTACTACTGCTACTACCGATACTTGATAATGAAGCATTTGTTTTACTTGTTAAGGCAAAATTACTTAATTCAGGAATACCTCTATATGCACCTATAATATATGGATAAGCATATGTATTTGTAATTTTATTATTTTCTGAATCAATATTTGTTGAATCAATTTGTAATGTACAAACATAATGATAAATACCATTTGGATATCCAGGTGTTCTTTTAAAAATACCATTACATATATCTAAATCTCCTGATTCAGGTTCATATAAATCATCTGTATTATAAGAACTTTTTAAAAATTTTAAATCGGTTCCCGTATCTTCAGAATAACCAATTTGTCCATAAATAGGAAAACCATCAAATGCCCAACCTAAAATTGGAGAATGACCAAAGGAACTATTACTTGTTAGAGAAGTATTTTCATTTTTTATTTGCGAATGTAAAAAATTTGTTATATCATCTTGATATACTCCACTCGAATCTATTTTTCCTAAAACACCGTTATATGTATAATCATTAATTTCCGGAGAAATATATAAGTTTTTTTCTTTTAAATAAAATAATATATTTTTCTGCGTAGAGCAATCAATTAAAAAAGAATTATCAATACTTCCACTTGTGGTTGAATTATGTTCTATTATCAAACTAATTATTGTTTCATCGTAATTAAATTTTAAAGTATATATATCGTTTTTATTAAAATCATTTAATACATCATTATCTAATAATATTGAAATATATGGATTTATTGAATTACCGGGAATACCTGCGAAATTAATTTTATCATTAAATATATTTGTGAAATCGTCATCTAATTTTTTGGCGCTTTCAAAAGTTATATTTTTATTAAAATTACTCTCCTCTGATAAATTTATAAAAATTTGTAATGTAGTCCAATTCGGAATATTTGTGTTTTCTGTATTACTATGTTTTATAAATATCTTAAATTCGGTATTTTGTTTATATTTGGCAACATCTGTAAATATAGTTGAATGTATTGGATTATCTGATAAATTTTTAACTGTTCCTCTTTTTATCATCGCTTCTAAACCTACCGGATACTTATTATAATGATAATCATTATTTCTATCTACATTACCTCCATTATCGTCATATACTATTTTACTATTTGTAGAATCTGTATATATTACTCTATTTTCCCTAGAATAATTACTATTTGGAGTTACTAATATAAGTTGCCTTTTGACAACTGGATCCGTTATTTTAGAAACACTACTTTCAACAATATCAGATACTGTATCCGTCATATCGTGATGATTATAACAAGGAATACCATTAACCATAACTCCAATAGGACCTAATGGAGTTAGACTTATTGGATTGTTTAAAATTTTTATATTTTCATAATTTCTATCTGTCATAACTTCCCTCCAATTTGTATCATTTTTATACCAAAACACTTCTTTATTAGGAGTGATAGTAGTTGGATGAATATCGGAAGGTATTGTTTTTTCTTCTACTATATCAGGATTAGTAGGTATTTTAAAAGGAAAACCATATACCTTTCGCGAATTATTTACATAAGAATAACTTTGCCTATCTATTCCATTTATATTTGTTTCTATTAATCCAGTTGTAATTGATTTATTATTTGCCCATTTTGCGTTAGCAGTAGTATTTATATTTCCATCTATATAAATTTTATAATTAGGGATACCATTACTTCTTATATACATACAAGTTGACTCCGCGATATCCGTATAACTATGAACGTATGGAAAATATGTTATAGCAATATCTGTATCTGTAGTGTTTAAATTATTGCATATTACTTCAATGCCATTATTTTTATTTCCAGTATAATAAAAGTTAGTATTTAATCTATTAGTGGTTATTTCATTTAATTCTAAACAATTATCTATCGATTTACCCGCAATATTAGAATTATCAAAACTAATTTTATGATTTACTGTTGATACCTTACTATTATTATAAACGTGATAACCATCAATACTACCAAAATCACCGGTTACTTTTAAAGCTACTGTTCCATAATAAAAATAGAATACATTATTATTAGAATCCATGTAAGTATAAGGATATTTTCTATTATCATCATTATCAGGATACATATACATATTATTTGTTAAACCTATAAATTCTATATTACTTTTATTGGTAATATTAAAAGAAATCGGATTATCTTTACTAATATCTGTAAATAAATAAGTACCTAAACCTATACTTAAATTAATTGATTTAGTATATTCCCCAAATTTATATTCCCCACTTGAAAATGTAGTTTCTGTTGTATCCGTTAAATTTGTTACTGCTCTTGAAGATATTACAGGATTATATATATACCCCTCTTCATAATTATAGTCTTTCAAATTATAAGTACATAAACAATATTCTTTAGTTCCTCTTAAACTTCGCAAATTTTCCATATCAAGAAAATTACTCCTCTTGAAAAAATAATAATTGTTTCCCACATTCGGTAATGATATAAATTCATTATCACCACCTAAATCTATAATATCTTCCTTATCTAACTTCTTATTTATTAAAATATAATATTTTATAACCAATGAACTACTCTCGTCATAAGTTCTATGATTTACAAATATTAATTTTTTATTATAAATAAAACAATATTCAAATTTCTGTTGATAATCATAATGTGCGTTATTATCTAAATTAATCACTTTAACCTTTTTCATATTGTAAATCTTATCTATATTCTTATATTCGTCAGTATAAACTATTAATAAATAATTATCATATAAAGCATATTGATATATTCTAACATTACCTATATTTACATTATTTAATATCTCTAATATCTCTCCACCTAAATTATATAAAATTAAATTACTTAAATTACTTATTTCATTCTTATTTATATTTAATACTAAATTCTCTCCTTCTTCTACTTCGGTATCTTCGGTAATCGTATCTAAATAACTTCTATTATTATCCATTTTTAAAAAGTATAAATTATTATTATAAGATTTAATACAATAATCATTTGTATTATTATCATTATTAAAACCAATATTATTTCCTAAATCTCCATATTTATTTATACTTTTACATATTGATAAATCAATATTTATTTCTTCCCTTTTTATAAAATCACCATTTTCTATAATATAATAATAACTTTCATCCAAATTTAATAAAAATAATTTATCATAATCTATTAATTGTAAAATAAAATTAGTAGTTTCTTCCTTTTGTAATTCTATTTTAGATACTAAATTATAATCATCTGCGGTTATTTGATATATATGTATATATTTACTTTCTTCCTCTTCAATATAAAAAAAATATATTTTATCCTGATTTTGAATAATATCAAATTTTACATTTTTAACTAAATCAACTATATATAATTCTTCTCCTATATCATTTAAATCATACATATTTATGGTGTCAATTTCTAAAGAATATTTTAAAGAAAAAAACTTTTCATTATCTTGATAAAAAAAATAAAAATAATTATCTAAAAAATACAAACCTAAATTAATTTTATCTAAATCTTCTATACTAAAATCTATAATTTCCGTTTCATATTCCTCCTCTGTATCTAAATCTATTATTTTCAATACAATAATATTATCTTCGACATCCATTTCGTTATGTCTTGAAAATAATATATATACAAAATCTTCTTTCTCGTATAATCTAAATATACCTTCTTTTATATTTCCATAATTTATTCTATCTTTTAATTCATATAAAGACATTATTGGATTTACTATTAAATTTAAAAATTTCTTTAAATAATTTAAATTTAATAAAACTAAATCTATTTTATATATTTAACCTATTCGGAAATACTCATTTTTAATCCGAAATAATAAAAATTATTTTCACCTATAACTTTTAAATAAAAATCTGTACCTTCTTCAACACTGGTATTATCAAATTCTATTTTTGGGAAAATTCCCTTTGCTTCGTTATTTGATAAAGTATTAGAATAACATTTTATATTTTTATTTATATCATATATTTCTAATGCCAGTCCAACAGAAGGTTTCGTATTATTTAATAAATGAACTAATTCTATAATATATTTTCTGTTATATAATTTAACCTTGTAATAATTTGAATAATCTTTTTTTATATTATATGGTCCATAGATACCTATACTTTTAAATATAATCGCTTTCTCAAATGATGTATTAAATGGTAAATCATCACTTTTTAATCTATATATTATTTTCATATACCAATGTTTTTTTTTACTACTTAATGATATTTTATTAAATTTTCTACTAGTAATTGATTCGTCGGGATCGTTTGCTTCCTCTTCATCTGGTATATCCATTAATTTAAATTGAACTGAATATATACATGAGTCATAAAGTTGATTTGTTAAAGATTCGTAGACTGTTTTAAAATCTTTATATATATTATTATTTGTTGGAGTATTTATTTCATTTAATGATACAAAACTAATATTATCTGTTAGTTTAGTAAATATTATATCCATTTGTTGTTTTTTTTTATCCTTCTGTAATATAAAATTATTATTAATTGTTGTGCTATCTGAATAATAAAATTTTTGATTCGTATCAGCAACAGAACTGGATCCGGAACTGGAACTGGAAATGTAACTAGCTTCTGAAGAACTTGTACCCCCTGAAAGTAATCCTTCTAAATATTCTGTTTCATCTTCAGTTTCATCTTCCATACTATCATCTATTTCTCCAATTGTATATATTGATTTAGAATCATTTATAGATAGAATCGCAATAAAAAAATGACTTGGCAATTTTGAAGAATCTATTATCCCTAAATCTAATATACTTACATAATATTTAAATGTATTATCCTCTTCTAAATAAGTTGTTTTCCAGTTAAAATCTCCCCCATCTTCTGTTTTTATTTTTGCGTGATATTGATTGGTTCCTACTTTAGTATAATCACTACCTAAATCATAATCTGATTTAAATATTAATCTTGTTTCCAAATTTGGTATACCTTTACTATTTTTTAAATTAATTTGTTTATTTATTAATTTACTAAAATTTAATGGTTTAAATGTAGTTGTATCATAATCAATATTCCCAGATAATCCCACAAATACGGAGTTATAATTAACTAAAATATTATTATCTGTAGAAACATTATACGATATTTGTATAGTTCCTTCATCAAAATAATCATCTGAAAAATATAACTTTCTATATGTATCTGTTTTTTTTGAAAATCTACTCGTTTTTGTTTCGGAACAATTTTCCCATAACCTTATCTGAAAATTTGCCAATTGTCTCTTTTCATTTATAGAAATATTTATAAATGTAATAACTATCTCATTATATAATCCTAAACCAACATATGCCTTGGATAAATATGTAAAATCTAAATCTCCATTAAAATACGCAATTCTATAATCCAATAAACACTTTTTATATGATATCTCTAACTTATCTTCCCTAATCTTAGAAACTACTATTGTCGCATCTGTTTCATTTATAGTTATAACATCATCTTTTTTATATCCTATACCTCCTTTATTTATTTTTATAGTTGAACTATCTATATATCCGTCAATTGAAACAGTGAAATCTATTGTTGCACCACTACCACTACCACCTATACAAGATATATCTGTATATAAAGAACTAGTGAATTTTTGGTTTCCATTAATTATTGTATCAAAATCTAAAATAGATTTATTTTTATCTATTTCTAAAATTGCTATTTTTGAGTCTGTACCATTTATAGTTATCACATCATCTTTTTCATATCCTGAACCTCCTTTATTTATTTTTATAGTTGAACTATCTATATATCCGTCAATTGAAACAGTGAAATCTATTGTTGCACCACTACCACTACCACCTATACAAGATATATCTGTATATATAGATTGTGTTTCTTTAGTAAATTGAGTAGAATCAAATTCTATAATAGATTTAGATTTATCTAATTTAGTTCCTGATATAAATGATATATAACCTAACTTATTTATATACATTTTTGAAAATTTATTTTTATAAAAAGGAAAATACTTACTAAAATTATATTCATAAAAAGAATTATCCCTCAAATTTTTAGATATATCTAAATGATTAGACCAATTTTCATTCTGTATCCAACCTCCATTATTCCTTACATAAACATTATAACTACTAGTATCATTCGGTTTAAAAATTATATTATGCCTACATAAATCAAATAAATTGGCAGAATTATATATAATTGAAGGATTACTATATTGTAAACTAGAATCATAATCTATAAATTCTTTAGTTATATAATTAGTATCTTTAACAACTAAAACTTCTTTAAATAAATTACCCGTGTCTGTAAAATTTTCACCTTTATTAATAATTAAATTATCTTTTTTTATATTATCACTAAATAATAACCTCTTGAAATAACTTTTACCATTATTACCAGTAATTGTTGAAGTTACCGGTGTAAAACTACCATTCTTACAAATTTCGAATCTTAGGTTTTCATAATTAAATCTTAAAATTCCTTCCATATTCATATCCGTTAAACAATTTGAAACACGAAAACTACTATAAAAAGTATCTATATTTATTTTTTTATCAGTAAAATACTTTTCAATACCATTTTCTACATATTTGTAAGAATATTTATTTTTAGTCCATTCCGTTAATATATTGGATAAACTAGTTTCTTGACTATTATCTCTATATTGTATAATTCCACCAGAATATAAATTATCCCTATTTTCATAATATGTATCCCGTGTTATTTCGTCATCTTGTATTCCATTTTTTATTTTTCTTTCAATAGTTTTTAGTTTAACCATTATTAAGTAAAATACTTGATATTTTTTAAATAATAATTATTAGGGATATAAAATTCTATAATTTAATTTAAACTCATCTGGACTAGATATTGAACCGGACATAGATTCTACTCCAGGAATAGAAATACTACCTTTATTTATTGTAATATCAAACTCAAAAGTATTACTATCTACATTTGGAGTTCCGTCAAAACCTATATAAATTCTTCCTCCTTCAATATTTTCCAATGAGTTAATATTTATACTTCCTAGATATTCTTCCGTAGAAAATAAATAAACATTTTTGTTTTCCTCTTCAACATCCCCAATGTCTCCTGTTCCTCTATATAATATAATTGAATCATTATTTTCGTCTTTCCTTTTTTTTTGATTTCTATTTACATTTTCATTTATAAAATCCATAAATTCTTTATCAAATAATTCTTCGTCTTCCTCAAAATCCTTATAATCTAAATCATTATTATCAAAATCAAATAAATCATTAAAATCAATTCCTTTTCCACCTGAACTACCTGAACTACCTGAACTACCTGAACTACCTGAACTACCTGAACTACCTGAACTACCTGAACTACCTGAACTACTTGTTTCACTAGATTTTAATTCTCCTTTTAATTTTACTACATATCTTAATGCTGTTCCACTCTTTGTAGGTTTTAAAACAAAATCCAATTTAGTAATATCAAGATTTTTTGAAGAATCAACATGAGAACAATTAAATTCAATAACCATACAATTTTCTAATGTTGTTAATTTTTTAGAACCTATAGTTTCAGGAAACTCTCTATTAGTTGTACCCAAAGGAAAATCTAAATAATATTTATTATTATAAATTATAAATTTTTCACTATTATATAATAACGCTAGTTCTGTATTATATTTAGAAGTAATAGTTGTATAATCTCTTTTAGATTTTGGTATAATAAATGGAAAATAAATATTATTATCAGTTTCACCTTCTATTTTCAATGTAGATAAATCCATATTTTCATATTTTGTTGTTGTGGTATTATCTGGATTTAATAATTTAATACATTGAATTAAATATTTCTCTTTATTTTCTGGTTTTGATTTAATAATTTTATCATTTATATCAACATTATTATTAGTATATTTAATAAATGTATTCATTTTAATAAAAAAATCTACCAAAGTATTATTATTAGTTAAATCAATAGTATTAGATTCTTCATAATTAATCTTAAATGTATAACTTTGAGAACCAAAATCAGTATTAGTATCCTTTGTTAATTGCCATTTTTCTATAGTCTCTTCATATGTATTCAAAAATAAAGATAGGATTGGTGGTGTTAACGTGCTATTATCTTTTACAGTAAAATTTATACCTCTACTGAATGTTAAATCATCAGTGACTGTTGTGGTAGGTGTAGATTTAGTAATTTTTATTCCAAAATATGGAAATTTTCTATCATTCTCAATTTTAAGTTTATATTGTTTGACCGAATCCTTCAAAACTGTAAATGATAAAGAAGGAAACTCTGTTAATTTATCTGTTACTTTTTGTAAAACTTCATCATCAGCACTTAATTCCAATTTGAACCCATACCCTTTTCTAGCAGTATTACCATTATAATCATACAATTCTATTTTGTATACATAATCTTCCGATATTCCATTAGTTACATCAATAGTAAATGTAATTGTATTACTTAAATTTGAGGTTAAATAAGATAAATTCGAATATATAGGACTAAAATTAAAAGGTCCAGAAGTAGTAGGGTCATCGGTTGGAAGTGCTGGAACAGTTAAAGGTGTGGATTGTATTGCTGTACTGCCAGTATCAGATTGTAAAGTATATATAATTTTTAATAAATAGTGTTTTGTTTTAGTAGTATCTGTATATTCTCCAGTTGTAGAATCAAATGTTCCAACTTTGTGTTTTCTTAATAATATTTTATGAATACCAGAATTTAGAGAAGCAGAAGAGGAATTATTAGTATCAAACAAATTCAACCAAGTATTTCCTACATTAGTTGTATCTAATAATTTATCTGTATCAAGACTAAGGTATCCTTCCCAATCAGCAATTAATCCAGTAAAAGTATCGTCACGTATACCTCCAATACTAGAATAATAATTAAACCTATTTTCGTTATATGTTTCGAAATCATAAATACTCTGTATTGCTACATACATTTTTGAAGGTAAATGTTCCCCTAAATCTATTATTTTTACATAATACTCTGTATTTTCAAAAATATCAGAATAATAAGTACCCCAATTGTAATCTTCAATTGTTAATTTTAAATTTTTTTTGGTTTCTCCCTTTATAGAATTTATATTATTATTATTAAAATGCGTATTCGCACTATTTCTTGTTTTTACACTGTGATATTGTAATCCTAAAAGTGCTTTCAACTTAGGAACGCCATATCCATTTTCATCTAACCACTGTGTATCTAAAAATTTATCAAAACTTATAATATCATCGGAAGAAACGGAAGTATTATTTGATAGTCCTATGAGAGGAGAAGTAAAATCCGTAGGAATAGAACCATAAGAAAATAATATAGTTCCTATTGGTAATGTTATATCATCGTCGGTATATGTTACTTCTGTTCCTGTTTGATTAAATAATGTTACTTGAACACTATTATAAGTAGTACTTGATAAATTTTTTTTTTTTAAATTTTTATATCTATATTTAAAATTTTTAGTTGTATCAGAAGGATTTTCCATATCTCTTTTTGTTTTTTCATCTACTTCTAAATTTGAAAACAAAAAACTAATTCTAATTTTTGAATTATGTATATTTTGGGAATTACCTGTAAAAGTTTCTTGGGAAAAAGTAATATTTCCCTGTGTATTTATATAAATATATTTATTTTCTGTAGTTGGACCATATTTATTTTTATAAAAAGTAAAATCTTTTTCTAAACTTATTATACCATTTTTTTTATCTTTAACTGTCGCAGTAGTTGTAAAATCCCATAATGGAGTATTATCTGTTTTTTTAAAACTATTCCTAATTTTTACTTGATAATTTGTAATATTACCATTTTGATAAATAGGAATAAAATATATTTTTTTAAAACTTAAATTTTGTTTATCCGAACTTGAAAATAATTGGTAAGGATATGATACAATAGAATTATTTGTTGTAATAGAATTTAGAGTTTCTGTTTTTGAACTTGTTACAATACTTAAATCATTATTAAATATTTGTCCTATATTATCAGAAGTATCGCCTAACAAATTTCTAAAATTTAAATTTACTTTTAAATCTCTACCATTAGTTCCAACATCACCTTCAGTAGTTGAAAATGAAACATACTGTGCTTCTCCATCTTTATTACCAATACAACCTTGGAATTTATTAGAGTCATCTTGTGTAGGGTCAAATGATAATATTCCAGGAAGTGGAATAGTAGAAGGTCCTATTAATGGAACCGGAAATCCAAATTGTGGATTATTTTTATTATCGTCGGTAGGTAACCTATTACTCACCCATCCCGGTTCATATTCTTTTTCAGTAGGAAAATTCTGTATTTTTATAATATTTTCTTCATTTCCCATTTTTATTAATATTTAAATTATTAATTACTATAAATCTTAAATAAAAAAATGGAATATATAAAAAAATTATTTAATGATACTTTAAATAAAAAAATTTTATCCAATAATAATAAAATTAATTCTATATTAAATGATACTTTTGAAGGTGGTAAAAGATTACGTCCTATAATTTCCTTTATAATTTTTAATAAATTAAAAAATAATTTTTTTTCAGAAAATAATTATTCAGAAAAAGAAATATTAGATTTATGTATAAGTACAGAAATTCTTCATAATATAAGTCTTATACTTGACGATTTACCTTGTATGGACAATGATAATTTTAGAAGAGATAAAGAAACCATACATTATAAATATGGATGTCATTCTGCGATTGGAATAATTTTTCATATATTAGATTTATATTACAATTCAATTAAAGAAAACATAAAAAAGGAAGAAAAAATTATTATAAATAAGGAAGAAACATATTTACAAGATTATTTATTTAATATTATTAATGATAGTTGTTTGGAATTAATTGAAGGGCAATACTTAGATTTGAATTTTATCCCAATTGGATTAAATGAAGAAATGATTATTAAAATAAATAGTTTTAAAACTGTTCCTCTTTTTCGTATTAGTTTTCTAATTGGATATTTCCTATTATATAAAATAGATAATAAATTTGAATTTAGGAATGAAGTTATTAATGATTTATCAAATTTAGCCAAGAGTTTTGGAATAATTTTTCAAATAAGTGATGATTATTTAGATATTGAACAAGATAAAAAAAATAAAATATTCCTTAATTTCTTTTTAACTTTGGGGGAAAATAAAACTCTGGAATTATATAAATTACATTATGATAATGTAAATAATTTATTAAAAAAAAATGATTTAGATTGTAATCACTTTAAAGAAATATTAAATCTTATTAATAACAGAATTTATGGAAAATAATATTTTAGTAAAACAGTTATATATTAGATACCCTAAAAATAGAATAGATAATGGAATTAATTTTATTTTAGACAATTTTGAAAAAAAACACTTTCAATTACAAAAACTATTTAATGTATTTAGTTTTACAAATATAGAAAACAAAAATTATAACATTCAAGATATTCAATTACTATATTATCTTAGTGAATTTAGTATATTTATGGCTAAAATTTATTTAGATAATCCGCATTTTTTAAATACACATTTCCTAAAAGAAGTAGATATTTATAAATTATATGGCGAAAGTGTATCTTATTTTATATTTATAAAATTAAAGATATTATTATTTCAAAAATTCAAAAAATATAAAGATAAATTTAATTTAGTAGAAAAATATTTACCTGATATGGAAAAACTACATAAAATAGTTTTAATAGAAGAATTTTTTTATAAAGATATTTCATTGGAAAGGAAAAAAGAAATAATTTTAGAAGAATATCGTAAATATTTTAGGGAAGGAATACAGCATTTTTTCATACTTTTATGGATAATTGAAAATGATATTAAGTATAATATTTTAGACACAAATATAAATGAATTGGAAAATTACAAAATTATAAAAGATATTTCTAATATTTTCATAAAAGATACTATTACCAAAATAGATTTAGATTATATTGATATTTTACAAAATAAATATAAAGTAATCAAAAATTATAAACTATTTAAAGAGTTTTTAACCTCACTATAATAAATAATGTTTTCATCCGGACAAATCGATAATCAAAAACTATATGATTATCTAGGAGTATCAAAAAATGCTTCTGATAGTGAAATAAAAAAAGCATATAGAAAACTAGCAATGAAATTTCATCCAGATAAATGCGGGGGTGATAAAGAGAGTGAAGGAAAATTTAAAAATATAAGTAATGCTTATGATATTCTAAAAGATAAAGAAAAACGGCAAAATTATGATAGATTTGGCGAGGAGGGTATAAAAGGGATGGGCGGTGGCGGAGATCCATTTGATATTTTTAATAGTTTCTTTGGTGGTGGTAGTAATTTTAGTGGTATGGGTGGTATGGGTGGTATGGGCGGGGGATTTAGTAGGAGAAGGAGAGGAAAAGACAGAGTAGAAGAAATTAATGTAGAGTTAGAGGATATATATAATACTATAAACAAGAAAATAGATATTAAACAAAAAATAATATGCGATGGTTGTAAAGGTTCTGGAGCAAATAGTCCATCTGATATAGAAACATGTGGGAAATGTGACGGTAAAGGTAAAGTTATGAGAATAGTTCAAATTGGTCCAGGTATGATACAACAATCGATGAGTCAGTGCGATAAATGTAATGGAACTGGTAAAATTATCAAAGTTAAATGTAAAACGTGTAATGGAAACAAAATTGTAACTAAAAATAAAACTATTAGTTTACCTATTCATAAGGGTATTAAACAAGGGGAAAAAATTAGAATTCCTGATTTAGCACACCACGACCCTGAATGCGACGAACAAGGGGATTTAATTATTATAGTAAATATTGTAAAACACGAAAGGTTTAGTAGAAAGGGAAATAATTTAATTTATAATAAAAATATTTTATTATCGGACGCTTTATGTGGTGTTAAATTTGTTATTTCTCACTTAGACGGAAGAGAGATAATGTTTACAACAGATGAAATTATTAATTCGGAACAAGAATATTATGTAAAAGATGAGGGATTGCCAATAGATGAATTTAATAATGGAGATTTAATTATTAATTTTAAAATTATATTTCCAGACGTATTGGATAATGAGAGGAAAACTTATCTTAAGAAAATATTACCAGTATCAACCGAAAATATTCAAAATAAAAATATAGAAATTAAGATAATTGAAAACTATGGGGAAAAAATAGATATGGAGGAAGTTAATTTAGATGAAGGAGGTGGTAGTAGAGGAGACGGAAATGAGGGTGTTGAATGTGTCCAGCAATAATTATTATATAATTAATATATAATGAAATATATTTATGTTAGTGATAGAACAAAGGATACTTTTGTAAAAGATATAAAAGAAAAAATTAACGCACACTTCTCCTACAAAACTATTAAAAAAAATAAAAATTCTTGGGGGGTATTTTTAATTAATAGTGAAAAAATAATAGGTTACACTCACGTTGCTTATACAGAAGAAAGTAAAAAACATATATTACATATCATATTGGTATTTTTGGAAGAAGAATATAGAGGTAAAAAAATATGTTATGAATTACTAAAAAGAACAATAATTAAACATGAAAAAAATAAAGGTAAACCAAATTTAATAAAAATTGTTAATGCTCAGGGAATTGGAATGTTAAAATGTTCTTTAAGAGTTTTTAAAGAATTAAAATATAAAATAAAAATATATAAAAATGAATATAACCAAATTATGAATAATAAAGATTTTGATATAGATGAAGATATTAACAAATTAAAATCTATTTCTTATGAAAAAGCAATCGAGATAGAAAAAAAAAATAAAGAATATGATATTTGGTATTCGCTATTTTTTAGTAAATAATATGTTAAATAATAGTTATATAAAATTTAAATTAAAATTGATTTAAAAATGATTTTAATTTCAAATATAATTATGGACGATTTAACATATGCTGTCGGAAAATTATTAAAAAACGAATGTGAAACTATTATAGAAAAAATATGTCATTTGAAAATGTTGGATAAGGGAGATATAATGAATAAATGTCTTCCTGAAAACATTTATTTCAATGAGCAGGCAAATAATATTATACAAAAGAAAAAGAAAAAGGGTAATCGCAGAGTTCTTCCTTCGCATGAACAATGTTTAGGAAGAAAAATGGATTTTACTCAATGTACTAGAAAGAGAAAGGATGATACCGAGTTTTGTGGTTCTCATATTAAAAATTTACCGAATGGGAAAATTGGGGATGACGGAAGTTGCTTCAATAAGGTAAAGGGTAAACGAGGTAGAAAGAGGAAAAATATAATGGAAAATATAGGACCAAATGATATTTTAACTACTAAAAAATATATTGACGGAGAGTTATATTTAGTAGATAATATGAATGTAGTATATAATTTTAATCAAAATTTCCCTATTATTTTAGGATTACTAAGAGAGGGGGAAATTGTCGATTTCGAAGAATAAATTAAAATAATTCTTTTTTTATATTTATATAAATTATAATATGGAAAACATTAAACTGTATATTATAATTTTATTCATAATTGTTTTAATAATAGTTATTATTTACAAAAATAAATCTATTCGAAATATTGTTTCAAAAGAATCTGTTAATGATAATACAAATAATGTAAATGATAATAAAAATAATATAAGTCATTTTACAAATAATAAAGAAATAGTAAACAAAGAAGATTTTGATATAGAAAAATTACATTCTAATCCGGATATTTATTTAATCAAAAATTTCTTAACAGAAGAAGAATGTGACCATATCATTAAAATTGGTGAGCCACATATTAAAAAATCGGAAGTGTGTGGAAGGGGGGGTTCCAAACCTCATAAAAGTAGAACTTCTATGACCGCACATATAGGAAAGAAATTCTTACGAAATGATAATCCAGATAAAATATTAGAGAGAGTATTAGAAAAATCTTCCATTTATGGTAACTTACCAATTGAAAATATTGAACCTATACAATTAGTTAGATATCATCCAGGACAATATTTCAATAAACATTATGATTATTTAGATAGAAATAATCCTATTTATAAGAAAAATATAGAGAAAAATGGACAAAGGGAACAAACATTTTTTGTATATCTTAATAATGTTCCGGATGATTTAGGGGGGAAAACTTATTTTCCTAAAATAGATAAAACATTTAAAGCAAAAAAAGGACAGGCAATATTTTGGAGAAATATGGTAAATGGCAAAGAAGATACAAATACATTACATTCGGGAACCGAATTAAAGAAAGGTATCAAATACGGATTAAATATTTGGGTAAGAGAAAAAAAATATATAGGTTAGACATAATTTATTAGTTAGGCATAAATTATTAGTTAAACAAATATCAGTTAATTTTTTTTCTTAATATATAATAAAAATGAACCAAGACGATTGCGGATGTGGAAATAATAATAATTTAAGTGTATTAAATGTTAATAATTCCAATAATATGAATAATAGACCAATCTTACCTAATAATCCCTTAGTTAATAACCACCAACAAAGTAACTCACATATGAATAATAAACAACAAAATAATCAACAAGTAAATAATCAACCTGTTAATAATCAACCAGTAAATAACCAACCTGTTAATAATCAAGTGAATAAAACAGAAGAAACAAATATGAAAGATATTAGAATAGTATTATGTATATTAGCAGCTTTATCTATTAACGAGGCAGTTAAATATTTTATCAATAAATCTATTAGATTAAATAATGGAACTTCTTCAAGATACATATATTACTCGGTTATATGTATAGCAGCAGTTATATTATATAATTTAGTTTTATAAACCATAGGTAATCTTCAATAATTTAATTTTTATAATTTATTTTTTATAATTTTCATATTTTTCATTTTATATTTTATAATTTATTTTTAAATATAGAAATAATATTATCTTGATACTAATTATATACTATGCGTTCAAATATTAAAGGAGGTTCGAAAGCTTCTGATTTAGTGATGTCTACTAATCCCGTATTATGCGGAGACGAATCGCCTGTTATAATAGGTAAACAATTTGATTTTGTTCCTGAACAATTAACTCTTTATAAAACTACCGGAGGAGCAAGAAAATCTTATAGAAGAAAAAAAAGTAATAAACAAAAAGGAGGTGATAATTGTAATAAGAAATATGGTGCACACGAAAATCACCAACACGGTGGTGATAGTTGTAATAAGAAATATGGAAATCACCAACACGGTGGCGATAGTTGTAATAAGAAATATGGAGAATATGGAAATCACCAACACGGTGGTGATAGTTGTAATAAGAAATATGGTGCACACGAAAATCACCAACACGGTGGCAAAAAAAAATCAAGGAAGAAAAACAAAAAAAGTAAATCTTCTAGAAGAAAAAACATTAGAAAAAGTAATAATAGAAGTAAAAGAAAAAACATTAGAAGAAATAAGAGAGGTGGTTCTAAAGCATCAAATGCCGTATTAAAAGGTTCTCCGTGTAATACAACTAATTTAGTTGGCGGAGGAACAAATAATGCTTTTATTGGAAATAATTGTAGAGGGAAATCTCAATCAGGTGGGTCCGCAGCCGCACGTGGGTCCTCCGCACCTATATTAAATGTTGATGATAACGCTGTGGTACCTCCTATATATAACGATAGCAAGTTGTATAAAACTATATTTGCACCCGATTACCCAAACCTTTGTCTTTCTAAAGGTACAGATACAGGTACAGCTAATAATAAAGAAAACCAAACTTTATATTGTTATATAAATTTTTTTAAAATATTATATTCTAATATAGCTAAGTTATATTACTTCGAAGCCGCGCACAAAGGACATATAAGTTTCTCACAGAGTGTACTAAACTATTTTAATAATACTGATATACAGAATGGCTATCCCGAAGGATATTATTTAAATGAATATAATAAAATATTATCAGTACTACAAGTAGACATAAGATTAAAAAACAAATATAAACGGGAAAGGTTACGTATAAAACAAAAAGCAGCCGAGTTGATGACTAAGTATAAAGCAAACCTGTCTAAAAAGAACCAAATTAGTGAACAATCTATAATATTAGAAGCTGAAAAAGACTCATTAGAATTAAAAATCTTAAAGGAAACTACAATGCTGAAAAATATGAAAGAAATAATTGGTAAGTATGCAAACTGTATAAAAACAGACTGTACCAAGACTTGGACACCATTATCCGGTGAGATACAAACAACATTTAAATTCCATATTAACGATTTAATTATTGATGGTTTGGATAAATAATTTTTATTTTTATTTTATTTAAAATTTTTATATAATATATTCTTTAATGAAAAATATATTAGTAACGGGTGGTTGTGGTTTTATTGCTTCCAATTTCTTAAATTTTGTTATTCATAAATATCCTTCTATAAATTTCATTAATATAGATGATTTATATTATTGTGCCGATATAAATAATATTACTAAGGAAAATAGAAATAAATCTAACTATAAATTTATTAAAGGTAATATATGTGATACTAATTTAATAAATTATATTTTAAAAGAACATTCAATTGATACGATTATACATTTTGCAGCTCAATCCCATGTTGATAATTCTTTTTCTAATCCATTACAATACACTAAAGATAATATCTTAGGGACACATACATTATTAGAATGTACAAGAATATATGGGAAAATAGAAAAGTTTATTCATGTTAGCACTGATGAAGTATACGGTGAAAGTTTATGCCCTGAAACAGATATTAAAAATGAAACTTCTAAACTAAACCCTACTAATCCCTATTCCGCAACTAAAGCAAGTGCCGAAATGTTAGTAAATTCATATGTCTATTCCTACAATTTACCTATTATTATTACCAGAGGTAATAATGTTTATGGCCCTAGACAATACCCTGAAAAATTAATACCTAAGTTTATCCTTCATTTACTTAATAATGAAAAATGTACTATTCACGGACAAGGATTAACAGAAAGATCCTTTTTATATATAAGTGATGTCGTAGACGCATTTGACTTAATTTTACATAAGGGAGAAATTGGAGAAATATATAATATTGGAACTAGGCACGAATATAGTGTTATGGATATTACGAAAAAATTAGTTAAAAAAATTAAACAAAATGACGAAATAAATGAAAATATTATTTATATAGAAGATAGGAAATATAATGATAAGAGATATAGTATATCTTTTAATAAATTATTATCACTTGGATGGGAACAAAAAATATTTATGGATGAGGGGTTGAAAAAAACGATTGAATACTATAAAAAATATATATTTTGAATACTGTAAAAATAATACATTTCAAAAAGAAATATTATGGTATAAACTATTATTTCCTTCAGTAGATCTTTTATTTGAAAAAGAAAAATTATTATTTTGATTAAAATAACTATAAGTTTCATATGTTGATATTTGTTCTACAATTTTCCCTTCATTTTCAAATAATTTAACTAATCCATATTTTTTTCCATCTAATAATAAATGTTCTACTCCTACAACTATTACAAATTTTTTTCTTATATTTGAAGGTTTTTCTAAAATTTTTTTTATTCTTTCCATCCATAATTTATTTCTTTTTTTAAAATTCCTATTTGTGTATTTTCGGATTTATTCCCTTCTGAAAATTCTATATTATCCTTTTTATTTTCTTCTATAAAATATTCATTAATACCTAAATTTAAATAAAACATTTTAATAAATCCCAAAACATCATATAAATAATCACTGGCTCCATTAATATTTAAATCTTCTTCTACCATTTTATCATACATATCTATCCCTTCTTTATAAATTTTTTGTATTTCTTTTTTATTTTCTTTTTTTTTAATTAAATTAAAATATTTTGTATTTATTGGATTATTAATACTACTTAATATTTTTACTTTTTCTTTTTTTCCTATTTCAATTATATCATTATAATTATTCATTTCTTCATTTTCTTCATTTTCTTCATTTTCTTCCATTTCTTCCATTTCTTCCATTTCTTCCATTTCTTTTATTAACATTTCATTTTCATTATAAAAATCTATTAGTCGCGAATATTCTTTACATTGTTTTTTTGTTTCTAAAAAATATTTTTTTTTTCCTTTATCTTTAAATTTATATCTACCGTAATTGGTGGGTATAGTTAATAAATTTTTTCTTCTAGTATTATTGCTTTTGAATTCTTTAATAACTGATTTTTCAAAAAAAAATAAGTCTGCATAATCAAAAAAATATTTAAATTCTGAAGCAGGACAATTAAAATTAAAGTCGTGTAATTCTCCTATCATAAAACCCACGGGTAAACTATTTTTTTTATTTTTTATTGTATATACAATACCGCAATTTATACGTGGATTTGGAAATATAGGCAATATTCTCTTTTTACTGATTTTTTTGGAGGTGTAGGCAATATTCTCTTTTTTACTGATTTTTTTGGAGTTGTAGGCAATATTCTCTTTTTTTTTGTTTTCATAATATAATATAATATAATATAATAATTTATTTCATCTTGAAGAAATTAAGAGCAACTATACCACCCAAAACCTGTGAAATAATATAACATGCTAATTCTTTATCATTTATTGCTTTCTTAAAATACATCATAATAGATACTGCCGGATTAAAATGACCCCCTGAAACCTTAATACCAAAATAAATAGCAACTGCGAGAGAAAGACCTATTGCAAAAGGATCTCCTGTTGCTAAAATAACAGAAAGGAAAATAAAAGTTCCTACAAATTCTGTAATAATTTTCTTTAACATTTTTATATTATATAAATATTTAAAATTTTTTAAAATATATTTTATTATTATAAATATGTCTTCTTTACTAATTCTACCAAATCAACTTTTTTCTGTTAATTATTTTCCATATAAACCAAAGAGTGTGATTTTATATGAACACCCTCAATATTTTACAAAATATAAATTTAATAAGAAGAAATTAGTTATACATAGAGCAAGTATGAAAATGTATGAAGATATGTTAATTAAAAAAGGATATAAAGTAAATTATAAAGACTTTAATTTTAAAGAAAAAGATTTGGCATTAAAAAATTGTAAAATATTTGACCCAATAGATAATTTAAATTTAGTTAATAAAGTTGACGAAGTATTTGAATCACCTAATTTTTTATTAACCAAAGAAGAATATGGAAAATTCAGAGAAAAAACAGATAAATTCTTTTTCACCAGTTTTTATAATTATGGGAAAAAAATAACAGATATCATACCTAATATTAAATCACAAGATAAAAACAATAGAGAGAGAATGCCTAAAGATATAAAAATACCTAAATTAGTAAATCATACCAAAGAAGAAAAAAAATATATTGAAGAAGCAATAAAATATGTTGAAAAAAACTTCTATAATAATTGGGGTAATACGGATAATTTTTGGTGTCCTATTAGTCATTCAGGGGCAAAAAAATGGTTTAAAGATTTTATCAAAAAAAAATTTGTAAAATTCGGCCCATATGAAGATTTTATAAAAAAAAATGAAGAATTCTTATTTCATTCGGGATTATCTTGTTCTATAAACATAGGATTACTAAATCCAAGTGAAATAATAGAACTGATTAGACCTCTCAAAGAAAAAATACCTATAAATAGTTATGAAGGATATGTAAGACAGTTATATTGGCGCGAATATCAAAGATATTGTTTTATATATTGTGATTTTAATAAAAGTTATTTTGGTAATAAAAAAAAACTAAGTCAAAAATGGTATGACGGAACATTAGATATTGAACCTGTTGACGATTGTATTAAAAAAGCTTTTGATTTTGGATATTTACATCATATTAATAGACTAATGATTATAGGGAATTTTATGAATTTAAGCGGAATAAGTCATAAAGAAGGTTTTCGGTGGTTTATGGAGTTTAGTGTTGATAGTTATGAGTGGGTTATGTATCAGAATGTTTTAGATATGGTTTTCTTTGTAACAGGTGGGAAAACAATGAGGAAACCATATGTTACTAGTAGTAATTATATTATAAAAATGAGTGATTATAAAAAAGGTGAATGGAGTCAAAAATGGGATAAAATGTATCAAGAATTTATGAAAAAACATAAAGAAAAACTATGGAAATTTAGATATAGTTTTCCTGGATTGAAAAATATATAAAAACAATATTCAATTATCTACATAATAAAAATTGAATATTGTTTTTCTGTATATGTTTTGTAAAAATGAATTCTACTATGACTATTGCTATGATTACATTTGCTATTCAGCAACTTGAAACAACAAAAAATACAAAGATAGAAGTAACAAATTCAAATAAAAATGTATTCCCTTATATTTATAAGAGAAATAAGAATAAATTTAAGAACCATAACTTGAAAATGGGACATCCTATTATTCAACCGCGTGGACAAAACCACTAGATTTTAATAAAATTCAAAAAAATATTTTTATTTTCTAAAATTAAAATTTCTAACATCCATTTAATAATATCAGATCCATTTCTTTATATAATTCCTTCATTAATTCCGGTTCACACTCATGTATATTTTTTATAATATCTTCGCAACATAACTTTATAAACTTCCTGAATTTATGTGATTTTTCCGCATAAAATTGCTCTAATCGTTCATTACTATCATCGAATGCATATTTAACTGCTTCATCTTTATATCTGTATTGCCACTTTCCATTTGTTAATACTTGAATCTTATTATCTCTTTTATTTACAAGTCTCATATTTTTATTCTCAGGATAATCATCATTAAAATGTATCTTTCTTATAATATCTATAATAGCATAAAATGGACGAGTTATGCATCTCTCTTTAAATTCGTCTGTTAACATTTCTAAATTCTCTTCTCCATAGTTATTAATATGAATATTATTTATAATATTAGTTGAATTATTATTATTCTGTGTGTTATTTATTTGTTTAGCGTTTTTTTCTAGTAATTTATTGATTTGTTTTGATTGTAAATTAATTATTTTATTCTGTTTTTCTATAATTTTAGAATTTTCATTTTCTATTTTATCTAATTCTCTTTTTTTTTTACAACTTTTTTCAATATGTCTATTTAAATTATCTTTCCTGCTAAATTCCTTATAACAATATACACAATTATAAAGTTCCTTATTATTATGGTCTGAAATTTGGGAGGTATTATGAGGTATTTTGAGGGAAAAATGAGGTATTTTGAGGTTTTGAGTAGTTTTTTTTTTATTCTCTTCTTCGTAGTTCTTTTCATTATTTAAATGTTTTTTTGTTTTTAGGTGTCTATTTAAATGAGTTTTTATTTTAGAAGAAAAATTACAGATTTTACAATCATATATAACCATTTCTTTATATAATATACGAAATAAATTAATTTTAAATATTGAAAAATATACTTTTTTTTATACTTTTTATACTTTTTTTATACTTTTTTATACTTTTTTTATACTTTTTTTATACTTTTTTTTTCTTAACATTTTTAATAACAAAATAAAACCATAATAATTAAAAAAAATATTATTTTTATAAGAAAAAAACGATGTTTTTTTTATACCTCATTAAAAAAAAAAATTTCAGGGAGAGAGAGCAAATGAAAAAAAAAATAAAAAAAAAATTTATTTTTTGAAAATAAAATTCAAAAATATTTTTATTTTCTAAAATTAAAATTTCTAACATCCATTTAATAATATCAGATCCATTTCTTTATATAATTCCTTCATTAATTCCGGTTCACACTCATGTATATTTTTAATAATATCTTCACAACATAATTTTATAAATTTCCGGAATTTATGTGATTTTTCAGCATAAAATTGTTCTAATTTTTCATTACTATCATCGAATGCATATTTAACTGCTTCGTCCTTATAACGATATTTCCACTTTCCATCTGTTAATACCTGAATCTTATTATCTCTTTTATTTACAAGTCTCATATTTTTATTCTCGGGATAATCATCATTAAAATGTATCTTTCTTATAATATCTATGACGGCATAAAATGGACGAGTTATGCATCTCTCTTTAAATTCGTCTGTTAACATTTCTAAATTCTCTTCTCCATAGTTATTAATATGAATATTATTTATAATATTAGTTGAATTATTATTATTCTGTGTGTTATTTATTTGTTTAGCGTTTTTTTCTAGTAATTTATTGATTTGTTTTGATTGTAAATTAATTATTTTATTCTGTTTTTCTATAATTTTAGAATTTTCATTTTCTATTTTATCTAATTCTCTTTTTTTTTTACAACTTTTTTCAATATGTCTATTTAAATTATCTTTCCTGCTAAATTCCTTATAACAATATACACAATTATAAAGTTCCTTATTATTATGGTCTGAAATTTGGGAGGTATTATGAGGTATTTTGAGGGAAAAATGAGGTATTTTGAGGTTTTGAGTAGTTTTTTTTTTATTCTCTTCTTCGTAGTTCTTTTCATTATTTAAATGTTTTTTTGTTTTTAGGTGTTTATTAAAGTCGTACTGCCTTTTTGTTATATAATTACAAATATTACAATTATAATTAACCATTTTCTTTATATATGTAAAATATATTATTTTTTAAATTATTAAATTAACGACTTTTTAACGACTTTTTAACGACTTTTTAACGACTTTTTAACGACTTTTTAACGACTTTTTTTTTAAAACAAATTAATAAGAATTATAAACCATATTATTTTCAATATATATATATATTATAAGAAAAATTATAAAAAAACGACTTTTAACGACTTTTAACGACTTTTTTCCTCATAAAAAAAAAAATCTCAGGGAGAGAGAGCAAATGAAAAAAATAAAAAAAATAAAAAATAAAAAATAAAAAAAATAAAAATAAGTAAAAAATAATTAAAAATACCATTTTCCATATTTCTTCATTATTATTTTTTTATTTTTAGCAGTTTCAGTATCATTGAAATGAATAATATATGGTTTAATTTTAGCTCGAAAAATTTTATAATATAAACCATTCGGATAAACTGATAATGGTAATTTTTTATAGTTGAATTTTTGTATTACATTATTCATTATTCTTGGTCATCTGAAAAATTAGGATTAATATTTTTTCTATTAAACAATTTTAAAGTATTTTATGTTCTTCTAATAAACATAAAACCACTACATACAGTATGAACTATTAATTTTCCGTTTTCAATATTAATAGGTTTATCATTACCCAAATCGTCTCTTTGAATTAATAATTCACAACCTTTGATATGTTTTAAACAATATTTAAAAATGTCATTATTTTCATATACTATATCACCGTCTGTAAAACATACAAATTCGTTTTCTAATAATTCCTTATGTATTATATTAAACTTATTATATGTGATTAAATTCCACCCCTTATCATTGTATGAAAACATTTTATCTAAATTATTACTATTTTCCATTTTAATACAATTATTATGTTTTATTTTAATATCTTGATAGGTATTATCGCCAAGACAATACACTTTTAATTTTTCATCTAATCCTATTTTTTTTAAGGAAGTTAAACAATTTAGAGTATAATGTTTATATCCGTTATTTGTAAGAGTTATAAAAGAAATATTTTCCATTTATTTATTTTATTTATATATATTATAAATGAAAAATAAATTAACTTTTTTAAAAGGTGGAACTTTGAGACATAACTCACAACCTTTTGTTCCCGGTAAAACTTTGAGACATAACTCGCAAACTTTTGTTCCCGGTAAAACTTTGAGACATAACGCCCCGACTTTTGTTCCTGTTCAACCTTTTGTTCCAAGTGGAACTAATAATACTACTCCGCAACAGATAATGTCAAATAATTATCCAAAAAAAAAAAGAAGAACTAAAAGTGCTTCTAATATTAACAAAAGAAAAAAAGGTAAAGATAAAAAAAAAACTATAAAAAAAAGTAAAAGTTTTACAGGAAGAACAAAAAAAGAAAAAAAAAATAATAGTTTAAATAAATATAAAGGTTTAGAAGAAATAAAAATTCCAAAACTTAATAAACCTATGTCAAAATTTTTGAAAACGAATATTGATAAAATTAATGAGTCTATTGAAGGATTACAAAATATTAAATTTAATAATATTGTGTATTATATTAGAAGATTATTAATGCCGGAAGAACAAATATTTATGAGAGAGAGATTACTTTCAGATAAAAAAATAAAAGATATAATAACATATTTTATAACAGACGATAAAGATAAAAATAAATTAAAAACAATAGATGAAATATTATTATATTTAAAATTTGCTATTGAAATGACTATTGAAGAAGAATATATGGAACATTTATATATACAATTATTTTATATATTTATAAATACGGAATATACATTTGAAACATTTAAAAAAGATACTTTCAGTTGGAATAGAATACAACCAATTGAAGAAATAGAATTGGAATATGGAAATTATGAAGTATGGATAGAAGCATTTAAAAAAGAGGATTTAATTATTAAGAATTATGGTATTTTAAAAGAAAATATAATAACAAATATGTATAAAAAAAAAGGTGGTAAAAAAGGATTAATAAAAGCATTAATCCCAAATGGTATAAAATGTATTGGGGAGAAAGCTTTTAAAGGGTGTAAAAATTTATTATCAGTCATAATTCCAGAAGGAGTTATTGATATTAATAATTATTCCTTTAAGGATTGTAAAAAGTTATCTTCTGTTACAATCCCCGATAGTGTTGAATTCATTCGATATGGTGCGTTTTTTAATTGTTCTTTATTATCAGAAGTAATAATGCGCGGTAATACTAAATTAATTAAAGACTATGTATTTGGAAACTGTATTAGTTTAAAAAATATAATATTACCAAATAAAATTGAGAGTATTGGCGTAGGTGCTTTTTCTAAATGCTCCGGATTAATATCTATAGAAATACCAGAAACTTGTAAAGAAATTGGAAAAAGTGCATTTAGTAAATGTACCAGTTTAAAGTCTATAATAATCCCATACAATAATGATAGCATTAATGAAGGAACATTTTCAGGTTGTACACAATTATCATCTGTAATATATGAAGGTATTCGAGAAATTTATGACTATGCTTTTTATAGATGTGAAAACTTATCTTCAATGGTAATTCCATATACCATTACACAAATTCATAAGAGTGCGTTTGCTGAATGTACCGGGTTGACTTCAATCACATTTCACGAAAATTCTCGCATTAATTACATTTTGGAAGAAGCGTTTGCCGAATGTACCGGCTTGACTTCTATCATACTCCCAGATAGTTTACTGTTCATTGATTCTACTGCTTTCGCTGGGTGTGATAGAATTACTTCTGTATCATTACCTTCCCACCATGCGGACATGTGGCTTTACTTCCCAGAAGAAGCCACAATAATTATAAGAGACCCCCTTTGAAGAATATACTCATTTATATTAGACCAGTAAAGAAATGGTAGAAGGAAAAGAAAGTATAACTTAAAAGTCCAAACTAATAATTAACATTTATTTTCTATTATCTTCTCTAATTTAGACATCACCGTTAATAATGTATTATATTTGCGTAATTCATTTTTATAATAATATTTATATACCCAACTTCTAAATATCTTTGAAATAATAATAGTTGTATACAAATTTCATTTATCAACAATTAATAATTCTTTTATTCCTCACATAATTCACTTATTTTATTTAAATCTTTATATGTAATGATTCCATAAAGAATATCATATAATTTACTTTTCTATATTATTTATTTTATTTGTTTATTTTATTTATATATTATAAATGAAAAAAAAAATTAACTTTTTTAAAAGGTGGAACTTTGAGACATAACGCTCCCTCTTTTGTTCCCGGTAAAACTTTGAGACATAAAGCGTCATCTTTTGTTCCAAGTGGAACTAATAATAATATTCAACAACCTATAATGTCAAATAATTATCCAAAAAAAAAGAAAAACTAAAAGTATTTATAATATTAACAAAAGTAAAAAAGGTAAAGATAAAAAAAAGTAAAAGTTTTACAGGAAGAACAAAAAAAGAAAAAAATAATAGTTTAAATAAATATAAAGGTTTAGAAGGAATAAAAAATTCAAAAGGAATATAATTAATAAAAATTCTAAATAGTTTCTGGATTATCACTAAATTTTATATCCAATAATAATTCACATTTATTTTCCAATATCTTCTCTAATTTAGACATCATAGTTAATAATGTATTATATTCATGTAATTCATTTTTATAATAATATTTATATACACCTAATTTCTCCAAAATATCTATCTTTGAAATAATAATATTTGTACACCCCGAAATATTAATTGACTTTATCAATTTATCAACATTTAACCAATTAATAGTTCTTTTTCTCCCAGTAGTCACTCCATATTCTTCCCCTAATTCACCTATTTTTTTTAATTCAGTGTTTTCTTGTAATGATTCTGGAAAATCGGGATCCACGCCGGATCTGGTATCATATATTTTTACTGCTCCATATATATGATTTATTTTTTGTGGTGCAAAACCCAAACTACATGCTCCATATGGAAAAGGATTACTGCTTGTAACATATGGGTAATTTCCATAGTTAATATCTAACCATATTCCTTGTGCTCCCTCGCATAAAATATTACCATATAATTTTTCATCCCATATATATCCATTAAATTGTTTTTTAAAGTCTTCAACTCTTTCCCCACACCTATGATACTTATCTCTATAACAAGGACCAATACCTTTAGCAGTTGTCCCTAAAGATTTATTTTTTTCCAAATCTTCTTTAATATGTGTATGTGTTATAATATGGCATTTGGGTGAAATTTTAATTAAAGTAGTATCAAATCCATTTTCTTCTAAATAATGTATTTCTTGATAAAAAGAATTAATATTAACTACACAATCAGGACCTATTACTGATTTAATACCAAAAAATATCCCAGAGGGTATTAAATGTGTTTTATATTTATTACCCTTAACATAAATGGTATGTCCGGCATTATTACCACCTGCCCAACGACATACAAAATCATAAATTCCACTTCTACTAAGTTGTGATACAATTTTTCCTTTTGCTTCGTCTCCCCACGCTAAACCACAACAAATATCAACTTTATTAATTTTTTCCATAAGAATATACGTGGTTTGGTTTTTAAATATATTTTTTATAAATATAACTAAAATAAAATTGAAATAATAAAATAATTTATATATAATAAAATGTCTTCTATTGAAAATACAAAAAATAATTATTTGCTTAATATTATTGATGATTATGTTAGTTTGCGTTCTAAAATTTCAAATAACCATAATGGTCATTCTAAATTGGGGTGTTTGGCCTTCTCAAATAAGTTAAAGCATCCGCGGGTTTTACGCGTTTGGGTATAATCAATATAATTTATTTAATTCTGCTTCTATAATACATAATGATAGTATACATGCAGAAGTAGATTGTGTATCAAAATTAAAAAAAACAATAAAACCAGTTACAATTAATTTAATTGTATTTAGAACAAATAATAAAGGAGACGCATTGCGTATGTCTAAACCTTGTATTCATTGTATAAATACTATTAAAAAAACACTAAAATATAAAAATTATATACTTAAAAAATTTTGGTATACTGATGAATCTGGAAATTTTATTAAATTAGATTAGATTAAATTATATATTTTTTTTATAATTTTATAATTTTTATATCTAACTGTCTACAATATTCTTCTACTAATTCGTCATTTTTATAATCATCTATATATTTTATTTCTTTGATTCCACTAGCCAATAATAATTTACAACATATAATACAAGGATAATGAGTAATATAAGCAATAGAATCATTACAATTAACACCTCTTTTAGCACAATCACATATGGCATTTTGTTCGGCGTGAACTGTAGATTGTTCATGATTATTTCTAACTATTGATTTATGAGGACAACCTGGCAAAAAACCATTATATCCTTGTGAAATTATTCTATTATCTTTAACTAATAAACACCCTACTTGTAATCTATGACAAGAAGAACGTTCCTTAGTAACTAAACAAATTTTTTTAAAATATTCGTTCCACGAAGGTCTATTCATTATAAATTATTTTATATATTTTTTAAATATAAATTATTTTTTATAAAGTATGTAAATATAAAGTATTTAAATTTATTGATTAAAAATAATATTAACTATGATAATTCCCAATTACTTTATAAAAATATATAATAACATTTATTTTTTTTTTATAGGTTCAATTAGTAACACATTATGTATTATAACCAATATATATTTATATTTATATATATATTTTAGGAGTTCTAAAAGAAATATAGATAAATTAGAAGGACAAGTAAAGTATTTAAATTTATTTTATCAACCTAAAAAAGAATTTAAAAAAGGGAAAATAGTAAATTGGAATGTTCATTATAGTTGTGATTTTTATAATTATAATAGATTAATTGAAATATTGAAATTTTTAAAAAAAGAAAAAGCAGAGGTATACGTGATACAAGAATTTTTAAATTTAAAATTCAGTGATAATAGAGATTTAATAGATTATATGAAAGAATATTTAAAAATAGAAAATCATATATTCGTTCCTATTTATAAATATAATAATTGTTCATATGGTAATTTGATATTATGTCAAAATCCAATTTTAGAAAGCAAAATATTAAATTTTAAGTTATATTATTATAAAACTAAAAATATATGTATTTCTATTAAAACGAAAGTAAATAATAAAGAAATATGGATAAATAATACATACTTAAATTCAGATATAACAGGATATTTACAAAAATATCAATCAACTAAATTATTAAAACACCTAGAAGAAAATAAAGGGAATCAATTAATTATGGGAGATTTCAACTCTCCTAGTAATTATAAAGGAATTAATATGTTAAAAAAAAATTTAATAGATATTTGTGATAAAGACGGATTTAATAAAACTTATCCTTCAATTTATCCAATGGCCAAATTGGATTATGTTTTTTATTATGGCGAAGAAGGAAATAATATAAATATGAAAATAGATAGAAATTATTATTCTGACCATTTACCTTTGATTATAAACTTTGAATAAATTTGTTAGCAGTTAAATTTATTTTTCTATTTTCTTTTGGATTTTTTTGTATCCATAACTTAGGATTGAAAACCATTATTTTAGTTTGTCCATCATTCGATAATAAATTATTAAAAGAATGTTCTGTTAATGTTTTAGGTTCGGTATTAACAAACCCTTTGGAACCAAATAAACCCATAATTTGAGATTGTTTTACATCATTTTCTTCTCTACTAATAATATTGTCATTATACACTTCTAATAACATTGTATTACGGTTAGGATTTTTTTCATTAAGTTGTTTTGTAATCATAAAATTTATTAATTTACTCGACATACCTTTACCTCGAAATTTATTATCAGTACATACAGTCCAAATTTTATCAAAATCATTCTCGTTTTTCTCTACATATAAAAGCGAAATTGGAGCCATTTTTTTAGTAGTTAAAATATAAGTGTCAAAATTGGAGTTGTGTAGATTATTTTTAATAGTATCAATTGTGTGTTTATAACCTGGATAATATGAACCTTTTTTAATTTGATATTCCCTTTCTTTTTCAAATGAAAAATTGAGAATATATACTAATTTATTGAAAAAGGTATTTGTTTTTCTATCTTTATAATTTATTTCATTTTTGTTATTTTCATTGAATATAATAACATTTTCGTTTTTTAATTTTTTATTTACAAACTTATCAAAAGTATGTTTTTTATTTGATTTAGTTTTTTTTGATTTATTTATTTTAGTATTTTTTTTAGTTTGCGTCATATACTATATAAACTGAAAATTATAAAAAATTAATTAGTAATTTTTTATTTTAATTTAAAAATATTTTAACAAGTTAAGTAATGTTTAAAAAAAAGCAAATCTTAATAAGGGATTATTATAATGAAACTTTTAAAAAAAATAAAGCAGAAGAAATAAATATATCTTCAATTCCTGATGTAAAACCAAATATAAAAAAACCAATAAAATACAATCAAAGTATTAAATGTGTTATATTAGGGGATAGTGGTATAGGTAAAACTTCTATTATTAAAAAATATAATAGTAGTAATGTTTCATCTTCTAATGAGAGCACATTAGGAGCAATATATTGGGAATTATTTTATAAATATGACAAAGAGAAAAATATTAGAATTAATTTCTGGGATACTGCCGGACAAGAAAGGTATAATTCATTAATACCTATGTATGTTAGGGAATGTGATATTATTATATTAACATTTGATTTAACATATTATGATTCTTTTAAAAATTTATCTAAATGGTATAAATTTGTTTTAAACAATTATGATAGTCCTAAAATTATTATAGTTGGTAATAAGGTAGATTTGAAATCTCATTGTATTGTAAGTGATAAAGATATAAATAAATTTATAAAAGATAGTTTTGCTATTGAACCTAAATTTTTTAAAACATCCGCAGTAGAAAATATTAATATAAAAAAATTATTTGAACATATTTTTGATTTAACTAAACAAATTATAGACAAAAGATTAGAAGAAACAAAAGATTATATTAAAGTTGAACAAATAGAAAAAGATATATTGAAACATAATTGCTGTATTATTTTATAAACGCAGTAATAAACTCAGTAATAAACTCAGTAATAAAAGGAATAAATTAAATAATAATTTAAGGGTTTATGGTCTTAATTAAATATGGATTTCTTTCATAATTTAAGTAAAAAAAAAATATTATATAAAACGGAAGAACAAAGAGAAAGACTTTTTGATAAATTAAATAAAATAAAATGTCATAATATATTAAATTCCAATTTTCTAGACCATTTTTTCTTTTATATATTTGAATCAAATAAAGAAAATATAATTATAAGAATGTATAAACAGAAATATGACAAAAGAATGAATGATTGGAACAGAGAAAAATTAACTCTTATGACTAGTATATGTTTAAATTTCGACGTTCCAGAAGATAATATTTATAATATAGACAATATTGATAATAATGACTATATAGAGAAAAATAATATAGATATTGAAGATATAGATTTTGTATTTTATTATCCTTATGATATTTTAGAAGTTGATTTCGAGTTTTTCAATTATCAACAATATAATTTAATTACTATAAATGAAGAATTTGAAAATAATTCATTAGATAGTAAATGGGGTTACGAAGTAAATTATAAGGATATACGGTGGATGTTAAATATTGAAAATATGATAAATAGTAATTATGGTGTAGGTGAAAAGTATATAAATAGATTTAGGAGTTCAAGTTTTAATAAGACAAATTTCTATGACATATATTATACTAATTATAACAAAGAATTATTATTATATAAAAAAATAGAAAAAACTATATCTTTTGTATGCGATTCGTGTAATCTAAATTTGGATGATAAAGATATATGGCATAATAATTTATGTGGTGATTTATGTGATAATTGTATGGAAAATAAAAAACGAAAGGAAAATTTAAGAAAAAATTTGATAAAAAAAGAATTATTATGGATAGGTAAAAGAAAATTATTTGAGAAAGAATTAATAAGGACTAAACTATATTTAGTTAAAAATAAGATTATCGATTTACCTTTATTTAAAAAAAATGAATTATATAAAAAGGTTTTTAGAAATACATTAAATGTATTAGATAAACAATATCATAATTGTTCTATATGTTTGGAAAATATGGAAGAAGATATTTATAGTGGTAGTTGCGGACATTGTTTTCACGAGAAATGTATATTAAGTATGAAAAATGAAGAATGTCCTTTATGTAGAATTAGTACTAATTTTTTTAAAATTTATTTAGATTAAATTTGTTATTTTTATATAATATATTTTATCTTATTTTATAATATATGAATCAAGATAATTTTTATAATTTCAGTTTATTAGTTATAGCTTTAATATTAATATTATGTATTTGTAGATACCATAACATTAAAAAAGAGAAATATTATAATAATATAAATGCTAATATAAATAGTAATAATATAAATGGCAATAATAACATTTTTGTTCCTACGAATAATCAAATAGAAGAAAAAAGAAAATTTGGCTGTTCCGGAGAAGTATTTAAGAAAAAAATGTCTAATTTTTATAAGAATTTAGATATGTATCAAAAAACATATGAAAAAAAACAGGATACTTTACACAAATATGAGGAATTGAGTGATAAGTTAGTTGATGTTAAAAAAAACTTAATTAAAACAGAAGAAGACGTAAAGACATGTATCCCTAATTTCTCCGAAACAAATTAGTTCTAATGTATCCCTAATTTCTCCGAAACAAATTAGTTCTAATGTATCCCTAATTTCTCCGAAACAAATTAGTTCTAATGTATCCCTAATTTCTCCGAAACAAATTAGTTCTAATGTATCCCTATTATAAGTTCATTCCTTTTCTTCAAATATTTTTTACTTTCTTCATTATCCAAAGTAAAAATATATTTATCTTTGATTTTATCTAAACCATATTCCTCTAAATTTATTTTTATATTTTTATTATTTATATTATCTTTATTATTTATATTTTTATTATCTATATTATTTTTATTATTATTTTTATTTATTTTTAAAATATTTTCCTCTAATATTTTAACTTTACATGTATTTTCGTCTATAGTAAATAAGTTCCTATCGAATGCCTTATGCATAGTAGAAGATAATAATATTCCATTATTAACATTATATGCGTCCAATTTATTATCACATTCAGAGTGGGGTAAGATATGAGCGGCGTCGCATAATGTATAATTGATATTATCAAGAGGGCATTTTTGATATTTCTTTATTAATTTATCCCTAAAACCTTTTTGTCCGTTTCTATCTCTTTTTTTTTTACCAATACTTGTGATTGTTGATAGAGTTTTAATTTGAGTTTTAGGCATAAACCTTTTTATAAAATGACCGAAAACCATTACTTTTACTTAATATTTTTATTTAAAATATTAATTAAGAAATATATTCAATTATAAATGATTATTATTATACCACTTGGTGGAATAGGTGAAAGATTTAAAAAAAATAACTATACATTACCTAAAAGTTTCATAAATATATTTGGCGAACCTATAATAAATTATTTATTAGATAATCTAAATTTAGAGCAAATTGAATATGTATACATACCATATAATAAGGAATACTCTACTTATTTTTTCGAGGATATGTTAAAGAATAAATATCCGAATATTAAATTCCAATTTTTCCAATTAATAGAAAATACACGAGGAGCAGCAGAAACACTTAACTTAGCAATTAAGAATTTAAAACTAAAAAAAGATATGCCTGTTTTATGTTTGGATGGAGATAATTTCTATACTACAGATATTATAAATAAATGGAATGGAAATAATAGTTTAATTACTTTTGAAGATATTAATGATAAACCTATTTATTCTTATGTAAAATTAGAAGATAATAAAATTATTGATATTGTAGAGAAAAATAAAATTTCTAATTTGGCTTGTAGTGGTGCTTATGGTTTTAATTCTATTTTTAAATTATTAGAATTTACACAGTATATTATTGATAATGATATAATGGAAAAAGGAGAATTCTATACATCCATAATAATAAAAGAAATGATTAAACAAGAAATAGAATTTAGTAATATTTCAATTGAAAAGAAGGATTGGATTTGTTTAGGTACACCAATTCAATTAAGACATTTCTATCATAACTATCCTAAAATATCTTTTAATAGTAAAATAAAACTTAAACCTAAAAGAATATGTTTTGATTTAGATAATACATTAGTTTCCTGTTTCAGTAATGATTATATAAATGTAAAACCAATTGAAAAAAATATTAAATTTCTCAAATACCTAAAAAGTTTCGGTAATATTATTATTATTTATACCGATAGAGGAAGTAGAGAAAAAGGGGGTAATATAGGAAATATAGGGAAACTTACTTTTGAAACTTTAGATAATTTTGATATTCCATATGACGAAATATATTTTGGTAAACCATATGCTGATGTATATATAGATAATTTGGCTTTGAATTCATATGACGATATGGAAAAGTATTTAGGTTATTATATGGATAATATTGATACTAGAAGTTTCAATACATTGGAAAATAATATAATCGAAACTTATACTAAAAAAAATGAAAAAACATTAGAAGGTGAAATATATTATTATAGAAATATACCGAGGGAAATAAAGGATTTGTTTGGTTTATTTATAGATTATGACGAAGATATGAAATGGTATAAAATGGAGAAAATAAGTGGTTTAACGGCAACAACATTATATTTATCGGAATTACTAACTACTGATAATCTTAAACATATTATGAATAGTATTAAAAGAATTCAAAATACTAATATAAATAATGATATTGATATAAATATATACGGTAATTATGCCACTAAATTGAAAGAAAGATATTATTCATATGATTATTCTAAATATGATATTTCCAATCAATTATATGAAACACTATATAATCAATTATTAGAATATGAAAAGAAAAACTTAGGTAAAAAATGTATAATCCACGGCGATACCGTTATGACTAATATAATTATTAATAATTTCGAGAAAATAAAATTTATCGATATGAGAGGTAAAATAGGTGATACACTAACAATATATGGAGATTGGTTATATGACTGGTCTAAGTTATATCAATCAATATTGGGGTATGATAGAATATTACAAGAAAAGGATATTAATAAGGATTATGAAATGAAAATGAGGAAAACATTTGAGGATTATTTTATAGAAATGTTTTCGGAAACAGATTTACAAAATGTGAAAATGATTACTAAGAGTTTATTATTTTCATTAATTCCTCTACACGATAATGAAAAATGTATGAAATATTATAATTTGATTTAATTTATTATACTAATTTTATTTTTATATACTATATATATGGTAAAAAAAAGTAAATATTTAGAAGATTCGGTTAAAAAAAAAATAAAAAATAAAAAATCAAAAAAGAAAAATCAAAAAGAAGAATATTATTTAATACATAATAATGGAGGTAGGTCATTTATTGTTGTCATAAAAAATTATAGTCTAAAAGTTTATAAAACAATTTGGGATGAAGATATTTATGAAAATATTAATCATACAAAATTATTAAAATTTAAGGATTATACGAATACAAGAAAAGACGAAGACGATATTATTTATACTAATCTAGAACCAATATTTATTATATCAGAATATAAAGAAATATTTGTAGGTAATGATGTAATGCCAGATAATACATATATTAAAAATAAAAATTTCGGTAAGGGTAATAGTATTTTAGTTTATGATGGTAAAGATTATTATTGTATATCCGGGGCAAGTATTTCAAAGTTAGATATTAAGAAAATTAAAGGTAAAGTAATAGGATTTATATCTCCTATCGGCGGCAGTGATGTTTCATATCCTCAAATGCTTACTACAACACATATTTATTCTTGGTCTAACTATATATCAGAACATAAATTACCTAAAAATAATTCTAAAATGAAAATATTAAAATTATTATTTCAAGCAAAAAATCCTTTTGATATACCAGGGGAATATTATAATGCTATAAAAACATTTGACGATTATTATAATTTTCCTTATTTTTCAGAATCTAAAATCAAATTAAAAAACACATTATTATTTGTTTTTGATGGCGGACCCATAGAAAGTGCTACACTATTTTCTATAGGTACTCAAAAAAAAGATGAATACGGAAGTACTTGGGAAGTAATTAAAGGTTATAAAGATACATATTTATGGGAAGAACATAAATATTATTTAATACACAATGAATCCGAGAAAAATAAAAATTGGAATAAAGGAGTTAAAATATCGTTTGTTGTTGTTAATGAAATTAAAAGTTTAAAGGTTTATAAAGTAATAAAGGAAGAAAAAATAAAAGTAGAAGAGTCATATATTAAAATTCATAATGAGTTAGAATTTAAAAATTATAAGAATGATAAAAATATAAAATTAATAGTAAATAAAGAACCTATATTTACTTTATCAACATTTAAAAAAATATATATAGGTGATGATTTAATTATAAATAAGAAAAAAAATAAAAATTGGTTTTTTGGAGAAGGAAACAGTATTTTAGTTTTTGATGGTAATGATTATTATTCTATAATTTCTAATACTATTTCAAAATTAAATACAAACAAAATAAAAGGTAATTTATCAGTAAGTTCGGGAGTACCAAAAAATGAACCTAGATTAATAGTTAATAATTTTATATCTCCTATTGATAAAGAAGGAATTTCTAGACCAATAATGTTTACTAATACACATATATATAACTTTTGTAATAATGATATATTTGAATATAAAATTAAAGACGATAAAATATTAGAAATTTTATTATTTATGCGTGAAAATGAACCCGAATTACTGAATGATAAAATACTTAGTGAATCAAATAAATATATTTCTTTGAATGAATATTTGATTAATAAATATTGTTCTTGTAATAAATCTAAAATAAAACTAGATAAAATAGTTTTATCCAAATAAATATTTTTTAATTCAAAAAATCTTTTAGTATTAAATATACTTTGATAATTTAGTGAAATAGAAAGAATTAAAACTTCCCACCTTTTACTAAATTATCTGTTGCCCATAAAGGTTGTAGATTAGTATAATGAAAACATTTTTTCTGTTCTTCTTCATCTTCCAAATTATAAGAACAACAAGGTTTAATATGATCTATATGCCATTCTCCGTGATTTTCCCAAGTCATACCTTCTGTAAATTTTGCTTCTAAATATCCTTTTAGAAAATTCATACTACAACCTGTTAGAATAAAAGTAGTATTTCTTTTTTTAGCACTTTGATTTCTAAGAGCACTTCCTAAACGACTTCTAAGTGTTTTACTTAACTTAAATGCGGGATCTATTTTTTTTCTTGCTTTTTCATATTTATTCATATTATCTTGGATTTTTCTTCTATTATGTTTTCTATAAGTTACTAAACATTCTTTACAATCATTTCTAAGTTTATCCCAATGATTTTCTGCTGAATTATATTCTTCCAAAGATTTCCATTCTTTACAAGTACAACATTTTTTACCTATTATATTAGATACTATTTGATGCGGAATTCTTTTCTGCGAAGGTTGACCTTTTACTAAATCTTCATAATTATTTTCTTCTTTAATTTCTTTCCAAGATTTTATATCTTGTATAACAGTTTCTTCTTCTACAACTTTAAAAATATATCCACCTGTTTGACTTAATTTGCCATTTATTACCTTACTTATATTCGCAGTTTGTAATTTTAATTCTTTCGCAGCTGCTGCTTGTGTTTCAAATTTTAACCATTCTTCCTCTTCAACCGCATTTTTCTTCCTAGCATAAATAACTCTTTCCTTTTTATCTTTATTTTTACTTTGTAAAGTAAATTTATTATACTCGGCAACTCTTTCCTTATTCTTATCGCGCCACTTTCTACTTTGCTCACGGCATTCGAAACAAGATTTGTAAGTTTTTACTTTTACTTGGAAACTGGATTCTTCCTTTTCCTTATTACATTTTGAACATTTCATATTTAATTATAAATATCAAATATTCTTTAAAATAATTTCAATTTTTATTATTTTTTATTTTTTATTTTTTATATAAGATTTAAAAGAGTCTATTATTCACTCTTTAACGGAGCCGTAAAACTAAGTGGAGTGTACTTTCTTTCTGTATATTATAGTCTGAAAGGGTTCTACCGTCTTCGAGTTGTTTTCCGGCAAAAATAAGTCTTTGTTGGTCTGGAGGAATTCCTTCCTTATCCTGAATTTTAGCTTTAATATTTTCAATACTATCAGAAGGTTCAACTTCTAAAGTAATAGTTTTACCAGTTAATGTTTTTACGAAAATTTGCATTGTTATATAATCTATTAACATTATTTTTCTTTAAATAAATTCAAAAAAAAAAAAATTAATTCCCCATTATACTTTGTTATACTTTCTATACTTTGTAAAACTTAAATAACCAGGAAAACTGTTATTAAACTTTGTAAAACTTAAATAACCAGGAAAACTGTTATTAAACTTTGTAAAACTTAAATAACCAGGAAAAACTGTTATTAAACTTTGTAAAACTTAAATAACCAGGAAAACTGTTATTAAACTTTAATAGTTTTATAACCAGGAAAACTATTTATGTTTATTTTATTGGGGTCGGTACATTTATTATCATTATTTATAGTAAGTCCTTTTTTGAGAATTTTATGACAATCTTTGGGGAAATTCTTCCTAACATATTTAGATATACTTTTGGAATTTTTTTCATCTAATTTCGTTATATATATATTATCATCATCAATACCATATGGTAATTCAAAAATACCAATTTTATCGTTAATAATAAAACCATAAGTATTATCCCTATATAATTTAATTAAACTATCTTCTATATATTCATTATCTGATATAGGAATTCCATTATTTTTTAATACATTATCGTGAAATTCTAATTGAACCAAATTTTGATTCCCGTTACTAACTATTTTAGTAACCACTCCTAAAGGAGATAGTAAACATATAAAATCTGATAATTTTATATTTAATTCTTTCAAATTGTAAAAAGTCATTTCTTTATAGTGTTATTTAATAGTATGATTTTTTTATTTATTAATTAAAATTTAAATCATTTAATAAAATAGTTTTAGATTTAGGAATATATGTTAAAATTAATTTGTTCTGTCAAACATATTTCTATTTGTAGAATTAGTTTGACTATATTTTTTTTATGTTTTTTAATGTTAGGTTTACAATGTTTATATGATTTTTTAAATGGTAATATAAATAAAATATATAACATTAAAATATATGCTATAGTTTTAATAACGATAAGTATAATTGGTGTTTTATGTTCCTGTATAATATGCGAAGAAGATGGAAAAGATAATATAATAAATAAAAGGACTCTAATAAATATAAATGAAAGAGATTTAATAAATATAAATGAACAGGCTAATACAGAAAGAGAAAGATTGATTTAATAAATAATAAAATTAGAAATATTTAGTGTAAAGAGGATAAACCAGTTATGTAAATCTCTAACTCCCAATCCAAGGTCTACAAAATAAAGTCTAAGTAAATTTAGTATATCTTCTATATTATAAGTAAAAAATAAAAACAGAGCTGAAATAGTTTTCATTTTAATATTTTTGAATCCTTCTTTATGAAAATCGTTTATAATTGCTTGATTACTGGAAAAGTTATAATTCCAGTAGTTTATCATATATTTCTGTTTCTCATAAATTTCATTTTGTATGCCCTTATTAAATTTATTATCTAATATTAAATCTATAAATACCATAGTTTTAAGATAAATAAATGAGTTTTCATCTTTTAATAAAGGTTTGAGTTGTTTAATAAATTCAGGTTTTTTGCTTATTTTCCCTATAGTTTCTAATATAACAATTCTATCAAATTTTTTATCTTTGAATATATTTCCTATATCGCTATATTTGCCGTAATAAATTTTAAGTTTATTATCGAGGTTTAAAGAAGCTATTTTTTTTTTACATATATTATAATCATTAAGATTAGTAATTAATGAATGTATTACTAAATTATCGAATTTATTTAATAAATAAATATCAAAATTACAATTAGTTAGTGATAAATTTAAGATATTGTATTTCTTATCTTTATTTAATTTTAATATCTTAATTTCGGATTCATAAATGCCGTCCATAAAATTATATCTTATAATACCGAAATTACCTACTAAATCTTTTCCTTCTCCTTTATCTATATTTTCATAATAATCGTCATATAAATAATTAGCATTAGTATTAAATTTGGTGTCTTGATTAATATTAGTCATATAATTGGATACAATTTTCCTAATAATAACACTTAGTATAAAGAGTATTATTACTATTATAAAAAATATTATAATAAGTTTCATATTATATTTTAAAAATATATTATAAAAAATATAAAAAACTTATATACTATAAAAACATATAACCTTTTAATAAAACAATTTACTAGTTTCACCTTCATATAATTCATTATCTCTTACATACATATTACCATTATCATATACATTATCTTTTATAAAGTTAACTTTTTTATAAAAATTCTCGGCACCTGGATGATATTGACTTTTATTACCAATTTCTTTTAAATAAAACATTTGTTGAGGATCCAATAAATCTCTTAAAACATTATTATTGGAGTTAAATAAGTATTTATTAAGTTTATTTTTAAGATTATCTAAGTTACCATAAATTTTGGATAATAAATTATAAATATGTATATCTTCGGCACTTTTATGACATAATAAACAAACTCTAAATGATATTGTATCTGTTAATACTATATCTGACTCCTTAATTGTCATATTATTAAATTTACCATATTGATTACTAATAATATACTTAGACATATCTATTTTTTTTTTATAATTTCCTAAAAATTTTTGGTCTAAAATATTTTTATTAATATCTTTAGTACCTATTATTTTGGCATTCTTAGTTCTTAGGTATTCTATAAAAAAAGGATTTTTATAACTGGAAATATTAAATATTATATGTATAGTATCTTTAACGTCTACTTTGTTTTTATTTTTATCATTTTTTTTAATATTACTTTTCATTCTACTAAATAATTCCTTTTCCTTTCCATATACAAAAGTATATTTATTATTATTAGTAATATCTAAACCAATTGTATTGAAAAATTTTATGGCATTATAATTAAAATTATTACTTTCTTTATCATTTTCACTTATATTATCATTTGGTATTCCTATTACTAGTTTTTCTGGTAATAAGTTTTTTTGAGTATCTCTGGAAACTTTATAATATTCCGGATATATTAGGATATCGCTTACTTTTTTTATAGGTATTCCTTCTTTTACAATAAGAAAAAGTTCTGTATAATATAAAGAACAAATATATTTTACTTGATAGCCACTTATTTTTTCTTTTTCTAAATAATCATAATAGTCTTGTTCATAACACATAAATATATCATTATTATGTTCTTTTTTATTTTCTGTTTCAGAATATTTCTGTAAATGATTTAAATTATAATGTAAACTATGAGATTCTATATTATTAATTCTATAAAGTTTAGATAATTCAAAACCAAATTTACTCTCTAATGAATATTTATAATTTGAATAAATATTTATAGCTTCCCTTTCAGTATGATTTATCGCAAATATTTTTTTATTACCTATAAAATAATTATTATCTATAAAATTACTTGATAAACTATTTTTATTTATAACTCTATTCCTATTTGTAAAACTTTCTTTTATACCTAAATAATCCTTCCAATCAGACTTTTTTTTTTTATAAATTGTATATATTACAAATATTAATATTATAAAACAATATGTAAAAACCTTATTCATTGATAAATTTAATATTGTTTTAGATTATTAAATTAGAAAATGAATTATAAAATTAAATTTGAAAAATAGATTATTAAATTTGAAAAAGAAAATATTATTAATATATTAAATGGAAACATCCAATCTTAAAAATCCACTATATATTACTATTGTTATTTACGCTATTATAATAGGTGTAATATTATATTTCAGACCTAACTTTCTTTATATTAATAATACAAATAAATCCAAGAGATTAAAAGTATTTGGAACAGGGTCTAAATCCAATAAAACCATATTTCCTTTATGGTTAATATTATTTATAAGTATGGTTATTGTATATTCATTCTTATGTGTTTTATTAAAATAAAATTAATATAAACTTTTCATACATTTATAATTTTTTTCAAAGGTATCCTTTTCTATGCTATTATTCATAATTAAATTATAAACATTTATATTTTTGTTTTCAAATAAATCAAATATATATTTATATTTCAATTTCATAACATTTTCTTTTTTTTCATATAAAGGATCTAAAAATATTATATCATTTATATCTGTAAACTTGTTTTCTAAATATGAGTTATCCATATCGTAATTTAATAAAAAAATGGACTTATTTTCTTTATGTGTATAATTGTCATAATTGTCATAATTGTCATAATTGTCATAATAAACAATATTGAGTTGTTTGAAATTATTTTTTAAAAGTTCTAAACATTCTAAATAATTACTAAATATAACAATTTTTTTCAATTTCTTTATTAAAGAAATAAGTTTTTTAACTTTAGTACCTAAATTATCCAATATTCCAAAATCCATTACTTTCTTATTTAAACATGAATTATTATCTATTTTGATATAATAAATATTATCTATAGAAAGTTTATTTCTACAAGTAGGACAATCATTTTTATAATTTATACATTTATAAATACACGAAAAACAGAAATAATGCCCACAAGTAGTTATACCAAAATTACTAATATTGATATTATTTAGACAAATATTACATTTATTTTTTTTCTTATTTTTTAATGTTATTTTAATTGAAGATACAATTTTAATAATTTGTTTTTTATATTCTCCTCTAATATTAAATAATTCAATATCATTGGAAATATTTTTATAATTTAGTATATTTATTTTAAGATTTTGTTGTGGATAGCAACAGAATTTTCTTAAAAAAATATCATCAGTAAATAAGATATTATTTTTAATATAAAAATTATTAAATTTATTAATATAATCTTCATATTTATTTTTCTCAATTTCATTAAAATCAAAATTTCTGGTTTTAACACTAATAATCTTATTATTCTTTTCTGAATAATATTCTATAAAATTAGCCAAATAATTAGTATCTAATAAAATATTATTATAATTAGAAAAAAATAAATTTAGTAAGTTAGTATAATTATCTAGTAGGTAATATCTATTAACTAAAATATATTTATTTTTATGTTTTATTGAATAATCAAAATTATTTTTCTTTAAAAAATTATTTTCTATATCTAATACTAAATTATTCCAATACATATTTTTTATATATTGTTTATATGTATTATAAGAATAAGAAATTACTATATCATATTTATTAAGTATATTATTTTTACTTATATCTAAATTTTTTTTTATATTATTATTTTTATTTAATAAATCATCATTTAATATAATAAAATTAATATTCTTCTTTGTAAACTCATTTTGCCATATTTTAATTCTATTTTGAGTAGTAAGTAATAATGTTTTTTTAAATTTATGGTTCAAAAAATATAAATTATTTAGATATAATTCACTAAATATTATTTTTCCTTCAATAATTTTTTTATAAGAATTAGTATTTTTGTCTAACATAAACTTATTATTTTTCAAATCTAATATTATATCATTTCCAAGTTTTATAATATTATTATCATAAATAATTAAATTTTTTATATTTGATTTAGTTTTTTTTTCTATTAACAAATCTATTTTTTGGTTTATATCTAAAATATTATTGTATTTTTTAAAAACGCAATAATTTTTAAAAAAGTAAATTACTTTATCTTTTCTGGGTATTTCTTTATTAAATATAATAAGATGTTTTAATTTAGTTAAATTAATTTTGAAATCAATTTTGACTTTATATTTTGCTTCAGATTTAAAAAAAAAAATATTAGATTTTTTCTTTTTAAAAAATAAAATATTATATAAATTTTTATAATTTTTAGGAAAATTACTCTTATCTTTTGTATTTAGTTCAGTATCTAAACTAAATTTTTCATATATCTCTTCATTCATTAAATATTATATATTTCTTCTAAAAATCTTAAATAGTTTATTTTCTTTCTCTATAATCATTCTTAAATATATAGTCTGGTGACTTTAAATTAGGATATTTATTTCTATCTTCTTGTTCTTCGCAACAATTATAACAATTATCTCCTAAACACCCTTCTCTTTCACAATTATAACAAAAAGGTTTTATTTTTTTATCATAATATCTATAACTTAGTGTCTTAGTATTAATAGGCATTTCACAAAATCCTTTCTTACAACCTCCTCTTTCATTTTCATAATTTTTATTTTTTTTATAAAAAGGGCATTCATCGTTATTATTACATGGTCTATCCCAAACACCGTTTGTTTTTCTTTCTTTATCATATGATTTGCATTCAGATTCATTAAAACCTTGTCTTCCAAAACATCTAAATTGGTTATAATTTTTATTTATTTCACTTTCTAATTTTTTATCTTCGTAAAATTTATTTAAATGTGGTTTTAAATATTCTCCTGAAATAAAATCATTTGAACTTAAATTATCACTTCCGTAAGGTATTTTAAAACATTCGTCCTTTTTAATATCTAAATCAAATTTACATTTTTGTTCTTTACTTATTTGTTCTTTACTTTTCTTAGTATTAAAAATAATATCTTCTTCTGATATTATACCTACTAAATCAATATTTAAATAATTAGTTATATTCGTATATCTATTATGTTTAATAGTATTTTGGAAAACAAAACCATAATCTTTCATTTTTTTAAACATTTTAACCTCATATACTATTTTGTAAACTGAATCAACTATTAAATCTTTTAGAAGAAATTTAACATCTATTAAATCATACATTCTTTTATCATTTTTATGATAATTATTATTCATATCTAATAAGAAATACATTTGATTAAAAATATCTACAAAATGTTTTCCATATGGCAAAGGATCATATTTATTTACTTTGATTTCGTAATTTTTAGAAGGTTTAATTTGTTTAATAATTTTACCAACTTCCATAATTGGTAATTCGTGTGCGTATGAATGATAATCTGGATTAACCCTATAATTTTTTAATACAGATTTATCCAGTGTTTTATCTACTAATGGGGATTTATTATCAAAAGGAACATTATAATACAATTTTTTATACTTATTTAATTTTACGTCTTCTTCATCCTTTTCTTGATTTTCTAAAATCTTTTGATATGTTTTTTTTAAATCCGAATCTTTTTTAACATTATTAAGAAAATCGTCATGGAAATTTATTGCTTCATTAAAATGTTCTTTTTTTTCATAAATTAAAATTAATACTATCACAATAGATAATATTAAAAATATTATGTCTTTTTTTATGCCGTGTATCATATATATTATGATAAGATAAGATAAAATAGTTTGATAATAAAATAAAAAAATAGTAAAATAATAAAATTTATTAAACAAATACGTCTTTTTCTTCTTCTTCGTCATCTTCTCCTTTTACAAAAATAAAATTATCTTTTAATATTTCGTTTTCTTCTCTTATATTCTTTTCATTTTCCATTTTAAAGTCAAGAAATTGTTGGTCGCTTGGTTTAGTTCCATATTTGTCTTCAAATTGTTGAAATAATTTAGTATCAATTTCGTCTTGTTTGAGTAAATCCGCATAATCTGACGCCAGATTTTCATATTTAGTTAATCCTGCTTTAGTTTGTAAATTTCTCAATCCTCTTTCTTCTAAATCTAATTTTTCCATAACATATAAATTTCTATCCTTACTTTCTTCATTCTTTGTTTTAATATCTTTAATAACTTCATTCTGTGTATATTTATTATAAAATGTATTATCTTTATCTATTTTCTTTATTAATTCTATTACAAAATGTCTTATCATATTTCCTTTTCTATCTAATCCTGTTACATCATCTTCGTCTTCTTCTAATGATTTAGTATATGCTTCTTTTCCAGATAATAATTTTATACTATCTTCGTAATTATCAATTGAATCAATAATAAAAATAAGGATATAGTATAAATTAATTTCTAATAATTTGCTGGATTTATCATAATCAAAAATGGAACTTTCTATTTTAATATCACAACCATATATATCTGCATATCCTGTAATATTTCTAAGTTGTTTAAGATTAGATAATAATGAACTGAGTAATTTAAAATATTTAGTATTATTTTCTGTGAAAAAATCAGTTAAAAAATTATATTCCTTTTCAATTAATTTCTTTTCCTCTAATCTTTCATATTTATCTAACACTAACTTGGATTTATTATTTATATTAGATAATACATTACAATACTTAATTATATAATTAAATATTAATTTTTTAACCATATCTTCCTTCCTCTTATTACTTATATTTTTTAAATGTAATTCTTTCTTTATTATGATATCATTTTCTTCTATGTTTTCTTCTTCTTTATCAATATTACTAAAATTTAATAAATTATTTAGTTTAGTTTTTATTTCTGTTTTATTTCTATTACTTACATTTTTAGTTATCTTATCATATAAATTAGTTCTAAGTCGAGTTACCGAATTATCCAATAAACTCCATAAATTAGTAATTTCCTTTTCCGATATTTGATTACTAATATTTTTAATTTGTGATACTAAACCATCATTAAATTCATTTTGTAATAAGAATTCATTATCTAAAATTTTCTCTATTTTTCTTAAACAATCAATTTGCTTATTAATTTTTTTATTATTCTCTGGGTTAGTATTATTTTTCGGTGTATTATCTACTTGGTTAGTATTATTTTTCGGTGTATTATCTACTTGGTTAGTATTATTTTTCGGTGTATTATCTACTTGGTTAGTATTATCAAGAACAATATTTGTCTCTTTCATTTGTGAAAGTAATAATAAAATATCTGCTTTACTGCCTATAGTTACTTCATTAGTCGCATTATGTTCAGCATAAGTTTGATAACTATATTTTTCATAAAATTTTTTACCTCCAATATTAGTTTCAATATAACGACCATAAAGATTTTTAAGAATATCATTATTACCTGTTGTCAAAATTCTATCTATGTCTTCTTCTCCCAAATAAACATTTCCGGCATAACTTTGTAATTTATTCTTAGTTTTCTCAGGTTTTATATAAATTATAACGTCATATATTTTATCATTAAATTTATCCATTTGTCTTGATTTTTCAATTAATGATACTAAGTTTTTCTCTATATCATTTTGATATAAAAATGATAAATAGTCATAATCTGGATTTATATCCACTAAACAACAACTGTTAAACAATGGTAAAGGATCATATAATATATTCTCTAATGGTTGACTTTCTATAATATTATTTATCTTATCAACAATACATAAAGAACATAAGTTAATTTGGTTTTTAAAAACCCTAACAGATTTACGTATTGAACTTTTACTTCTTATATTAGTATCTCCTAAATCTATCGATTTAGAACAATCGCCACCTAATTTATCAAAAAGAGGTCTAAATTCATTCCAGACATATCTTTTTCTTTGTTCGTCTAATAATAGTCTCTCATTCTCTATTTCTATTCTTCTCCTTTCTAATCTTAATTTTAAAGACGCAGTTAATAACTTTTTAACAGTATTTAAATAATTTACCTTTATAGTCTCTCTCTTTTCTAATACACCCCATATTCCCTTACTATTTTTCAAATTAGAAAGTAAGCAAACCATATAATTAATACCAAATGTTTCAACTTCTTCTTCGTCTTCGAGTGGAAACCCTGATAATTTAGGTATACATTTTTCGAATGGTGAAACCATTAAATTTTTTAAAGTTATTTGTAAATAGATTAATAGATAACTCGCACTTATATAAATAAGATTTTTCTGATTATATTCTTGGTGTTGTTTTTCAATTGGTTTTTTCTTTTTATCGTTTGATTTAGACTTTTTCTTTTTAAAGCTCGCGAGTGTTTTATAATTATCTCTATATAAAGAAACACATTTCTTATCTATTTTAGAGATATCTATATTCGCGTCCATAAAGTTTATTAAAGTATTGAGAACATATCTAATATTAGATAAATCATCATCTGTTTCGCCTATATTTTTATGTGAAACACTTAGGAAATTTACAATAGAATCATAAATAATGCTTCCAGAAGGTTCTGGAATATCTCTTTCATTTTGTTCTTCTAATACTGCACCCATTTCCATACGCTGTCCTTTTTCATTAAAATCAGTTACATCTACCATTTCATATATATCGTCGTAATCTATTTGGTCTTTAATAATAATATCTACATCTTCTCCTTCTTTCTTTACAATTTCTTCTTTAAATTTTTCAAATTCTTTTTTGATAATTTCTATTTTATGATTTTTTTTTTGTGAAATATTATCAATATAAAGTTTATTTCTTATTTGTAATTTTTTTAGTTTTTCATTTAGTTTAGGTTTTTTATTTATATTCTTCATAGTTGCGAATAATTTACCATTATCAATTTGGAAATGTAACCAATCGAGTCTCTCAATATCCCCGTCAAAAGAAAATACATTATTTTTATATGTTTTATAATAATTATTCAACTTCCCAATATCTTCATTTTTAACACCATCATAATTTTTAGATGCTTGTTTCTTTTCTCTATCTGCGTCAATAGTATTTTGTTTTTCTTTAACAGAATTGATTTCATTATGTTTTAGGGAGAATAGTTTAGTTAATTTTTGAACGTTTTTATTCATAATATTATTTACTTTAGTAGAATTACTTATTTCCAAATCATTATAGTTTACTTCATATTTGTATAAGATATTATCAATATCTTCCATATTTTTAATATTTTTAACTTCTTCGTGGTGTCTATCTAATATTTGTTTAACACTTGGAATTATTTGGTCTAATAAATTTTCCTTTATTTTATTATTTAGTTTAGTTTCAGGAAACTTATAAAATAACATTTTAGTTAAATCTGTATTACATTCATTTTTAACATTACATATATTATTATCCTTTTCTATTCTAATTTTTCCATCTTCCATAGAAAATTCAAATATTTTATCTTCTTGTAATAGGGATTTATTGTCTGGTTCTAAATAAATATGTCCTTTCCTAGTTCCTTTTATAGTTCCTATAATTTCTTTATTAACCTCTCCTTCAGTAATACAGACTTTAACTTTGGAGTTAATTTTGTATCTGTATTCAGAATTTAATTCTATTTCTTCAAGAGTATCTAAGTTTTTATCATATAATTCTTGAATGCTTTTATTTTCAAATTTGAAAATATTATTATATGGATTAGTAAAATCGTTATTTACAATACTGGGAATTTTAAGATAACCAATATTATTTATTTTTTCTCCGTCAATAGTATTTATATATTCATCGTCAATATTAAGTCTTTTTTCACTACCTAAAACATTAAATGTTTCCATATTATCGTTAGTATTATCAATAACTTGTACTTCCCTATTTAATCTAACTGTATGACCTATAAATTCATTATCTGTTTTTCTAGATTGTAAGAAAATTTCTTTTTCTTGTTGTTTAGTATCATAGTCTAAATATTTATCGTCACTAAACTTATTATCTATTGCTTCTAGTGTTTGTATTTGTTCTTTAATTTCATTTGATAATTCTACTTCTTTTTCATCTACATATTCCTTCTCGTATTTAGTTAATTTACTTTGAACTACAGGTATTAAATATTTATTTGTGTAGTCATTTTCCATATATTTTTTTAATAATGGTTTATATTCAGAAGACTTTAATAAAATTTTTTTTTTTAATTCCATAATTTTTCTATCATAACTTTCATCTTCTAAATCTAATAAAAAGGATTCACTATGTCTATTTTTTAATTGATTGAAAAATTTAATCTTTTTAAATAAATGTCCTTTTCTCATATCAGGATATAACCTAATCATTTCCTCTATTATATCCTCTTCTTGTTCGTTTTCCGTAAAAACAATATCTTTTTCAACTAACTCTTCTTCCTCATAAATATCAAAGTCATTATTTATATTAGTAAACTCAAATTCTTCTTCATTAGAACTAAATTCGTCATCTTCATTTTCAATATTTCCATTTTCTATATTTTCAATTTCTACATTTTCTATATTTTCATTTTCTTCATTTATTATTGATAATTCTTTGTCTTCTTTTTCTCCTTCATTAATATTAATAGGGTCCTCCATATCTAAAAGGGATGTAGGATCTTCAATTTCTAAAATAGACCCGAATTTTTCTTCTGGAATAGTATTATTTATAATATCTTCATTACTATCTATATTTTTATCTTCTTTTATTTCATATTCTAAATCTCCCAAAGTTTCTTTAACAATTTGGAGAGGAATAATATTTTTTATTTGTTCCGAAGAAATATCTTGATAATCGTGTTTAATTTTTTTACCTTCAATGTCTCTTATTCTGTAATTACGATTAAATTCTTGAGTTTCTTCATTAAAATAAACATCAAAAATTTTAACTATTAAATAATTTTTTCTATCTCCAATTCTAACTATAGACCCCCGTTCTAATTCTAATTTATCCTGTTTTCTACCACCAGTTTGACTAGGAGCAGTTAAAACAGGTTCAGAAGAAATAGGAGCAGTTAAAACAGGTTCAGAAGAACTAGGAGCAGTTAAAACCGGTTCAGAAGAACTAGGAGCAGTTAAAACCGGTTCAGAAGAACTAGGAGCAGTTAAAACCGGTTCAGAAGAACTAGGAGCAGTAGCTTCTATATTATTATTAAAAGGTTCAAATACATTAATTTCTTCTAAGTTTAAATCGAGATTCATAGAAGATATTAAGTTAATATATATAGAGATTTTATTTTTTGATTAAATATACTTATAACAAAAATTCTATAATAAAAAAAATTGATTTAAGAAAATCTTTTAATCTGTTATTATAACAAAACACATTATTCAATTTAATTTTCAAAATGTCTACTATTACAGTACAAACACAAAAAAAACAAACAACACCAGAAACACAAGGTGTAGAACAATTGACACAAGAAATGAGAGCTCTCGGAGTTCACGTTTCCAATGTAAAGTTTATGAATTTGCTTCTCCTTAAATATATTAGAGGGGAATGTAATTTTAAAGATCCTAGGACAATTCATTGTAGGGGTCTAATTTTGGAGAGTGGTACACTCAAACCTATTTGTGTTCCTCCAGAAAAAAGTCAAAAGTTCCCATTCTTTATTCAATCTATTACAGATTGGAATGAAGTTATAATTGAGGAATTTATTGACGGAACAATGATTAATGTCTTTCACTATGATGGTGAATGGCATATTTCTACACGCTCGAAAATTGGTGCAAAATGCCGGTGGACGAGTGATATAAATTTCAATGATATGTTTGATGAAGCTAAAGGAGATTTGGATTTCAACAAGTTGAATCCTAAACTTACTTATAGTTTTGTTCTCAGACATCCTGATAACAGAATTGTAACTAAATATGAAAAGGCAGATTTAGTGCTTGTTCAAGTTAGACAACAATACCCGGAACTAGATTTACTTAAGATTGTAGAAGAACTTAAGGCAAATGGTTTGGATATCACAATTCCAAAGAGGTATACACATACTTCTTTAGATAGTGTGTTGACTCAAATTTCAGGAATGACATTCGAAGAGCAGGGACTTGTCTTTAAACATCACGGAGCACGTTCAAAACTCCGTAATGAGAAATATAGTTATGTAAAGGCAATGCGGGGAAACAACCCAAAACTCTTTCATACTTATTTGGAATTGAGAAATAACAAGATGATAAAGCAATTTCTTGGTTTTTTCCCAGAACATAGAGATAAGTTTATGGATTGGAGAGACCAAATCTTTAGGATGACCGGTCTTCTTCATCAGTGTTATGTGAATTATCACATTAAACATTGTATTGAAAAAGATACAATCCCTTATGAACTGAGACCTCTGTTGTATGAACTTCACGGTCAGCATAAGACAATGAGAATCAAGGTAACTTTCGAATACGCTAAGCAATATTTCAATTCGCTTCCTATCAAGAAGATTATCTTTATAATCAACTACCGGAAGAATAAGGAGTATCACGAAGGTAAGAGAAACCAATGGGGTATTTCTGGAGAAGAACTACAAATGGTAGAAGGCGAAGAACCAATGGAAGTTGTATCTAATGAATAGAACAATTTGAGTAGAAAAAAAATAATATTATTTAGAATTACCAAAATCTAAATAAAAAAATTTTAATTTTAATTCTTTAAAAAAATTTTAATTTTAATTCTTTAAAAAAATTTTAATTTTAATTCTTTAAAAAAATTTTAATTTCTTTATAAATCCAAATTTGCTTTGAAAGTATTTTTCATATCCCCTTTTATTTTTTCTATAATACCTACTATATGTTCTATAGTACCTTCCATTATTTTTTTAATATTAGAAATAGAATTTTCTTTATCTACATTATTTTCGAGAGCAATTCTAAATTGTAAGTTATTTTCTAGAGGGTGCGGAACACTAGCCGAAACGTATTTAACATCTTTTAAGTCTTTATTTTGGTATAACATATAAATATAATGTTGAATAATATATCCAAGTGTATAATCTTCATCTTTGACTAAAATATCATATGAATTCATAATACAATCACTATTATTATAGCTAACAACTTCTTGATTATTAAGATTACTTTTTAATTTATTAAGTTTATCTTCTAATACGCGAATTCCCTTATGTAAAATAATATGTGGAGGAATTCTTCCGTCACTTTCTATAGTAAATTCGAATACATTAGGTTCGCCATTTTCATCAGTATAAAAATGTCTTTCGCCTTCCGATAATTTGAAACTTCTTGCAAAAGATTTAATTTCTTCAGCAGATAAAGTTTCTTCTTGTAAAGATAATTTTTCCTTTAGAGCACTTTCCAATTTCGAATTTTCTATCTTATTTACAAATACAGATACGCACGTAGGAGTATATCTGGAATGTTCTTGCCCTGTTCCCTTATCCGCTAACATTATAACTTTCATTTGTTCTCCATCTGTTCCTTCTACCTTATTTGGTTTTAATCTATTAATTAATATAAAGTCTTTAGTAATAGGATTCGGTGGGAAAAATGCTCTTGTTTGTGCTTCAGATAGATATTTCCCATTACTTTTATCTAAAATTTTAATATGTTCTGTAGTAATATCTATAGTATTATCACCTTTATTAACTTCGTCAATAATAAATTCTAATGATTCTTTTTCATATGAAGAAATATCTTTAGGAGAATAAATAATAGGTAAAAGTGAAAGTCTATGACCTAAAAATTCATTATGTAAAGCAGAAGTGTTAGCTACTATTTTAATATCGGTATCTTCGTCATAACTAGTTCTAAAACCCAATGTTTCAACTTCACTTATTAAAATTCTTCTAATAGCATTACAAAATGCGGGATTTAAACCATAAACGTCAAAATTTAAGTTTTCTTTATCTAGTAAAAAATTTTGTAAATGATTAGTCATTTGTTTTATATTATATTAGAGATATAATTTAAATCAATTTTAATTTTTATATTTCATTTTTATAATTTCATTTTATATTTTATTAAGGACCTTTGATTACATAAATCGCACTACTTAATATAAATACAAATGCAAATGTAATAGCAATCATTGCGATAGGATATATCATAAAATGTTTTTTCCAATCCTGAGAACATATACAATTTTTCTTTTTATGAAGTTGGACGTAATAAACTATTAATGTTATAGTATAGAATAATCCTACTAATAATGATATACTAAAATATAACATATGTAAAGAATTTTTTATTATTTTTTTAGGATCTAATAAACTAGGAATTAATAAACTTATTACTGTAGAAATTATAACAACAATCGACCAATATTTAATATAATCTCTCTTCCAATTTTTAGAACATTCACAGTATTCTCTTTCTAATTGTAAAACATATAATAGTATAATAACATTAGCAGTTATTCCAATAATTCCTGCTAAAAATTGAGTATTTTTATTCATTTATAGTATTATAATATTTTTATAGGGAAAATTATTATTAGGCATTTAAATTTCTATTTGTTTAAAATTTAATTTTTTTATGCTTATAAATATAAAAATGAATAAACTAAATAAGGATTTACTTTTTTATAGTAATTATTGCCTCCATTCAAATAATTTGATAAATACTATTTCTAAGACTAGTTTACATGAAAATATGATTTATATTTGTATTGATGAAAAGAAGGTTAAGGTTCCAAGTTTTATAACACGAGTTCCAACAATTTATTTAGTAAAAGATAAAAAAATATTAGTAGAAGATGATATTGATAGATGGTTTGAACTCAAAAATAGAGCAAATAATCAAAATCATAACCCTCAACAAAATCCACAAAAACAAAATACGCAACAACAGCAAAATTCACAACAACCGCAAAATCCACAACAACAAAAAGAGGACGAAGAAGGAATATTAGCATATCATAATAATGAAATGGGGGGGTCGTTATCTAATAATTATTCATTTATTTCAGACGATAACTCTTCATTAAATCACAATTTTGAATTTTTAGACGGAGGAAATAATATAGATGGTAGAATAAATACTCCTAAGGAATTTAGTGGAAGTAATAATCAAGCAAAATCGCAAACAGATACAGATTTTGATAAATTAATGGCTGCCAGAAATAATGATAATTTTGGAAAAGGTGTAGAAAGGATATAATAAAGTATTAATAAATGCGTATTAAAATATAATATTTTTTATAAAATATATATAAAATGTCTCTCACATATGTCGAAAAATTTAATTTTTATTTAGTTAGTTTCATAAATGAAATGGTTGTTATTTTCCCAGAATATGAAACCTCATTGAAAAAATCCTATAGAGAATTATTAGAAAAACCTAATAATAATAATTCCGATACTTATGTTAAAGAATATATGACTCAAATTAAACCATATAATTCATATCTCGCAAAAAAAGATGATATTTTATTTAAACTTAGTACAGAATTAAATTTTATTAAAGATATAGATTTTAGAAATGTTTGGGCAAAAGATATAAATGAAGTTACTAGACAAAATATTTGGAAATATCTTCAAACATTAGTTGTTATAGGGAAAAAAGTTGTAGGCGATGATGACGAAATTGAAAAACTATTAGAGAATTTTAATAAAGAAGAAGCAGATACTTTACCTAATATGGAAAATTTAAAAGAAGAAACAGAAAATATGATGGATATGCTTAAAAATATGACACAAATGACACAAGATCCAGAAGAAACAACAGAACAAGAAAAAAGTCAAGGACAAGATTCAAATCCATTTAGTGGAGGATTAATAAATGATATTGCTAAAGAATTAACTGGAGAACTTAATTTAGACAATTTAAATATAGGTGATCCTAAAAATATGAATGAGGCATTTTCCAATCTTTTAGGAGGAGGAAATGGCAATAATTTTCTTAATTTAATTAATAAAGTTGGAGAGAAAATTCAAAACAAAGTTCAATCAGGAGCAATTAATCAAGGGGATTTAATGAAGGAAGCACAGAATATGATGGGTTCTATGGGTAATCCAGAAAAAATGGCTAAACAAATGATGAAAAATAATAATTCTCATAGTGGAAATGCCACTAAAGAAAGATTAAGAAAAAAATTAGAGAAAAAAAAACAAACAGAAACAAAATCGAGTAAGTAAATTTTTAACTTATTTTATCTTTAAAATTTTTTATAACTATATTTTTATAATTTTTATTAATAATATTTATATATATTATTAATATAATATGAAAAAAGAAGAAACTATATGGATTAAAGACATAAATGTTCTCTTTAAAAAAGAAAATCTATTCAAATATTTGCCCTTAAATTCATATACTAATTATGAAAAAATAAATTCCATTATGAGATTAACTTTATATCTTAGTGCTTTACTATCCTTTTTATATAAAAATCTCAATTACTTTTTCATTTTTATAATTTGTGGTATAGTTACTTATTTAATGTATATAAATGAAGATAAGAAAGAAACAAAAAATTTTGAAAAACAAATAGAAAATTATGAAAATATTGAAACTGATAAAGATATTAAAAAACATAAAATTAATCATAAAAAATATCTTAGAAACTGTGTTCTCCCTACTAGAGAAAATCCGTTTATGAATGTTTTACCTACCGATAATAGAAAGAGAAAACCTGCTTGTAAATCATATAATAATGAAAAAATAAAGAATTTAGTTGAAGATAAATTCTCTAAAGGATTATTTAAAGATATTAATAGTGTTTATAATAACGAAAACTCGCAAAGAGAATTTTATACTACTCCTAATACTACCGTGCCTAATAAACAGGGTGACTTTGCAAATTGGTTATATGGGATTCCTAAAACGTGTAAGGAAGGAAATGGAAATCAATGTGTAGGAAATAATATGGAAAGATTAAATGGTGAATCATATAAATTTGTTTAATTAAAAATTATATTATTCTAAAAATAAAATATTGTTAGAATATATAATATGAGTTCTAATAATTTAAATAACAATAACAATAATAATAATAATAATAAACCATTTGTATATTGTGAAAATAATAGTTGTGATTTCAATATTCAAAATCAAACCAGTTTAGACCAAGATAGTTGCCAAAAAGTTTTCCGAGATAAACAAAGTGAAAGTCCGGGTATTTATCATTTAAATAGATATAATGATACTACTTGTGGTATTCCAACAGTTATGGAAGTTGCGTCTCAAAATCCTACCATTATCTTTAAAGACGGATATGGTATTACCGAATGTTATGTTGACGATGACTCGAAATTAAGAGTAGGAAGAACTAGAAAAAACCCAAAATGTCCTAATCAACTTTTCACTAGACCATATAGAACTGTTCCATATATGGGAAGAGGTTCAGGAGATTCATATTTAGAGTCTCAAATAAGATATGGAGAGGACACTGCCGAAAGAAAACAATGTAATACTTTAGCAGGAATTAATATTAAAAATTTAGACCCAAACCATATGCCTATGATAGATCACCTTAAAAATAATATTCAAAACCCTCTCCATATTGTTCCAGAAGTTGCTTTAGACGGTTGGGTTAGAGGAGGAGCGCCTTCTAGACAAATTGTTAAAGATATAGAATATTTAGAAAAATGTGGTAGCAAATATCAAAAAATGGCTGCCAATAAATACAATAATTCATATTAAATTAATTATTTTAAATTTAATTTATTCTTATTAAAAATTGATTTCTATTTTTATTTAAAGAAAATAATAAAGACATAAAATGCCATCATTATTCAATCAAACATTATCAAACAATACTAATATATATCCAAATGAATTTAATGTATCATTTCTTTCTTTTATTGTACCTATGGGAGGAGGTTTTATTCTATGTATTTGGATTTTTATAGCAGATTATTTTAAATGTTGTTTGGGTGTATATAGACAAAATAATAGAGATAATACTAGTGAAACAAATAGAATTAGTAAAAAACGAATTCTAAATAAAATACCAAATAAGAGATTTATTATCAAAGATATGGAATACTATTCAAACGCAAATATTATTGAAGATATTAAAGAAAAAGATGAACATACTAAAATATGTAGCATTTGTATAGAAAATATTGAAAATACAAATCATATTGTTATAATGCCTTGTAAACATATATTTCATAAAAAATGTATAAAACCCTGGTTGGTACAAAAGGTAATATTAGGGAAAAACCCTCATTGTCCTATGTGTAGGTTTCCATTTGAAATAGATTTTTTGGAAAAAAACCAAGTATATAGAAATAAAAAGATTTTATGCGAAAGTAATAAAAATTGAATTACTAAATATTAAATTAAATTTGATAAAGAAAACCAAAATGTCAACTTTGAATTTCATTATAAATAGAACAGATATAGGAGAAACGTATAAGGAAGAAATAGATATTGATGAAACTGGATATACACATAGTTTTCCATTAATTCTACTTGTTATGTTTATACCATTTGGATGTATTGTATTATTTTGCTGTATTAAAATTTGGTTTGATTCATGTAATATAATAAAAAATAGAAATAGATATACGGGTGATGATAGGTCTATTTCAAGTTGGGGGAGTAATTATTCACCACCTAGATCAAATAGTGACGACTTTTCATATAATTTTGACAAAGAAGTTCAAATAGATAAGAGTAAAAGATTTATCATTGAGGATATGGAGATATTCATTTTAAACAAGATTAATATAGAAAAAACAAGAGACAATATGTGTGCAATTTGCATTAATGATTACGAAGAAGGAGATGAAATTATTTCTTTCTATTGTTCTCACGATTATCATTTGGAGTGTGTCGGTCATTGGTTAAAAGAAAATGTACATAAAAGACATGAACCAAAATGCCCTCTATGTAAAGAGGTTCTCATAATTAAATATGTTGAAGAAACAGAATTTGGTATATAAATTTAAATAATACCAAAAAAATCACATATTTTTTAATTATATTTTTATAATTATCTTTTGTGTAGAAAAATAATTATAAAAATATAATTTTATTTAATTAATTATTTTTTAGAAATTTTTTTTATATTTATATATTATAAATGAGTTCGAATAGATTAATTTACGATACATGTGCTTATAAACATGAATTAACTCAAAGTGTTGGACCTTTAGAATATGTTTTAAATCCAATGAAATATGAGAATTGTAATAAATGTAGAATGGAATTAGGACTTGTCGGGGGATCTTCTGTTTCTCATGTTAAAGGAAATTTAGTTGATTTAGAAACTGATTTAAGAGGTCAGACCCGAAGAACAACTAAATGTCCTACTAGATTATACCAAAACCCTTGCGCTAATGGAGATATGAATAACTGTAAACCAGGAAATATCCAAATTAGAGGAGATCCAAGTCAAACAGCAAGAGAAATTGACACTCAAATGTTACACCTTCCTTCTTGTCAAATGATTAGATTTAAACCAACCCCATTACCACCCGCAATGGACTTTAACCACCAAAACTTTAAACAATCATTATGTGGAAATCCAAATGCGAATAACGCAAACAATATGAATAACGCAAACAATATGAATAACGCAAACAATATGAATAACGCAAACAATATGAATAGAAATAATTAAATTACAGTTTACTTTTTTAAATTTTTATAATATAATTTCTAAATATATATTAAATATACTTAGAAAATGATTAAATTTACTGATATGAATACAGATAAATTAATGAAAATGGAAAAAAATGAACGTATCGCAAGAAAACAAGAAAGCATAAGAAAAAAAAAGGAAAGAAAAGAACAATTAAATAAAGAAGAAATAAACCGCGTTGAAAGATTAGAGACAATTATTACTTCTAGAGAGGAAGACTTAAAACAAAAACAAGAAACTAAAAGAAAAATGGAAACTATAGAGAAAAAGGAACAGGAGAAAGAAGAAGAAGCACTTAAAACTGTCCCAGATACATTACAAGGAGTTGCCGGAGATATTTTAGGAAAAGTTAATAGTATTGCTTCCGGTTTTCTTGGTTTAAATAAAGGAAATAATAAACCATTAACAAAAGAAAATGTAGGTGACGAAATAAAAGGTGCAATTAACGATGTTGGTAAGTCACAAACAGAAAAACCTAGTTTTTTTACACAATTAGGAAGAAATGTTGTAGGTTCATATACTGATACAGCAAAAGATTTAGTTAATTCTGTTACTGGTTCAGGAGATAAAGAAAAAAATAATACTATTTCTTTTAAAAAATGTGATACTGATTTTGTTAATAATTTTGATACTTTATATTTAAGTTGCGATCGACCTAACTTAATAAATGTATATAATTTATGCGTCGACGGTCTAAAGAAACAAGTTAATCACTTTAAAGAAGATACCAGAAATCAAATTTTATTATTAGAACCAATAGAATTTGAAATGGAAAAAAAACCAACAAAATTAAAAGAACCTTTACAATCAGGAGGAAGAAAAACATTAAAAAAATATAGGAAAAAAATGAAAAAGACAAATAAAAAAATAAATAAAAAGACAAATAAAAAGACAAATAAAAAGATAAATAAAAAGTCAAAGATAAATAAAAAACATAAAAAACATAAAAAAAAGTAAATTATATAAGAGAATAAAAATATTAAATTAAAAATAAATATTAAATTAAAAATAAATATTAAATTAAAAATAAATATTAAATTAAAAATAAATATTAAACTAGATAATTTATAATTAAATTTAGAATTAATTTCAAAAAATAAAATATAATCTATTATTATATAATGAGTTTTAACAGATTAAATTACGATACTTGTGCCTATAGACAAAACCTCTATCAATCAGTAGGACCCGGAGAATATAAACTTACAGAACCACCAAATTTAAATGAACCTTGTTTTGCGGAATCGCCACAAATTCGCCTCCAACGACAAGGTGTTAGTGTTGATACTACTAAACCGCTTATTGATATTGACTCAGAACTGATGAATATTACCAGAGACGCAAGTAATTGTCCTAGTAAAAAATATATTCCTGACGGAAGTCAATGTGGAAAAGTAAATAAACAAGAGAATTTACAACACGGAAAAGACTGTTTTTTTACAGTCGAGGATACTAGAACTAGTAATCCTGCTTGTAATTTAAGGGGAACTGGATGGAATAGATGGGAATGGTTATGTCTTGACCCACAAGATAGAGTTTTAATGCCATTTGATTATAATATTAGTAACAGACTTGTAGTTAAAGACAATCATAGACCTTGTATTCCTACTCCTGTAGATGTTAACTTATCTTTACCTCCAAATACCGGAGATATTAGTTGTGAAAAAACTAATAATGTTTGTGGTGTCCCAACCGGACCACCTAGTGTACAATGGCAATCTGCCCAAAATGCGAAACAATGCTAAATATTTTTTTTTATTTAAATTTTTATTATATCAATATATAATAATAATTTAAAACACCTAATATGGAAGTAAAAGAAAGTGAAAAGATTTATTTGTCTCCTAATGTTTTCCTTTATAGTAATTCATATTATTATGAAGACGAATTATTTAAAAAAAACATAAAAATTAATAAGAAAAACTGGCATAAATATTTAGAGGAATGTGGTTGGGAAAAATTAGAATTAGGATGGCGAAAAAGACTAAAATCTAAAGAGAATAATTCTTTATACGGAGTTTTAGATTGCGGTGCTGAAGGGGATTGCTTATTTAATTGTATATCAGAAGCATTTAAAAAAATACATATACCCGAAGATGAAACATATAGTCCTATAGAATTAAGAAATTTAATTGCTTTGGAAATAAATAAAAATAATTATGATATAATTATAGAAAATTATCGTTTAGAAGTAGATAGTAACGAATTTGACGGATTTTGGGATCCTTATAAAGTTCAAAATATAGAAGATTTACAAAAAGAAATTAGGAAAATGGGTAATTCATTTTGGGGAGACCATATTTTAATTCAATTATTAGAAACGGCACTCAATATTAATATTATTATTTTAAATTCCGAAAATAATTTTTTTAATGAAAAACAACAATATAAAATACAAAGCACCGGAAATCAATTTATGAAAGAAAGAAGGAATATTATTTTATCATATTGTATTAATAGTCATTTCCAATTAATAGGTTATTTCAATGGAGATATTATGAAAAAAATATTTAATTTTGAACAAATACCCAAAGAACTTATTAAAGTATATGAAAAAGATTGTCATAAAATTATATGATTGACATTATAATAAAATCTCGCTGACTACTTTGACATTTTTATAATAGAATGTCACTGACAACCCCGTCCACTTCAAAGTTCCTTATATATTCTAATTGTTTTACATTTTTACAAGTATAGCAATATACTTTTTTATTTTTTTTTCTACAATAATCTATTAAGTCTTTATTTAGGATAGTCCAATGAACTATTATATATTCAATATCTTTTAATAATATTAGTAATTCTACATTAGTAAATATATTTTCTGTAATAAAACCTTTTTTTAAATATTTTTTATTCCCTAAACCAATACTTTTATTATATCTTATAATATCTTGTAGGCATCTCTTATTAAAACTAGCTAAAATAATATTATCATAATCTTCAAATGTTTCATTTAAATATTTTAATAGTGGTTTTATGATTTGGTTATCGCCTTTGATATCTAAATAAATTTTTATATCTTTTTTATTAATATTTTTAAAGAAAAAAGGTAATGTTATTATATATGGATTAATTTTATGCATTTCTGTAAAGGTTAAGTCTTTTACCCATAATAGATTATCTTGATATTTTATATAATCATCATGATAAATAACAATATCATTTGATTTACATAAATGAACGTCTAATTCAACCATATCAAATTTATGTTTTATCGCATTTTGAAAAGCAAAAAGTGTATTTTCCTTTTTTATCAATGAATAACCTCTATGAGCTATTTTAGTGAACTTACCCATTAATTTATATATATATAAATTAAATTAAAATGCTTATTTAATAAATTAAATTAATGCTTATTTAATAAATTAAATTAATGCTTATTTAATAAATTAAATTAATATTTTTTTCCCTTCATTTAATACCTTCAATGCTTTCTTATATAATTGTAATGCCTCTATCCAAGTTCCCTTAGGATTTTTAAGAATATTAGTTTTTATGTATTTATTAGATACTAAATACATAATTAGTCTTCTCATTTGTTTTTCTCTTGTTCGATAATTCATATTAAACATAGTATTTTCTTCTTCTAAAACAGAATATTCTAATTTATATTTATCATATTTCTCATTATCGTGTTTATTACCATTCATAAATTCCTTATCTTTCTTTTTTTTTTTAACAGGTTTTTTCTTAGGATATCCAATCATTTTTTTAAGAATTAAATCCTTATTAGTATCATAAATATATTCTTCTGATTTTCTGCCAATATATTCTAGAATTTTAACTGCTTCGGTTGTTAAATCTATCTTGTCTTTCGCTCCTTCCGTTTGAAACCGAATACAATTATCACAAAGACTTTCACAAAACCCTATCTTTTCTTTTCTCTTTTCGCCAAAATAATTACATAATACTATATGTCTACAATCATATTCATTCTCTATAAAATTAACCATATCGTATAATTTCTTAGCTTCATTTTCTGCCATACTCATTTTCTTATCTCTGTAAAATGTATGTCCTTTTTCTCTAATCTCTGTTTTTTTTTTATTAGTCATTTGAGTAAATCTAACTTGGTCACTGATATTATAGTATAAAATACAATCACAAACTTCTCCATCTCTACCTCCTCTTCCTATTTCTTGATAATAACCTTCTATCGTTTTCGGGACATTAAAATGAAATACAGAACGGACGTCTGCTTTATCAATACCCATACCAAACGCAATAGTCGCACAAATAATTTGTAATTCATTATTAATCCATTTCTGTTGAATTTCATTTCTTTTCTTCGCAGATAACCCTGCGTGATAAAAATCTACTTTAATATCTTCTTCCTCTAACATTCCACATAATTTCTCACATTCTGCCCTTGAAAAAGCATACAATAAAGAAGATTGGTCTTTATATTTGGTTTTTAACAAAGTCGCAATTTCTTTAATAGTTTCTTTTTTTTCCGCTATTTTTTCTCCTCTATATCTGATTTCTAAATTAAGATTATCTCTTAAAAATGTTGAATCATAATATTTTATATTATCCTTAAAACCTAAGATATCTTTAATATCCATTACAACCTTTTCAGTCGCAGTAGCAGTTAAAGCAATAATTGGAACTTTTGGATAATGGTCTTTAATAGTTTTAACTTTTAAATATTTAGGACGGAAATCGTGTCCCCAAGTTGAAATACAATGCGCTTCGTCTAATACTATCCTCGCAAGTAAACCATTTTTATATAAATGCTTTATAATAGGCATAGTTTCTTCATTACATAAAAGCATTTCTGGTGTTGTATATAACATTTTTAAACTAGGAGTTGCTTTTTTTAATTCTTCAAAAAGAGCAGTTTTCTTTCGAATACCTAAATCTCCATTAAGCAATTCGCAACTTATCCCTTTCTTTTTTAATGATTCTACTTGGTCATAAATAAGAGATTTTAAAGGACATAATACAATAGTAATACCTTCGTATAACATTGCTGGTAATTGAAAACATAATGATTTTCCGGAACCGGTTGGAGAAATTACTACTATATTTTCATCTTTTAACATAGAATCAACTACTTGTTTTTGAAATGGTCGTAGATCTTGGAAACCAAAAACCTCTTTTAGAACGTGTTTGAATGACATATTTAAATTTTTATAAAAAAAAAAATAAAATCAATTTTTTATAAAAATGCCTACTCAATATTCAAATTGTAAAGAATATCATGACTTATCCTGTATGACTAATATATTACCAAATGATACACGCGAAAATAATATTATACTATGTAATATTTTACAAACAAAACACTTCTTCCACACGAAATATGCGAACTTATATTGAAATATAAAAATTCTTACGCAAAATGTTCATTATGTAGAATGTTATTATGTGATAGTTGGAGTTGGATTGAAATAGGTTAAAAGAGATATTATAATATTTTATATAATTAATATGGAAAGGAAAAAATTAAATTGGAAAGAGAAAAAAATTATTATAATAACTATAATTTATCTAATAACAGTTAATTTTATATTTCCTGCAGTGGCATATTATATAACAGGTACTAAGAAAGGAATGGTTAAAGGATACTTTTATGGAGCAATAGTTAGTGTTATATTTTGGACGTATTTTGGTTATATGTTAATAAAACCCAAAGAATTATGGGCTAAACTTACAGGTAAATAATAATTATTTTTTCGTTTCGTCATTTTTTTTATTATTAGTACTTTTCGGCATATTTCGTGTTGAATCTAAAAATTTTTTTAAAGCGATTTGTCTTTCTTTTCTACTTGCGTTGGGATTTTCATATACAAATTTCCCATATGAATAGGAATGGAATTTATGAAATAATGTTTTTACACTTCGAGTTATAAACATTATATATATATTAAAAATTGATTTTAAATAGTATAGAAATGGAAAATGTGTAAAGAAACAATGAATCAAATAAATGTTTATCTTCCGATAGAAATATGGGAAAAGATATTTTCAATCGCAGATAGAATGATGATTGAAGAACAAAAACAGAAATTTAGTGACATTCACGAATATTTTGATTACGAAAAAGGAGAACAACTACAACCAATTTCATTTCTGGAATACATTTATAATTATGGATTTATAAGATTATATTGGACTCCTGTTATTAATGATTATAGCAAGTTTGACGGTCTTGAAGAAATTGGTTATCAAAGAAAATGATTGTTTAATTAAACTTCGGTTTCCATTGACATATTTTCTCGAAATGAATATAATTTATTTTTTATTTTTCCTTCTATATTTTCACCTTCTATATTTCCACCTTCTATATTTACACCTTCTATATTTTCACCTTCTCTTATATTTCTCTGTATATTTCTAGAATGATATATTGAAATATTACTTCTCTGGTCTGTAAATTTACAAACCATTAAAACTATAAGAACTAAAAATATTACTCCAACGACAATAATATATATATAATAATGTGTATTTTTATCTTCTAAAATAGAATCGCCAGAATAATTACCTGATCCACTGGATAAATCACCAGATAATCCACTTGATAAATCAATATTATAATTATTATAAATATTTTCGAATGACTCCGATGAACCAGAAATATCACCAGAATTATTTGCGTTTATTAAACCTAATAGGGAAAAAATTAATGTTAGTGTATAAATCATTTTTATAATTAATTTAAATTTAATTAATTGTCTTTATATCATTTTTTTATAGTATTATAATATATATATGGCAAAAAAATTATTAACCGCAGCCGCGATTGCGGCAACTGCTAAAAATACAAGGGCTTACCTTGGACAAGAAGCTACGCTAGCACAACTTCCAATTAAACCAACAGGACCTGTGGGGATTATGGATCAATTTGCTTACGATGAAGCAATAAGAAGACAAATGGAAAAAAACACGGGTGGTTTAAATAGAAGAAATAGAAGCACATTAAGGCCTTCCGGAATGAAAAAACTAGTTAAAAAAAATAATGCTCATAGTATATCAAATAATCAAACACTAAAAAGACCTAAAGTATCTCTAAAAAATATAAATTATAGAAAAAAAAATAAAAGTCCTCATAAAATAAATCCTAGAAGACAACAAAGATATAATCAAACACAAAAAAATACTAATCATAGACAGCGAGGGCAGCGAGGACAGCGAGGACAGCGAGGACAGCGAGGACAGCGAGGACAGCGAGGACAGCGAGGCCAGCGAGGCCAAAGAAGAAAATGATGAAAATGATGAAAACAATAGATAAAATAAATATTAATTTTATTTATTTATTTAAAAAATTTCATTTATTTTTTTTTGGTTCCCGCATTATTAAATAAAAGTTTCTTTTTAGTTTTTTTTTTCTCTTTTTTCTCTACTTTTTCAAGTATTTTGTTAAAAATAACTAAATCTTTTTTCACTTTATTTTTATATTCATTATTTATTATTTCATATACTTTTTTAATTAATATTTTTGATTCTTCTATTTTTTCATAATAATTTTTATTACTTTTTTTTAAAGCGTAAACTTCCTTTTTAATTTTAGAGAATTTTTTATTACTAATAATCTTAAATAAATTATTTAATAGTGTTGTAATATTAACTTCATAATTATTAATTTCTCCTACTAATTCTAGTTGTGTTTTTATAGATGATAAAAGATTTAGTGGTAAAATACGTTCTTTATATTCATTACAAATTTTCATTAAATTATTACTATCAATATCAGATAAATTAAAATTTTTCATTATAACATGTGCGGAAGAATTAACGCGTTTATAAGCTTTAATATAATCTTCTTTATTAAGTAATTTCGCGATTTCTCCTACTAAATCTGTTCTAATATGTAAATTATATAATTTATTATATACTGCTATACTAAAAGGAATATATGTTTTTTTATCAAGTTTATAAAAGAAATTAATTACTACTTTATCATTATTTTGATTTATAACTTCTTCTAATATATCTTCAAAATAGAAAAAATTATTATTATGATCTATTTTAACACCTATTAATAAATCTTCCATATGCCACCTTGTATAATTTTCCTTTTTGGATATTTCATGATCTTCTCTAAAAAAAATATTATGTTCTTTTAAAAAATCTTCACTAACATCGTCTAATTTAATATCGTCGAATATTAACTTATCACTATCATATTCGTCTAAATAATCTAATATATCATAGAAAATGTCAACAATATTATCATTTTTAATTTTTAATTGTAAATCAATGTCAGTTACATATTTATTTTCATAATGCATAAATGAACCTAATGAGAAAAATTGACCGTGTTTTTTTAATCTATCCTTCGAATTATTCATAAAAGTATATATAGCGTCTAAAACTTTTTTTGTTTTATATATCATATAGTATAAATGTATATAAAAAATAAAAAAAATATAAAATAAAAAAAATATAAAATATAAAATTAATTATTTCCCTTCCAATTTCCTATATCCCTGAATACCTAAACTATAAGTTTTGACATTTTTAAAACCTATTTTTATTAATTTCCTTTGTAAATCATTATCCGCATCACAAGTTGGACTATAGCAATAAGAAATGATAGGTATATTTAATAAATTCATTTTACCTTTTTTTACTGATTTATATATAACAGAAGCGTGTGGGAGCATTTCGCTAATATATTTTTTAACTTCTTTTTCATTTAATTTATCTAAAACTAAATCGTGTGGTAGTGGTATAGACATAGGAATATGGTCTTTAATATAGTATTCTATAGGTAAGGCATTTAAGATAAGGGCACATTTATTTTTAATCATATCTTTTAATTCTTGGTGAGTTATATCGCATACGACTTGTTCGATTTCTAATTTATGTATCCATTTTTTATTACCTTTTTCTGTTAAAATGTAATGAATATGAGGGAGAACTGCTTTGCCGCCTTCTTTATAGATTTGCGGACACCTAAATTTTATAGTTGCTTTTCCTTCTTTGTCGGTTTTAGATATGCCGTGATTTTGTAATTTTCCGTATGCGTTTTTTTCCATTTTAACAGTATTATATTCTACTAAACTTTTTTTACTTGAACAATAATATAATACATAACGATTTGCGTTTTCTTTACCTAAATTTAAAACGGTTTCTTGTAATGAATCTTTTGGATAGAAAACTTTTATTTTAGATAAATCTGGGATTACGTCATTCGGAAATATTGTTTTATATGAGGCATTAAAATGAGGGTTTCTTTGCTTTTTACTAAATTTTTTATTATTATTATTATTATTATTTTTACAACTGGAACAAGACATTATATAATATTAATTGAGATAATATATTATTAGGATAAATATTATAATAATATTTATTGGGGATAATATAAATGATTATAAAAATATAAAATGATTATTAAAAAATATAAAGTGATTAAATTCTTCTTTGGGATTTTTTACCATTAACTCTTATTCTTCTTCTTAAGTTTTTACTATTTTTTTTTTTGGAAATTCTGTTCTTTTTTGGAAGGGATTTTTTTTTATTTGATTTGATTTTATTTCTTCGTCTTTTTCTACTTCCTCCTACAGTACTTGTGCTGCGGAGATTACCATACGTTTCCTGATGTGCATACGTACTCGGAAAATTTAAATGAATAGGACTGGTGTATTCGTTAGTGTGCCATCCATAACTGTTTCCGTGTGCGTCCACCATTCCACTATCGGTACCATCCATTTTAAACCAATTAGATAATATTTTTTTTGTTTGTTTACAATTTGTAAATTCTATTCCTTCCGTAATATTATAACACTCATTATTTAATAATACCATTGTATTGGTATTTTCTACAGTAAATGGAACTATTAATCTTTTAAATTTATTTTTTTTGTCCCAATCTTTTTTTTTTAATTTAAAAAACCCACATATTTTGGATGAATCATTTAAAAATTGTATTTCTTGATCTGATAATTGTCTTTCCGTGTCTAACTTTTCTTTTATTATTTCTTTTTACATTTGCTTACAAATCGTGTTTTCCACATATTAGATAATATCTCTAAATTATCGGTTATCTTCCTTTTTACTAAGGCTTGACGATATTTTTTTTCTTTATTGTTTTCTAACTGAGTTTGTTCTGGTTTAAAATCTTCATTTAATACTGCATAATCATTTAATTGAAAAACGATTTCGTTGTTTTCCTTATTATAAATGCCATTTCTACATAAATAAACTTTATATTGTTCTTCTACAATTTTAGATTCAGAGTAAGAGCCCTCGTCACCGAAGTCAGAGACACCGAGGCCATATTCTCCATTACTCATTATATAATTAATACAAAGAAAATAATTATATCCAAAAATTAATTCTATATAAATTAATATTTATTTAAAAATAAACGACTAATCAAATATAAAATGTTCAAATTATTATTTTTATTGCTATCTTTGACAAATACATATACATACGCAGATACTAAATTAGAAGCAGGAAATGTTTATGAATTAGAAACCCAAGCAGACCAAGTAAATTTAGAATTAGAAATTTTAATAAATGATACTTGGGTTTCACACGATAAGCGGGATAATAGTTTCCTATCTGTAATTTTAGACGGGAAATTAGGGAAATATGACTGGGTTGTTCCCTCTGAATTAAGCGAACATTTGAATTACGAAAGCCGAATTACTTTAAGTGATACTAATTCCAATAATATTATATTGAATAGAATGTTTAATTTCTATGGTATGACTATTCATCCAATAGAAGATTTATATATTAACGAAACCTTACATATTAGTTGGAATACCAATATTCAAAAAAATTTCACTTTAATTTTAACAGATGGAAAAGAAGAATATCCAATAGTAGAATATATAAACGATTTAGAATATTACATAAATTTGAAAAATTTGGGAAATTTACAAGAAAAAGAATATTATATTGTAATTAAATATTATATTGAAAACTTAGAAAACGATAATGATATTTTAACTTCATGTGTAGGAGGAAGACATAGAAGGTCGTGTGTTGGTGGTAGAAGAAATCGCCGAGGTTGTTGTTTAAGATTAACTGGAACCTTTGAATCCAATAGATTTACTATTTTTAATGAAAATAATATTGTTGACGACATTGAATATGGTGAATCGGTAGTTGAAGGTAGTGGATTTATATTTCCAGATGGAAACAATACAAATAGCAATAAAGAACTATTCGATACTTGTTTTGATAATAAATATTGTATTGCTTTTTTCTCTACAATGTGTGTTTTAATTTTATTAGTTCTATGGTGTTTAGTATGTGCCGTTTGTTGTCGTCATTAAAAGAAAGGTAAAAATGGTTTCTTAGGTTCAATATATTTAAGTATATTTATTTTATCATTTAGGATATCTTCAAAACTTGAATCAGTTAGATAAACGGGGGCAACTGGTGGTTGTATAAAAAAAATTATATTTAATAATCTCATAACATTTTTATTTTTTACCATTATTACACTTTTTTTTAAATAATGGTAATCTCTTTGGTGTAATTTTCTTATAAACCGAGACATTTTATAGCAATATTTAATAGGTGGAAATCCTACTTGTGTGGTATTGAATATAAATGAGAAATCTTTTTTTTGGTCGTATAATTGTATCCATTGGTTTAGAAAGGCGTCAAAATCTTCATTATTTTCTATATTTTCAGAAAAATTTATAATTACTTTTGGGAATAAATTAAAATCATAATTAGCAAACATTTTTAAAAATTATTTTATGTTAATATATTATAAAAAATGGACCAATTAAACATGAATTTGGCTAATTTAAATACAAATAATATATATAATACAAATAATCTAAATAATACTAATCAAATTATTAATAATCATAAATCACGTATAGGTGATAAGGTTGTTAAATTTACATTTTATATTACTTATGCTTTCTTAATGACTACTGCGACAATTACTTTTATTGAGGCAATAAGAAATAAAGACCCGAAAATTAGACATATTTTAAATTTAGAAACATGTATTTCGGTTGTTGCTGCTTTCTTCTATAGTATGTTTATGAAGAAAATTAATGAAGCAGAAATTAATTATAAGGATATTAATGTAAATAGATATGTAGACTGGGCAATAACTACACCTATTATGTTATTAGTATTATTACTTGCTTTTGGATATAATAATAAGAAGAGTGTTGTATTTTCAAGTTTCTTAATAATATTGGTACTTAATTATGGTATGTTAGCTTTTGGATTTATGGGTGAAACTGGTTTAATGGATAAAACAAAGGGGAATATTATAGGATTTATTTTCTTTATTGCGATGTTTTATTTTATTTTCCATAATTACATAAGAGGATTTAATTCATTCGATAATAATATATTATTTCTTGCGTTCTTAGTATTTTGGGCAGGATACGGTATTGCTTATTGGTTAGAAGAGAAAAAGAAGAATGTTACATATAATATTTTAGATTTATTCTCTAAATGCTTTGTAGGTATTTTCTTCTGGGCATACTTTACCAAAGTAATAGTATTAAAATAAAATAAATCATCGTAATAAAGAAAATAAATTAGCATTAAAAAATTATAATTTAAAAGAATTATATTATAAAAATAAAATGGATAATTTAAAAACAGGAGATTTAATTTTTTTTACTGGTCATAAAACAGGTTGTTTAAAATATTTTTCATCTATGATTGAATATGCTACCCATAGTAATTATTCTCACGTTGCTATGGTATTGAAAGACCCGACATATATAAATCCAAATTTAAAAGGATTATATGTTTGGGAATCTGGATTAGAAGGAAAACCAGACCCCCAAGACGGTTCTATTAAATTAGGAGTTCAACTTACGCCCTTACAAGAAATATTGGATAATTTTGCCGAAGCCAAAGCAATTTTAAGGACAGTCAAATGCGACGATACGCATTTTACGCCAGAACAATTAAAAAGCATTCACGAGGTAGTTTATAAAAAACCGTATGATATAGTTCCCCTAGATTGGATAAATGCGTTATTTAGGAAGGATAAAAAACCACAAAAAATAGATAGATTTTGGTGTAGTGCATTAGTTGGTTATATATACGTTGAATGTGGTATTATAGATTCAAAAACGGATTGGTCGATTATGAGACCTTCTGATTTATCATTGGATGGGGATAATTTAAAATATATAAATGGTTGCTCTTTATCTAATGAGGAAATTAAAATAAATGTATAAATTGTTAAATGTATATAAATTGTTAAATGTATATAAATTGTTAAATGTATAAATATATATAAAATTGAATATAATAAAATAATTAAAGTGATAAATATAAAATGATTTCATCTGAGATTTTAGAAAAACAGCCAGATACTTTTCTGGAAAATATTAAGAAACCTGAAAACAATGAAGAACTTAACAAGTGGGTCAATGATACTAGTAATTATAACACGTGGCATTCATCGGGACTTACGACACTCCTATATATTGTTGGGGAGTCAAATTCTAAACTAAGTAAAGAATATATATACGGTGGTTTTAGTAAAATCACTGAAGATATGGGAATTGAAATATTCGATATACTAATTCAAGCAAATCCAGATTTAGAATTGAAAAACTATTACGGTGATACATTTAAAGATAAGTTTCTGGAGAATGAAAAAGGTGAAGGTCTAAGAAAGAACAACACTAAGTTCTTGAATCATATCAAGGAAACTATGAAATGGTAGAATTAGAAATAAATAACATAAAACTTTTCGTATTGATTTGCTTACTTTTTTCTTTTGCTTACTTCATTATATTAGAAATCTTCAATTTCGTCAAAGTTTCAAACCGTCTTTCGCTTCGCTCAAGCCGACATTTCTGCTTTAATTCCCGGATATGGATTATACCCTAATAATTCCAAATCTTCAAATTGGAAATCTTCAATATTTTCTTTTCTTTTTTTAATAAGTAATTTAGGATATGGTCTTGGTATTCTGGATAAGTTAATTTTCACTTGTTCCAAATGATTAAGGTATAAGTGTGTATCACCTGTTATAACCTTTAGTGTTCCCGGAGTTAAATCTATTCCTTTAATATTACATAGTAAATGGACTAATATAGCTCCTGTACAGACATTCCAGTTATTAGCTAAGAAGAAGTCTGAACTCCTTAAATAAATTTGAGCATTTAATTCTTTTTTCTCTGTGTTTACATAAAACTGATACCAGCATAAACAGCTAGGTAAAGCGGCCTTATGATTAGTACGAGGGTTCCATAATGTTATAATAATTCTTCTAGATGTAGGGTCATTTTTTATTAAATGAATAACATTCGCAACTTGGTCAAAACCATCAAAGCCTTTGTTATAATCTTTCGAACATCCTAAATATTCTCCACCAAAATGACGGAAATTGAAACCATAAGTTTCCCCCATATCACCTTCTTCATAATGATTTAAACCTCGTTTATCTAAGAATTCCCTATTGGTATTTCCGTCCCAAATGTTAATTCCTTTTTGATTTAAAATTTTGTTATCAGTTTGTCCTCTTATGTATAACATTAATTCTTCGAAAATTCCTCTCAAAAATACTCGTTTAGTTGTTAGAATAGGAAATGTATCTCTTAGGTCGAATTCCTGGGTTTCGCCGAAAATTGAAATTGTTCCGGTTCCGGTTCTATCCTCTCTTTTAATACCTTCTGTCGAAATCTTCTTTAGAAGATTAAGATATTGGTATTCCTCATTATTTTTAAATGGGACGTATGATAAAGAATGGTAAACTATAAAATCCGGATTTGTATCCATTGAACTAATATTTCTTTTATAAACAAAATAACGGAAATATAAGTCTTTATTTGATACAAGACATTTTTCCTTTTTAAATTTACTACATTGAACTACAGTATAATTCCGTAATACTGATTTATATTCTTTTTTATCCATTAGAAAAGTATTACATTCGAAATCATCGTAAATTTCAGTTTGGTAAATATATTCTAATTTAAAATTATCATTGTTTCCTAGCAATACTTCCGTATAAACTCGTTGACCCCCAATTACAAAGACTTTTGCTATATTTACAGATAAAGAATTAATGAGATGTACGGCATTATCTATAGAACTACTATAATATGTGTCGGAATTTTCTACTAAATCAATATGTTTAGAAGTAAGAACAATATTAATGCGATTTGGTAAAGGTCTATATTTTTGGGGAATTGATTCCCAAGTATTTCTACCCATAATAACAACATTTGTAGAATCGATATTCGAAGATTGTGTTTTTTCACTAAAATATTTAAGTTCGGATTTCAAATTCCAAGGAATTTTGTTTTCTTTGCCTATGCCTAAGTTTTTATCTGTTGCGACAATTAAAGAAATATTCATTTTATTTAAAAATGTATTAATAATTTAAATCAATTTTTAATTATTTACTAAATTAATATTATAAATGAACTACGAAAAGTAAAGAATATATAATTATAATAAGTCCATATTTATTATAACTAGATAGAATATTATTATTAGGTATAATTTGGAGGATTTTCAATTTACCTAATAATAATAAATCTAAAAAATATAATTTTAATATCTAACTAAATATTATAAATATGGTAAAAAAAAACAAACCTAAATCAAAAAAAAAAGATTTTTTGAATAATAATAATATAGAAAATGATAATCAAATGTCTATTAATCTATTATCTCTAACTCCGCAACCTGAAATGGCTAGTTCAACAACTTTGGGAATAAGTAAATTAATAAATAAATTACATAGAGACGCAAATAAATTAGTAAAAATATATAAAGAAAATAGATTATCATTAAAAAAAAACCCAAAAAGCAGTCAAATAATTGCTAATAAAATAAATAAAACAATAGGTAATATTAAAGATATTAATGAATATATAAGTAGTGTTAATAAGAGAAAATATTTTAGGGAATTTTCAATTAAAAATGGAAAAACAATTACTAAAAAAAAATTAATTTAAAATATAAAAAAAGTTTCTTTGTCTAATATAATAATATGAATAATCAACTTAATTGTTATAGTGACAAAAATATTCATTTTAGTGAATTCCAATATGAAATTTTAGATGATATTGCGAAAACTAAACCTTCTTTAGATGGAATGTATAATATAGAAAAAACAGATCTTGATAGACCTTTCTTACAAGATTTAGCTGAAATTCCTCCAGAAAACCTTTTAGGACAAAATGTAAATGGAGCAAATTCTCCTATTGCTGAACAAATTAACTCATTAAATAATGAACCTAAAATTAATAAAAATATTATTGTTATGACTACCGATAAACCTGAAAATTATGACAGTATTAATATGTCAGAATTAAGCAATGATAAAGTTACTGCTATTGAAGAAAAAATAAAGGAATTAGAAGAAAGTGGTATTTTGAATAATACAATAAATAATATACCAAGTGAAAATGTAAATAATACAACAATTGAAAATGTAAATAATACAACAATTGAAAATGTAAATAATACTCCAAGTGTTAGTTTACCAGAACCAAAAGTAGAATTAGATAATGTAGAAGTAGAAAGTAATATAAATAAAACATTTAGGGATTTATATAATACAACAGTAACCAATAAGATAATTTTATTTTTATTTTTGGTATTTATTATAATATTATTTTCTGTTTATAAGAAACAAATTATGAAATTATTTGCTTAAAACTGTTTTTCTTTATTATTTTTACAACTAAGTTATATAATTATACATAAATATTTTCTTGAATAGTATTAGTTAATTTTTGTTTATATTTTAAAGGCGCCTTTTTGAATTCTTCCATTGCATTTTGAGCTAATTTTCTTGTTTTTTAGTATATTTCATTTATAATATATAAAAGAAAATAATTTTATTTTTATTTAAAAAATAATGGATATATTATAATATGCTTATTGTACTCGATAAAGAATTAACACTTGAACAAGTTTCTAATAATCCAACTAAGGCAACCTGTTTATATTTTACAGCGTCTTGGTGTGGTCCATGTAAAATGATTTTCCCTAAAGTTGAGGAATTGGCGAAAAATGAAAATATTGTATTTGTTAAAGTAGATGTTGACGAATATGAAGATTTAACGGAAGAATGTGGTGTTAAATCAATGCCAACATTTATTTTCTTTAAGGGAGGAAAAGAAACTGATAGAATGACTGGTGCGGATGGAAAGGGACTTGAAATGAAGACTTCTTTATCTTTACTTTAAACAAACTTTTTTCTAAAAAGTTATTTTTTTATTTTTTGACCTAACTTTTTTCTAAAAAGTTATTTTTTTATTTTTTGACCTAACTTTTTTCTAAAAAGTTATTTTTTTATTTTTTGACCTAACTTTTTTCTAAAAAGTTATTTTTTTATTTTTTGACCTAACTTTTTTCTAAAAAGTTATTTATAATAATTTTTTTATTTGATTTTCAATGTCTAAAGTTTTGTATAATTGGGAGAAATTATTAGATAATTTAAAAAATTTCTTGTTAGTATATCTTGTATTTCTACTTAAATGTTTATTTAATCTATCGCAGCATTTTTTTGATGGATTGTTAGTTTCAGTTAATAGGGTTTCATCTTCTATAGTACAAACTTCATTTTTTATTATTTTATTTTTAAATTGAGTTTTAATTAGAATTTCTTTTACAAAATTCATAATATATTTTTTATCTTCGAGAGTTAGTAGTATTGTATTATTTAATAATCTTACAAATGGCTCATATAATATTCCACTATAAGAACCTCTACAATGGTCAAGATAATGTCCTACGGAAATAAGTGATCTTATTACAATTGGTTCAATATATTTATTTTGAGAGTTATCAAAATTAAAATTTTTAATTTTAAATATTTTATTATCACCGTCTTCTGTTAAATGTAAATAATACATTATTAAATAATTAATATCTTGATATTGTGATGATTTAATACCTATATTATCAAATATAGATTTATATAAAATGCTACTAAAAATACCATGTCCTGAAATAGTAGCATCTTTATAAAATTGAATAGGTAATCCCGGAAACATTTTTTTTAGGATTTTTTCATTTATATATTTATCAATTTTACCTTCAAATATTCCTTCCCCAATTCTAGTTAGTGATTTAAAAAAACAAGCTAAAATTAGACAAATTAATCTTTCTTTGGAATTAAATATTTGATTGAATAATTTAGGGTTTCTTTTTTTAAATAATTGAAGTATTTTTAAGGAAAATAAACCTTGTCTTAAAATATTAACAGTTCCATGATTTGGTCTATAAACTGTAGTATTTTTATATTCAATTTTATCATTATAATCTAATAAATATGGTTTATTAATAATTTTTTCTATAATATTCTGTAAAAATGATTTACAAAATTCTAATAAATTATTTTTATTAGGGTTAGAAGGATATTTATATATAGTTAAATTATGTAAATATTTATTATATTTCTGTGTAAAATATTTTATGATATATAAACTATTAAATATATTTATATCAAACATATTACTTATTAAGTTAAAGTCGCGATATATATATTCATTATCTACAATTTTATCAATAATACTATAAGGATTATCTATTATAATTAATATTTTTGTTTTTGGTTTACTTTTAATTATTGCTTTTTTAGACATTATTACAGCATCCGTAGTATTAATTTCAAATGATTCAAAACCACAATTACCTATTTTTCTTAAATAATTTTTTCTAGTAAGAACTTTTTTTTTAATTAATTTTTTAGTATTTACATTTTTATCAAAAAATGACTGAAAATCAGTAGATTTTATTAATAATTTATTATTAGTTAATTCAACAATATTAATATAACTAATAATATTAGGAGATCTCTCTAAATTTATAATATTGTCTTTATAATCAAAAAACGCAGGGGCTTTTATATTTGGTAATAATGGACGTATCGTATACCAAGAAGCATAACATGGCGTACCACTAATTGGTTCAAACCAAGTTTGGTCCATTGTTTTGTTTTTAGAAAATAATAACCTATTACCAGCATGTAGAAAATGTTTATGAGGCATTAAATTATATTTCTTAATTAGCGTTCCTATTTTATTATTAATATAATAAACATACGTTTTAAATTTTTTAGTATCTGAAACATCAAAATAGTGTTCATTATTTTTAATAACTATTAATTCTTTAGGAAAAGGAATTTTTATTATATGTGGTTTCATATTTATATAATATATATATTTAATATATATTTATATTTAGTATATTAGTTATTAAAAAAAATTGAAATTTATGTCATTCCTAACATTTAAATATATGTTTAGAACAAAAACAGAAACAAATTATACAATAAAAAATGAAGAGCATATTTATACAAAAATATCAATTATGAAAATGAGCAGAGGAGAAAAATATACACTCGCCATTCAAAAAAGATTTAATCCTACTAATAATATTATTATAGAAAGAATTTTCAAGGAAAGGACTATCGTAGGGATAACAAAAACTATATTAGGTAAAAGTATAAATAAAGAATCGTGGTTAATTAAAAAATTAGAAGGTAATTGCGAATTAGGAATTGCTTATGTAGATTATAAAAAATTTGAGCAACCATTTTATGATACGCCTTCATTTTCTATAAATAATATAGAAGCATTTTCACAAAATGAATTAAAAAAAATATTCAATATAGGTAATGAAAATGACTTCTTTAATTTAACAGGAGGAGAACCTCAATTATCTCAAGAAGGAGATACAGGGGACTATTTAGATATTTATTTTTCAAATAGTTTTTTTACAGAAAGAATAGAAACAACAGAACATAATAATATTTTATTATAAATGATTAATGAAAAAGAAGAATTAATATTTTGGAATAAAAAATATTTTCTAAACACTATATGTTTAATTTTTAAAATTAAAATATTTTTATTTATATGAACAAAAATGATAAAGATATAAATGATAAAGATATAAATGATAAAGATATAAATGATAAAGATATAAATGATAAAGATATAAATGATAAAGATATAAATGATAAAGATATAAATGATAAAGATATAAATGATAAAGATATAAATGATAAAGATATAAATGATAATATAATATTTGGACACGCTGCGACAGTAAATCCATTTGAAGAAGCAGACCAAAGAGAATTAAATAATCAAATACATTTAAGATATAAGAAGAGAAATGGTAAAAAAGTATGGACTTTTATAGAAGGTTTAGATAAAGAAACTGCTAAAAAATTATGTAAAAAATGGAGAACAAAATGGGTGTTCTGCGTCTGTTAAAAAAGACGGAGGAAAAATAATCGCAACTTTATCTGGAGATCATAGAGGGAAAGTTTTTAATGATTTACTTGAAGAGAATATAGCGGAAGAAATGGATATAAAAATCCATGGACCCAATCTAACTGACGCTTAATTAAAATTTTATATATTTTATAATGATATAAAGATATTTTTATATCATTATAAAATGATAACTAAAGGCAATTTGATTTTCCAAATAGGAACATTATTTACTATAAATTCAACACTTTTATGCTCTTTATATTTACACGATAAATATATTAAAAATGTAAAAAATACCAATACTGATAAGTATGATATATCAGATATAATTATTTAAAAATTGATTATTAAAGATAAATAAATGATTAGTATAAAAAAAAGTTTAAGTATAATATCAATTATAACTATATCCTATATTGTATATAATTTATATAATAGACCTGAAAAGGAATATCCTAAAGAAATTGTTTTTTAAATTAATAATTTATCTATAATTATTTTTTTCTTTGTATATTATAAATGAAATATACAAAGAAAAAAATAATTAGAAATAAAAAATATTATTCTAGAAAAAAATTAAAAGGTGGTTCATCAACTGTTCGAAGTTTAATTACAAAATCAAATACTTTTTTATCTGATTTAAATATAAATATAAAATTTAAATATACCGGTGAACCAGAAGTAAAAATACAAGAAACTTATAATCATTTAGTTAAACCAAAGATAAACAGAGATTTAAAATATATTTTAACTAATTTTTTAAAATATGATAAAATATTAATAATAGATTGCGAAAATGTCTTAGGTGTAAAGCGTGGAAAATATTCGAATAGAGAATATATAGATAAATTATATGACACAATAAAAATAATAGATGACCAAATTTTTATATTATTCGTTGCACATGACGTTTCCAGTAGTCTTGAAACTTATGTAAATGGGAAACCAAATGAGATGGTTGGATATATGAAATCAGGCACAGGTAGTGGTGGATATGACGATATTTTAATATTTTTAATATCGACTCTAATACAATTGGAATCTGAAAACAAACAAGCAATAGAATTATTAAAAACAAAATTTAGTGTAGAAGAAACCGAAGTTGTTTCAAATGAAGGAGGTGCCGCCGCAAATGAAGGAGGTGCCGCCGCAAATGAAGGAGGTGCCGACGCAACTGAAGTTGTTTCAAATGAAGAAGATGGGGGGGAAGCAGTAGAAACGGTTAATGAAACTTATTTTTTTAATTCGGAATCTTGTGAAGATAATATAAATGCCGAATCATTAAGGCATGATATTCATGCAAAATATATTTTATTAGATAAATTACAAAAATATATTTATTGTCATTTACAGAAAAATCATAAATTGAATTTAATTTTATCTTTTGATAATTATAACTGGATAGATTGGGATAAAATGGGACGTATAAAAAAAATTCTAAAAGAAGGAGATGAGAAGACTAATTATGTATTAGCAGGAGAAGAATTTATGTTATGTAATTATAAAAATAAATTAGAGGGATTAGAAAAAATACAACCACCAAACCCCCCAAAACCAAAAACTCAAAAACAAGTTTGGCTTGAAATTAATCAAAATATTATAGATTTAAAAATGAAAATTCTAAAAATTGAGGACCCTGTAAAAGCAATTCGAGTTGAAAAAGAAAAAAAAAAAAAAAAGGAAAAAAAAAAAAAATCAAAAAAAAAACGTAAAGCAGCAGGAGCAGCAGGATTAGCAGGATCATCAGTAGGAGCAACAGCAACAGCAACAGCAACAGCAACAGCAACATCAAAAGGGAAAGGGAAAGAGAAGTGGAAAGGGAAAGGGAGATACGAAGACGAAGACGGAGACGAAGACGAAGAAGAATAATATTAATATAATTAGTTTAAAAAAAATTTATATTAAAAATTGATTTATATTTATTCAAATAATTATAAATGAATTTAAAATGACTAAGTTAGAAACAATTATTCATATGAAAAATCATTCACCTATTTGTATTGGTATTTTACCAACGGGGGAATATATATATTCGAAAGCAGAAGTAATAAAAGGTATTAATTGTTTAGGTTTAGTTTCTTTAGTAACTAAAAATATATTAAATACTTTAACAGTTTATAGAAAAGACGGAACATATGGAACATTAAAGTTAGAGGATAGTGTATCACAATTTAGTATTAATCCGGATGGAAGCATTTACTATGATATATTAAATAGAAGGAATGCCTTTCAAATGAAAAGGTATAATCATATAAAATCGGAATATATTGCTGGAGCAAACGAAGATTTATTTGATGATTACGGGGACTTAATATTTGACGATTTAAACGACGGTCAAGGCGAAGAAGTTCATTTTATGGGTTTTGAATCATTAATTACGAGACTTGACGGTGTTTGTATGACGGTTGAGAAAGAATTGGGTATTATTAGAGAAAATTATGGAGACGGTAGAGTTGGGAGAATAAGGGAAATAGATAATTCAATTAAACCTTATAAAATCTCAATACATCCTAGTGGTAAGTATTTTATAGTAGATAATTATTTTAATGTCATTCGGCAATTTAATAAAGATGGGACACAAGAAAGAATTATTGGGAAACCAGAGAGATATTATTATAGCAAATATGATAAACATAAAAATTTCGACGGTCCTATTGATAATTGTTTTTTGGAACAACCTAGAACTATTGCGTCTGACATTGAAGGTAATATAATATTTAGCGATTGTAGGGGAATAAGAATGATAGACAAGGATTTTACAGAAGTAAAAACTTTATTTACAGAAAAGAAATGTGTAAGTTGTCTTACAATTGATATGGAAGGAAATGTAATTTTCGGGGATTATGACGGTATTTATAAATTGAAAGTTGAAGGTTTGAAATCAGGATATCATTCGTGGACACATTCTAATAATTATAAATCAATATGGGATAATATATCTTTTAAAATAGAATATATTTCACCTGAAACTATTGAAATATTACAAATAATAATATTAACAATGTATAAGATTGAAGTTAATAATACTTATATTCCTATAGAACTTATACATTATATTTTAAAAAAAACGGAATATGGACCAATTATGAAAACATTGAAAATTAAATAGTTTATTATTTTATTTAAAATTTTGTAAATTATTTTTAATATTATAAATAATTATTAATGTCTCATAATTGGAATAATTTTACTTTGAATGAAGAAAATAATAAAATAAAAGAATTTTATCTTTCCGGAAATAAAGAAAATATAAAAAATGTAAATATAAAAAATGTAAATATAAAAAATGAAAATGTAAAAAAAGAAAATTTAAATACTAAGATAAATAATACAAGATATGCGCATTATATATCAATAGAAGATGAAGAAAAAATATTTAATGGAGAATATTAGTATTTATTATTTCAATTATGACTTTTATTTATTATCTACTGATTTTTATATTATATTATATTTATTATTATATTTATTATTTTTATATTATTATTTTTCATCTTTATTGTGTTGTATGTCTACTTTGTATTTATTTGATTTGGGTATTGTGTTCTAAATTCTTGATAAGTAAGGAATTTTTTACTTGATTTTGGTAAAAATTTCCTTCCATATCCTTGTAAGTTTCTATCTCTTCTTCCTATATTGCTTATATATTTTTGTTGAAATCTATTTTGTGCTTCATTATTTCTTATTCTGGGAGCAGGAACAAAATTATAATTATTCATTGACCTAACTTTTCTTTTATTTTTATATCTTTTTCGTTTTCAGTTTCATAATTAGTAATTAAATTATAAAATATATTTATTGGTTTTAAATTTGAATTATCACCATTATTTGACATTTATATACATATAAACTTTTTTGAAGTAAATATAAATAAAATATTAAAATAAACTTTATAACTTTTTAGAACTTAATATAATAGGTGTTGAAATATGTATATCTTCTAAACTAATTTTATTTTTATTAGAATATTTCTCTAAAATAGGTTGTTTAATTATATCATAAGCAAAACCATTCGCAATACTAAATATTTTAGCAAAAGGTAACGCCTCATATAATAATCGTATTTTACCTTCCGGTTTATATTTATTACCAGGATACATAAAAATCCCACCTTGTATTAGTGTCCTATGACAATCTGATACCATACTTCCTATATATCTGTGATTATATTTTTGTTCTTTAAATTTGAGAATAAGTTGTTTAGTATCTAAGTCGAAATGGTTAAAATGGCATTCATTGACCGAATATACTTTCCTATTAATTTTCTTATCATTTCCTTTAAAATCAAGTCTTTCTAAAAATTCGAATTCATTATCTTTATTTAGTTGGAACATATTAACATTATTATTATCTGTCATTACTAAAATAGTTGCCGGTCCATATAAACAATATCCAGCACATATAATATCCCTTAAACTATTATCTTCTATGTCATATTTATAAAGAGCGAAGATAGTCCCGGTGGTAATATTAGAGTCAATATTACTGGAACCGTCTAGGGGGTCAAACGCAATAATATATTTTTCTTCACAGAAATATTCTAAAGTTTCTAAGTTTTCTAATGTTTTTTCATTTGTAAAGACAACTTCATCGTGTTCTTCTGATATATAACCAATAATATTATATGATTTTTGTATTTGTTTAACAATTATATTATGACTAAGTATATCAAGTTTTTTAACTAAATCACCTGATTTATTTTTAAGATTTGGATTTTCTGTTCCTAAATTAATTTGGTTACCGAATTTGAGTAAATCTGCGATTTCTATGAAGGCATTTTTAAGAAGTATAGTAATATGTTGCATGTGTATAAATTCTAATTATATTAAAATTTAAATCAATAAAAAAAAATATTTTAATATATTATAATGCGTTTAAAAGAAATTACATTATGGAGGATCAGGAGCAGGAGCAGGAGGAGAGGCTGCTGCTTATGGTGGAAATGAAGGAAACGGAGCAGGACTTTCAAATATTATTGTTTGTAAAAAAAATACTAAAATTATCGAATATCATATGAATGAAACTATTAATCTATGTTATTGTGATTTAACAATAAGATTAGGTTTAGACTATATAGGGTTGGTTGCTGAAAAAAATATTGCGGATATAAATAAGTTAAAAAAATTTTTAAAATAAATTGAATTTTTATATGATTAAAACTAATATAATATTAATATTGAAAAATATAAATAAATTAGTATTTAAAATTAATAAAGTTATAAAACCTGAATTAAACAATATTAATTGAAAAAAATTTAAAAATATATAGTAATATTAATGAAGTATATCATTTTACTATTACTTTTGTTATTATTAATATTTAAAATTTTAAATAAAGTTGAATCTTTTAATAATAAATATAATTTTGAAGATAGTATAAAAAATTATAGTTCAAATAATCTTATATCAAGAATTGTAAAAATAACTAGAAATGATTATTATGAAAAAAATAAATTTATTCCAAAAGGAAATATAATACATATTTTAAAAAAAAATTTAGTTTTTTTCATTGATAATGATTTAAATAAATTAAATAAAAAAATTAAGTTGAATATATTAGACCATCCTTTTAGAAGCACTGATAAAAGTGTTTATAATTATAAAGATTTTTTATATAATAAAAATATTTTAGAAGTTAAATGTGAAGATTGGGGTGATAAATTAAATAAAAAACTACAAATTATACCAATTGGTTTTGATTCCAAATCTTTTATAAATGGTCTTCAAAAAAAAATGATACAAATTTCAAAATCTCAAAAAACAATAAATAATAAACCCTTAAAAATTTTATGTAATGCTCATTTATCAAAATATAAAAAACCCATAAGTGGAAATTATAACCAAAGACAAGAATTATTTGATAAATTAAAAAATAATAAACTAGTTGATTTTTGGAGGGAAAAAAAAAATATAGTAGAAATGTGGAGATTACATGATAACTATAGTTTCGAATTATGTCCAGAAGGAAATGGCCTCGATACACATAGATTTTACGAAGCACTTTATCTTAATACTATTCCAATAGTAAAGAAAAATTCACTTGAATCTATGTATAAGAAATTTCCTTGTATTATAGTTAATGATTGGAAAGATATAACAGAGAAAAATTTAAAGGAATGGAAAAAACAACTTGCCAAAAGAGTTGAAAATGAAAAATACAAATTAAGAAAAGATTATTGGTTAGATTAACATAATTTATGTTGTCCGAGTGTAAATAATATATTTAAATTATTCGTAAAAATAATCATTTTGTAATTTTTCTTTAAATTTATAATTGTATTTAGACAAAAAATTATTTATTTTTAATTTATCAGAATGTACGACTTCAATAATTAATTTTGGTTTATATTTTTGTAAAATATTTTTACTACCCAAAAGAGCTTCATATTCAAAACCCTCTATATCAAGATGCATTAAACCAATTTTTCTATCGCCTAATATATTATCAATACTATTTATTATAATATCACAATTGTTTTTTTTACATTTTTCTATTCTCCAAGAACCGCTACCACCTAAATAATTTGAAATATTTACCCCCTCTTTTACAATTATTCCTTTTTCATATTTGCTTCCTATAGCGTAATTATAAACTTCTGTATATTTTTCTAATTTATTTATATTAATTATATAATTTATAAAATCAACTTTATTTTTATCTGGTTCAATCATAATAATTTTAACATTATTTTTATTAATATCTTTTAAATATTTTGCCATAAAAATACCCGTATCTCCTATATGTGCGCCGGCATCTATTATGTCATAATCATTTATATTATTAAGTAATAGTTTCAATTTTGTATTTGTGAGTTTTTCATGATTTTTAAATCTTTCTGTAAAATCATCCAAATGCACTTTATGTTTTGATAAAATATTATATGGAATTTTTATTTTTGTATCTAATAAATTTTTTTTTATTATCTTAAATTTATTTAAATCAATAAACCATAGATTATATTTTTTAAACCTATTAATTTTATTCTCTAAACCTATAATAAAGTTATTATGAACTATTTTAGGTATTTTATTTTTATAAACAGTATTAACATTATCAAAATATCTTTTCCCATTTGGAAAATCATATAAGTCTAAAGTGTCAAATTTTATATTTTCTGTTTTCAACATTGTACCAAATACTCCTTGGTCGGCTAACTTACCTGATTTTTCTGGTCTTTTTACAACATTTTTTAACATAGTTTTATGTACTTTATCCAAAAAAATTGTATTTTTTTTATTTGGTTTAAAAAACATAAAACCAGTACAGTAACTTCCAGTTTTTTTAAATATTTTTGATTCATCTTGAAATAGCATATCGTTTTTACCATTTTTAAAATTATCTATTTCTTCTTGAAAATTTTTTAAAAAAACTATATCTGTATCAGAATATACTACAATTTTATTATATTTTTTAATTAAATCACTAATTATTTTTGGTTTTTGAGTAGTAATTTTATAAAAATCCTTTGAACCAAACTCTCCTTTTTCTTTTAAATTTAATTTTAAAAATTGTGTTGTAACACCTAATTTATTAATATAATTATAAGCTTTTTCATCCAAACAAGTCACAATTAAATTATGGTCCATTCCTATTTTTTTTAGAGTATGAATACTATTATGTGCTTCTTCGCATAATCCACCTGTTAAAAACATTGAAATTATATAATCATTATTGTTTTCAAAATACTCATATTTTAAATTTTTTTTTAGTAAAAATATAAGTATTATTATAAGTAAAAATAGAAAAAAAAATTTATTCATATTATATATTTATATTAAAATTAAAATTTATTTTTTTTAAATATTAATTTATCTCTTTCTAAACATTTTTTTAATTCATTAACAGACATTTTTGCTTTAAATCTAAGAGGTCAACTTTTATTTAATATTTTATGAGATAAATTATGTTGATAGATTCTTGTAATATTTAATGAATTAATTAAGTTAAAGGAAAAATGTCCTGAAATAAATACTATATTTGGTAAATAAATTTAAATTAAATACAATATAAATAATATAAATTAACATTAAATGACTTATACTAAAATAGTTATAACTGTTCTTGTATTAATATTAATTTTAGTAAATATAATAAAAAAAACCGAAGGGTTTAATCAAAATAATATAATACTAATTACACAATTCTATAAACCAAAATGGGATTTGAGATATCAAGAAATAAAAAAATGTTTACATAATAATTTAAATAATATTTACATTTCAAAAATTTATTTATTTTGTGAAGAAAAATTTGATTTTAAAAAAATTTTTAAGAATGATAACGTTGATTTATCTAAAATAGTACAAATACCATCCAAAAGATTGTCTTATAAACAAGCATTTAAATTTTCAAATAAATATCCAAATGATATAAAAATACTAGCAAATAGTGATATTTATTTTGATGATTCTCTTAAAAAATTACATAAATTATATTTTAATAAACTATTTTTATCTTTAACAAGATACAATATACAAAATGGAAAACCAGTTCTACAAGACCTTCCTTCTAGAAGTCAAGATACCTGGATATGGAAAGATAATTTATCAATAGGTGAATTTAATGATTATGACGAAGATGGTATTCAATTGGGAATATGGGGTTGTGATAATAGAATAAATTATATAGTTAAAGAATCGGGTTATAATGTTAAAAATTATTGTAAAGATATAATGACATACCATTTACATCAAGAAGAATTACATAGAAACGACGTTAAAAAACGTAAGAAATATAAAAAACCATATTTTAGACCTCCTGTTGAATATATAATTAAATGAATATATAATTAAATGAATATATAATTAAATGAATATATAATTAAATAATGCATGTTTCCATTTTATATTAAAAAATAAAAATTAATAATGTTAGTAAATATTAATAATGCCAATAAATAATAAAATGGAATATAAAATAATAATACCAGTATTGTTTATAATAATTTTCATTATTTATAAAATAAAAATAAAAGTAAAAGTAAAAGTAAAGATAAAAGAAAATTTTAAAAATTTAAAAAAAAATGAATTAGTAATTATTTTACCATTAAGAAATAGAGAGGAAAACCTAAAAGAATATTTGAAAAATATGATACCTATTTTTAATTATCAAAATATTGATTATAAAATATTTATTATAGAACAATCTGATAAAAAAAAATTTAACAAAGGAAAAATAAACAATATTGGATTTATAGAAGCCATAAAGGATAATGAAAATTATAATAGATTTTTATTTAATGATATAGATAATTATCCTTTAAAAAGAAATATAATTGACTATAATACTAATATAAAAGGTGTTCATCATTTATTTGGAAATCCAAAATGGTTGGGAGGATTTTATATGACAGATAAAACAACATTTGAAAAAATAAATGGTTATTCTAATAATTTTTGGGGTTGGGGTGGAGAAGATGATGACTTACGCAATAGAATTAAAATTAAAAAAATTAAAATAGATCGTTCTGTTTTTTTTAAAAGAGATAGAAAAAACAATAATTTAATAAAGGATGATTATAACACAAAAGAAAAAAATATAAATTTTAGAAAAATAATTAATTTAAATAAAAAAAAATATAATAATAATATTTATTCAATTAATCAAGACGGAATATATACTTGTAAATATAAAATTATAAAAAAATATAATATGAATAATAATCCAAATGTTATTCGAATATTAGTTGATATCTGATATTATTTTACCATTTTTTACCAAGAATTAAATCATATTTAGTAGGATTTATATTAACGTTACATGCCATAGGAGTGAGTGTTATTTCACCAAAATATATATCATTATTTATCAAATATAAATCAATTCTAGCAAATTCAAAGATAGAACTTATATTTTCACTTATATCAATCATTTCTTTTATTTTACGTTTATCTTTAATATCTAGTTTAATATCTTTACAAATTTTTTTACTAGTTGTAAATGGGTTTAATTCCAAATTTCTATTTAAATAAAATTTACAAACTTTATTAAATCTACCTTTCATAATCAATACAAATTCAACTTTACCATGAATACAATAAAATTTATAATCTACTAAATTATCTCCTAAATACTCCTCGCATAATATTTCGGGTTTAATAAATTTATAATGATCTTCATATTTCTTTTTTTGCGGAACTAAACTTCTTTTTTTCCATAATTCATAGTTTTCTCTTTTTGGTTCCATTTTTTTTCCTCTACCAATCATTTTTTCTATTTTATTATTTTTAATGATAATAATATCATTCCAACCATTATTAGTTTTAATAACACAATTTTTCGATACATTTAAATCTAAATCTTCATTTTTATTTAATAGTTTGATTAATTTAGGAACCTTTAGGTTTGATATATTTAAATCATTGATATATTTTTTAACACGATATTTATCTGCAAAAAATCCGTGTTCAGCGGTTAAATTTACTCCATATATTTTTATTTTTTTATTAAATCCAAGAGAACTCCAATTATTTGGTTTGGGAATAATTTTAATTTTTCTAATATTATTTTCAAAATTTTCAATAATATAATCATTTGGATCAATTACCTTTCCACCATTCATTTTTACTATATCTGCTATAATTCTTGAAAAACCACCCCCTGATTTTATAAATATTTTACTATTACACATATATACAAAATCTTTATCTGGATTTCCACTATTTTTATTTTCAAATTTAAAACCATTTTCTTTTAATATTTTGTATACTTTAGATAAAAATAAATTATTATTTTTTATATTAATATTTTTTTTATGTGATCCATAAATTAATATTATTTTTTTTTTTTTATCTTTGATAGATTTAAAAATATTATTTATTTGTTTTAAATTTATACCCCAATTTTTTTTATTAATAACAATATCACCATTTTTAAAACCTGAAATTATATCACCTAATCTAATATGAAATACAATTTCATTATGATTAGGAAATTCAATTGTTTTTTCTTTAATTATATTTTTTAATATAGTATAATTATTTATTTTATCTTTTTTTGCTAAATTTTTAGTTAAAGTTATATATTTACCTCCAATACTATTGGGAATTGTTTTTACAATATTATTTAAATATTTATTATTATTTGTATTAATAAAATATCCTTTTATTATATCTCCTAAACGATAATCTAACCACTTATCGTCATTTATTAAAAACTTTTCATTTATTTTTATTTTTATTACTAACAATATTAACACCAATATACCTAAAATAATAATTCTCATATATAATATATTAATATTTAGTTTTATAATTATTTTAGTTTTATAATTATTTTAGTTTTATAATTATTTTAGTTTTATAATTATTTTAGTTTTATAATTATTTTAGTTTTATAATTATTTTAGTTTTATAATTATTTTAGTTTTATAATAATAATTAAAACCACACATAACAATAAAATTATTAAATTATTATTTTTTTTAATACCAATATTTTCAATTACTGTAAAATGTTCAATTGTATCATTCTTAATTTTTAATATTTGAAGACGATTGTATGGTTTTACCTAATTTTACAAATAATGTAAATAAAATGATAAAATATGTACAGAAAGATTGGGATATGATATGGTTAGGTCATGGTAAGTTAAAAGGAAAATTAATTAATAATAATATTTTGGTTCCAGAAAATAATCCAGGCCCAAAATTTAATTCTTTACATCATTGCTATCTTATTAAAAAATCTTCAATAGATAAATTACTTAAAATATTATTACCAATTGATTCTTTTACTCCTAAAGATTGTAAAATTAGAAAAAACTTTGATAAGTTTAATGCTTATTTTATAAAAAAATCATTGGCAATTCAAGATTGGAAAAAATTTAATAAATCAGAAAGAAAAAATTAACCATTTTTACCACCTGTTCTTTCCGAAGTTGGGAATTTTTCTTGGTCTTGAATTGCCAGTCTTTCATTTAAAAAAAAAGCGTCTAATTTATCAAAATTTAAACGGAATATTTGGTCTTTATTTTTAAAATTTTTTGGTATTGGAAACAAAACATTTTTAATTTTAGGTATACTTTTTCTATTTATTAAATAACAATGTTGTTGGGAATTATGTCCAATATAAAAACCTTGTTTTGGAATAAAAAAATTATTGTCAAATCTTTTACCTTTAATATTATTATATCCTAACCAGATTAAATCCCATTTTTGAGGTAATCTTTCTAAATAGTGATTTAATTTTTTATTAAAATTGGGAAGTATTTTACAATCATCTTCAAATATAAGAAAAGTATCACCTTTTAATTTGAAAATTTTATCCCATAAATAAGTATGAGACAATAAACACGCAATAGAACCTTCTTTTTTCTCATTACTTTTAATTACTTCTAATTTGGAATTTTTTTTCAAATTCAATAAAAAATTATAATCAATATTTTTTTTATCAAAAGCACTAAATCTTTTACAATTTAAATTATTATTTTTAAATTGTTGTTCCATATAATTTTTTCTATCTACTTGTCTATCTAAATTAATAAAAAAACTTCCTTGTAATTTTGGATTAGAAAAATTTTCTTGTTTTTTATAAAGTTTAATAAAAATTAGAATAATTAAAATTATTGCTACTTGATACATATATAATTTACTAATAAATTATTTTATTGATATATTATTTTATTGATATATTATTTTATTGATATATTATTTTATCAACATATAATATGTATATAACTTTATTAGTAATTATAATATTATTCTTCATATTACATAAAAAAAAAGAAACTTTTAAAAATTTAGATTTTAATAAAATAAAAAATATCAATTCACCAGTTTTAATTGTAGGAAATTCAAAAAATATTTTAAATAAAAAAATGGGTAAGAAAATTGATAAATTTGATAATATTATTCGTTTTAATGATTACAAAATTAAAGGTTTTGAAGATGAAGTTGGAACTAAAACAACTATACATTTTGTAAATCATTTAAATGGAACTAACGTAAATTTTGTTAAAAATCTAAAAAATGATAAATTTTATATAACTTATCTATTTAAAACTGAAAGAAATAACAGTAATATAAAAAATTTTAAAAATATAAAAGATAAATACCCATTAGAAAATTTATATCAAAATGCTAAAATATACATTGGAAAAAAAAAAATTATAAATAGAATACCACATTTAAGACTTGGATTAATAGCAATTTGCTCAATGTTATATTTAAATAAAAAGGTAATTATTTATGGTTTTGATACAGAAAATAATACTTCAAGAGAACATTACCAAAGTGATAGAAATTTTAATGAAAAAGTCCATAATAACGATTTAGAAAGAAAAATATTAAAATACCTCATAGACAATAATTTTATAACCATATTATCTTAACAAAAATCCTCGTCATATAATACTTTATCTTCTTCTATATCCTTCTTAACTTTTTTCCCTATAATATATCTCATTTTAGTAGGTGATATACCTGTTCCAGGTCCCTTGGTAGTTAGCATATCTCTTGTTACTATTTCTCCTTCTTTAAAATCCCTAGTTGATACTAAGGATTTACTAAGTTTTATAAAACATGCTTCTTCTGATAATAATTTTCTCTTTTCATCACAACCAAGTGCTTCCTCAACTACTCTAATATCTCTTATTAATTTAGTTAATCCGGGTTCTTCTAATGAAGCAGAGTGGTCCCCTCCTTTCATTGTTCTGTCAATAGTGAAGTGTCTTTCAACTACTTTTGCTCCTATTGCGACAGCTGCGGTAGAAATGGCAATTCCTTTTTCGTGTCCAGAGTATCCTATAACTGCTTGAGGGAATGTTTTTTGATATTTCTTAATAACATTCAAATGTATATCTGTATTTAATGTTGGATAACTACTGGTACATTGTAAAATCGCAACTTTTTTATTATGAACTGAAATAACTTCATATGCCTCTATAACTTGTTCTAAATTTGCCATACCAGTGGAAATTATCATAGGTTTATTTTTTTTAGCAGTATGTTCTAATAAAGGAAAATTAGTTAAATCAGCAGAAGCCACTTTGAAAAATGGAACACCTAATTCGTCTAAGAAATCTACACTTTCTTCATCCCAACCGGAAGCAGTAAAAGGAATTCTAATTAAATCCGCATATTCCTTTAATTCCCTAAATTGTGCAAAACTTAATTCTAAGAATTCTTTATGTTCTCCATATGTTAAACCAAATGAATTAGGTGTTGTATATGGTTTATTTAATCCTTCCTTAGTTAAAATTCTATTAATAGTCCTTTTTTGAAATTTGACTGCGTCGGCACCTGCTCTTTTTGCCAAAGCAATTAATTGTTTAGCAGTTTCAACAGAACCATTATGATTAATACCTGCTTCTGCAATAATAAATACATTATCTGAATTAGATAATCCTATATCTTTGGGAGTAAACATATAATATTTAACTAATTAAAAAAAATATCTTTTAAACGAAAATAAATAACTAATATTTTAATTATTTAGAAAGTTATAATTCTTTTTTTCCATTTAACTTATAATCCATTTAACTTATAATCCATTAACTTATAATCCATTTAACTTATAATAATTTCTTAATGGGTAATGTAAAAACAGTATCGCTATTGATATCTAAAATTATACTTGTATCTTTAACTTGATAACAATACCACCAACCATATGGAATAAATAATATTTGTTCTGTACCTAAATTGATTTCCATATATTTAGTTTCTTTTAGGTTTTCTTTTTCTTTAGTCCAAAATGAATATTTGGATTCTTGTTGTCCGTTATTATTTATAAAATATTCTATTTTTTGTTCTGGGTTGAATAAATAGACTGAAATATTGCCAGTTAAAAGACATATAAAATGTCTAACTTTATTTTCTCTAATAAGTTTAGAATTTTTTAAATTCTTTTTATCTTGAACTAAATTAATTTCATATCTTTTATTAATAGTTAATACATTATTTAATAACTTAGTATTTTCATTTAAAACTTCTTCCGTTAATTTACTTTGGTCTATTACATCATTTTTGTCATATATAAACCAATCTTCTACTACGCCTAACATTACCACAGGTAATTTATTTCTTACTATCTCTATAATTTCATTTCTATCTGGTTTATACTTTTGTAATATCTCGTAACTATTATTGTTTTTCTTAATATTTAAGAAATTTAATATAAAAAAAATTTTAATAAATACTATTATTATAATAAAAATTATAGTAAATATCTTATTATCTTTTTCTTCCATAATAATTTAGAATTATAAAATAATTTACTATTTTTTACCTTAAAAAATTTTATAAGACCCTAAATTTCAAAAAAAATGAAAACTACTTAAACAAATAATATTATTAATAATTATCTAAAAATGTCAAACTATAATACTGAAAATCAAGCAGTTAAAAGTGTTAATTTAAAAATGTTAAAAGGAAACCATACAGGTCAAGTTAAATGGTTTAATAGGCGTCGCGGATACGGTTTTATTAAAATTCTAAAATCAGAGGGGTCTGATGAGGATTTTATTGGAAAAGATGTATTCGTTCATCAGTCGCATATTACTCCCAAACAGAGTACTTATAGAAGTTTAGAGGAGAATGAGTATGTTGAATTTACTTTATCATTAGACGAAAGAAATACAACACAGGCAGTTAATGTGACAGGTATTATGAATGGTACTTTATTATGTGATGCTCATGCTGAAAAGCAGAAGTATAATATGAATAGAGAACAAGAAAGTTCTCAATAATTTTATAATTTACTTATTTTTTTTTTAAATTAATTTTTGTTTTTAATAAATACTAAAATTAATTATTTAAACCATTAATGTTAATGAAATAAAATGGAAACAACTGAAATAGTAACAACAGTTTTAATACCTTTATTTATAGGACCTTTATTTATATTTTTCAAAACATTATGGGATAGATATAATGCTAAAAATGATAATATAAAAAAAATAGAATATGATGAACAGATAGGTAAAATACGGGAACAACTAAATAATTTTTATTGGCCCGTTTTGATAAAATTAAAGTGTCTTAATCATTTAAATTACAGTGAAGTAAAAACGGAACATATAGAATTAAAAGAAATATTTTTAGAAGATAGTATGTCGGAACCTAGTGATGTAAAACCTATAAAGACAGAGAATGGTAGAAGAAAAAAAAGAAAGAAGGGGAAAATATGTGGAAATAATACTATGATAGAAGGGGATTTTGTAGTATGTCAAAATATAGTTCATAAACCAGACGTATATCAAATGTGTCAAAAATGCCTAAGGAAAAAAAAAAATAAACTTGAATTTAGTGATTCTGATTCTGAAGTTTATAGAAGTAGTGATAATTTAAATTTACACACTAAAATAGATATAGAAGGAAATTTATTAGATACAGAAGAAAATTTATATTGGGACGATAAAGACTTAGATACTAAAATTAGAAGAAGAAAAACTATAAAAGAAAATGATAACGTAGAAAATATAGAATTAAATGAAAATTTAACAATGTTGGTTGATTCTCCGCAAAAAGTTAAAATTAATATAGTGGACGATACTTCTGGAAAAAGTTCAAAGTCTTCTAGTAGTAGCGGAAGTAATATAATAGGTGAAGAAAAGTTAGTAAAAAAAACTATAAAAATAGAAAAATTACTAAAATTTGAATTAGATAATAAGATTATAACTTTATGTGTAGAAATTAAGGATATAATAGAAGGAAATATTGCTATTATAAAACCAGATAAAAAATTAGGTAAAGAGTTAGTTAAATTTATTAGATTTGTAGAAACTATTTGTATTATTGCGAATTATAATACTAAAAAAAAAGAAATGAAAAACAAAAAAAAATATATAAATTACAACTATATGGATTTAGGTGTAATTGATAATACTAAAAAATTAATCAAAATTATTTCAGATAAACTAAATCTTTTATTAATTGAAGAACAAGACGTTAAAACTAATTATTTATATTAAACTATCTCTTCATAATCTCCCTCTTCTATATAATTTTGAACAACCGGAACTAAATAGTCATTATTTTCATTACAATACATTGAATTATATATACTATCTAAAATTATTGGTTTATTATTATTTATATTTTCATTCTTTAAAAAATTATCTGGTTGATTTATATCATTTATATTTATATCATTTTCATTTATATCATTTACATTTACATTTATATCATTTACATTTATATCATTTACATATACTATACTTTTTTTTTTATTAATAAATATTAGGAAAATAATACAAATTACTAATATTACTAATATAACTATTATAATTGTTGATGTTGACTTTCTTTTTTTACTTTTAATTATTGATGTATCATTTTGATAATCTATTTTTATTGAAGAATTATACTTATTACTTGTTGTATATGTATTACTAGTTGTTGTATATGTTGTATATGTTGTATATGTTGTATATGTATTACTAGTTGTTGTATATGTATTACTAGTTGTTGTATATGTTGTATATGTATTACTAGTTGTTGTATATGTATTACTAGTTGTTGTATATGTTGTATATGTTGTATATGTATTACTAGTTGTTGTATATGTATTACTAGTTGTTGTATATGTTGTATATGTATTACTAGTTGTTGTATATGTATTACTAGTTGTTGTATATGTTGTATATGTATTACTAGTTGTTGTATATGTTGTATATGTATTACTAGTTGTTATAGTTGTTGTATATGTTGTATATGTATTACTAGTTGTTGTTATAGTTGTTGTATATGTTGTATATGTATTACTAGTTGTTGTATATGTTGTATATGTATTACTAGTTGTTGTTATAGTTGTTGTAGTAGGACAGTAATCGCACGATTTTCTACAATTCTCTAACATATATTTATAAGATTTATCACAATATCCCCATAAACTCCATTTATGACAATTAGTATTATAATTATCACAATGATTGGTAGAACAATTTATTTCGTCACTTTTATCATCGCAATTAATTCTATTATTACAGTATTCTAAAATATCAATACATTGATTATTATTTTTACAAGCAAATTGTGTTTTAGTACATTTTATTTTTTTATTTGGACCTACTAAAATAGAAATGAATATTAAATGTAAAATCATTTTATTATAAATTAAATATAATTCTTATATCAATTTTATTTAATATTAATAATGGAATATAAACTTGCTGAATATCAAGATGAAGGATTTGTTTTTAGATTTTCCGATTATCATTGGATTAATATTGACTTAGTAAAAGACTATCCTAATTATAAAATTGTATATAATAAACCAGGTATTAAAGAATGGTATTACACTAACCAGAAAACATATGAAGTAAAACTTTTCAATAAAAATAAAAAATGTATTATTAAAAATGATATAAAATATTATCCTTCCACTCAATTTAATTTAGACGAATACTTATATTATAAAAAATCTAACTGCGATAATGCACTATTATATGGTTTTTTACAAGGTTTATATAAATTAAATGTAAATAGTAATATACAAGAAACTATTGTTTAGTTATATTTATTTAATTTTACTTATTTATTTTTATATAATATCCAAAAAATATTTTATTGTTTTTTTTAAACCTTCCTCTAAATTTATTTTAGGTTCCCACGCTAAAACCGATTTTGCCTTTTCAATACACGGTTTTCTTGTTAACGGGTCGTCTTGTGGCAAATCATTATAAATAATATTCGATTTAGAATCTAATAAAATAATAATAATTTGTGCTAAATTTAAAATACTTATTTCCTTTGGATTACCTAAATTAATTGGCATAACAGTATTCCCATTCGTTTGACTATTCATTAATTTCATTAATCCTTCTACCATATCTGTTATATAACAAAAACTCCTTGTTTGTTCTCCCTTACCATAAATTGTTATATCTTCGCCTCTTAAGGCTTGTGTAATAAAATTACTAACTACTCTTCCATCATTTTTATTTAAAAAAGGTCCATAAGTATTAAAAATCCTAGCAATCCTTATATCAACAAAACAATTCCTATGATATTCTGTCATTAATGCCTCTGCGACTCTCTTCCCTTCGTCATAACAACTTCTTATCCCTACTGGATTAACATTACCCCAATATGTTTCTTTTTGCGGAGTTTCTTTTGGGTCACCATATACCTCACTAGTAGAAGTTAGTAATATTCTTGCCTTAGTTCTTTTTGCCAAACCTAACATATTCAAAGTCCCTAAAACATTAGTTTTAATAGTTTTAATTCCATTTAATTGGTAGTCTTTGGGTGATGCCGGACAAGCTAAATGATATATTTGGTCAACTTCTAATAATATCTCTTTACAAACGTCGTGTCTTATAAATTCGAAATTATCTAAATAAAAAAGTTCTTTAATATTATTGAGATTGCCTGTGAAATTATTGTCTAAACAAATAACATGATTATTTACATCTTTAACTAACTCTTTACATAAATTGGAACCTATAAAACCAGTTCCTCCTGTTACTAAAATTATCATTTTATATATTTTTATACTAAGTCATTTTTTTAAGTATAGAGACACAAGAAAGTCTTTTTAATTTATCTTTATTAGTTAATTGTTTAATAAGTTCAAGTTCTTTTGGATATAGAATACTAAACTCTTCATCTATTGTATAATTTTTAAATTTATTTATTTTATCTTGTTTTTCCATATAGGTATCAAAAGTAGATAATAATTCAAATAAAATAATACCTAAACTGTAAATATCACTATAAACAGAATATTCCTTATTTTCAATTGTTTCTGGTGCCAAATAATTATAACTTCCATATTCATTTTCGGTTTTTACTATTTTTTTTTGTAAACTATCATCTTCTTCATATTTTATAGACATACCAAAATCCCCTATTTTTACAATGCCATTTTTGTCAAACATAATATTACTAGGTTTAATATCCCTGTGAATAATATTCATTTTATGTAAATAACTTAGACCTTCTAAGATATTTTTGAAAATAGATTTAGAATCTAAATAATTTATAGATGTTCTTTTCTCTAAATAGGTATTGAGATTACCATAACATAATTCCATTTGTATAAATAGGAACTTAGTAATTTCATAACTTTCAGCAATATTAGAACAAGAAGAACCGTATTCTTCTAAGTCACCCATAATATTAGGTAAATTACTACAAGTAGGTAAAAAGTCTTCAATCCAGGAATTATAATAACGAACAATATTCGGATGGTCTAAGGAAGCCATCATTTCAACTTCATTAATATATTTTTGACTATTAACATCATTATAAATGGGAACAATTTTAATGGCATAATCATTTTTATCTATTTTATGAAAACATTTGAATACATTTCCAAAACTTCCACTACCAATATTTTCATAGAAATTTATATTTCCACTATATTTACTGGTTTTTTCAATTGGTAGATATTCAATTAATTTATTCGTTTGAACTAATGTTAATTCTTCCAAACCTTTTTCTAATAAATTTTCTTCCTCAAGTTTCTGTTTAATTAAGGCATATTTATCTTCAATACCATTATTTTCACAGAAGTTTTTGAGTAAGAATAATAATAAAATATCTTTTTGTTTTTCCATTTTATTGATATTTAAAACTATTCTTAAGTATCAATTTTATTTTATTTTATTTTATTTTATTTTATTATTATAAATATGAATAACCAAAATAATTCTTCATTAAGTGTAAGATTAGAATTAGCAATAGACGAAAATAATATTGAAGAAGTAGAAACAATTATAATTCAAATTGAAGATCTTGATAATTTTAATTTTAATATAGAAGGTACAAATCCTCTTCATTATGCCATACTTGAAGATAATATAGAAATTGTAAAAATATTAGTAGAATACGGTGCTGACGTTAATTTTAAAAATAATAATTATACACCTTGTATGTCTGCCGCCTTTGTAGGAAATTTAGAAATATTAAAATTATTAGTAGCATATGGGGGGAATTGCGATTTGATTACAATAAGAGGACATTCTGCTTTTATGATTGCTTGCAAGCAAAAACATATAGATATTGTAAAATATTTATTTTCCAATTCGGAAACACACGAAAGAAATGATAATTTATGGTATGCTTGTCGAAATAATAATTTTGAAATTGTAGAATTTTTATTAAAAAAACTTGTAAATCCGAATTTTATAAAATATAATAGACCTTGTACAGAAATTTCTATACAAGAAGGAAATATTGAAATTATTAATATACTTCTTCAATATGGTGCTAATATAAATAAATGTGACACCCGCGGACGTTCTTTATTAATTAAAGCAATTATAAATGAAAATATAGATATAGTAGAATTATTATTAGAAAAAGGAATAAGCACAATGTTAAAAGACACATTTGGTAATCTACCTATTCATTTCGCAGCAGAAATTAATAATACGGAATTATTAAATTTAATTATACAAATAAATGACGTAAACTCTAAAAATGTTTTTGGAGAAACCCCTATTTTTAATGCTTGTAATTATAACTGTATTGATAATTTAAGATTATTAATTGAAAATGGAGCAGAAGTAAATATACAAAATCGAGACGGTATCACTCCTCTTATAGTATCGACACAATATAATAATATAGAATGTATAAGAATTCTATTAGAAGAAGGAGCAATACAATCAATAGATTTACAAGACAATAAGGGAAACACTGCTCTACATCATTCAATAAAAGCATATTCTTATGAAATTGTAAGATTATTAGTAGATGCCGAAGCAAATTTAACTATACAAAATAATGATGGAAGAACTCCTTTAGATATAGAAATTATAAAACTTGAAATCTTAAAAAGACAAAAAGAAGAAATAGAAAATCCATCAGAAAATATTAATAACTTTACCAGAGTAATACATGACGAACATTTACAAATAATTTTAGAAAATATTCCAAAACTTGAAAATATTATACATTTATTACAACAACAAACACGGCAATGGAGTAGACCAGCTCCTATAGAATTTATGAATGAAAGAACTTTACAACAACAGAGTGGCAGAGTTATATTAACACAAGAAAGAGTATGTGTTTTTTGTGTATTAGCTGTTGCCATAAGAATTGAAGCACTTTCTTCTATTATATCAACTCCTTTAGAATATCAATTAGACGAGTTATCATTACCACCTGAACTATGGAACTATATTATGACATTTATTAATGTTAATGAATTCGGGGGAAGAAATTCTAGTTCTAATAGTTTTGAAATAGTTGAATTACCAAGTAATAATGAAAATCAAGAACAAAATCAAAATAGACAAATAACTTCTTATATTAACCCTATGTATAATCCAAATCCAAAAGTTGGTAAAATGAATAGAATGAATAGAATGAATAGAATGAATAACCCTAGTAAAATGAATAGAATGAATAACCCTAGTAAAATGAATAGAATGAATAACCCTAGTAAAATGAATAGAATGAATAACCCTAGTAAAATGAATAGAATGAATAACCCTAGTAAAATGAATAGAATGAATAACCCTAGTAAAATGAATAGAATGAATAACCCTAGTAAAATGAATAGAATGAATAACCCTAGTAAAATGAATAGAATGAATAGAATGAATAGAATGAATAACCCTAGTAAAATGAATAGAATGAATAGAATGAATAGAATGAATAGAATGAATAGAATGAATAACCCTAGTAAAATGAATAACCCTACTGGTAAATATAAAACTCAAATAAAAAATTTAATATCAAAATTATTGAAATCTAAAAAAAATCCAGAAAAAATGATAGGTATTACTAAAAAAGAATTAGATGAAGTTACAGAATTAGTTAATACATTAGATATGAGAAAACTTAACGATAATTCTAGATTTAATAAAATATTAGATAAAATACAAGAAAAAATATTAAAAATTAAAAAACCTGCTTCCAAAACTAAAAAACCTGCTTCCAAAACTAAAAAACCTGCCAAAGCAGTGAAATTGAAATATAACAGAACTAAATTTGTTCCTCATTATCCGGAAACAGTTTATTAAGTATATTGAACTACTCCATTTTCATATATCCCTATTGTATGTTCTGTTTGTGCGACATATGAACTTTTAATATCATATAAAGGTGGGTATTCTGTTATTAAACCTTCATCTATTAATAATTGTAATTCGTTTAATTTAATAAATGGGTCTTTTTCTAACCAATCCAAATGCCAAGGTAATGTTTTTCTTTTATCCATAATTCTCTTATAAGTAGGTATTTTTTTATATTTATCATTACCTACTATATTATAATTTATCATTAAATGACTATTTTCCGGTCCTTCTTTTAAGTGACCACTACCAGTAGTTGGGAATGTTTCCACCGCATATATTTCACCTTCTGCCATTCTATTTTGATATGATATATTAATATTGGGTATTACTTTTTTGCCGTGTATTTTATAAGGTAAAATTTGGTGACCACATAAATCCCTACAAGGTTTAATAGGATATAATTTCCCATTAATTCCCAATTCATAACTAGTAAAAATCTCTTCAATTTCTCTACCTAAATCACCTAAAACAGTATCGACACCTGATAATTTAATTACTTTATTAGTTGCTTCTTCTGATATTTCTTTTAATTTTTCCAATTCAGGATTATGAGTGATAGAAAATGCAGCGTCTACCATTTTTCCATTAAATTGAATACCATAATCTATCTTCAAAATATCATTTTCGGTATAAACAGTTTTATCTTGAAAAAATGGTGAATGATGGGCTGCTATATTATTAATGGATAATCCTACAGGGAAAGCAATTGAAGAATTTATATAATCATATGTATTTGGCGTAGAATTGGAATATTCGCAAATCCATGTTTCAATATTTTTCCTAATATCATATAAGAGAACTCCTGGTTTGACATATTCTAATATTTTTTTTCTTACTAACTTATGAATTATACCACTTTTTTTTATATTATTATCATTCATTTTTATAGTATTATTCATTTTTATAGTATAATTAAATAAACTCTTAAATTATTTAAGAACAGATAATGTATATAAAATAAATATAAATTATGGATTTAATAAATTTTACTAACTATAATATTGCCTTCTTTAATTGTATTTCTTTTTTAGCAGGAGGTTATTTTATTCTAACTAATTTTGAAGACCTAAATAAAAAAAACGGAATTCAAGATTGCTATAATATATTTCTTCTCACTTGCTTGGGAGCAATTAATAATTTATTACCCTTAATAGGTTGTTTTAAGGTAACGGAAATAAGTATTCTAGCATTTTTATGTTCTATTTCTCTAGGGGGATATAATTCCTATAATTTATCTATAATAGGTAGTAATTGTAGTGATTATTATATAGATAACTATAAAAAAATATGGTACTATTATGAAATATCAATTGGAATACAGTTTTTCAATATTATTTTATATATTATAAAATCATTGCTAGTAGTTTGCGATTGTGATAATAAAAAAAAAATTCTAAAAGAGGAAGAAACACAAACATTACTAAATTATAGAATTAATAATACCATCGGTATGAATGAAATGACATATCCAGAAAGAAATATATATGAAGATGAATTGAATGTTGAATATGATAATGATAATGATAATTTTTATGATAAGTTATTCGACGACGCATTATTACCGAAGGTAAATGCTAATTAGACGCATTATTACCGAAGGTAAATGCTAATTAGACGCATTATTACCGAAGGTAAATGCTAATTAGACGCATTATTTTAATCAGAGAGAAAAATAATTAAATTTATTTAAAATTTTTATTATTTAGAATTTATAATGACAGAATATGAAATTTCTTTATCAGTAGTTGATAAAATAGAGAAAAAACATTTTAAAGATTTTAATATTTTATGTAAAGATTCAATTTGTAAAAGTGAGGAAGAGTTAAAATGTTATTTATTGTATCATAAAAAGTTAGAGAATAAGTGTCATAAATGTAATTTAGAACCTAAATGGAATGGAAAACCTTTGGATTTTGTAATTGACCGGAAAAACAATAAGAAAAATGATAATAGAATAGAAAATTTACAATTTTTATGTCCTAATTGTTTTTATCAAAAAAGTAGAAAATCAATTTATGAGGATGTAAAAAATAGTAAAATGGGGACTTGTATTGATTGTAATAAAAGATTTAAAAGGAAAAAAGAAAAGACTTCATTAAATCCTGTTGGTGATATTATAGAAAAACAAGTTAAACACAAATATACAAAAATGAGATGTAATTTCTGTTTAGAAAAAAACATAATAAGTGAAGATAGATTAGTTGAAAATGATAAAACAATTAATAATAATGTTGTTATAGTTATTTAAAATCTTACAATGTAAATGAAAATCAAAATAAATACAACTATTGCTATTATAACACTCAAAGGGAATATCTGCTTTAATTCTTTTAATATAATCATTATATTTGAATTATTATTATTTAATTTATGGTTATTTAATTTATGGTTATTTAATTTATGAGAGTTTGATTTATTACTCAAATTTTTTAATTCTTTGGTAACTTCAGTTGGTTCAATATCTTCTATAACCATTTGAATATTTTCTTTTTTCTCTACTATTGGTATTTGTTCTTTATTAACAATAATATTATTATTTACTATGTTATTAACATTATTATCATTTACTATTTCGGGTCGTTTAAGTTGATTTCCAACTTGATATAATGTATTGTTTCCCAGTCCATTTGGAACCAAATTTTCGTCGTGAATAATATTTTCTCCTATAGAATTAACATTCGAAATTTCTTTTTTATTTTTAGAATTTAAATATTCTTCATTTGTATAATCCGTTGTATTAGTCATATTATAATTATACAATAAAAAAAAATTTATTTTAAGAAATTAATAATTTATAATAAAGGTTTAGATAAAATAAAAAATAAAAATATTAATATAAATGGAACAAACAAATATAGATTTACTTATAGAAAAAATTAAAAATAAAATAACATTTGGAAATGTTGTAAAAATTATATTTTTTGCCTTATTATTTTATATAATTTTATTAATTGTAATGAATAAGGTAAATATAGATAAGATTGAAATTAAGAATAAAAATAATTTAATAGATTTTGAAAAAGAATATCCTTTACCTGAAAAAAACTTGAGGGGTAGAAGTATGACTAAATTAGAAAATAAAAATGAAAAATAATAATTAAATAATGAAAAATAAATATTAATGTATTATAAATGGATAGTTATATATTAAGTCAATTATTTATAATAACATTAATTATCGTATTAGTCTATTTACTTAATAACCAAAAAGCACTTGAATTATTTATGAATAAAATTAGAAATAATATAGAACATTTTCAACCAGGTGTATTTGGATTTCAATTAGGTATTCCATTAAACCCTTATAATTGTAGACCAGAAGATGATTGCTATATGGGTAGTCCTATGCGTTCTCAAATTTACCAAAATGTTTGCGAACCAAATTACGGTTTATTAAAACAAAAAATTCCTTTAAATGATAATTGCCAAAGAACAATAGGAGGCAAAATGTCGGCACCCAGAAATTATTATGTTTGCAAAGTAGATAAGCATTTACAGAGAAAATGCGGTTGGATTAAAAAATAAAGTGAAAATAAATTAAATTAAATTAATTATAAAATAATAAAATCTCAAACTATATTATACTATGTCTAATATAAAAAATTTTTCTACCCAAGAAATAAAACAAATGGAAGAAGACGAATTAGCAGTTCCTTTAGTCATAAATAATAAAAAAATAAAAAAAAAAACAAAAAAAAAAAATTTTATAAAAAAACTATTTTATAATTTAATAGGTAAGAAATCACCAAAAAAATCAAGTAATAATAAATATCCGAAAAAATCCAGTAATAAGAAATCACCTAATAAATCTAGTAATAATAAATCACCTAAGAAATCAGTGAAAAAATCCATTAATAAGAAATAAACTAAATACTAATAATATCACATATTTTCCACCATAATTCTATAGGTAATGTTATATCTCTAATTATTAATTTTTGTCTTAAATGAAATAATATAGAAATATTATTTCTAATATTTTTATGAAATAAATAATGTCTTTTAGGTGTCCATTTTTTCATTGATTCAATTAAAATATTTTTAATTTCATTTCTTTTTTTAAACATTCTTTCGTCTACACCTAAATTATTTGTAAAATAATTTGAATATTCTTCTTTCATTTTAAATAATCCTTCTCTTAATACATATTTAACCGCATTCACGTTTCCACAATCATAAGCAGAAAAAAATGGATTCCAATTATAATACCAATAAACTAAACTAGTATTAAAATTAAAATGTGAAACACTATTAGAAAAATCTTCTTTAGAACCTTCATTCCCTACAAAACTTATATTTGCTCCATAAGATATTAATAGTTGTATTATTTTATCATTTTGTAATTCAGCCGCATACATTATAGGTGTTTGACAACATTCACAAGAATAGGAATTTACATTAGTCCCATATTTGAAAAATAATTCAATCATTTCAATATTATTATTTTTAATCAAATAAAAAATAGGATATTTATACTCTATTATTTTATTTAGGTCTATTCCTGTTATTACCCATTTGGTAATTTCTATATTATTATTATTTTCTAAAGAAGTCTTAAAATCCATATCTAAATATAATTTTTATATTTATATTTAATTTATAATTAAAGTTAATATTTACTTTTTATATTTAATTAATTGTTTTATTCAATAGGTAAAATATTTCACTTCTAATATTATGATTATCCATTTTTAAAATAAGTTCACCTTTATAATTAGTTTGTATTTCCCTATAGGGCAATTATTTAACCACTTTGATAATCATTTTTATGAAATACATGATTACAATTTTTATATAAAAAAAAATATATAATAAAAAAATATCTATAATAATATAAATGGGATTAATTAACGCTGCTTTTACATTCGTTTTAGGATATTTTATTATTGAATTTATAAAAAAAAATAAAGATATGTTAACAAAAGTTCCAATTATTTCTAATTTAATAGGGAAACCATCTAAAGGAAAAGATAAAGTGAGTAATGACGCATGGTTTCTACTAGCAGGTTTTGTTCTAAAAGATTTACTAATATAATTTATTTAATTTTATTTATATAATTTTACTTATCCTTATAATACTTAATTAAAAATAAAGTTAGTATTCTGTCAGTCCCTTTCTTATCGCCATTATCTTTTCTATTCAAATCAATAAATTCAAAGAATTTGTGATTTTCATTTTGGTATGTAGTATAAATTTCAGAATTACAATAACTTTTTTTACTAACAGCAACCGTATTATGTAATTCAAACGCTACTTTTTTGATTGCTTCTCTTAAATTTTTCTTAATTTCTTTTTCATTATTAGGAATACCCTTCGAAATAAGATATTTTATAAGAACACTATTACCATTCCACGTCCTAAACATTTTAGGACTTAAATTTTTACTATATTTTTTTAAATAATTGGTCACTTGTCCTGCTGTTATATTATTATTCTCATTTTTTTCATCTATATAATAAAATAAATACTCTTTATCTTTATTTCTACTACATAACCCCTCTAATAATTTTATAACCGATTCATTTTTTATAGTACTAGTATTCTCAACACTTTTTTTCCCCACAAATTTTATTTCAACTTCATTTTCCTTAAATAAAATATGATTTGTATTTATAGTTGTTGCACCATAGGTATTATATTTTTTTTTATATTCTTCAGAACCTATTCTAAATTTACATTGATCTAGGAGATATAAAACTATGGAAATAATTTTATTTTTATTATGAATTGGTAATTTACTATCCATAATACTTCTATAATCCTTTCTTATTCTTTTAATTTTTTTACCAAATTGAATTAAATCCTGGAATTTCATTTCTTGTTGTTTCTCGACAAATTTAGGATTATATGTATATTGTTTTCTTCCTAACTCATCCACACCTATGGCTTGAACTTTATCTTTCGCATTATTACTTATTCTAATTTTTCTATAACTGGGTGGTATTCTTAATGATTTTATTCTATTTAATATTCTTTTATTAACTCTTTTCTTGGTTTTTCTATTTATGTATTTGTATTCATCTTCTACCTTTATACGCCGAATATCCATATACTATTTACTAAGATATAAATTAATATGATATAAAAATAAAAAAATATTATTTATATATATATATATATAAAATGCCATTTGTTAATAAACCAAGACGCTCTTATACGTCGAATCGGAAAAATAATAAAAAACCTACCGTAAACAAACAACCTACCATAAACAAACAACCTACAATGAAAGATAATATAATGAGTGGTGTCGGAATAGGGGCAGGTGCCGCTGCTGGAAATGCCGTTTTTAATGGTATATTTGGTAATATACAAAATGAGGGTAATATACAAAATGAGAGTAATATACAAAATGAGGGTAATATACAAAATGAAAGTAATATACAAAATGAGGGTAATATACAAAATGAGAGTAATATACAAAATGAGGGTAATATACAAAATAAATATATACCAAATCAATATATAGAAAAAAATAAATATCAGTCGGATATTTGTTTAGGTATTAGTAAAAAATATATAGAATGTCTAAAATATCAAAATGATATTAATATAAATAGTAATAGTAATATAAATCCTATTAGTTGTAAACAATTAGAAGATATGTTAAATTATTGTATAAAAAAAAATCAAGGAACTAACCATTTCAATTCATAATAGTCTTCCGAATATGATTTCTTTCCTGTTATATTTTTAATTTCTGCTTTATTTGCTTGATCTACATTTTGAATATTCTCTACATTTTGAATATTCTCTACATTTTTTATATTCTTTACATTTTGAATATTCTCTACATTTTGAATATTCTCTACGTTTTCTATATTCTCTACATTTTTAATATTTTCTACATTGTCAGTATTTCGCATATTTTCCATTTTTTTATTTTTTGAAATAAGGTTTTTTTTATAATTCATATTATTTTATAATATTATTTATTTTTAAATATTAATTATTGATTAAATATATATATATAATATAAATGTATGATATAAAAAAACTCGATTTACTTAAAAAATCATTAGTTGATTCTCACCATAATAATGCCTTTCTTATGGGTTTAATATCATCCGGTTTGGCAAGTATAGGTCTTGCGACAAATTCCGCAACTACAATATTAGGTTCTATGTTACTTAGTCCTATAGGGGCATTAATTACAAAAAATATTATTTATACTTTTCTTACAAAACAAAATTACAAATTAGATATTAAATATAAGAAATGGTTTTTACAAGTATGCATGGTATTATTATTAACTCTCTTATTATCTTATATATTCGGAAAAATATTTCAAAAAATTAAAAACCCATTTACTGATGAAGAACTTACTAAAGATTGGCCCACTAATGAAATGAAAGAAAGAGCTAATCCAATTAATGCGATTTATATGGTTTTTATTGCGTTATTATGTGGTGTTGCTCTTCCTATTGCTTTATTACACAATTCTGGAGTTAAATTAGTCGCAATTGGTATAGCAACTGCCTTAATTCCACCAATAGCCAATATAGGATTATCATTTTCACTTAAAAAAAATGAAAAAAATAAAGAATTTAAAAAAAAGGCAGTAATTACTGGTGTATCAATATTTATAATAAACTGTATATTATTATGGTTGCCATCTAAATTTATGCTTAAAGAAATAACAAAGAAAAATAATATTTTTAAATTTATAGAAAATGTATTCATTTTCCCTCAAATATTATTTAAATTAGATAAATATAAATATTTTATTGATAGTGATAAAGACGGAGATGGTAAAATAGATTATAAAGAATTTAGTAAATACCATAAAAAACATAACTCAATTAAATCTGAACAAAAAATAAAAACTTATTTTAAAAGTTTAGATAAAAATGATACAGGAGAACTAAGTATAAGAGAATTTTTAGAAATTAAAAAAGAATAATAATTTAAGTAATAAAAATTTTTTTATAAATAATCAACTAATAATCTAACACCAAAACCAGTAGAAGTATCTTTAATTTTTTCTGGTCCGGCTATATCCATATGTATCCAATCCTGTCCTTCTTCTACAAAATTAGATAAAAAAGCACCGGCATATATAATACCATTTTTATATTTATAATTATAATTCTTAAAATCTGCTATTTCCGATTTAGTCTGTTCTACATTTTCTGGATATAAAGGTAATTCTACTAATCTCTCATTTACTTTTTCCCCCATTTTAATTAATTCACTATTTTTATTTTTATTATTTCCCATTATTGAAGCAAATAAACCGCCACTTAACGAATCCTGTTGTCCCGTTAATCCAGCAATATCCATAATTAACTTAGGTTTGAATGTATGCGCGTAAGCAATAGCATCCGCCATAACTAATCTTCCCTCTGCGTCTGTATCTACTATTTCTACCGTTTTACCAGAATAAGATTTTACTATATCTCCAGGTCTGGACGCAAATTTCCCAGGCATATTTTCAGCAATTGCTAGCAAACCTATTACATTCTTATTAGAACCCATTTTACTTAAATGATTTATGGCACCTAAAATAGTTGCGGCACCTAACATATCCGTTTTCATATCTATCATATCTCGTGGTCTTTTTAAAGATGTTCCTCCACTATCAAATGTTATACCCTTGCCTACTAAAACAATAGGTTTTTCCTTTTTTGATATAGTTAAACATTTTTTAGGTTGAATTTTTACTAAATAACCACTATATCTACTACCCTGTGATACAGATAATAAAGTATTCATACCCATTTCTCTTAGTGTTTTATGTCCTAATACAGTAACATTAAATCCTGATATTTTACCTAAATTAGTTATTATTTTTACAAACTTAGGAGGAGTTAAAATATTTCCTGGCAAGTTCCCTAAATCTTTTACTAAATTAACTGAACCGGATAAAATTATACATTCATTTAACTTCTTAATATGACTTTCGGAAACAAATACAAAACTTTTTAAACTTTTTAGAAAAAAGTTTAGATCAAAAACCCCCGATTTCGTTTTTTTATTACTTTTTTTATTACCTTTTTTATTAGTTTTTTTATTCGTTTTTTTATTACTTTTTTTATTACCTTTTTTATTAGTTTTATTAGTCAAGTTGTTTTTTTGATCTAAACTTTTTTCTTGATTAGAAATCAAATATTCAGTAGATTCCGTCAAGTTGTTTTTTTGATCTAAACTTTTTTTTAAAAAGTTTTTTTGGTCATAATGAGTTGCCAATAATAAAAACATCTGGTCTTTTAAAAACTCCAATTCCCCTACTGCTAAATAATATATTATTCTCTCTTTATCTATATGATTTATTAAAAAACCTAAATGATTTATAATTTTACCTAATTTATCTATATTTATTTTTTCCTTTTCACCCAAACCTAATAATACTACAATCTCATTACCATTATAAAATTGGATTATTTCCTTCTTTTTACCATTAAAATCTTCGTAAACACTTTTTGGGCATTTAATATCATATTTTTTAAGATTTTCTTCTAAATGGTTTTCTTCAAATAAAAGGAATACCTTGATATTTTTATTATCCTTTTTAATATAAGTTTTTTTTACCTGTATATCCATTATATCTATACTATAAACACAGTTAAAAAATATAAAATTATTCTAAAATAATTTCGTGATCATTTTCTTTTAATTCTTCGGCATTTAAACTTTCTATATTTGTTTTTTCTGTATATATATCATTATTCTCTAATACTATATCTGTATCAATATCTGTATCAATATCTCCGTCATTTGTATCTTCTTCTAAAACTAAATCTTCTTCCTCTAATTCTTCTGTTTTCAAACTACTTATTTCTTCTAAAACTAAATCTTCATTTAATTCTTCAGATTCTTCGGATTCTTCTAAATTATCCAAATCTTCCGGTAACATATCTTCAAAGTTTTGATTCATAAATTCTTCCGGTAATTGTTTTTGAAAAGAAGAAAAATCTTGTAATAATTCGTCTTCATCATCATCTTCGTCTTTCCATTTTTGCCAATCTATTCTAATATTATTCTGTTTATTTTTGGTAAGTTTGTGCCAGAATAATTGTTTTCCTTTCATTACAACTAATTCAATACAATTCTGTTTTATTATCCAATTACTTTTTTCATTTACTATATCACTATTAAAATCTATTACTATATCATATTCTATATTTCCACTAGTTCCAACTAATCTAACATTATTAGTATTAAATGTTATATCCTGGTTTTTAAAATTATTTACTTCAATAGTAATAAACAGATTCGCTCTATCTTGAGCCCAAAGAATTGACGGATTATTATTCATATTCTATAGTATGGTTATTATATTTTTAAGTTATTTATTAAACTTACTTTTACTTAAACATTATCAAAAAATATATCAATATGGGTAATTCCCTAAAATCAAATACTAAATGTTATATTCTCGATGACTATGATAAAAAACACACTTTTAATATAGATACCTTCAAAGTTCATCATAAAGAAGTATTTATTTTTTTTAAAACAAAACCATTCTATTCCAATGGAATACAACTTTTTATATACCGGGAAAAAAGAAATAATCCAACAGAATATATAGTTAATATAGAAACGACATTTGAAGATAAAAAAAAACTAATTTATAATAAATTCGGAGATAAAGAATTTTATGAATATATAGAAACATTTCCAGATAATATAAAAGTTAGTATAAGACTAACTATGGATTATAAAATTAGTTTAGTTGTTTTCAAATTTCTATCCAAAAATTTATATAAATTTAATTAAAAATTGAAAATATTTATATAAAATTATTATAATAAATGAATTTATCTCAAATCCAATATTTAATTAAACAAAAAACAGATTTACAATCTGAAATTATTGCTACTAGACAAAAATTAAGTAACTTAGAACAACAAAAAACTAAAATTAATGAAACATTATTTAATAATTGTAACCATAATTGGGAAGACAAAGGTAGATTTCACCATTATGATAATGTGTCTTATATTTGTTTAATTTGTTGTCTTGAAAAATAATATTTTTTATAAAAAAAATTGAATATTAAAAATCTAGTAAAGATAATTACAAACATTTACAATGGGATCATTTATGACATATATTAAGTATATTATCACTTCGAACTTTTGTTCGCAAGAAGATTTTAAAAATGTTAAATCAAGGGAGGAATTCCTTGAAAAACTGGGTTCATTGAATAAAGAACAACTTACTGCGGCACTTCTGCTTTGTGATCTTGATGAAATTAAGGACAAAATGGTAGACTACCTTATCAAGTATATTGATACTGATAAGCTGGTAGAAGGTTCGCATAGTGATTCTTGGGAAACAACTGTTTCACAAGAAATGGACGATACCCAGAAAAGAGCATTCTACAGATCAAAGGTTGACGATATTCTATCAGTCAGCCGAATTGAAAAGAATGATAAAACACTTGGAGCATACCTTAAGGGAATCATTGCGAATTTTCTTATGGGAGAACTGGGTGGATTTATGATTGCTGATAAGCGTTCGGACCTATCAACAAGTGCGATTTCTTACCTTAAGACTGTGAAGCGACTTCGTATGAAGAACTTCCTTTCTCAAGTTATTAAATCCGGTGTTGTATTCTGTCCAGAACACGACCAATCAGCAATCACGGACATTGAAGGACTAAGTTTTCACACATTTGATGAGAGTGTTCACAAAGGAAACATGTCTAAGAAGTTTTACTATCCTTCGACTTACCAAGTATCTGAGCTAACACCTGAAGAGGTGTTTGCTTACATGACGGAAGCTAAAAAGGATACAAAAGACTACGAGAAATACCAAGACAGGTTTGGAGTTCTTCACGTTCAAGGACCAGAAGGTTCGGGACTTTTTGAGAATGGATACCACATTATTTGTGTCCACCTCAAGAGTATTGGTACCAAGAAAGACTTTACGAAGAATGGACCGGAATATGCTTTCATTAAGTCAGTTATTAACAGTTTCGAAGGAAATGTTATGCTGATGGGTGATTTCAACGCTCCCGTCTTCGAAGAAGGTATTGGACACTTCGGACTTAAGGAAACAGACCTAAGTACTTACCCCGTTATAGACGGGGGAGAAGACCACGACTTTAACCTTACACACGGTTTTATGCGTGTAAGTACATACAGTCTTGACGACGTTGCTGTTAAAGAACGTAGTGTCAACAGTGGTATTAACCCACAGGCACCTCTAGGTCCCACAAAGAGTGGGAAACGTCGATACAACACGGACCACGTGTTTATTAAGACAGTCGATACTATTACAATGGAAAGCAAACTTTACCCTACTCCAAAGGACGGAGAGGTTCTAGTTCTTCCACTACTCACTGACACTCCAGCAGAAGACTGGGTTAGTGACCACCAAGCAGTCATTACGAAAGTAAACGGTATTACCGTGGGAGTATACAACACTCTATCAGATTGCTGCTCCGATTCACAAGCGTTCAAGGATACGCTTTCGGGGTCTGAGGTAGATGTCGCACGACAAGAGTTCAACGAAATTCTTGCGGAGATGGCAAACACTATTGTTTTCCACACTACTGAAGCTGAATAAGTTTTAGCAGAAAACAATAGACATATAAACCTTGAAACAAAAAAAAATAATTTTTTTGTTTTTTATCCGAAAACATTAGCAGCAGTATCTAAAGGTTTTCTTAATCTAGAAAAAATCCCTAAATCTATTTCATCATTTATATATTCCAATTTATGTTTAACCGGATTTTCGTCGTGTAAATGTCCATTCTCCACTGATTCAACTAAATCCGCAAACATTGGACCTATTGCTCCCGCATTTTTAAATTGATTACCACTACTTCCCATCGCCATATAATATCCCCCTATATTACTCTTATCATATATCGGTGTCCAATCATCACTTACATCATAAGTAGATACTATGAATTTCTTATTTGTTCCACTTGGTATAGGTAAATTAGGTATTCGTAATGCTGCTCTATATATTTGGTTAGTCCATTGGTCAGTTAAACCGTCGTCTAAGTTATCTAAATCATCAAACCATATTACTTTATCGCATTTTGCTTCTGTGGAACCTATTAAAAAATTATTATCTAAATCAGGCCTAAAATAAACCCCATTGTCTAAATCAATTACCACTAAACCGTCTCTTTCCATATTAACTTCTTCTAAATTTGTAGTTTCCATATCCTTTAAATTATTTGTATACGCAACTTCGATTCTCATTGGTCGGCATTTAATATTAATATCACTTTCCATATCGCTATCTTTATATGCTAAATCATTTATTTTACTGGAATAAGGACCGGAGGCATTAATGACTATAGGGGAATCAATGAAAACATTATTATCTAAATGGATACCTTTAACTTTTTCATTTTCTACTATAATATCATTAACATTGGAATTAAAGTTAAAAATAACACCTTCTTGTTTTGCTGCTTGGTATAGATTAGTGGCAGCGAGTTGAGGATTACTAACATATCCACTTTTCTCCATAAAAATGGAGCCGACTAAATCATTTCGGGTTTTAGGTATGCCGAAATCATTATCATTAATATTAAGTGGGTAATAGTTATTATAAACATCCATACCTAACTTACTCACTTTTTTATGGGTTTCAATTAAATCTAAATCTTGAACTGGGACACCTATTTGACGCATTATATTACTGGTTTTCTCTATGAAGTCTTTGGAAATATCACTTTTTAATATCATTGCACCACATTCATTTAATTCTGCGACATCGTATTTTTTACTTAATCCTAACGAATCACGCCAATTTTGGAAACGGTGATATCCTTCCCAGGCAAACTTTGCGGAAACTGGTAGGGAATAATACATACGGCAAATACCACTGGAATAGGAAGTGGTGCCGAAACCTGTAGATTGGTTTTTATCAAATACTTGGACTTGAAAACCTTTTCTTTGGAGACTAAGAGCAATGGAATTACCAATAATACCAGAACCTATAATAGAAATGTCTGCTTTTAATAGATTTCTAATAGACATATAAATGTATAATAGAAAAATATTTTATGTAAAAAACTGATATAGTTAGTGGTTTTAGTATAAAAAGAAGTTAAATAATAATTATTTTTTACTTTTTTTTGTTATTTTTTTATTTTTTTTGAATTTTATATTTCTTTTAGTTTTTTTATTTCTTTTAGTTTTTTTAGTTTTTTTATTTTTTTTATATATTTTCCGCATCTTTTTTGATTTTTTACCTCCACCTACGATTGAAACATTTTTTAACATTGATAGTTTTATCACTGGTGTTTTTTTCACTGGTGGTGGTGGTGGCGGTGGTGGCGTCTTTGGCGGCGAGTGCCGTTTATTTGCTGCTATAAGATTAGATAAATATGTTCTTTCTTCGAAATTTAAATTATTTTTGTCTAATGTTTCTTTTCGTTCTTGTATTAATTTTAATAATTCTACCTCATTTAAATTTTGAATGTTTATATCTTTATTTTCTAAAAAATTTATAAAATAAGTTATATCTGCTTGTTCGCATATAGGTTTAAGCCAAACTATTAATTCCCTTATTTTTACCAAATTTTCCATTCTTTTATCAAGAGTGCTCATGTCGACTTTAAAAGTACTCATGTCGATTAATATATTATTTCCTTCTGAGTCTAGATTTGTTTCTGCTGCTGTTGCTGTTGCTGGTCCGTATCCAGGTCCATATCCTTCTGAGTCTAGATTTGTTTCTGCTGCTTTTTCTGCTGCTTTTTCTGCTGCGGTTGGTTCAGGCTCTGGTTCTGGTTCCGGTTCAGGTTCAGGTTCAGGTTCAGGTTCAGGTTCAGGTTCCGGTTCAGGTTCAGGTTCCGGTTCTGCTGCGGTTGGTTCAGGCTCTGGTTCTGGTTCCGGTTCAGGTTCAGGTTCAGGTTCAGGTTCAGGTTCAGGTTCCGGTTCAGGTTCAGGTTCAGGTTCCGGTTCTGCTGCTGCTGGTCCGTATCCAGGTCCATATCCTTCTGAGTCAGGTCCATATCCTTCTGAGTCTAGATTTGTTTCTGCTGCTTTTTCTGCTGCTTTTTCTGCTGCGGTTGGTTCAGGTTCAGGTTCAGGTTCTGGTTCTGGTTCTGCTGCTGCTTTTTCTGCTGCTGCTGTTTCTGCTGTTGCTTCTGCTGCTTCTGCTGCTGCTGCTTCTGCTGTTGCTTCTGCTGCTTCTGTAGAATTTATTTCTTTAAGTTTGTATATAAAAATACTGAACTTATTTATCTTATTTATCTTCTCTTCTGCTTCTGCTTCTACTACTGCTTCTGCGTTTACTGCTTCTGCTTCTGCTTTTACTGTTCCATTAAAATCCTTTATATTTTTGTTTATTTCTATTATATTTTTGTTATCTTTTATTTTTTCTTCATAATTAAACTTTAAAAATATTTTAGTATCTAATTTCTTATCTAATAAATTCTTTATAAAAGTTTGTGTAAATGCGTCAATATTATTATGTTGACTGCTAGAATATTTTTTTCCTTCTTTTAGTTGTCTTTTTTCTCCTTGTTTTTTACAAAAAGCTTTAGAAGCGGTATTATAAAAATATATGGGAATAATCTCAGCATGTATATCTTTTAATAAACACTTTTTTTTTACTTCTTGTCTTCTATCTTTCATTTTACTTATAATTTCTTTTTGTTTTTTAAGAGTTCTCAATCCAGGTGCATTATTAAAACTACTATATGTGTCGACATAACATATACATAATGGTTCATTCTCATTTATTATTTTTTTTTTTTTTTTTTTTTTTTTTGGGTTTTTTTTTTTTTTTTTTTTTTTTTCTTTTTCTGGGTTTTCTTTTTGTTTTATTGATTCATAAAAAATACGATCTAAATACATTTCATCTTTCATTTCATCTTGTATCGTAGCCTTATCATATTCAGAATTATATTTAAACCATAAACATTTTTTCTCTTTTACTGTATTTTGTTCTTTACTTATACTTTTTTCTATTATTTTTTCTAATAATGGTCCGCTCATTCTGTTTTTAACTCCTTCAAAATTTTTGTTATAAATACTGAGACATTTGTCTTTATCATATTCATTTTCGGGATTCGCTCCTCCCAAATGACTGTTTCGTGATCCTGCTACTTTATTTACTGCTACTTGATTTGTTGCTGCTACTGCTTTTGCTGCTTTTGCTGCTTTTTCTGCTGCTTTTTCATCTGGTGTTTTACAATATCTATCTAGTTTGTTTTTATAAAAACAACTGGCATCTCTCATATCTCCCCCATCAATTGTAAATACAGTTTTTATATCTTTATTTACTTGTTTTTGTAGTAAATCAATTAGAGTGTTTTTTATTCCGGTTGTTTTGCCACTTGCACTTGGTCCCATAGCAAAAATTATATATACTTTTTCTGTTGCTACTGCTGCCGGTTCTACTGCTGGTGCTGCGTCTTTTGCTTCGGTTCTTGCTGCTTGTGGTTCTGCTACTTCTGCTTCTGCTTCTTCTTTTGTTGCTTTTTCGACCGATACTGTTTCTGTCTTTTTAATGTAATTGCGAGGTATCATACCAACTTCCCTGGTTCCGTCCGAGTTTATAAGGTAACCCTTATACCAACCATCGACATTCTCCTTAACTATACTAATCAGGTCACCTTTTTTAAAGTTCAAATTATCTCCATATATGTTCTGTAATTCTATTGAATCATAGAGTGCTTCTGCTTGGTACTGTTCTTTTTCTACTGGTGCTGGTACTGGTGTTGTTACTGCTCTTGCTGGTGCTGGTGTGACTGGTACTGGTGCTGGTGCTACTTGTGCTGCTGCTGCTTGTGCTTGTTCTTCTTCTTCTTTTTTTACTCTTGCTAGTGCTATTTTTTGTTCTTCTTCTGTTGGTGGGTATAGTTTTTCATTAATTGTACTTACATTTTGTGCTTCTACGGATGTAGCTATATGAACTTTTGTTGGTTCGGAGATATCTTGTGTTGTTATTTTGGTTTCTTTTTTGTTTTCTCTTGCTGCTCTTGCTGGTGCTCTTGCTGGTGCTCTTGCTGCTTTTATATCAGTTATTATATTTTTAAATACTTGTTCATCAGTTAGTGTTAATTTTTTAATATCATATTGTTTATGTTCCTGACATTCAAATCCGTTTTCTATTAATTTAATTTTATTACGATTTTTTTCCAGTGAATCATTTATTTCTTTAACATATGAACATTCATTATCCCATTGACAAATATGTTTTAAACAAAAACTTGACCCCTTAACTTTTAAACGTTTGCAACCATTATATTTGTATGTATTACCAAAATAACATCTATGGTCTAAACAATAAATTTGAGGCTCTTCTTCCAAATCTGTAGTAGGTGGTACTTTCAAAGTTGTAGTAGGTATTAGTTTTTTACATCCTTTATAATGACATACTTTTTCTTTATAGTGTTTTAGACAATATTTATGTTCTTTTAGATCATCTGGTATTTTTTTTCCTGGGTCTACTGCTTTGGCATAATATTTATATATTAACTCTTCACACTCTTGACACTCTTGACATTTATGTTTTTTACAATAATTGTTTGTTTTATCTTTCTTTCTCTTACAGTTTTTATAATTACATATTTCATTCATATAACAATCAAAACAAAGATTATATTTATTATGAGTATATTTATATATCAATTTGTCGGAATGCTTTTCGCACCTATGTTTTTTGCAAAATTTTTCTATCAAAATAGGATCTATACGACTTGTACAATTTAGCTCATTACAAGAATGTTTTACACAATAGTCTGAATTATTTTTTTTTGGAGCAGAACAAGAATTGCCATAAAATTTACAACAATCCTCAGTGGTTTCCTTTAATAGAACTGTATGAACATCTGGTTTTAGTCTTAAATATGGTTCTTCTTTAATATCAACTTTTTCAAATAAAAGATTAAATTCTTTTTGAGTAAATTGTTTATTTAATTCACTATTATATATTTTTATTATAATATATTTTACTATATCTAAAATATTTTTATTATTACAATTAGTTCGTCCTAGCATACTTATTGCAATTTTACTTGTTCGTAATTTACAAAATTTTAATGAAGTAGATGAAGTAGTTGAAGTATATAAATCATTATAAAATGTTTCTAAATCTGTATATGCTCCGTTATAATAATCTGATGTATCTTCTTTTTGTAGAGATTTAGTTTTTATTTTTTTATATATATCACTTAAAATTTTATTAGTGTTAATTGGTTGAGTTTTACTAGCTTCAGTGTTAATATATACTAATAAACTAAAATATAATAATTGATATATAAAACTTAATTCTTTACTGTCCCCTTTATGCCTATTATAATATTCACGAAAGTCTACGACTTCATTTTCTGTTTTTTGTTTATCTCCAATTGCGTCGTTATTTAAAAATGTTTTATTTGGTCTAAATTCAGGCTTAGGTAATATCCGTTCTGAATTGTCACTACTTACAATTAATGTCTCATCATTATTTAAACTAAAAACTTTTATTAATTTTGTAGTTTCATGATCTAAAAATAATATATTATTTACTGTTCTCTTATCTTTTTCTTGATCTTTTTTATCTAATATTTTATTAATATCTTTGTTATGTAATTTTATATTATCATAAATTACGACAGGGATTTGTTCTAATTTTATTTTATATTCTTTTATATCTTTTGTTAATACTTGTACTTTATAATTTTTACTTGAAAATAAATTAATATGTTGATGAAATTTTTCTTTAAAATGGGGTTTTTCTTTTATTTTTTCATAAAATTTATTCAAGATAGTAATCAATTCTTCATTATTTAAAAATTTATTTGCTTTTAGCACTTCAACATCGATTTTTAATAATAGAATTAAAATATCTTTAATTTTTTCTTTAGAAGTTTTTTTTTCTCTAGAAAATATCCCAAATATACCGCTCCCACCTTTATGTATATTTTTTTTCATTGTTATCAAACTATGTCTATTATTTTTTTTAGTCATCTTGAAATTTATATTCTTATTCCTAATATTTTTCCTACTTTTCATTATATTATTAAAATATTTTATTTTTATTTATAAATCCTTACATTTAATCATATTATTCCGTAAATAACATACAACTGATAATCTTGTATAATCCTTTGTCTTACCTTTTATTTCCGTATTACAGTGCGATTCGTGTACGTCCATTGCGAGAAAATCCCCTTCCCTTACATCAAAACAAACTCCATATTGCGGAAACCCCGTAAAACCTCCTTCATATTTTCCCTCTTCGCATACCAATAAATTACCGAAACCGTCTATATAATCTCCAGAATCTTTATGTAATCCAGTTCTCCAATTATAATTAATAGTTAAAGTGCTGAAAGCAGTATCTGCTATAACAAATTTCGTTTGTTGTGCTCTTTGATATTGTTTTTTATAATGTACCGGAACTAAATCCTTAAAAACTCGATCCGCTGCTCGAATATAAGGAATTACATTTTTGAATTTTTCAGGTTCATTCGCATTAAAGGCAGTTAAACGACAAGGTTGATTTATAGTATTAGTATTTCTATCTGGTCTATCGAAATAACCGATAATATTACTCTGTGCTTTATTTCCAATATAGTTATTGACTAATTTATGTGTTGTATCTGAATAATAACCGTAAATTCTATATTTTCCTTGTTCCTTGACATTTTCTTTTTTAACATATTGTGGGACTTTTTTGAAATCTATAGGTCCTGCAGCAGGACCACGATTATCATGTTCTTTTTTGGCAGCTTCTTTTAAATTATCAATCACTAACTTACACAGTTTTTTAGGTATTACCTTTTTCCTGAATTTTGCCAATAATACTTTCTTTCCGTCTTTTAAATAATAAACATCTAAATCCTTTTTTATAATATGTTTAAAATGCTTTTTACTGAAATATTCACTTTCTTTGTCTTTGATTTCTTCATCAGTCATAAGTTTTTTCTTTATAATGAGTTGTTTAACCTTTTTAGATTTTTTTATAGTTTTTTTATTATTTTTTATATTTTTTATACTTTTTATATTTTTTATACTTTTAAATTTTTTAGTTTTAACCATATACTATATGATACTAAAACTTTTTTCTTAAAAATAATTAATGAATATAGAAGATTGAAAAAGAAAAAGAAGTTATTAAAAGATATGCTAAAAATATTATAATAAAGTAAAAATTGAAATTAAGTAATATTGTAATAAATTTAAACTATATGTGTAATTTCTTCTGTTTCTTCTATCGACATATGACTTAAATATCCCTTAATAAACTTATTCATATCATCTTTATATTGATAATTACTATTAATTAATATTTTACTAGGGTTTTTATTATTCTTTTTGAAATATTCTACAAACATATTATTAAGTAATGAATAGTTATAATATGTAATATAACTCTTCTTTAATCTTCTACCTTTAGGTGGTTCTACTAAATTTATACATTTTTCATTATCACACTTTTTAATTTCTAAATCATATACTTTATTAGTTAATTTTTCAATATTTTCCTGTTCTTCCGTTAAATGAACGGATTCAGTATTCTTTTCTGCCTCCTCATTTAAATCTAATTTTTCCCCTGCGAAATCCAAACCTAAATCGTCATCTAATACATTTTCTTCTTCAGAATCAGAATTATTTAAATCTACTGCTTCCAGATTTAACTCTAAATTTTCATCTATAGGCTCGTCTATCATACTTCCCATTGTTTCTGCCTTTCCACTACCAACTTCATCTTCTTCATCTTGACCCGAAGAAGTCATTAAATCTATTAAACTTTTAGGTTTAGATTTAGGTTTATCTTCTTTAATATCAGGAATTTCTATCTCGTGTTCCATTTCTTCAACTGCTTCCTCTTCTTCTTGATAATATTCTTCTTCCCCATTATCATGTATATCTTCGCTTTTACTATCATATAACCTTCCAATACATGATATTTGTGTATCATTATATTCGAATTTTATACCTACGATTTCCACGTCAACACAAGAACCAATCTTTACTTCATCATATCTATTATCTCTCAAATGGTGTTGTTTCGCAAGAATTATAGTAAGAGGAGAGGGTTTATGGTCGTATAATTCACAAAAAATACCCATTTTATTACGATTTAAAACAGAACATTTAATAATCATTCCTTCTGTCGGATTACAACATAATACTTTATACCATATCTTAAAAGTACAATTACCATTAAATTGTGCCTGTAATATACTTCCTATACTCCTTTTGATTATATTTACACTATTTTCTTTAATATAACCATTCTTATCGCATTTACCTTCAACGCGTTGTTTTATCTTTTCTAGAATAATATCGTCTATACTTTGATTATATTCATTTGGTTTTAATTGAATATTAGTTGATAAAATACTTTCTGTGAAAATGTCACTCATTTATAATATTTATAATATTTTAATTTAAATAATAATAATTCAATCAATTTTTATTTATTTATAATTATTTATATGTAATCCTTGATATAAATTATTTATATGTAATTATTCATAATTTATACCATGTAATCCTTGATTATAAAAATATAATTTTCCTTTTGGTGTTTCTTTTTGACTCATATGTTCTTTATATCTAAAAAATAATTCGATCACCAAACATTTATATTTTTGTTTTGACTCGTCGTCCAATAATCTATCACCGTCTTTTAAAGTCTTCATTAAAGGTATTAGTAATTTTCTGTTAGTAGTTGCACTATTTTCACATCCAACACCTGGTTTTAATGTTCTTCTATTATTAGCATTTGTATCTCTATTATCTACAAGTTTAAATTTAATTCTATCACAGAAATATAATCCATACATGTCTGCAAAATCTCTATTTCTATATTTATTCCATTTGTAATTTTCGTGATATGTATCTAATATAATTCTATCCTGTGTGGAAGAATTTATAAATTTATTATTGTATAACTTATAAGAAAACAACTTACTCTCTATTTTACGACTAATAGTTTTAGATGAATATATCCTATACCCTAAATAATCAATATCCATATTTCTTTCATATCCTTCCTGTCTATTAAATTCCAAATGATTATATAAACAATATTTAATTAAATAATTTAACTTTTCATCTACTATATCTACACTATCTTCATATACTTCTTTTAAAGATATATTTAAATGTTTTACAATTGGATTTGGTTTGCCCGAATCAACTAAATCAACTAAATCCTTAAGAAGTTTGGAATTATAAGGTACATCCTTAATCTTCGTAATTAAGAATTTTACAATATTTTCTTTTTCTGACATAGATAAATTATCATATTGATATTCTATTATAACTATTTCCTTTAAGAAACCAGATTTCTCTAAGAAATCTAAATGTAATTTTATATTCTTCTTCTTTTTAGTTTCCTCGTTTTCATTATAAAAATAATCTTCTGTTTCTAAACTAATCTTACAAAATAAATTTATACTATTATTTAATTCCCTATCTACATTTTTCTTAGTTTTTATCTTAATAGTTTTTTCTTTTTTGGCATTATTCTTTATGGCATTATTCTTTATGGCATTATTCTTTATGGCATTATTCTTTATGGCATTATTCTTAATTGTTTTATTCATTACCAAATTTTTCAATACCACCTTATTTATCTTATGTTTATATTCCAATCTTCTATAAACTATTGGAATATCTTCTGGTAAATCTATTGGTTGGAAAATATAATAATCTCTCTTATTAATTATTCGCCCAGGTCTATTATACATATCTTTGATTTCTATTTCCTGCTTTATTAAATTATCAAGGGCAAAATATAATATTTCGTCTTTTTTATATATTTCCATTTTATCATTTGCTTTTATATAATCTTTGATATCTTCTAATCTAAATACTACTCTCATATATTGCTCTTCTTTTCCAATATTTATAAATAAATTTTTAATTAAATTCTGGTAATGCTCTATATCCTTTATAGAGAATTCCTTAATATATGTTGTATCATCTATTTGTTCTGTTAAATTCTTTTCTTTATTACCTTTACTAAAACATTTAATAGGTTCACATTTTTTACCAGTGCTATAATTACAAATATCTGTAAATGGTTTATCTGCTAAATTAAATTCTATTTCATTACCACGAGAATCTACTATTTTAATATTTTTATACCATACATTATCCATATAATTATTACCTTCTTTGTTTAAATAACAATCGATGGCGGAAGATTTAATAATTCTCTGTATTTTCCCCATATTTATTGCTTTTTTCTCTGAAATTTTATACATTCGTAAATCGCTAGTCTCCTTATTTGTCTCTTTTGGTTCTATAGCAGCATACATATAAATAGTTACATTACGCTTTTCCAAAGGTAAAAAATTATGAGAACAATTACGAATACCTCTACCATTGATTTGCTCTATTCTATTCATATGAAACCACGGATCTAAAATATGAATTTCACGTACATTATATATACTTATACCTTCGGAAGCTGCTCTAGTTCCTAATATAAATTTAACTAAACCACCATCCATATTATTGACTTCATCTTTATTCTTGTAATTATCAAATTCTTTACTGGAATCACCTGTTTTCATTAAATATTTAAGTGGTTTACCATTTTCCATTCTAGGTTCCACATTATTATTTTTTAAAATATTCTTTCCACTATAATTAAATATACCCATTAATTCTAAAAATATCGCAAGAGGATAGATACCAATATACTTAAATTGAGAATATACAAAAATTATACCTTCAGGCATTCTTCTCATTATTCCCGAAATAAAAGTATGGATTTTACAAGAAATTCCCTCCAAATTATTTAAATCAAACATTGCTTCATAACCCTCGTTAATTTTACAACTTATTTCTGTAGTATCCTTAAAATCAATTGCTTTATGAAATCCACTCGAACCATAATGATTAGAAGCACCGCTCATATCTTCTTTTTGTAATCCTAATTCATTCCCATATACCATATTACATATCTGTGCTCCACTATCAAATGCTCCAGAATTACTTTCTTCATAATATTTCCTATATACTTCTAACTGTAATCCCTTCATTTCACAACCTATAATTTGTAAATGTTTTATAATATCATCTCCCAAAGGTTCATTATGTTTATCGTATTTGGGATATAAACTACCTCTAATAAATCTTTTTTCATAATTTAAAGGATATATTTTATAAGGAAAATTTATTGGATTTTCACTTCTCAAATATGAAATATAGCCATTCATTTTTTTTCTTAATATCATTTCACCTCCAGATTTTAAATTTTTATCCTTATCAAAAATATCACTTTGCTTCATTAAAGGTATTTTGTCATTTAATAAAAGTAAATTTAATAAATCTACTATCTCAAAAGCTTCATTATACATAGGCGTAGCAGTCAATAATACTAACTTTAAATTTTCAGCATTTCTTAAAACATTCTTTATTGCTGGAGAGAACATTTTCCCTACTAATTTTTCTGGTTTATCTTTTTTATTTTCATTTTTACTTTTATTTATACTTTTATTTTTATTTATACTTTTATTTTCATTTATACTTTTATTTTCATTTACATTTATATTTTCATATATATTTATACTTTGATTATCTTCTTTTTTCCCACTTTCAATAGTTTTACAAGCAATATTATGTGCCTCGTCAATAATAATCATACTATCTGAGAAATATTCCTTTAATCTTTTTTTTATAAGTTTATTCATTTCAGTAAGATTTTTAACTTTTGTATTTTTTCTTTTAACATTTGCTATTATTCTATTTACTTTAGTAACAAATCCCATATAACCATAAAATTCATAATACTCCCCTAATATATTATCTACTAACCTAGACATATTTTTTTTTTTTGTTAAACCTTTTTTTATTATACCATCCATAAAATAACTTTCTCCGGTGCATTTTTTTTTAGCATTTTCAATACTTTTTTCTATCAAAGATTTATTTAAAATCTCATTTTTAAAATTTTCTGCAATACTTGGATTCAATAAAACATAAATCTTCTTCTTATTCCCTTTAATTATTTCCTTTAAACCTTCAGCAACTGTTATAGCAGTACAAGTTTTACCTACACCAACACCGTGATATATTAATAAACCATTATATGGAGTATATGGAGATATGTAATTTTTTAATAATTTCTGGGGATTAGATAAAAGACGAGGACCCGAAGGATTACACATTTTTTTTGATAATTTATTTATTTCTTTCTCTAAACTTTTATTATTAATTTTTGGGGCATTTAATTTATATTGATGAAATTCCTTCTTATGATATAATTTATGACTTAGGTCTAAATCAAATAATTCCGGATAGGAACCGTCATTATCTATATCACGCTCTAAATTATTTACTAACTCTTTTAATGCTTCCAATTTTACCCTATTTTCATTATTAAATGAAAAATTATTATTATATTTATCATTTTGTAATATTTTATTTACTTCTTCATAATAAAAAGATTTAGACTTCTTACCATATTGTTTCTTTTTATCCTTTATTCTGGTTTTAATATTGTTTTCATTCGCTTCTAATTGTAATATATTGTTTTTTTTAGTTTCCATTTATATATATATATTATATATAATTTAGAAATAGAAGATTTCGTCAAAAAGTTTTTTTATTTTATAATTTTTTAAATAAAATTGAATAGAATAAATTATATTTTATAATATTTATTATGGAAAATAGACACACATTACTATTTATTACACACGGAATACAGGAATATAATGGTGGAGATATTTATAATTATAATGACGGAATTTATATAAATATAACTACGGGAGAATATTTAGTTATTTGGAATGGTCAAAAAAAAGGAAGAGAAGATAAATTAGTAAAAGATAGAAATAATATTCATATATGGTTTAGAGAAAATAAAAAATTAAAATTTAGTTACTTAGGTAAAGTGAATAATAAATTAATTTTACAACATAGAAATAATGATAATTTATTACAAATACAATTCAAATTAGATACAATAAATTGCCCTATACCTACAGGAACACTCGCAAGTGACTTAGGTAAGGGGACTTCTTATCGTAGATATAAAAAAGATTGTTTTATAAAATTAGGATTAACCCCCGTTAATAATTATTACGCTTCGGGTATTAAAGAAGGTATTACTAATTTAGATTAGAAATATTCTATTTCTAAAATTTTTTTATTTTTGATCTAAACTTTTTTTAAAAGTTTTTTAACAATTATTATTCTTTAACAGTTTATTAACTTTCTTTAAAACCTTTTTTTTTTCCTCATTATAATGTCTTATTTTCTGTAATGATTCTGCCAATGAAAACCACCCGATTTTACTAATTTCCGTACATTGATGAAAATTTTCATAATCAATTTTCAAGTCTATATCCTTATTACTCTGTCCTATATAATAGGTATGTTTGTATTTAATACCATTAGAACCATAAAAAATCTCCTCGATAGGAGCAATATTCTTTAAAACATTATATTCTTCCCGTTGATATCCTGTTTCTTCCTCAAATTCTCTAAGTGCACAATCATAATCGGTTTCTCTAAGATTCCTTCTTCCTTTTGGAAATCCCCAATCTTTCTCTATATAAGTAATATTAGATTTTATAATTAGTTCTTCTAAAGAATTTTCTTTTCTTTCTTTTATCTTGTTAAACTTATTTTTAGATTCTTCATATTCATTCTTATAATGGTTCATATTCCTATTAAACCACAAAATATTCCATAGTTCGTCGAATGTATGTTTCTTCAATTTATCTATTTCACATACAGTCATCATTTCCAATAATTGTTGAATATATTTATAGTCAAATTCCCTATATTTACCTCTTAAAAATTCTATAAATCCTAAAGTATCTTTTCTTTGAATTAATAGATATCTATATCTATCATCTAATTTATCTTTTTCATTAAAATTTTCATTATTTTTAAATAGAATTACTCCACAACTAGTTATAGGTAGATTACAACGTTTATAGGTATGTCCTAAATTACCACAGTTTCCACAAAAGGTGTTTTGATATTCACCGGATTTTTTACGTTTACTCATTTATACTAAAGTTTAATAACAATCTTAAATATATTTATTTCAATTTTATTTTTTTTATTCCGAATATTATATATTATATATTATTATATATTATATATTATAATGGACAATAAAATATGGGGACCTTATTTCTGGTTTACATTACATACCATTACACTTGGATATTCAGATAATCCAACCTATCAAGATAAACGGAGATATAATGATTTTTTTTCATCCGTTCAATATATTTTACCTTGTGAAAAATGCCGAGAGCACTATAGAACACACCTTAATAATTTTCCAATTTCAATTAGTTTAGATAATAAAGAAAGTTTAGTACAATGGTTATTTAATTTACATAACCAAGTAAATATTTCATTAAACAAAGGTGTAATGAGTTATGATGCTTTTAAAGAAAAATATAGGAAAATATATACTCCTAACTTACTTGAAAAAATGGAAATTCCTATTAATGATAATAAAAATGGGAAAATTATAGTATTTATTATAGCATTTAGTATTATTATCGGTTTTATATACTACACTTACTATAAAAAAAGAAATATTTCTAAATTATTTTTCAGATAATATTATATATTTCAGATAATATTATATATTTCAGATAATATTATATATTTCAGATAATATTATATATTTCAGATAATATTATATATTTCAGATAATATTATATATTTCAGATAATATTATATATTTCAGATAATATTATATATTTCAGATAATATTATATATTTCAGATAATATTATATATTTCAGATAATATTATATATTTCAGGAGATATTATATATTAGAAGATATTATTTAATTTATTAATAATTATTTTTATTTATATATATTATATAATGTCAACTTCTAAAAAATCTATAATAGATTGCGAAGACTATTCCCATATTCAACCATTATATGATTTCTGTGAAACAGAATTTCAAGATAGAAACCCAAATAAAAAAGATATTAATAATTTTATGAATAATTATGATTTCTCTAATATCAAGATAAGTAATAAAATTAAATTAAAAGATAAAATATTTAAGTATTTATTAAAAAATAAAAAAAATTTCTTAAAGGGGAAAAACTCTTTTACTAAAAAAAAAATTAATAAAGAAGTAATAAATTATTTAGATTTAGCATTACAATTTCAATTAGAAGATATTGATTTACAACATTTAATTTTAATTTATTTTTCTTCTATGGAAAAAGAAATTTTATTAAATAAAGATAAATTTAGAAAACGCGTATATTTAGATTTTGGATATTCAAAAAATGATTTTAAAGGATATAAATTTAAAAAAAAAGGGTCTTTAAAAAAAGGGTCTTTAAAAAAAGGGTCTTTAAAAAAAGGGTCTAAAAATAATGAATGGGAATCTATAGAAAGTCATGAATCTAATAATGAATGGGAATCTATAGAAAGTCATAATAATCAAGAAAATACCATATTAAAAAAGGGTATTAAAAAAAATAAGGAGGTTGGGGGAACGAGGGAATCACCAAATTCTACAAATTATTATACTCCCGATTATAATTATATATCAAATTCTACAAATTATTATACTCCCGATTCTATACCAAACCATAAAAATATTAGAAAGATTAAAAGAAGAGGTAGTTTACCTAATTTAAAAAAAACTAAAAAACCGAGTTTACCTAAAAGAAGAGGTAGTTTACCTAATAGAAGAGGTAGTTTACCTAATTTAAAAAAAACTAAAAAACCGAGTTTACCAAAAAAACCATATAGTGCTCCCGAAAGATTAAGTCTTGAAGAAGGAGTATATACTACTTCACATATAGATCATATAATTTCTTTTTTTGATGAATATGTTATAACTTATATACATATGATTGAGGGAGTAATAGATAATCTTGAAGATTTTTATAAAACATATGGTTATTGGGTTACTGAAATAAAAAAATTAGAAGAAAAAGAAAACGTTAATACAATTAATAGAGATTTTATAGAAAGTTTAGATAAAGACAATATTATAGGAGTAATAATTCCAAAAAGTGTGACGTCCATTGGCAACTATGCGTTTGGAGGATGCTCTGGTTTAACCTCAATAGGCATCCCCGACGGTGTCACGACTATTGGCGACCAAGCCTTCAACTTTTGCTCTGGATTGACATCTATCAGCATCCCCGACGGTGTGACGTCTATTGGCATCTCTGCCTTTGCCGGATGCCATGGGTTGACCTCGATCAGCATCCCAGACGGTGTCACGTCCATTGGCATCGGTGCCTTTTTAGGATGCTCCAGATTGACCTCGGTCAGAATCCCCGACGGCGTGACGTTTATTGGCAAAGCAGTCTTTTACAGATGCGCTAGGTTGAACTCGATAACCATCCCCGACGGTGTCACGTCGATTGGCGACAGTGCCTTTGACGGATGCTCTGGATTGACTTCTATCAGCATCCCCGACGGTGTCACGTCGATTGGCAAGCGTGCGTTTTACGGATGCACTGGGTTGACCTCGTTCACCCTCCCCGACAGTGTGAAGTCCATTGGCGACGGTGCCTTTCAAGGATGCTCTGGGTTAACCTCGATCAGCATCCCCGATGGTGTCACGACGATTGGCAACTATGCCTTCGAAAGATGCGCTGGGTTGACCTCGTTCAGCATCCCAGACGGTGTCACGTCCATTGGCTTCCATTTCTTTGACGGATGCTATGGGTTGACATCTATCAGCATCCCCGACGGTGTGACGTCCATTGACAACTATGCCTTTTGGGGATGCGCTGGGTTGACCTCGATCAGCATCCCCGACAGTGTGACGTCCATTGGCGACGGTGCCTTTGCCGAATGTGTAAGGTTGACATCTATCAGCATCCCCGACGGTGTGACGTCGATTGGCAGCGGTGCGTTTGGAGGATGCGCTGAGCTGAAATGGTTCACCATCCCCGACGGTGTCACGTCGATTGGCGAGGATTCCTTTTTTGGATGCGCTGGGTTGACCTCGATCACCATTCCCTACAGTGTCACGTCGATTGGCGACGGTGCCTTTGAAGGATGCGCTGGGTTGACCGCGATTACTATCCCCAATGGTGTGACGTCCATTGGCAACAAAGCCTTTGCCGAATGCACTGGCTTGACCTCAATATTAATCCTCTATAGTGTAAAGTCGGTTGGCAGTGGTGTCTTTGACGGATGCTCTGGGTTGACAATAACAATTCCAGCAGGTATTAATATTATGGAGGAAACTTTCCCAGATACTATAAAAGTATTTAGAATTTAATTTATAAATAATTGAAAACACTGATATTCCTCTTTATCTACTATAATATTTTTTGTTACCCATTCCATTTGTTCTTTCGTTATATTAAAAAATAATGGATGGTCTATTTGATAATAAGTAGGGTCTATTCGCCATTTATATAACATATTACCTAAGTTTATCCATTCTTTTGAATAAATAGTTTTATTTAGTTTTATTTCTAAATCAATTGCTTGTTTAGGACTTATTTTCATTTTATAAAATTTATAAAAGTCTTTTTTAAATAAAAAATATCATTTAATAATAAATGAACTTCTTTTTTATTCTCTTTGTCCCAATTTTAATATTTATTGTAAATGAATATTTCCAAAATAAAATTTTTATTGCTTTTGAAAGATTTTACAAATATAGCAAAATTATCGCATTATTTATACCCTTTATTTTAATATACTTCAATCCAGAATTAGTAAAGAAATTACTTGTTTATTTCAAAGATATAGATAAAAAACCCATTCACCAAAATATGAATGATATGATGGGTTCTTACTTTGATATTAAAAATCAAAATAGAAATAATGGATACTACAATAATGTTCCTAATATGAATGGTATGAATGGTATGAATGGTATGAATAATATGAATGGTATGAATAATATGAATAATATGAATAATATGAATAATATGAATAATATGAATAATATGAATAATATGAATAATAATAAAAGAAATTTTATTCATAAACCAAATGGTAAAATTAAAAGAAATGTTAGTGAAAGTAAAAAAAAATACATTGCTTCTAATCAAAAATGGCGTTGTTCCCATTGTAATAATATGTTAGACAATACCTATGAAGTTGACCATATTATTGCTTTATATAGAGGTGGTAATAATGAGCTAAATAACTTAGAGGCATTATGTAGAAATTGTCACGGTATAAAAACATTCAAAGAAAAAATGAATATCTAATAATTTTTAAAAATATTTTTATAAATTTTAATATATAATAATAAAGTAATATGGGAAAAATAAATAATTACTTTGATAAAGCGATAAATATAAAAAATGGATTATTTCAAGGAAAAAATATCAATATAAAAGGTTTATATGATATAACACACTTTATGGAAGATAATATACCATGGTTCATACTGGCTATTATTTTAGGTCTTATTATTTTTTATATAGCATATCTTATTAAACAAAGAAATAATAAATCAGGACTTCGAAAAATCAAATACGATTATACAATATATAGAGTTGACAATGATGTTAAACATAAACCTGTTCAAAATAAAGAATTAGAATGTCCTATGGCAATTAATAAATATTCTTTTGCTTTTTTCTTAGAATTGAATGATTTTTATTGTGATACTGGATATTGGAAAGCAATTATGGTTAAAGGTCAAGAATTAAATAAAACTAGTATTAAATGCGGAATATATAGGGAAGATATTACAGAGGAAGATTTAAATAAATGTTTTGATAAATACAAAGGAAATAAAGATGAAGATTTAAAAACCTATATTGAAAATGGAGAGAGAATAAATTTAGAATCAGACCTTAATAAAAGAGTACATCTTATTTGTAAAGCACATAATTTAGATTTAGAAAATAGAAATAGTGGAGCAAAAGATATGTTATGTCACGCCTCGTCTAAATGTAAATTATTTGAAAATAATGAAGGAGAAGTTAGAATGAGCGAAGGACAATGTATGAATTTTATTAATGAACATAAAGATTATTGTAATATGGTATATAAAGTTGATGAAAAAGTAGCTAGAGATAGTAGCATGAAAGTTAAAGATAAAAAAGGTAAATATATAAATAAAAATAAAAATAAAAGATATTATAATGACGAATATGATAATATATGTTCTCAAGATAACTTAAGAGAAAAATATCCAGAATTATTACCTAAAAACTTAGATTCACTCAAAGACATAAATTTAATTAATATAGCAGAAAAAATGGATATTAAAAATGGTGAAAATAAAAAAGATAAAAGTTTAGAAGGGTGTTATGATTTTTCTTTATTAACAGATATTATAAGTGGAAAGAAAAATACAGATATTACAACTGATACAGGAATAACTATAAATCAGGATAATGTTCTTGCTGAATGTAATAGACATACTTTAGGTAAAGCAAATTATTTTGGTATACAAAATAATGAATGTTATATTATAGAATTAGATAAAGAAAAAGATTTAATTGATTTAGTAAAAAGTAATTCAAACGCAAAGAAAAAAAATAGCGACTGTATAAATGGCAAAAGTTTAAATAGTAGAACGCCTGTTGATAATATATTTATATCTAAGGCATTAAGACCAGAAGAAAATATATTATTAACATGTTGGGAAAATATTATTAATACATATCCTACACAAAATCCAGGTATATGGTTACATCCATATATAAATGATTTAAGGATAGTTGTAACCACACAGAGTGGAAATAAAAAAACAGATTATCACCAATATTTAAATGAAATGATACATCCATATAAAGAAACTAGTTTTAGTAAATTACGAAACTATAATATTGAAGAACTAAATTTAGAAGATATTGACAAAGAAGCTTATTATTCACCTTCCGTGTCTATTAATAAATGTAATATAGGAAAAGGTGAATTTAATGGTGTATCATATTATAGAGAATATTTCGATGTAAAGAATGTTCCAATTAAAGAAAAATTCCATATCGCAATAATTATGAATGAAAAACTGGTTGAAATATATATAAACGGAAATTTACATACATCTCAAACTTTATTTGGAGAACCTAGATATAATTCTGGACCATTACATATTAGTCCTGGTAAAAATGATGAAAAAACCGATTTAAAATTAAATGGTGTTATAACAGATTTTAAATATTATACACACTCTATTAATTATATTAATATTAGAAATATTATAGCAGAAAAATCGGTAATTCAAGACACAGAAGCTGTTATTTTACCAGAAGAACATACACATAATGTTGAAGTAGTACATGACCATCACCACGATATATTAAATGAAGCAGAACATAAACATGGAATAAGTGATGAGAATGTTAAAACTAATTATTATTTGGAAGATTAATGTAATAAAAAAATCTAATTATAAGATATGCTATCATCTCCCGATTTTACTAGACAATTTACAGTAGTAATATGTTTTATACTTTTCCTTTTAATTATAATATTAGTTTTATATAATAATACCACACAAAAAATAGTAGTTTTAACAGAAGATTTATTTAGAGAACAAATAAAAAAAAAGGATTTGCCACAAACCGATATATTACCTCTTTTCAATGACTACGAATCGTCCATTCTTGTAGAAGAAATATTAAATGATAATCTAATAGAAACTTACGTTTTATATATATATTTCGAAAATGTATATGGAAACGAATTATGGTTATCTAATTTCAATGCCCCTAAAAATATTATAAGAAGAGAAGGTAAGCAAAGTAGTCAATATTCATTTAAGATTAAATATAAACCTAATTTAAATCAATTAATAATTACAATTCCTATTAGAAAATTGGGGGTCTATAGTAGTTCTAGTAAAGAAGAAACATTAGATTTAAATTATTCAGAAGAAAATATAATAGTAAAAGGAATTAAGAAGCAGAAGTGGTTACAAATTGCGGTTGCGATAAATGGAAGGGAAATTGATATTTATATAGACAAACAATTAAGAAAAAGTCAATTATTAGATAATGTTCCAATATTAAATAATAATAAAATTATAGTAGGAGAAGCATATAAAAATGCCAATTGTTATATAGGGAAAATTGAATATTCACCTTTTAGATTATCAACAACGGAATTGAAAGCTTTATACCTAAGAAATATAAAATTTTTTAGTATTAATCCTATGTTAAGAGATTATATTTATTTTAAAAATCAAGAAATTAAAGAATCAATTTATGATTCAATTAATAGTCCTTCATAATTTTTTTATTTTTTTTTTCTAAATTATTATTAAATGAGTAATAATAATAATATTAATGATTTCCTTAATATAAATAATACATTTAATAATGCCAAAAATACATTTTTTAAAATGGATACTAAAGCAATTATAGTTTTAATTGCGGTTGGTATTATTTTTATAGTGTTTGTGGCATTTATGGTATATATTTATTATCAAAATTTTTCTCAGAATAAAATACAAGATTATCTTGAAGTAGAATTATTAGATTATATGCATGATTGTGATAATAATCCATTTGTTATAGAACCTGCTCTAATTCCTGCTTCCACTTTAGGAAATGAATATTCTTTGAATTTCTGGATTTATGTATCCGATTTAAAACATTTTAGTAAAAACCCTAACCATTTAGGAAATGTATTAATGAGAGGATTATCAACTAGACCCGGTACAGATTACTATCTTGATGGAAATCCGGGTATTTATATGGAAACTGGAAAAAATAATTTAGTATTCTGTTTTAAACCTGACGTTGGTATGATTAATGAAAATGATGAAGAATTTATGAGATTAAAGAACAAACACGAAGCAGCAAAAGAAGCAGATGACCGAGCAAGATTAGCTTTCGAAGAAGCAGACACGAATTATGAAAATAATAAAAGCAATACCCTTAAAGAAACACTCCAAGCAGCATCAAATGTATATGAAGGAACAGTAGATACAGAAGGAACTATTGAATTGAGAGAAGAAGCATTAAAGGAATTAGAAGATTATAAGAAAAATATAGAAGATAGTTATATATCGAGCAAAAAAAATATAGCAGTTTTAAATAATATTCCTTTACAAAGATGGACGTGTATTAATGTTTCAGTTTTCAATCAAAATGTAGATTTATATATAGACGGTAAATTAAAAACAAGTAAATTTTTACCCAAACCACCTATGCCAATTAATACTGTTCCTATGATTTTAGGTCCACATGGTGGTTTTGACGGATACTTATCAAGAATTAAATTTTCTAATAAAGCACTCAATCCTAGTGAAATATATCAAAGATATAAAGAAGGACCTAGAATTACTAAATCACTTAAAGAAGGTGTAACAGATTTTTTCTCTAGAGATGAAGAAAATTAATTTTTTTTATTTTTACTAATTTTATGTTTTTTTACTATTTTTTTATATTGTTTAATTATAATATGAAAAATACTGTAAATCCTCCTGTTGGAAATGGTGCTGTTGGAACTGGAGAACCTTCTACACCTCCTGTTGGAAATGGTGAACCTGCTACACCTCCTGTTGGAAATGGTGAACCTGCTACACCTCCTGTTGGAAATGGTGAACCTGCTACACCTCCTGTAGGAAATGGTCCTGTAAATGCTCCTGCTCCTGTAAATGCTCCTGCTCCTGCTGCTGTAAATGCTGCTCCTGCTGTTGGAAATGCTCCCGCTCCTGCTAGAAATGCCGGAAATGCTGGAAATGCTGGAAATGCTGGAAATGCCGGAAATGCTGGAAATGCCAGAAATGCCGGAAATGCCGGAAATGCTGGAAATGCTGCTAGAAATAAAACCAATAATAATGGTCTTAAAAATAATGTCACGGAATCAAACGAAAAACCAAAAGTCAATGGTATAATCGCGTCAGGGAAAAAACAAATAGTAAAAACTAAAGACAAAATAAAAGACAAAATAAAAGACGCAATGAAAGGATTAAGTGATTTATCAAGTTTTTCTGAAGTAAGTGGTTTAAAAGGAGCAAAAAAATGGGGTATGATATTTTTAATAGTTGCGATAGTAGCAATTATTATTATGATTGCTAAATATATTATTGTTTCTTATTATACATTTACAGAAAAAGGTCCATATTTAATTGAAGGAACTAAAAATGCGAATCATACAGTAATTATTAGTCAAGACCCCAATAGTATAAATTATATACCACTTAAACGTTCTGATAATGAAAACGGTATAGAATTTACTTATATGTTTTGGTGTCTTTATATGGATACTAATTTACATAATAGAGAAGAATGGAAACACGTATTTCATAAAGGAAATTCAACTAGTTATCCAAATAGGGGACCTGGAGTATGGTTTCATCCTGTTGATAATAAAATGAAAGTATATATGAATACATTTAAGAGTCCATTAGAAAATGTTGAAATAAATAATATTCCTGTTAAAAAATGGTTCCATTGTTCCATTGTTTTACAAAACAAAATTTCTCACTTAGATGACGAGGATAAAATATATAATACTGAAAAAGGTAATCATATATTAGATATTTATATAAATGGTAGATTAAAAAAGAGTCACCAACTAGATGGTGTTCCAAAACAAAATAATGGAGACGTTTGGATTAATCTTTTTGGCGGATATGACGGTTATTTATCCAAACTTAGATATTTAAATAGAGCAGTTCAATATGAAGAATTAGAAGATATAGTAAAAGAAGGTCCCGCAAAAGTTGTAACAGACGATACTGGAGAATTACCACCTTATTTAGACGATAATTGGTGGTTTAATAACAATCAAGAATAAATAGAATTTAATTACATATATAATGGAAACCATACATATAAGAATTTAATTACATATAGAATGGAAACCATACATATAAGAATTTAATTACATATAGAATGGAAACCATACATATAAGAATTTAATTTCATATAGAATGGAACTGATCATTAGATTCCAACGTGCTAATTCTATTTCTTATTAAATCTAATTCCTCTACTAATTTATCATTTATAGTATTTATTTTACTAATTTGTCTATTAGTATTTCTATTAGTTATAATATTTTTTTCTAATTCATTTTTTAAAGTAACCATTTCTGTATTTAATTGTGTAAATAAAGAACTATAATTTTTTTCCATAGTTGTATGTAATGCTTTTAAGTTTAATATACTATTTCTATTATCTTCTATATCTTGTTGGATGCTATCATATAATAAATTATGTCTATTATCATTAACTAATTCATAATTTTTAATTTTACTACATTTTTGTAAAATATTTCCCATTTATCATATAATAATAAAAAAAATCGACAAAAAAAATTTGACAAAATCATATACTATTTTTTTGATTTTACTTTTTCTTAAAAAGTATATTTCTAATAAATTCAACATCCATTTAATAATATCAAATCCATTTCTTTGTATAACTCCTTCATTAACCCGGGTTCACATTCATGTATATTTTTTATAATTTCTTCACAACATAATTTTATAAATTTCCGGAATTTATGTGATTTTTCTGCGTAAAATTGTTCCAATCTTTCATTACTATCATCGAAAGCATATTTAACTGCTTCATCTTTATATCTATATTTCCATTTTCCGTCTGTTAATACCTGAATTTTATTATCTCTTTTATTAACAATTCTCATATTTTTATTCTCTGGATAATCATCATTAAAATGTATCTTTCTTATTATATCTATAATTGCATAAAATGGACGTGTTATACATCTCTCTTTAAATTCGTCTGTTAACATTTCTAAATTCTCTTCTCCATAGTTATTGATATGTATTGTATTATTAATAGTATTATTCTGTATATTATTATTATTCTGAGTATTATTTATTTGTTTAGCGTTTTTTTCTAATAATTTACTAATTTGTTTTGTTTGGGATTTAATAAATTTATTTTGTTTTTCAATAATTTTGGAATTTTCATTTTCTATTTTTTCCATTTTATCTAATTCTTTTTTTTCTTTACAAGTTTTTCTTATATGTCGCAGCATAATAGGTCTAGTTTTTAAAGTCTTAAAACAATATTGACACTCAAATTTCTCTGCTTCTTCCTGTATAAAAAAGTCCTTTTTGAGTCCTTTTTTCTCTAGAAAAAGTCCTTTTAAGTCCTTTTTGAGTCCTTTTTTTAAGTTTTTTTTATTATCTTCTTCATAATTCTTTTCATTATTCAAATGTTTTTTTGTTTTTAGGTGTCTGAATAAATCATTTTTCTGTTTAGAAGAAAAAATACATAACTCACATTTATGAATAACCATTTTTATTATAATATATTTAAATATTTTATTTTTTTAAATTATTAAATTAAGTTTTTTTTTAAGTTTTTTAAGTTTTTTTTAAGTTTTTTTAAGTTTTTTTTAAGTTTTTTTTATATTAATATTTTTAATAACAAAAATAAACCATAAATATTTAATAAAATATAGTTTTATAAGGAAATTTTAGAAAAAAGTATTATTTTTTATGGGAAAAAAAAACTCAGGGAGAGAGAGAGATTTTCAAAAAAAAATATTTAAAAAAAAATTTATTTTTTTTATTTCTAACAACCATTCATAAAATTCAAATCAATATACCTAACTTATTAGAAGTTCTTGTTATAGCAGTATATAAACACCTATAAGACTCTTCCATATTAGTATTCTTAAAAATTATATTATTCATATCAACATAAACATTATTAAACGTAGAACCTTGTGATTTATGAGTAGTAATACAGTATCCATAACTAACATCCGCGAAAATATCTATTACACTTTCATATAAATAACTCCATATTACCTCCATAAGTTCCACATAATATTTACATTTTCCATATATTTTATTTAAGAAAATTCTAAATTTTTTAATTTTGGTGCTAAGTGTTTCTATCAATTCATTATATTCTTTTGTATCATGTACTACATATATAATATCGTCATTCAGTAATACTAATTTCCACACCTTAATCTCCAATTCTTTAAAACAACCAAATATGCCCTCAAATCTGTCTATGATTTTACTTCTTTTTTCACTTAAAATTTCCTTTTTATATATATCACATAAACCTATATATTTAGGTTTAATTACAGTTAATTCAACCTTTTTAACACGGGATTTTTGTGATGTATAATACGCACTTTTATTTTTATTTAAAAGATAATAATTATTAAAGATAATAATTTCATTCTCCATAAATCTCATTATATTATCTCCAAACAATTCATTTCTAACACCTAAATTGATTTTATCTGTTTGTCTATTGGTATAAGTTAGGCAAATCGGCAAATTATCCAAATTACTATCAGATAAACCTTCTTTTAAATTTACTAAGTAACTATTAAACCATTTTTCATATTTCTTATTAATAGAAATAGTATCACACTTATACTCTTTGAATTTTATCTTAGTGTCTTTATTAAAAACTAAATCCCTAACCTTATTCGCTAAATTAACAATATTCCCTTTATACCTCATAATTTCCTTCAATTCATATGAAGGTATATCTTTTATATTAAAAATATGACTATCTTCATTAACAGGGGGTAATTGTGCGGGGTCGCCAATAAATATGATTTTTCCTCTTAATTTTTTTAATTTTTGTAAAGAAAGTATAATTTCATTAGATAACATAGAACATTCATCAATAATGATAATATCATATTGAAAAATAGACATTGATTTTACTAACTTTTTATTATCCTCTACCATATTAAATTCTTCCTTTCCATCTTTATTAATTTTCCTTCTAATATTTAATAACTTATGAATAGTTAAGAAGGAATATTTACTATTATCTTCTTTAAAATAAGACATTTGTTTAAGAACGGAAACTGCTTTATTCGTTGTAGCACTAAACGCAATTTTATAAGAATTAAATTTGGGATTATTTAGAAAATGTGTAATAACGGTTGTTTTTCCTGTTCCTGCTGAACCTTTGAGAATATAAAATTTATCATAAATACTATCAATAAAATTATCTAATTTTTTGATAGAGTTTTGTTGTGATTGATTTAAAATAATAGAATCCATTAAATTTATACTATATAATTTCTTTATATCATTCAATTTTTAATTTAATCTTATATCTTCATAGTTCCTACATTTATACATACCTTTATAAATTTTATGTTCTTTATTACTACCGTAAACTTTTTTATAATCTACAAAAGAATCAAAAGAATCGAAATATTTATTTTGATTATAAATGAGTAAAATAAAAAATATAATAACTAATAAATATACTATCATTAAATTATATAAACATTATTTAATATAAAAAACAATATAATAATATATTAATATGACAGGAGGTTTTCTTCAATTAGTATCTTATGGATCACAAGATTTTTATTTAACCGGTAATCCACAAATATCTTTTTTTAAAACAGTATATAGAAGATACACTAATTTTTCTATGGATTTTTACAGAATAAATCCTGAAAATAATTTAGGTCTAGCAGAAACATCAACAACAACTTATAAATTTAAGATTGAAAGAAATGGAGATTTAATATCACAGATTTTTTTGGTTTTTACTCTACCCGATATATATTCGGATAATGGTTCTCGATTTAGGTGGATTGAAAATATAGGCAATAGTGCGGTAGAAAGAATAAGTGTTTATTTAGGAGGTAATTTAATAGACCAACATTATGGTGAATGGTTTAATATATGGAAAGAATTAACGGTTCCTTTATCAAAAAAATCTACATATAATGAATTAATTGGTAATGTGCCAGAAATATATAATCCAGAATTATCACCTAAATTTACTTCTTATCCTAATAAATCAAAAAGTTCGAATATACCATCTATAGTATCAAGAACTATAAGATTACCTCTTATTTTTTGGTTTAATAGAAATCCTTCTTTGGCATTACCTTTAGTTGCTTTACAATATTATCCTGTAGAAATACAAGTAGAATTTAAAGCAGTAAATGACTTATTTACAGTTAGAGATATATTTACTTCAGGATCTACATTTGGTAGTAGAAAAGAAAATAGTAGGAATTCATATCATTTACGTATTAAGCCTATTAAAAATAATACTGATTATACTTCAACTTCAGGTTTACAAAATTTTGTAAAAGATTCTTTATTAACAGTAAATGATAATAATGAAATTGTTAATTTCTTTATAGACCCATATTTAGATATAAAATATATATTTTTAGATAAGGAAGAAATGAATAAATTTGCGAAAAGTGAACACAAATACCTTATAGAACAAGTATCAAAAACTTCCTTTAAAAATATATTAGGCAATGCTACATTAGATTTAAAATTACACCACCCAACAAGTTTTATAGTAGTTGTCCCTAAAAGAACTGATTCGGAAAATAGAAATGATTGGAGTAATTATACAAACTGGATTACACCAGGTAGTCCTTGGAATTCTTTTAATGAATTTTTCGAACCTTATTATGACGACGACCAAGCCAAAGAAGTTATAGGAGATAGTAATTATTTAATAAAAGGAGATGAAAATATTATTAAAAATATGTCATTAACATTAAATGGTGTAGAAAGATTTACATCTAAAGACCCCGGATTTTATAACTTGGCACAACCTTTTTGTTATTGCGATACAAGTCCAAAAAAAGGTATTATGTTCTATTCATTCTCTTTAGAACCATTTAGTTTCCAACCTTCCGGAAGTTGTAATATGTCAAGATTTAATGATATTAAACTTGTCCTTGAAACTGTTGGAGCACCAATACCAAGTGGTACAATAGACTATTTATATAAATTTGATATAGACGTTTATGCCGTTAACTATAATGTATTGCGAATTACTGGTGGTATGGGTAATTTAGAATTTACTAATTAATTATATACTTCGTTATATAAACTTTTTGACGAAATCAAAGATTTCTAAATAAAAAAGTTTTTTTTTATATTAATAATGTATATGCCGTGTACCGTTCAAAGTTTATGGGTAGGTCCTAAATTATCAGATATGGAAATATATTCTATTAAAAGTTTCTTAAAACAAGGACATAAATTTATTCTATATACTTATGAAAATGTTAAAGGAATACCTAAAGGCACTACTATAAAAGACGGAAATGAAATAATAAAAAAAAAAGATTTATTCCAATTTAAATCCAGTTTCCTTCCCTTTTCAGATTTATTTAGATATAAAATGTTATACGAAAAAGGAGGATATTGGGTTGACTTAGATATGATTTGCCTTAAACCCCTAAATTTTAAAAATAAATACGTTTTCTCCTCTGAAAGAACCATTCAAAAAGGTCCATATCGCAATAGAACTAAAACTGAAATTGCTAATATTGGTATTCTTAAAGCACCTAAACATAGTCCTTTCTATAAAGAATTATTCGAAGAATGTTTGAATGTTATTAATAAAAAGAAAATTAAAGAGAATATACAACTAATGCGTATTATGCGAAAATACCTTGATAAATACGATTTCCATAAATACGTTAAACCTTCTATATACTTCTGCCCTCTCGACTGGTGGCACACTAAAGACGCATTTATACCCCCTTGCTGTAGAAGTAAATATGGTGTTGAAGGATATGATATTAAAAGTATTTTTAAGAAGGCATATTGCGTTCATATGTGGAGGAGTATATTAGGAAAAAGACATAAACTAAATCCTAATGATAATTACATAGAAGAATCATTATGGGAAAATTTAAAAAGATATGTTGATGAAAAAGACTTTTCTTTAATTAACAATACTGCCGAAATAAAAAAATTAAATAATAGGAAAAAAATAAGTAATAAAAAGAAAATTAGCAATAATAAAACGAAAAAAATAAATTAAACTTTTTTATAAGTTTTCTTAAAAGCTTCTTTTTCTATACCATAATATCCACTATTATCTAATTCTAATAATATATAATCGTCTATACTCATTATTTGTTCTTCCCCCCAACTTGCTGTTATCTTAACTCTACCTTTTTCTATATTTGATTTCGTCAAATTTTTACAATTTTTTTTAGTTAATTTAAAACCAGTTCTAATAACTTCCTTGTTTTTTATTATACCTATATCAAATAAATCTAATACTTTCTCTAACTTATGTCCGTACTTTTCACCTTTTTTTCCACACATAACATAATCTCCTCTTTGTAAAGTATGTTTTGTTTCTAACTTACCATTTATAACAGTTTCTATTTCTGTTTTTTTAGTTAAAATAGTATAAGTTAAAGGTTTTAATTTATTATAATCTTCTACTTTCATAAATTTATAACTATGGGATGTTCTAGCAAATTTATTCATTTTTTTAGACCTTTTTAATTCCTTAATTAAATTATCCATTCTATATAATTATATTATTTTTTATTTTTTATTTTTTATTTTTTATTTTTTATTTTTTATTTTTTATTTCTTACCATCTTGGAAATTCTCAATCTCTATTGCTAACCTATTTTTAGAAAATTCAGGATCTTCAAACATTTCTAATATAATCTCCTCTGTTGTTGTTTTCATTGTGAAATTTTTATCATAATCAGGGAAATTTTTTCTCATTGTTCCTCTAATATATTTCTTTAATTCCTGTTCTTTATCAGTATATAATTTGTCCACGACACTATAAATATCTTCTTTATTAATTTTTTCTATTTCATTATCCGCTAAATATTTATTGTAATGTTGCTTTATAAAATAAAAAGTAATGTTTTTTATAGTGTTAGGCAAATTAAACTGAGTTTCTGTTTTAGTTTGTGTTGTATTATACTCCATTATAAATATACTATTTAAATATATATAAAATTTGAAACGAATTAATTATAATATTCTTATAAACCTTAAATATTTATTAATTATAAAATAATAATTTTTTAGTTACTGATATAAAATAAAGTAATTTAACAAGTATAAAATATAAATTAATATATATAGTATGATTAAAAAAATAAAATCTTTTTTAACTACTTCATATAATTATCTATTAGATAGACTTTATTCAATTGCTTATTTTTTTAAATTTTTGGCACTAATATATAAAATTACACATACAGATTTAAATACTCTAAACTATAATCAACTAAATAAATTAAAAGGTCGTATTGTAAATAATGGTATGGTTTCCTTGAAATTTATGCAGTGGTATGTCTCAAGATTAGAAAATGAAGACAGTGAAAAATATAAAGAAGTATTAAAGGAATTTGATTCCATATTTGATAATTGTCCATATCATAGTTTAGAGAAAACCAAAGATATTTTTTATGAAGATTATGGTATAGATATAGAAAAACTAATTGATTTAGATACTTTGGAAAATATTGGTTCCGGAAGTATTGGTCAAGTCTATAAAGGAAAAATGATAAATGGAAGAGAAATTGCTTTTAAGGTAAAACACCCGGAAATAGATAGACAAAAGAGAGGGCAATTTTGGGTAATAAATTCTATTATCTTTTTTCAAAAATTTAATTATATAAAAAATAAATTGAAATTACATTTTGATACTAAAGATTTTATGAATAATTTGCTATTACAATTAGATTTTGGAAATGAATCTAAAAATTGCCTACGTTTTGCTAAAAATTTTAAAGATAATAAATTTGTTATAATCCCTAAAGTATATTTCTATAGTCATAATACTATAATACAAAGTTATGAAGAAGGAGTAGAATTAAATGAAATATCAAGTAATAGTAAACAAAAAGCAGTATTAAATATGTATTGCTTTTTAAATCAAATGATTATGATAGATAATTGGATACATGGCGATTTCCATAAAAAAAACTGGAAAGTAAGAAAAAATAAAGATTCTTCCTTTTATAGTTTAGTTATATATGATTTTGGTTTATGTTTCGGTTCTTCTTGTATAAATAATAATAGGCAATTATGGAAATCATTTGAAGATAATAAAATAGAAGACGTTTGTAATTTTATTAATATGTTAGTCATAGGAGATTTAGATGAAAGGGATAATCAAGAAATAAAAAAACAATTAAATAATTTATTTGAAAGACCTTTTAATATTAAAGATATTATGGAAAAATTATTAGTAGTATTAAAAAGAAGAAACTTAGTTGTTAATAAATATAGTTTAAATATTATTTTACTTGCTACATTAATTGAAAAATTATTAATAGAAGCAAATATGATTGAAAAAGGTATTGATTATAAAAATGACGCCCAAAGAATAGATAAAGTTCAATCCCGTAAAGCAGACATCTTAACTTTTTGTAAAACTAATAATTCTTATCCCGAATTATATGATTATATCAACAAAGATTTCAAAGAAATGAAAATTAATTCATTATTTAATACCGATAACTCTAATTTAATATTTGACCCGATTGATTTATAAATGCCATTCCAACCCTAATTATTAAATCGTTATTATCAATATAATCTACATTCGGTAATTCATTTTCACCTTCACCTATTACTATTCTCATTATTTCTTCTTGTTCATCACTATTTATATAAGCCATTGTGCCTACCCCACAAGTTTGGTGTGATAATGGTAAACCACGTGATTCATGTTGGTATACTAAATCTTGTAATAATTCAGTTACAGTATATCTTTTATGTAATAAAATAATTCTATCACTTAAAAATATTATAAAACTAATCATATTTTGTCTCATTGCTTGATTAGAGGGTGAATAAATACCAATTTGCGTTAATGCATGTCTTAAAGATTCCATATACATAGGTACTGTCACAATAGCTTGTAAATCGTATGTATTATTAATAATTTTTTTACATAAATAATATAATACCGGACATAAAAATCTAGACATCGCAAAATCTGTAGGTGGTCTATTTATTCTTTGTGTTTGTTGTATTGGTCTTTCTGATAAAGGTGGTCTTACATTTATCGGGTGCACTTGTTCTATTTCTCTCTCTGATAAAACTAATTTTATATCATTTATACTGGGAATACTGAATTTTGTATTTTTTCTTGGTATTCTTCTATTTGTTCTTTTTTTTGGTATTTTTATTTGCGAAGTTTGCCTAACACCTTGATTCATTCCAAATGGATCAACAATTGGATTTAAATTACTTTGAATTGGAATAGGCAATTCTTCTATACCACTCTCTTCTATATCTACATTTAATGATGCCGGTCCAGGATTTGGTGGGAAATGATTATCGGGAGCAGATGGAACAGCATAAACAATTTCTTCCATATTTATATTAGGAATACTACCACCTCTTTGTTTTCTAGTTCTCAATTTTGTTTTCATATATTATTATATTATATTATATTATTTATTTATTTCTTCCATAATATTATTTATTTATTTCTTCCATAATATTAATATGTTTAAAAAACAAGATTCTGAAACATTTGTATTAAAATCTTGTGATCCTAAAAAATTTATTTCATACAAATTTAAAAATAGAAAACCACAAGATCCCTTTTATATTGAAGGTTTAGACCTTGGAAATCGTAAAATAAATAAATTTGTCGAATATAATGAATTTGAAAAAAAAATAACTAAAGTTGCGAAAAGACATAACAAAATAGATAAATCTTCTACTTTTGATAAATGTGGTAGTAGAAAAATAATTAATAAAACTAAACTTTCAAAAATAAAAGAAACAAAAGATAAATCATATAAATCTTATTTAGTTCATAACAATTATGAAAGGCCATTTTTAGTTTATATTAAAAATAAAGAAGTATTTATATATAAACGTAATACCGATTTATATTATTTTTTACCAGAATGTGATAGTAGTTTTAGTGTAAATTATAATGAATATGGAAAACATATAAGACATAATAATGGTTATAATAAATTGATTAAAAAATATAAGAATCTAAAAAATATATTTGTAGGAAAAAGTCCAAAAAACGAGATGACAATATCAAGTGGCGGATATGGAAAAAAATTGGACGGTAATACCATATTATTACATATTAAAAATAATGAATATGTTTTTATAGGAACAGTTATATTTAAATTTAAAGCTCTATCTGAAATTATCAAATATGTATCACCTATCGGAAATAATGACGTTCCTTGTCCATATGCCATAGATAAAGAAAATAATACTTATATATTACTTGGCGAATATTTATACATATATAAAAATATTCCAAAAAGAATAAATCCTTATGATTATTATTATAATATTATTGAAAATGACTTTAAATTTACAGAAATAAAAACAGAATTAATACATAAAACAATATATGAATAAATTACTATAAGTATTATTTTTCAGTTATAATTTTATAAACTTCTTCATATGTTAAGTTTTTTCTATCATTCCCTAACTTATAATTTTGGTATTTAGTATAATTATCTTCTCTTTCAAAAGAATTACTTCCACATTATCTCCTTAAAAAGAATTTTTTACTATATATACACATTGATATAAATTCCATATTACCCATTCCAATATATCTCCAGAAAAAATCAATAAAATGCGGATAAAATTCCCTTAATTTAAATATATGTTCTATATCCGTAGAATAATAATAATAATTAAAAACTATCTTAGTTTCTAAACTTTGATTTAATAAATATAAATCATATAATCCTTGAGGGATATCATATTATTCCTTTAATTCACTAACTTTTTCTTTTACTTTATTTTGAATATGTAGTTTATTATCTTTCAAGTCTAGCAAATACTATCAGCCATTTTTATATATTTTATTATAAAATTGATTCTTTTAAATTTCTTTTATATAATTAATGACTAAAAGTAAAAATAATTCTATAAGAAAAAGTCCTAGAACTAAAAAGAAATTATGTCTTTCTGGAAATGTAGGAAAAATAGTTTATAATATTAAACAAAATGGTGTTATGTTAGCTCATAATTATTCTGACCCAAAAACCGGTAAAAAGAAAAACCCGGTTAAAGGATTTCCACCTGCTCCTATAGGATGGTATTTATCTGAAAAATATGACGGATATAGGGCAATTTGGGACGGAAAGAATTTTAGGTCTAGAAGTAATAATATTTTTAAAGTACCCGAATGGTTTGCGAATTGGTTACCGCCTAATATTGCTTTAGATGGAGAATTATTTTTAGGGAGAGAAAATTTCCAAAAGTGTGGGATATTTAGGAAAAAAGTTCCTGTAGATGAAGAATGGAGGGAAGCAAATGTTAAATATCAAATCTTTGACGCACCAGGACACCCTGGATTATTTGAAGAAAGACAAGAATATATTAAACAAATTATATATACACGATGTAAATGTTTTGATTCAAATTGTCCTCTCGTTTTAACGAAACAAACTCTTATTAAAAATGAAAAAGAAGTTAAAGAAGCTTTCCAAACCTTAACCAAAAAAGGTGCAGAAGGTATTATGTTAAGGGCACCTAAAAGTCCATATGAAGGAAAACGAACCGCACATTTACTAAAATATAAACAGTTATTCGACGCAGAATGTATAATTATAGGATACAAAAATGGTTCTGGAAAATATAAAAATATGTTAGGTGCTTTTAAATGTGAATTGGTTTCTAATAAAAAAATTAAATTCGATATTTCAGGAATGAATGACGAAATTAGAAGAAACTATAGAGATACTCACCCTATAGGAACTATGGTAACTTTCACATATATGGGTCTTAGTAATTCAGGAGTTCCGCGACACCCGCAATATTCACATATTCGAGAAACTTTTTAAAAACTTTTTAGAAAAAAGTTTAGATCAAAAATCCCAAGCAAAAAAGAAACCAACTTTGACGAAATCTTAGATTTCTAATAGGACGAAATCGAAGATTTCTAATATAACGAAGTAACCAGATCAAAAATCCCAAGCAAAAAAGAAACCAACTTTGACGAAATCTTAGATTTCTAATAGGACGAAATCTTAGATTTCTAATAGGACGAAATCTTAGATTTCTAATAGGACGAAATCTTAGATTTCTAATATAACAAAGTAATCAGATCAAAAAATCCTAAGAAAAAAAGAAACAAAATTTGACGTAATCAAAGATTTCTAATAGGACGAAAAAAATAAATATATTTAGGATTGAGATTTAACGATTAATAGAAATGTAATAACTGCCAAAATAAAAGTTAGGAAAAATATAATAGAAGTTATTAAAATATATGGATATAACCTCTGAAATGTATAATCTATTAAAGGATTTATTACATTAAGTTTAATAATCTCTAAATTAGGATCTTTTTTTATTTCATTTGTGAATTGTTCCACAACCTCTATAACAAATTTATTAAGTAACATTATTCTTACTTAATAAATTATTTATTAAAATTAAACAAAACTTTAAACTTTTTAGAAAAAAGTTTAGATCAAAAAAACTTATTTGTTTTTTTTTATTAATTTGATTTCTAATTCGACGAAAACTTTAAACTTTTTAGAAAAAAGTTTAGATCAAAAACCCTAAGCAAAAAGAAACAAAAGTTTAGATCAAAAAAACTTATTTGTTTTTTTTTATTAATTTGATTTCTAATTCGACGAAAACTTTAAACTTTTTAGAAAAAAGTTTAGATCAAAAACCCTAAGCAAAAAGAAACAAAAGTTTAGATCAAAAAAAACTTATTTGTTTTATTATATGTTATTTATCAAATTAAACTTTTAATATTAGATTTATCAAATTAAAGTTTTTTGATCTAAACTTTTTTTTAAAAAAAGTTTGTTTGCGTTAGATAAAAATTAAAAAAAAATGAAATATAATTAAAAATGGATATTTTAGACTATAGAACCCTAAATCTAAACAGAATTAACTTTTCTGACCCAGTTAAAGTAAAAGGAAATAGTCTCTTAACGAAGGCAACATATAATTATAATAACTCACAAATTCCCATTTATATTCAAACTCCGAAAATGACATCCATTAATGGAATAGTTATGAATGATACTCGTAGTTATATAGAATTAGAAATTAATAAGAATCATATTAATTTTTATGATTTTGTTAATAAACTTGATGAACACAATATACATATAACATATACCAATAGTGAAGAATGGTTCGAACAGAAATTGCCTATGGATGTCATTGACGATTTTTACAATAGTCCTATTAAAATGACTAAAATGAATACTTATCCAACTATTAAGTTTAAAATCCCATTGTATAAGAATAAGAAAGGTTGTGATATTTTTTCAGAAAATGGTATCCCAATTGACCCAAAGAATGTTAAGAAAAATACTGATGTTATTTGTATATTAGAATTAACCGGAATTAAATACTTTAAACACCGATTTGAATGCGAATGGAATGTAGTCCAACTTAAAGCTTTTACCAACGAAAATAATACCAGAGAATGCCTCATTGACGAAACACTTTTAAGTGATAATGAAGAAGAAGAAAATGTATATTCTATAGAAGAAAAGAAGAATAAAGGAAAAACAAATGAAGAGAATGATATATTCTCAGAAACTTCTTTCTCTAATCCAGATGTTGTAGAAGAATCTGTAGAAAATGTTGAAAATGTTGAAAATGTAGAAAATGTTGAAAATGTAGAAAATGTAGAAAATGTAGAAAATGTAGAATCTATAGAAAATAATGAACAATTAGAGAATAAAGAAGAATCTATTAATTTATCAGAAAATGAGAATAATGTTGAATCTGTAGATAATGTAGAAAATGAGAATAATGTTGAATCTGTAGAAAATGTAGAAGTAAATAATAATGTAGAAGTAAATAATAATGTCGAAGAAAATAATAATATAGAAGATACTGAGTTAGAATTAGAAGATTCAGATATAGAATTAGAGGAAACAGAATTAGAAGAATCCGATATGGAATTAGAGGAATCTGATTTGGATGAATCTGATATAGAATTAGAGGAATTAAAAGATTTAGATTGTTTGGAGGAAGTCGAATTAAATGACACAAATGAACCACAAAATATGGAAGAATTAATGGAAGAAATTAATTTACTTAAGAAAAAAGCATTAGAAAAGGACGAAGAGGTAATGAGTTTAAAGAATAAATATAAGAATTTATATCAAGAATTAAACTTGTAAAAATATATAATTAATCAACAATTATTTTTCTATAAAAATTTTATTTATAATATTATATATAATGGTTGATAAAATTGATAAAACAACTTTAAAAATTTTATTATTTATAGTATTTTTAGTAATTTTATATTTAATAGTAAATAGAAAGAAACAAATAAAAGAAGGGTTTCAAGTAGACGTTAATACATTGACTGAAGACGAATATATACTACATATATTTAAAACCCAATTTTTTCCGTATGCTTCCAACCCATGGGAGGATGGACCATTATTACCTATAAACGGAGTTAGATTTCAAGAAAAGACTAAAGGATCTAATGGTTTAAACTGTTCTGGTAAAATAAAAGTGACAGGTATAACTAACGCCAAAAATAATCTTTATAATTCACTAAAAACAAAAATAGATAAAATTAACAGTTCTGAAGAAGGCAAAATGAGTGAGAGAATAGAACAAGTTATAAAAGGTGATGTTTATGATATAGGTTCAACAGGTGGTGGAGATATAATCTCTCAAACCTTGGAAGAGCCATATTCAGATTACAAATACGCATCGAGAAAAAAAAGTTACAGATGTGAAGCAGCAACAAAAATTTATAGTATTAATTATAATGGTCAAACACATAACTCTTACGCCACTTTAATTGCAGCAATAAAAAATGAGCACACGACAAAAATAAAACCAGGGCAAAAAACACAATCAGAAGATGACCTAAAATTATTAACTACTGCAAAAAAAAAAGAAGTAATCAAGTCATATTTAAACATTTTAGAAAGTAATAATATTACACTTCCAGAAAAAAATGTAGATATAATAATTAATCTAGGAGTTATAAGTGCGGATTCTTTACAACAAACATTATATACAGCTATGAAAAACTATAATGGTTCTGATAAACCTATAGCAGATGCTGTTACTGCATTGCTCAACAGGAAAAAAACTAACGATATAGGAATCGATATAGGAAAACAATATTTAAACATATTTAGAAAAATAATAGAAGGATATGATTTTGGTGAAGAAGACAAAAAATATTTTAATCAAATAAAAGATAGACTCTATTTAAAAGAGGGACTCTATACATATCACAAAATTCTTGAATCAGGAGACATATATCCTAATTGTAAAGCCGCCGGCAAGGTTTCATTAAATAAAAAAGAATGTTCAGATTTTAGGAGTAAATATGTTTCCGAAGATACTAACAAAAAAGATACAAAATACGGATCTATGGGGACATACTCATCTCTCTCCGAAGTGAATGAATATATGAGACTGAATGAAGGTTGGATGCCTGAAGGTTGTAGTTATAGAAATCACAATACGGATTTTGGAATACATTATAGCAATAAAGAACACTTAAGAACTGACGTTTTACCAGAATTTAATTTAATTTGTAAAGATTATGATATTGATTATTTAACATTCTTATTAAACCAAATAACGAATAATACTAATTTACGGGATTTTTTGATTTCTATTTTGACACTTCTAGATACTAGAATACCTTTAACTGATGATAAAATAGATGGTGAAATAACCAAATTACAAGGCTATGTTGATACACATATAGAAAATGAAAAAAAAAAACTTACTAGTAAAGAAAGAATAACATTAGAAAATAGTTTTAATTTAATTTAATTTCTTTATTATTTTATTCATTATTTTTTACTCAAAATATTTTTGTTTTATAATATTATAAATGAAAAGTATAAAAAATACAAAATATATAATCTTAATAGTATTAGTATTAATTTTAGTATATTTATTAATAAAAATGAAAGAACAATTTAGCGAAGAACCACATATGATTATAATTAAGAATTTTACTCGCTTAAACACTATGATTAATGAAAATATTAAAATTCAAACTAATCATCTAATTGTAGAACAAAATATAAAATATTTAGATTCAGTAAATGAAATTTTAAAATATTTTATAGATGGTTCCACGAAAACAAATCGTAAAGCATCTGTTATTAATGATATTGAAAAGTTATATACTAATTTAGATTTGAAAATTGTTAAACTAATTTGGAAGGATAATAATAATGAATTAGAAAATAAAGATAACATTATTATAAGTATTTTAAATAAAATAAAGGCTAATATTATTAATTTAGAAACAGCAGCAGCAGTAGCAGCAGTAGCAGCAGCAGAAGCAGCAGTAGCAGCAGAAGCAGCAGTAGCAGCAGCAGAAGCAGCAGCAGCAACAGAAGCAATAAAAAAATCACCAGAAGCAACAGTAACAGACGCAGAAAAAGCAAAAGCAGAAGCAGCAGCAGCAGTAGCAGCAGCAGAAGCAGCAGCAGCAGCAGCAGAAGCAGCAGCAGCAGCAGCAGAAGCAAAAACAGCATTAGCAAAAACAGCATTAAAGACTGGTAATAACGAATTAAGTAACAGTATAGAAGTTTTTAAAGAATATATAAACGAGTATTTAACAGAATATGATAATTTAATGGTAAAAAAAACTACTGATTTGAATGAAATAATTAAAGCTAATAAAGACAATAAAGACATTATTGAAAAATATTTAATAAACATATTTGGAAGTACAGGTTGGGGTACTAAAATACAACAAAATAGTTATACATTATCTACATTTGATACAATCGAATTTAATCCTATAACAAATTCAATAACAACAATATTAGATACATCTTTATTAGATCCGAATTTAGATTCGACTTTAATAGAATTATATAAAGAATTATATAAAAAAATATTTAAATTTGAAATTACAGACAATACAAAATTAAGAAATGTATTAGAGAATTATAATGGCGATATAAAATTATTTAGTGAATTAAAAAGATTACTTGTAAGAGAAAAAGAAATAAAGTCAAAAGGACAAGAACTTTATGAACAATATGCTCTCGGTAATAGCGGTAGCGGTGGTAGCAAAGGTCTTTCTATAGGACCAGAAGATACTCCTTACTTTAACTTTCCAGATATGGAATCATTACATAAAGTAGATTTAGAGAGGCACTTTTTTTGGTCTAATTATACAATAGAACAAGAATTTGAGGGTGAAGGTAAATCTTTCCCAGATTTCACTGCTGGAAATGAAGAGTTGGCAAATGTTAAATATTTGAAACAAAATTCGTCAACAACCAATGATAAAATTACATTTGAGTTAGATTTAAAAACTAATAACACTGACGGAGTAATTATATTAATAGGTAGTATTATTATAGATAACCCAACTACAACCCCAATTACAACCCCAACTACAACCCCAATTACAACCCCAATTACAAACCCAATTACAAAAAGTAATTTAATAAAAGAAAGTATTACTACTACTACTACCACTGCCAATAATCCCGACAGCGGAACTATACTTAAATATATATATAATACTAATAAATATGATAAATATGACACAACAATACAGAATAATATAAATAATGGTCATTATAAATCTTTATTTAAATCGAAATCTGATTTTGTTATATATAAAGAAAATACCACTATTAAAATTGAAGATGATTCAATTAATGATTCTTTTAAGGAAGGTGGAAAACACTTAATTGTATTTAAAAAAAATAATATGATTAAATTTATAAAGGAAGATATAAACTCAAATAAAGTTAAATTTGATATTAATATAACCAATAATACTAATACAGTAACATTAAATTATATAGAAATTGGTGGCGATGAACCAGTAAAAACTATAGGAAAATTAATGAATCTTAATAGAGATGTTCTTCAATATAAATATCAGATTTTAACCAACTATTTACAATGTAAAGTACACGGTTTTGAACCAAAACAAGAGGGGAAAAAATGTAATTTAGCAGATGATACATTAGGACCTTATGATATTGACTCGAGATTTGTCAATTTATTAAATCCGGACGTTGTTCAAGAAACTAATAATAATGAGGGAGAAGGAATGGACGGAGCAAAAGCAATGGAAATAAGAGATGCTATAATAACACAATTATATACTGAAGGAAAAATATATACTGATAAAACGCCTTTTAAACATGCTGAAGTTGTGTACGATATAGATAAATTAAAAAATATATTATAATTTTATTAAAATTAAATTTTTATTTTCAATTTCCAATAGAAATTAATTAAATTAATTATTAATTAATTTAATTTTTTTTAAAAAAATATTATATTTTCATTAATATATAGAATGAAAAACAACGAACTTGCGAGATTGGCATTAATTGTAATTGCTGCCGTTGTATTTATATTATTAATAAACTCATATAATACTGATAATGGAAGTAATGTAGTAAATAATATGGGTAATAATATGGTTAATAATATGGGTAATAATGTTGAAACTTTCTACGCCGATGGCGAAGATACCGAAGACGCCCCAACTCAAAATGTTGTAGGAGCAAATGAAGTTGATAGCGAAGACGAGGAAGAAGAAGTTAATGCTTCTGAAGGAGAAGGTGACGAAAATGTAACCTTTAGAAATGTCCCCGAGAATCAACCAGAACCACAACAAAATAATACCGAAACAGGAAGACTCCCAACCGAATGCTACCCAAAAGATACCCTCACCCCACAAGATTTACTCCCACAAGACTCTAACAGTACTTGGGCTCAAACTGTCCCTGCCGGTCAAGGTTCATTAGGTGACCAAAATTTCTTAAATGCCGGATTCCACGTCGGTATTAATACTGTAGGACAAAGTTTAAGAAACGCCAATTTACAATTAAGATCCGAACCTGCTAACCCACAAATGAAAGTTAGTCCATGGTTACAATCCACTATTGACCCAGATGTTAATAGAAAGGCTTTAGAAATTGGTGCTTAAATACTAAATGCTTTAATTAAATAACTTTTTACTTTTTTAACTAATAAATTTTATTATATTATTTATGTAATATTATAATATGAATTATATACTTTCTTTAAAAATCATAGCAGTTGCCATTGCTTTATATTTACTTTATTATTTTATTTACAAATTTGATATAGATATTTTTATGAGAGATATTTTGAAAAACTATAAAGTTAAGGAACATTTCTCTTTAGTATTCAAACCTAACAAATTATATAGAATGAATGATAAAATTTTTCTATTAGATACTAACAATATTAAGGTAAAAGGTAAAAATCCATTAATATTCAATTCATTTAACGAATATAAGGATTATATAATTTCTTTAGAAGGAGATATACATTTAAATAATATAGGAAATATCAAAGATATTAAAAATAAAGAAGAAATTAAAGAATATCATTACACTAATGAAGCAAAAAATAAATATAATTCCCCAGACTTTAGGAATTTTGATTATGCAAATAAATGTAAAGAAAAAGTTGCCTTTTGTAATAGCGAAGATATACCCTTTCAAGAAGATATATTAGATAAAGATAAAAGTGAAACATGTAAAGAAGAAATATGTAATATAAATCTTTTAAGTGATAAACAATGTGATAAAATAAAAAAATATAACGATAAAGAATTATTTATTAAGGCAATGTGTGAAGAAAATACACCTAAACCAACAGAAATAGAAAAAGAATGTAAGTCTTTTAAAAAATATACCAGATTAGGTAATAGGAAATTATATGATGAATTTTGTATTAAAGATAAAAATTTATCAATGGATAAGTGTTTATTAGGAGAATATTTTAAAGATAATCTATTGGAATTTGAATTATAAAATGTAAAAAGTAAAAAAATATAAAAATCTGAAATATAAAAAAATTATAATTTCTAAACCTATTATAATAGGATTAATGAATAATTTAGTTAAAAATGAAATGAAGCATAAAAATGAAATTAAGCATAAAAATGAAATGAAGCGTAAAAATGAAATGAAGCATAAAAATGAAATGAAGCATAAAAATGAAATAAATTATTTAGTAATTATTCTATGTGTTGTAATATTAATAATAACATTTTTATTTAAGAAAAATTTAGAGAGATTACAAGTTTATGGTATAGTAATAGTTTTATTTATTATTGTAATATCTACTGTATATACCTTATTTAATAATAAACCAGAAACTTTTATAAATCCAGATAGGACGAGACAATGTCATAATAGAAACAAAGAACACTTAGATTATAAAGATAAAATATATAATAGAGTCGAAGATTTAAAAGATATAGAGGAAAACGATAGACAAGAAATGGAATATGAAGAAGAAATAAATAAAGTAATAGAGATGGGACACCATAATTTAGATTATTTAGCGAATGGTGAAACTTTTTAAATTTTTTTAATTTAATATTTAATATGATTTTTACTAATAAAAATTATATTACTAATATATAATATTATAAATGAAAATTAATAGAAATAAAATAATTATAATAGTCTGTATATTATTAGTAGTTTTATTAATATATCTGAATAGGAAAAACTTAAAGGAATTATTTAATAACAATTTTTCAGAATATCATAATAAACATATGTACGAAAAAACACCTTTACATAAAAATAAATATAGATATGAACTCCCAGGAGCTGGTAAGGAAATAAAACCGTTTGATGACAATTTAGTTGTGTTTGCTAGACAAAAAGGATATGGTAAAACCTATCAAGCTTTTGAAAGTCCTGCGACTAAGAGAGGTGTAGATTATTTTGAAGAACTAGTATTTATTCATAATTCAGATGTAGGGTATATTGATTGTATATATAATGATAAACCTGTTGAACCTGATGAACCTTTAACTAATACTGAGAAAGCATTCTTATCAAATAAAGTTGACGAAATTCCAAATAATCAAATCTTTACAAGATTTTCTCTTTTTTATGATCAAAATGAAGAAGATAATAGTAATAATTCATTTCAAAATTTAATAGCAGAGGGACCTAATACTTATGATGAAGATGACACCGAATTAAAATATTTCCCAGACGAAGAAAAATTTGATTTTATTAAATGTAATATATCAACCAATAATCAGGAATACGGTTTTTTTGAAACTACCGATATTCCTTATAAATATGAGGTTGATAATATTACAAAAAAAGCATATATTGTAATAAAACAAAGTGATATTACGGAAGCAGGTACAACTATAGATTCAATAGCACCACCGAAAAATTTTAATATATTAAAAAAAACTACTACACGCTATACAGATATGACACCTGAAGAAAAAGAAAAACACGATAACATTTATTATTTAGAAAGAAAGAAACCTATAACATATGACGCTGACGCTTCTTTTTTTATTAAAGTGAATAAAAATAAAGGTATGAAACTAGATAAAACTACAGACCCTACAGTTCCAATTCTTGATATTAATATTCTTACCGATGAATTTGAAATACAAATTAATAAAAAACTTAAAGAATTAAGTGAGAGTGAGAGTGAGAGTGATTTTAATTATTTATTAAATTTAGAATTTTATGTCAAATTTACATCTGGAGAAATTAAAGAATTTATTCAATATGAAGCAGCAATGTATACCAATGGAACAAGTTCATATTTACAAATTAATGATAATATAAACTCCGAAGGAGGGAGAAGAATATTTTACGATTTTGAAAAATCCGCAAAAACCATAGGTGCTGATAAAAAGAATAAAATGAATAAAATAAATATTTATAGTATACATACATATAACGCAGAAACACCTACACCTACCGAAAATACACTTCCACTTGTTTCATTCCAAATTAATATAAATCAAGACACGAGTGTAATTGAAGAAGAAATGAAAGAAATAATAACAGATATACAAGATATAAATGAAAAATTAAAAAATATTGAGAATGAAATAGATAATAGAAAAATATATTTGAATACTGCTTCAACTACTTATTTGGACCAACATTTATTAGATACACCTTATACTAAAGATAAATATACAAATTTAAATGATTTAAAAAATAACGATAATATAACAAAATTATTTGGACCAAAACCTATAGTTTTAGATTCTAGTACTAATGCTCCTAGTTATGCGACTAATTTATTTGAAGAGTTAAAAACACGAGATCCAACAGAAAAAGAAAGAGAAATATTATCAAAATTAAGTTTATCAAATATTAGATTGGATGTATTAACAAACTATTTAGATTATAATAATGACGGACAACAAGGTGACATATTTTTAAATGCGATACGAAGTTATTTAAATTGGGAAACACAAAATAATATTGTTGGAAATTTACAGTTTAATATGAAATATATACATGAACAAGTTGATTCTTTAAAAAATGATAATACTAAAAAAATAAAAATGCCGAATACAGATTTCCCATATTTATTAAATAATGTAGGTGTTTTAAATTCTAATCCAAATAATCCACAACAACCTAATTTTTCAAGGGACGATTTTAAGGTAAATATAGAATTTCCTCCTTTTGAAAATTGGAAAGATATCTTTAAACATAACCAAATTGACGGAATACCTTATATTCTTTTCCCTCAAAAAAATGAATTAAATGACGAATTTATCAAAAAATGGGATTTAAATGATAAAAAAAATTATATTCAAAATTTGTATAATTTTACAGAATTAAATAATGATATTAATACATATTTTGTTGATAATTTATTTCTTTCAAAAGATAAATTAAAAGGTACTAAAAATGAAGATTATAAAGATTATAAAAGTATTTTAAATGGTGAATCTGGTGAAGATAGTGGAATCGGTTCTGTATTTAGTAGATTATTTAACTCATTAGGAAAAGAAGAAAAAAACAGAAACACAGCATATGGAGAAATGATACAAAAGGCTTTACGAGATTGTTTTCAGTTAATGAGAATTAATATCGAAAGATTATATTTATTATGTACTGATAATAGTAATTTATATATAGCAAGATATTTGAATAATAACGGTAATATGACTGCTGAAAATATGACTAACAAAATATTAAATAAATTTACAAAAAATCAATTAGATATTTTTAAAGAAATACAAAAAGTTATGTTAACTGCTTATAATCATCTTAAAATAGAAGAACCTAAATTTAAACAACTCAATGCGATTTTAAGTAAAAGTAGTATTATTATAGGTGATACAAATATTTATAAAGAAATGGTTACAGAGAGTATAACTTTTTATAAAAATATTGGGCCAATTCTTATATATAAAAAGGAATTAAGTAATGTTATTATTAATACTATTTATAATGCCACGCCGGAATTCTTAGAATATTATATGATTAAAGACGAAATGCTTTCACATATTAAAAGTAAATATGATGATTATGAAACTTTGAAAAATAATCTTGAAGAATTAAATAAAAGTAAAAAAGAATTAAATACGTCCTATCCAAATCTTAAATATTTACATTATCAACCTAGACTACCCGATGAATTAAAAATACCTAATCAAGGTATAGATTCTACTTTATTTATGGGTAAAATTAAATATACTTTTTCTGATAATTTTGGAGAGAAAGAATATCTATATCAATTATATAAATTTGATAATACTGATGTACCTATTTTATCTTCTAAAGAAGGTAATAATTTAATAGATATTGAATTTAGTTTAGTAAAAAAAATAAAAAATAAAAAATCAAAAAAGAAAAATCAAAAAGAAGAATTATTAAATGTTAAATTTATAAATGAAGCAGGCGTAATAATAAATACTGATGAAATAACTTTACCCTTTGATGATACTGTATTTATTGATTTTTCTTTTTATCCAACTACAAATAAAAAATTATGTCTAATAAAGAGAATTTTTAAAGAAAAAGAACAAATAATTAAAAAAAATAATATAGATGAACAAAAAGAATGTGCGAAAAATTTAAGGCAATGTACAATAAATATAAAAAATAATGTTTTAGAAACACATAAACATTTAGCACCAGGTGAGAGTGGGAGTTGCTATGAAGAAAAATGTATTATTGAAGGCTTTAGCGGCTATGACTATTCATTTACAGGCGGACCTTCTCCAGGAGAAGGAGAAACTGATGGGGGAGGTGGAGAAGGAGGTGGGAAAGGAGAAGGAGGTGGAGGTGGAGAAGGAGGTGGAGGTGGAGAAGGAGGTGGGAAAGGAGAAGGAGGTGGAGGTGGAGAAGGAGGTGGAGGTGGAGAAGGAGGTGGGGGGGGACCTGCTCCAGGACCCGCGCCTAAAGAAGACAAAGAAGGAGGTGGAGGTGGAGAAGGAGGTGGGGGGGGACCTGCTCCAGGACCCGCGCCTAAAGAAGACAAAGAA